GACCCGTTTTGGGCGAATCGAACCGACATCATGAGTAGACGCCGTTTTCCCCCCGTTTTGACCCCCTTTCTACCGGACCTCACCTCGACGGACCAGATCACCCCCCTTTCGGGGCGATCTCACCGACGGTACGCGACCGACCTCCGTGCGCGCCGACGCGCGACCGAGTCGCCTCGACCCGAAGGCGTCGCGGGGCCGGTTCACCGACGGGCGGCACGGGCACGGTGCGTGAGGGTCCCGCGTCGTGGCGTTTCGGGGGGTCCGTGGCGCACCGTGGCGTTCACGGGCCGGAGGGGGCCGGTGAGGGGTCGGACAAGCGAACGGCGAGTCGAGACGGTTCGTAGCCCAGCGGGGGGGTTGACGAAACGGGGGAGGCAGGGGAGGATGTGGGCATGACGGGAGCGGTGAGTCTTGAGGTGTACGCGCGGCTTGGGGGGGCGAGTCGGCAGGCGGTGCATAAGAGTGGGGATCCGGTGAGGTGGCTTGGGGCGCGGGTGAGGCGGGGGTTGGTGCCTGTGCGGCCGGAGAGCGTGCGAGGTGCGTGGGGTGTGGCGCGTGCGCGGGCCGGGGAGCTCGTGGAGGCTGCGCGTGGGAGGCTGCTGGGTCGGGGGGGTGCGTCTGGTGTGGGGCGGAGGCGAGCGGAGAGTGCGGAGGGGCTGGGGGAGGCGCTGGGGGTGGTGGTGCGGGCCGGGGAGACGGTGGTGGAGGTGTTCGCGCGGTGGGTTCGTGAGCAGGTGCGTGCGGTGGGGCGGCTTGGGCGGGGTAGGCGGCCTAGGGGTTGGCGGGCGGTGGTGCCGTGGCTGGACGGGGTGTGGTTGCCGCGGTGGGTGGGGCGGTTGTGCGGAGTGTTGGCGGTGGTGCCGGAGGGTCGGCGGTACGTGTCGGAGCGGGTGGAGGGGTCTGGGGAGGTGCAGGAGGAGCAGGAGGACCCGTGGGGGGACGATGGGGAGGGGTCGCTGCTCTACGAGAGCGACTGACGCAGCTCTACGAGGAGCAGAGGGTTCGACGTAGGGGTATGGCGACGACGCAGGATCTAGAGGAAGAGATCAACCGGGCGGCGGAGTACGCGGGGTTTCCGTCGAGGTGGGTGGCGCGGGTGGTGGAGCGGGATGGGGATGTATGGGTGGAGGTAGACGGGCGTGTCTACCAGGTGGACCTGGCGTGGGCGCTGGGGAACGTGAGGCGGTTGGCGGACCGGTGTTCGGTGGCGCAGATGGTGCACGCGCTGGAGGTGTCGCACCCTGGGGTGATGGGGGTGAGCAGCAAGCAGCGGGCGCGGGGTTAGGGTGCGAGCAGGGGGGTGACGCGGTCGCGGAGGCCGTCGGGGAGGTGGGCGAGGGCCTCGTGGACCTGGGAGTCGCTGTACTTCAGGCTGAAGTGCTTGAGGACGACGTGGCGGGAGGCGAGCGCCTGGGGGCAGCGGTGGTGTAGCTCGACGAGTTCGTCGAGGTGGGTGTGTCCGTAGCGTGCGGCGGCTGAGGTGGGGTCTGGAGGGAGGTAGGTGGCCTCCAGCAGGAGGACCTCGGAGCGTCCGACCTCTGGGTGGCGCTCCAGGGTGTCGACGGTGGAGTCGCCGACGTAGGTGAGCAGGTCGAAGGTTACGTCGTCGGTGACGGTCTCGCCGCGCTGAGCGCGGGTGCGGATGGTCTCGGTGGGGAGGCCGGCGAGCGCGGGCTTGAGCTTGCGGCGGGTTTCGGTGACGGTGTAGCCGCGGGAGGGTGCGCGGTGGGTGGCGTCGAAGGCGCGGACGGAGTAGCGGGACGACAGGTGGAGGACGTCTCCGGGGGAGACGGGGTGGACGATGGAGTCGAGGTCCTGGGGGTCGGCGTGCTCCATGCGCTCGTGGGCGCGGAGGACGGCGAGCAGGTCGTCGCGGGACTCGGCGGGCACGTAGACGCGCGGGGGAGGGGCGGAGGACAGGGCGCGGAGGCGCAGGTGTCGGACGAGGCCGAGCACGTGGTCGTGGTGGACGTGGGACAGGAGCACGTTGCGGAGGCCGGCAACGTCTTGGTCGCAGTGGCCGAGGTCGAAGCAGGCGTCGAGTGCGGGGACCGCGACGTAGGTCGCGAGGCCGCTTCGGCTGAAGCCGTGGAGGGTGAGGGGGCCGAGGGGGAGCGTGACGGGCTGCATGGCGTGAAGTCGATGTGCATCCGTCGGATGGAGCTGAGGGCTTACCTCTGGGTGATGGACGCGAGCGCGTCGGGTCCCGTGTGGGTGTGGGGCTTGCCCGCGGGGAGGTACAGGGCCCCGAGGGCGTTGACGCCCTCCAGCTTGTCCGAGTAGATGGTGCCACGGGGGGTCGGGTGGGGCTTCTTGTAGGTCTCGGGCTTGAGGACGGCGCCGGTCGTCTTGTCGACGAAGCAGAAGGCGCGCTCGTGCCGGTGGCGGTCCGACTCGGGACCCGAGTAGTGGACGTCGAGGACGAGCACGTAGCGGCGGCCGTCCTTGCACTCCAGGGTGTGGGAGGTGCGGCTCTCCTCGGCGTCGACGATCTTCTGGGCGCGGGCGACGAAGGTCGCGAGGGCAGCGGGGAAGCGGGGGTCTGTCTGGCTCATGGGGGAGAGTCGCCCGGTCGGGTCGGATCGGAGCTGACTACTCGACGCGGCGGAGGTCCCTGATGGACACGGGGAGAGTGAAGCCGTGCAGCCGCACGCCGCCCTCGGGGGTGAGGGCCTCGACCACGTACTCGGTGTTGACGGACAGGTGCGCGGAGGCGTTGCCCCCCACGGTACCAGAGGTGCCGGGGACGAAGGCGCGGCGCGAGGTGCTGGATCTCCTGCCCCTGCGGGTCGCGCGCACGACGCGGTCGCCCGGCTGGAGCGGTCGGGGTTGGTTGTCCATGGGGGGAGGTCGCTGGCCGCGGACGGACCCGAGCTGTTCGGAGCCCAGCGGGCGGGTTGACGAAACTACAGGGCGAGGAAGCCGGTCGTCATGCGCTCCAGGTCCAGGTGGAGGCCGAGCGGGGGGACCGGGGCCTGCCAGGAGGCCGCGAGGTCGGCCGCGCCGCGCTTGCGGGGGTCGACGCGGAGCGCGAGGGCGAGCTTGTGGCGCAGCGCGTGGAGGGCGGCGTAGTCGGAGGGGCCGGACCCGTACTCCCCGAGGGCCGTCAGGGTGACGCGCCGGCCCTCCACGGAGCGGGTGAGGGCGAGCGGGACGGGGAAGAAGCGCGGGATCCCGGCGGGGACCAGGGAGCGGAGGTGGATCTTGTCGGTGCGGCCGGTCACCAGCAGCCCGGTGCTCGACGCCCAGCCGGCGGACCCCACGGTGAACCGCTCCACGACGTGCAGCAGGACGACCCGGCGGGCGAAGTCGTCGAGGAGGTGGTGCGCCGGGGCGTAGTCGCCCACGCCGAGCAGGCGCACCAGGACGCTCCGCTGGCCGAAGCGCACCGCCTCGAAGCGGACGCCGGGCGCAAGGGGCTGGGGTTCGCGGCGCTGGTGCTCGTCGGGGAGCAGGTCCTCCAGGTGGGAGGTGACGCTGCGGAGCAGGCTCATGGGGACTCCTTGGGTCTACCGGAGGGGACCAGGCGCGGGAGCTCCTGGCAGTAGCGTGCGATCGCCAAACACTGCGGGCAGTCGGGGGTGCGGCGCGAGGGGACCCCGCGGGGTCGCTTGCACCAGTCGGTGATCCCGCAGAGGGTGACCGCGTCTGCGCCGGGGTAGGGGGCGATGTGGACCATCACCCTCCCGTCGTGGGGGTCGGTCTCGACGACCGTCTCAAGCCGACGCATCGGGCACTTTGGGGAGGAAGGGGGCCGCGGCCTGCTCGGCGGCGAGCGCCGCCTGGAGGACGTCGGGGGCGGTGCCGCCCGCGAGGCGCTTGTGCCCGTCCCAGACGGTCCAGGCGGGGTCGCGGTCCTCGCAGGTGGTGACCTGGAGGTACAGGTGCTGGGCGCGCGCCGACCACCAGGGCTGGATGTCCTGCTGCTGGGTCCATCCTTCAGGGAGCTTTGGAGTCTTCATGAGGGGTAGTCGAGGTGGCGGACGAGACCGGAGCTGACCGCTCGGCCGCGCGCAGGAGCGCGCGGGTCGCGAGCGTGAGGGCCAGGGTGTCCTGGGTGTAGAGGACCTCGCCGCCCCGCCACAGGGAGGCGGCGTACGCCGTGGGGGCCTTGAGGTCGTCGCAGCGCACCACCTGGAGGTACAGGTCCCCCACCTCGCGCGAGTAGACGCCGACGTTCTCCGTCCAGCCGGCCGGGACGGGGGGACGGTCCTCCTCGCGGCGGTCCACGACCATGCGGATCCCCGCGACCGTGGACCGGTCGTCGCACAGGCGGAGGCCGTTGTCCGCGAGGAACTCGGCCGCTCGCGCCCTGGCGAGGTCGAAGTACTCGTCGTGCAGGCACTGCCCGAAGCCGTCGAGCGGCAGGAGGCGGTTCTCCTCGCGGAGGGAGGACCCCTCGCCCCAGAAGTCCAGGGTGAGGACGAAGGTGAGCCGGTAGGTCGTGTCCCCGACCACGAGCGGCGCGAGGACCGGGTCGGGGAGCCGGCGGGGAAAGTCCTTGACGCCCATCAGGCGCGCGGTGCCTCCTTGGCACCCGCGGCGATCACCATCCGGGCGAGCTCCCCGAAGGGGCGCGGCTCCGCGAGGTCGAAGCAGGCGTCGGCGGCGGCGAGGACCTGGGGGTCCACGGCGATCCGCTGCGCGCGCGCGAGGCTCCCCCGGATGGCCTCGCCGACCAGGAGCGCTCGGGTGAGGTCGTCGCCCGAGTAGGCCGCCACGGTGCAGACGACGCGCACCTGCGAGGCGGGCAGGAAGTGGACGGACGCGCGCGCGAGCTCTTGGCTCGCTCCGTCGTAGAGGGCGATGACGGCGACGTTTCGGCCGCACACGTCCATCTGGTAGGTGATGAGGGGGGAGTCAGTATCGGGGAAGTCAACGACACTCATGCGGAGTAGTCGATACTTGTCCGCCTACAGGAGCTGACGGCCCGCGCCAGCTACGCGCGTTTCTGCCTCGCGGGAGCTTTGCGCTCGCGCGGGAACACGTACAGGTGGGGGATGCAGCTAAGTCCCTGGTACGTGCGGCGCACGGCGAACTTGCTCGCCAGGTGCTTCTCGTAGCGGTCGAGGACGTTCTCATCGTGGTTGTGGACCCCGCAGTGGGCCACTTCGATACCGAGGCTCCCACGCTTGCGCACGTAGAACCCGTGACCCGTGGGTTGGAGGTCGTTGGTCGCGTTGTTCGCTGGGGGAAACACCTTGCGCATGTGGTCGTAGACCTTGGGGACGTCGACGGACCGGAACCAGGAGTTTAGGTTCCCCTCGGCCACGCCGGGAGGAGCCTTGAACTCGTGCCGAGGCCCGATGGCGGACACGTCGTCTACGAGTCGAACATCCACACGACCCTTGCAGCGGGGGCAGTAGACCACGTAGCCCGCCTGATAGATGCCGTCGGAGGGGCCCACGATGCCGGGCTTCCAGTCCTTGGCGTTGACCTGGAAGAGCGCCTCGCAGTTCGTGCAGGCGATGAGGTCCCCGAAGTGCGCCGAGGGGGCCTTCGACTTGCCTGCCATGTACCGGACGCGCGACGCGACTCGACGCGCCTCCAGGGTGACAGCCCGTAGGAGGCTGGAGGTCATGAGCGTGCAGGCGTCCGACACGTTACGAAGCGGCGGGCAGTCGACCTGGATCTCAGGCTTGTGGGGGTCGTTGAACCGTACGGTAGCGGTGGGGCGCACGATGGGGTCTCGGTCGAACCTCACGGTGGCCTGCACCTGAGCGATGTCGGGGCCTACCAGCATGCAGAAGAGGATCTTGTTCATGGGGTCCCTTGGGGGCGTCGCGGACAGGTCTGCATGAGGTGCGCGTGTCGCGCCTCTGGTCCCTTGTTTCCGCGCATCGAGACGGACGCCGAGCAGTAGGGGCAGACCCCAGCGGAGAGCGACTTGGGCTCGGCCGCGAAGTACGGCATCCCGAACGGCTCGTGGTTGGGGTTCTCGTTGCACGCCTGGTACCACGGGTGGCCCGCCTGGTGGTACGCGCAGCAGGCGGGATGGTTTGGATGAGGACGGTCTTTTTGGGCGGACATTAGGTGTTCCCTCCGACCCACTCGCCGGCCTCGTTCCACTCGCCGGGGTGGTGCGCTAGTTGCTGTATCGTCGACACGGCCACGCGGTCGATCGACCCGAGGATGACCTGCTTGCCATAGGGCTTGCCGCCCACACGAAACTCCCCGTTCTTGTGGTCGAACGACAAGAGCGACCGCGAGGTCTCCTCGTCGGTTCGGCAGAGCTCCCGGAGCATGAAGTTGATCAGCAGCTTCTCTCGAAGCTCGCTGTACCTGTAGCCTTCCTCCGTCGAGGTGACCACCTCGCGGACCTTGCATAGTTCGGACAGCAGCGTGCGGAGGTACGAGGGGTCGGTGAACGCGCTCGCGTACCCCTTGGCCCCACGTACCTCCTCGTGGTTAGCGGAGGTATGCGCCATCGCCAGGAGCCGCAGCGTCCGTTCCCACCGAGGGGTTCCGACCGGAGGGCTGACCAAGCAGCGCGGGCTGAACGACGTTCCCGTGACGTAGCACTCTCCCACCACGGAGATCGCGTGGGCCATGACGGTCCAGTCGTAGCGCAGTCCGGCGAGGAGGACTGTGTTGGGGTCACAAGCGGTGACCACCAGCGTGGAAGGAAATGTGCTCTCGGGCGACACCGGCAGGCCGAGGAACGGTGCCAGGCGGTTGAGCACGGATGTGCGCAGTACGACGGCGGCATCCTCGACGCCGTCCAGCGCGCGGTAGATGCGGTAGAGGTTCAGCAGGTCCGCACGCTTGTCCTCATCAGGCTTCGAGGTCGTGTTGAGGTGGAGGGCTTGAATCCAGGATGGCCGGTTCATGCCGCCTAGTCGCGTGGACACCAAAGACCGGAGCTGAAGGGTATGTATCGACATGCGGATCGCGGCCATCGACTGCGGCACCAACACCATCCACCTGATCGTCGCTGACCGAACTCCCGAGGGGACGAGCATCCTGGAGCACCAGGTCGCGACCCCTCGGCTCGGCCGGGGCCTCGCTCAGACGGGGGTCATCGACTCCCACGCGGCCGAGGCCGCGCTGCGCGCGCTGCACGCCTTCCACGACCGCGCGGTGGAGCTCGGGGCTGAGCGCCTCGTGGGCGTCGGGACAGAGGCGCTGCGAAGCGCGCGCAACGCCGAGGACCTCCTTGAGTGCGTGTGGGCGCTCGGCATCCCGCTGCGCATCATCACCGGGGAGGAGGAGGCGCGCCTCTCCTTCATCGCGGCCTGTCACGCGGCGGGCATTGAGACGGAGGTGACCCTCATCGACCTGGGGGGAGGTTCGACGGAGGTCGTCATCGGGTCCAAGGGTCGTCCCACCGATTGGGCGAGCTTGCCCTTCGGCTCCACGACGCTCACCGACAGGTTCGCCGAGTCGGGTGACCTGGTGGGCGACGTGCGCGCAGCCGTTGGTAAGGCGATCGCCACGGCTCCTGAGCCGCGAGGGTCGGTCGTCTTGACGGGAGGGACGGCGAACGCGGTAGTAGGCGCCGTGGTGGCCGACGCGCGCAGGAAGGCTTCCGAGCAGGACCTGACCCACCCAAGCGGGGTCGTTCAGTGCCCCGCCAGGGCCTTCCTGGCCCTGGTGGAAGCTACCATTGGCCGGAAGGAGGAGGAGCTCGCCGCGCTGCCCTGGGTGGGACCTGAGCGCGCCAAGGTGCTCCGGGCCGGCGCGATCGCGCTCGACGTCCTCGTTGATCGCCCAACCGTCAAGCAGGTCGTGGTGACACCCCACGGGCTCTGCTGGGGGTTGATCCTCGACACGGAGTTCGGCCCGGAGGCCGCTGGGACGGGTCTCGTATGACGGCGCGTAGCTCGTCGAGGCGAACCTTGAGCAAGGACGGAGTCTTGACCGAGGACGGGGTGCCCGCGAGGATCGCGTAGCGTGTCTCCGCGCGGAGTGCTCGCTCCTCGTTAATGAGCCCCTCCTGGGCCGCTACGCAGAGGTGGTCGAAGCACAGGGGGTAGGTGTCCTTCTTGTGTGTGAGGGTCGTGACGACCGGCTCCGAACAGGGGACGTACGCGCACCTGGGAGGATTGTCCATGCGCCTTCCTGGGTTGTTCGTCACGGTCCGGAGCTGACTCAGCTCCAAAGACCTTTTACTCATCGACTACAAGACATGTGCTTCCAGACCACGCCCTCCCTGGGCAGCTACATCGAGCTGTACGACCCGCTGTACCACCCTGTCGATGGGCGACCTCCCTTGATCGTCGCGTACGGGATGGGGGTTGACTCGACCGCCATGCTCGTCGAGCTGGTGAACCTGTCGATCCGACCCGACCTGATACTCTTTGCAGATACCGGGGACGAGAAGCCGGAGACCTACGCCTACCTGGCGATCATCAACGCCTTCCTGCGCGCGAACGGCTACCCAGAGGTCATCGTGGTGCGTCGCTCTCCGACGACCTCTCGCAAGAGCGGGATGGTGTACAGGACACTCGGGGAGAACTGCGTGGCCAACGCGACGCTCCCCTCGCTGGCGTTCGGTCGCAAGGGGTGCTCGCAGAAGTGGAAGCGTGAGCCGCAGGATAAGCACGTCAACGGTTGGGCTCCGGCGCGCGCGGCCTGGAAGCGTGGGCAGAAGGTCGTCAAGCTCATCGGCTACGACGCCGGGCCCAAGGACGCGCGTCGCAGCAAGATCGCCGACGACGCCAAGTACACCTACCTCTATCCACTGCGCGAGTGGGGGTGGGACCGAGAGCGGTGCGAGCGAGAGATCGCGCGCGCCGGCCTGCCGGTGCCCCCGAAGTCGGCCTGCGTGTTCTGCCCGGCCACCAAGCCCGAGGAGCTAGAGGAGATGATCCGTCGAGACGTGCAGGTCGCCTACAAGATCATCCAGATGGAGGCGGTGGCGGCTCCGGGGCTAAAGAACATCGACGGCCTGTGGCGCAAGGCAACCAAGAAGCGGCCCGGCGCGATGACCCCCTACGTGCGAGAGGTACTCCAGCGGATCGCCGACGAGAAGGGGCGCGGCGTCGTGCGGTCCCCTGCGCTGCGGGTCCTGCGGGAGGACGACGCGAGCACAACCCCCTGCGGGTAGGTTGACGAAATAATGCCCAAGCCCACGAAGCACCCCTGGCGCGACCTGGCCCGAGCGGCCCGGCGCGTGGCATGTGAGGAGTCATCCCCTCGGACATTCAGACGCCGCGTCCTGAAGCTCATCGCGGAGATCGAACGGTCGGAAGTCCTGCTCCAGCAAGGTCGGAATCGACCGAGTCCCAGCGCCCTGCACTGCCCCTGTTGTGGAGCGAAGCTCCAGCCTGTTTCTCCGCAGGACCCATACTGGGGAGACTTCTGTGAGGGCTATCGACGAGAAAACGGTACTGAGTGGTACCTCTGTCCCTCGAAGAGATGCACGTACCACGACGCCCCGCTAGTCCTCTTCAACTCCTATCATGGGTGGAACCATCCGGCCGGCGACAACTGGGCGATAGGCTGGGTGAAGTAGCTCAGCTCCAACCACCTCCCTTTCATCCCTATCCCTGCATGGGAACACAGTTCATCCTGGGTGAGGTCGTCCCGCGCGCGAAGGCCGTGCGGTGCGCGGAGCTCGCCACGAAGTTCAACCAGGCGACCCCTGGGTCCGAGGTCCTCATGCGCAGCGTCGACGGGCACCTGCTCGTCGGGTTCCACGTGGGCTGGTCGGAGGACAAGAAGGTCGCGTCCCCCCTCGATCGATACGACGTCATGCCCCGCTGGGAGGCGCTTCGCAAGTACCTCAAGGAAAACGGACTCGACCCTGGCGTCGGTCGCGACATGACATTCGAGTGCGAGAGGGAGAACAAGATCCCAGCGCTCGACACGGAGACCCCCGCATGAGCACGCACGTCTACTTCGGCTGCATCCTCGCGTCCAACCAGCGCAAGGTCTTCAACCTGCACGACCTCCCCCTGGGGTTCCAGGCGCTGCATCCCGGACCCCATGTGGTGGCTTCCACGCCTCAAAACGAGGCCGACGGACCTGCGTGGGTGGGGGTCGAGGCGCAGGGCCTCCCAGCAGGGCCGGTCCCGCTGGCGAGCCTGTCGGTGCGTTCCTTCCGGTACAGGGACACCGTGGAGCGGTGGCACGCGTTCTGCGAGTTCGTCAGGGCGGCGACCGGCCTGGACCTTGGGGAAGGTGAGCTCCTGCTCACCTACCTCGACACCGACGAGGACTAGCGCGACCCCTCGACGTACTTCTGCACGATCTCCCGCCACTCGTTACGGTAGCGCTCGAGGGTCGCGGCGATTATCCCGGCGACGTCGAAGCGCCGCTTCGTCTCCAGGTTGTCGCGGGACAATATGCGAGCTTGATCGCCGAGGTCGTCGAGCAGGTAGGCTGTCTTCGCGTCCACCGACTCCGCCTTGAGCTTCTCCAGGGCCGCCGTGGTCCAGACGATCTCCCGACCCCACTGTATGAGGTTCTGGGCGTACTTCTCGCCCGCCGCGATGTGCTTGAGGAAGTTCTGCGTGTATCCCGCAACGTCGTCCGAGGAGGCGATGCGCACGACGGGGACCGCTACTCCCTCCAGGTGGGCGCGCAGCATCCAGAGGCGCTTGTCGAGCGAGCGGGACACCTCGATGTAGAGGTCGGCGGTGTCCTGGTCCCCCAGGTCAATCGACCGGATGATGTCCTCGCGCGCGCGGTTGGACACCAGCGCCACCCGCTCGGCGAGCGCTTGCACGTGGGCGAGACCATCGAGGAGGTTCGGTGGGTAGGGCGGAAGCCCCGCCCCTGCGGCGGCCTGCTCCAGGGTGCCGCCGGCCAACGCGCCAAGCTGCACGGCGCGCTCCGCGACGTCGTCCGCGTGGTTGCGCACCTCGCCAGCCAGGTCGTCAAAGAGCCCGTGGAGCGCCTGGAACTGAGGCCCTTTGACGTTCCAGTGGGCCTGCTTGGCGGCCAGCATAAGGGCCGTGAGGTCAGCGAGGGTCTTGTTGAGGACCACACCGAGGAGGATGCGGTTCGGGGTGGGGAGGTTGATCTGCACGCTACAGCTCCGATGATAGAGGATACCTCGCGCTCCCCGTACTGGAGGATCCATGACCTGGGAGTGCCACGGCTGCGGCGAGCAGCACCCGAACATCCCCGACGCCTGTAGGGCGTGCGGAACGAAGCCCGAGATCGTCGAGAACGTGTGGCGGTGCCGGTACTGCTCGACGGCGGGCATCCCGGCGGGCAAGCCGCGCTGCACGACCTGCGGGAAGGAGCGCGAGGCGGAGTCTGACTTCGCGGTCGACCCCTCCCGGGTCCTCGACGTTGAGGTGGGGCGCAAGCTCGCGGAGGGCACGCTCGTCAAGTGCGCCTACTGCGAGGACCTCATCGAGCCGTTCGACGCGGCGGGCAACCCGCGGAAGTCCTGCGACACCTGCGGGGCCTCTCGTGGAGAGGCCAAGGCCGCGGCCGTGGAGCAGACGATCCCGGCGGATCAGGCAGGGACGTACCGCCCGATGCAGTACGCCGCCTCACCGCCCGCCCAGTCCCCGCACCCAGGTACTCCCGCCCAGTCGTGGCAGGAGGCCAACGCGCTAGCCGACGAGCACGAAGATCCCCCTGGCGGGGTCTTCGCCTCGCCGGGAGCCTTCGACTACAAGCGGGCCGCGATCCTCGGTGGGGTTGGTCTTGGGGGCCTCGTCCTGCTGTTGTGGCTCGGGGGGCTCCTCGTGCAGGCGTTCCGCGCCTACCCGGTCGACGCGACGGTCACCGCCAAGCGATGGGAGCGATCGATCGCCGTCGAGCGCCACGTCATCCTGCACGAATCCGGGTGGATCGGGCAGAAGCCTATCGAGGCGTGGGACGTGTCCTGCGCGACGAGGCAGAACGGGAACCGCCGGATCTCCGACGGGTGGGTCCCTGTCCCCACTGTGAAGTGGTTCGCCTGTGACCACCAGGAGTCCTACTCCGCCCGAGAGCCCTACATGGTCAGGGGGCAGAAGTACTGCGCCAGCTTCGCCTACAAGTCCAAGGGCAAGGTGTCGGTCAAGGAGTGCGCGGACTGGCGGACCCCTACCTCGACCGCGTACCGCACCGTCACCAAGCAGAGGTGCGTGGGAGCCAACCGCACCGTCATCGAGTCGGTCGAGCGGTACCACTTCGAGCCCATCTGGGACCAGTACTGTAGCTGGACCGCCGATGGGGGTTGGAGGTACGCCCGCGCTCTCACAGCTTCAGGCGGCGCGCAGGACCCCCCGCGCTGGCCCGAGGTCCAGGGCCTCTCTGCGGATGAGCGGACGTCCACGCGCACCGAGAGCTACAGCGTCGAGGTCAGCGGGGGCAAGATCGACCCGTTCCAGCGCATCCTGCTACCCGAGGTCGTGTGGCGGGAGCGGCACGTAGGCAGCACCCTGCGAGTGTGGGCTCGTCGGGGTAGCGTAATAAGCTCCAGCTACTGAGGAGGTCACGGTGATCAGGGATTCAATCAGGAGGGCCGTCGCGACGACCCTCTACAAGTTGTTCGACGCCGCCTTAACCCCAGTGCCTCCAAAGGGGGTGCCCCCCGCCATCGACGAGGACGAGGACGAGGACGAGGACGAGGACGAGGCGTGCTGGGCCTACATGATCCCCGTACCTTCTCTCCTCAACGAAACCCTGGACCAGACGATGGCACGGGCGCGCGACATACCGGGTGTCATCGCTGTCCGGCGCACCATCATCTGCCAGTGCGGGTGGGTCGCTGTCCTGGCCGTCATGCCTGCGGACGTGTCCGACGAAATGGCGCTCACGATGATCCAGAACCCCAAGACGCTGCCTGGCGACATCTTCCTGGAGTTCTGGGACCCAGCCCTCATGAGGGTGTACGACCACGAGAACACCCAGCGGAACTGGCTGGCCCACAACAAGAAGATGCACGTCGAGGGGCTCAATCAGGGTGGATTCAGCGGTCCTTCGACTGGAGGGAAGGGTGATCCCAACGGGGGCGGCAACACCGTGAACTAGACCAAAAGAAAAACAGCGATCATCAGCTCCTGCCGCTTACCTGCCCTCTACTGCGAGTCAGTCCGGCTCGATTCGGACATAGACTCCGCAAAAAAGAACGAGACCTCAAAAAAACTTCTTGACCCTTAAACGGGTATGACGTAGAAAGAACTTCACCATGTTGGCCCTGACGCAAAAAACAGACCTGACGAACCGTGGAAGTTCCACGGCCCCGTCATATCTGCGCGCAGGGACCAATCTGGTGGCGATGCCGGGTTTTGCGGCCTCGAAGCGCCAGCCCTGCCACCTTGGTTGGATCGCTAGCACGCCTGGACCTTAGAGTAACCTCGAAGAGAGCTTAACTCGAAGGGCCGGGCGGTGAAGACCTCCCGGCCCTTCGACGTTTTGGGGTCCTAGGACTCCGATGGAGAACGCAGAAGGACGGTGTATATGTCGCGATCAGGGATCAGGTTGGTCTCCAAAACCGACCAGCGGGGTTCAATTCCTCGGCGACATGCCAAGCCCTCGTAGCACAACTGGCGGTGCGTCGGTTTCGTAAACCGAAGGTAGTCGGTTCGAGTCCGGCCGAGGGCACAAGTATCGACATAGGTGCGTGCGTGAATCGCGCATAGCATTGCGGGACTAGCTCATCCGGTAGAGTGCCTGGTTGCCAATCAGGAGGTGGAGGGTTCAAGTCCCTCGTCCCGCACTGTAGGAACATATCCCGGCGTATACCGTTATGGACACGGGGCAGACTGTAAATCTGTCGCCTTCGGGTAGGGGGGGTTCGATTCCCTCCGCCGGGACCATGCGAGCGACCATCTATACGGTGGGCTCGCCTCTCTCAGCCCCGCAAGAGCTGAGAGGCTGACAACTCAAGAGTGAGAGATGAAGAGCGCGGGGCTCGCGCCACTTCCCGGGGTGATGCTCGAAGGTGGTCAGTCCCGCGCAGTATGCGCCCGAGGCCGACTGGTGAGGCAGCTGATTCTTAATCAGTTTGAGGTGGGTTCGATCCCCACTGGGCGCACTCAAGGAGCCACACATGCAGACCAAACGCGCGGCGAGGGGAGCTCGCAGTCAGGACCCCGCGCCGCTGTAGCTCAACTGGCTGAGCAGCGTCCTTTTAAGTCGTTGGATGAGGGTTCGAGTCCCTCCAGCGGCAACGATAAGGTAGAGTAGCTTTACCGACTCCCACGAACGGGCCCTACAAGCACAGGTTCGACTCCTGTACCCTCCACTCTTACGGGGGGCGCGGTTAATGGTCCGCTCACTCGAGTTGGTAACATGCGGGTTTGGCCGAGCGGCCCAGGCACCAGCTTCCCAAGCTGGACACGAGGGTTCAACTCCCTCAACCCGTACCATGCGAGCGTCGCCCGACCGGCCGGGCACCAGCCTTCCAAGCTGGACCAAGCGGGTTCGAGTCCCGTCGCTCGCTCTGACAGCTCGGCGGGTAGTTCCTTCCCAGAGGAACTCCCATGAAGATCTGCAAGGATGGCAAGCGGGTCGTTGTTACGGACCACGCCGCAACACGGTACGCCGCTCGGTACGACCGCGGGCTTGGGGTCGAGGAGGCCCGCACGAAGCTGGGGGTCCACATCATGAAGTCGAGCGCCAAGCGGCTCGTGGACAAGTCTCCCGCGGGGGACCCCCTCATGCTGCTACCGGAACTCGACTGCGTGGTGGTGATCAAGCCAGACAACCGAGAGGGGCACGAGGGGGACCTCGTGGTCCCCACGGTCCTCGACAACCCGGATCGAAAGGTGAACCGAGGGCCGATGTACGAGAAGCTCGCGGCGATGTCCAACCTGCGCGCGACCCTCCCCGCGCAGGTGCAGGATCCGCCGCCGCCTCAAGCCCCCGAGGAACCCGAGGAACCAGAGGAACCAGAGGAACCAGAGGAGCCGCCGAAGTCGACACCTAGCGTTGACTGGCTGGAGCTCCAGCAGCTTCGTCGAATGCGTGACCAGCTAGATGTCCTGGTCGCCTCGTTGCGGAAGCGTGAGCAGCACATTCGGGTCTCGGTCGCGGGCATCCCGGAGAACCTGAACCTTCAGGGGTGGGCCGACCGCCACATGACGCTGGCCGTGGAGCTAGGGTCCATCGGGGACGAGGTCGAGCGCTTGCTAGCGCAGACTGCTCGGGCGTAGCTCAACGGTAGCAGCGGCGGCCTTTGACACCGCAGGTTGGGGGTTCGAGTCCCTCCGCCCGAACTCACTGAACGTCGTATCACTCGCCACAGGGCGAGTCGCTGGGGTGTAGCTCAACTGGCAGAGCGCCGGTTTCTGAAACCGTCGGTTGAAGGTTCGACTCCTTCCACCCCAACTCAGCTTTGGATTCTTCTGGAGGGTGCTTCTGGGGTGGCCCGGAGCCTGTTTGCTAAACAGTGCGTGTGTAACAGCACAGGGTTCGACTCCCTCACCTTCCGCTCAACTTGACCTGACAAGGGAAGCAAACGCGGTGTGGACCGCGACCCGTCTCGAAAACGGTGTGCTGCAAGGCATGGGGTTCGACTCCTCTGCTTCCCGCTCTGGAGGGTATCTGCGGTGTGGACCGCAGCCTGCTTGGAACGCAGTGCGCTCGGGCAACTGGGCGGGGTTCGACTCCTCTACCTTCCGCTTTCCCGGTAGACCAAGAGAAGCGCTGTCCTGGCCCAAGTGCGCCGCAAGGCCCCAAGGTGTCCGGTCGTGCAGCGGGCGCGCATCTGGCGCGGTTGTAGAGGTCGCCACCCCGACGGGGGAAACCCCAGGAAGATGCCCTGGCAAAGGGATAGTGGTGGAGGTGCCGGTTGGATACCGGCCCGGGATTTCATGGTTGTGCAGATGGAGGAACCACCCGACGTGGCGACGGGACCTGTCTTGAAAACAGGCGAGGTGCAAGCCCTTGGGGGTTCGACTCCCTCTTCTTCCGCAAGGTAGAGTATGCACATGTCCGAAGGAATGCAGAAGCTCCTAGACCTTCTCCTCACGCGTCCCCCCCTCTCTGAGGACCAAGTCAAGGCTCGCGGCCTCGCGTGGCGCGAGGCCGTCGTTGCGCTCATCGTGACCCTGGAGAACTGGCTACAACCGCTAGTCGCCGCGAACGTGGTCACGGTGACCCGCACGGAGCACGACCTACAGGACATGTGGATGGGGTCTAACACCGTGCCGGGCCTCGTAATGCGGTACGGGCTCGTCGAGGTCCGATTCGAGCCCTTGGGTGTACAGGCGGCACGCTGCGTAGCTCCTGACATCTTCATGGCAGAGGGTCGGGTCGACATCGTATGTGGGCCGCACAGCGTTCCCCTCATTCTCAAGGAAGAGAAGTGGTATGCCGTCAGTCTTCGAGGTCGCAGCTCCGAGCTCACGGAGGACATCCTCTCCTGCATCCTCGCCGAGATGCTTTTGTAACCTCGCTGGACGATGCTGTCGTGGGACGGCGCCGGCCTTGTAGCCCGGTCTTGGCGGTTCGACTCCGACGTCCAGCACTCACGATTCACCAGTTCGGCGCTCCGACGGAGGAGACCGGGGCGGGTCGCACCTGTCCTCGGCGGGGTGGTTAGAGCCCACCCGCTGAAGCCTTGATGGTTAGCCTCTGATGTTAACCGTTTCATGCAGTGTCGATGGTGCAGGAAGAGTCTCCAGGGTCGGCAGCGGTCGTTCTGCTCTGTCTCGTGCAAGGTCACCTGGAACGTGACGGAGTGGAGACGCAGGACGAAGAAGAAGGCTGTCGAGTACCTCGGAGGACAGTGCGTCAGGTGCGGCTACAACAAGTGCCTCCGGTCCCTGGTCTTCCACCATCGAGATCCGGCCGAGAAAGAGTTTCAGATTGCTAGTAGCCACATACGAGGGTGGGAGAGGATTCGCAAAGAGTTAGATAAGTGCATACTGCTATGTGCGAACTGTCACGGAGAACAGCACGAGGACATTCCCAGGTAGCTCAATGGCAGAGCACGAAGCTGTTAACTTCGGTTATGGGGGTTCGAGTCCCTCCTTGGGAGCCAGCGACGAAAACATGCCCCTTGTAGCTCACCGGTCGAGCAGCAAGCCGTTAACTTGCCTGTAGTGGGTTCGACTCCCACCGGGGGCGCTAAGTAACAAAGCTATGTAGGAACATAGTCACCATGGTCCGGTAGCCAAGTGGTAAGGCACCTGCCTGCAAAGCAGACATCGCCGGTTCGATTCCGGCACGGACCTCCAAATAGTCAGCTCCAGTACGTCGGGTCGCATCAACGTAGGAGCATGAGTCGACAGCTACTTCCGTTCGCGATGTTCCCTCCCGGAACCAAGGTCCGCTTCAAGGACGCGCTCGACCGCGCCCCGGACTTCACGGTACCGGCCGGGGCGCTCGGTGTGGTGATGGTGGTGGACGAGGAGTTCGAGCGGATCGTCGTCAAGGTGACCTCCCCCGAGGTGCCCGGCCTCACGGACGACCCCGAGTGGAAGGGAGAGGTCATCTTCTGCCTCCCCGAGGGGGACGACCCGGTCGCGGACCTAGAGGTAGTGGCGTAGAGTTTAAGCAGCTAGCCCGAGGCATGAGCCCCCGCTGGGGCCACGTCGAGGAAAGGAGGACGTCCTGGAGGGCACCAGGGCGGGATCGACCTACCTCGACGCCGGTGGGCCGGGTTGAAGTCCCGTAGGGGGCCTCTCTTTCCCAGTATAGAAGCGAGTTCGCAGTATCAGCGTGTAGCTCAGCCTGGCCAGAGCACGTGCTTGGGGTGCACGGGGTCGGAGGTTCAAGTCCTCTCACGCTGACTCAGTTTTGAACGTCAAAATGTGATAGGTTCACTTCATGGCGAAACCTGAAGTGAAGACCGAGGCGATCCGGCTCCGTGTCGAGGAACGGAAGTCCCTCCGAGACATTAAGAAGCTTACGGGCGTGTCGCAGGGCATCTTGAGTTTGTGGCTGCGCCCCTACCCACTCTCATCTGAAGAGCGGAAAGCGATCGCCAAAGCGAAGCGTGCGCTGCAACCTGATCCAGCCCGCAGAGATCCAGGACTCGAAGCAAAGGCACGCACGAACCTATGCGGACAGATGACCGAGAGGGATCATAAGGGGCGCGTCGCCGAGATGATGGTTGCGCTTCGGCTCGCCGAGCAAGGGTTCCTCGTCTATAAACCCTTGTTTGACTGCACGCGCGTCGACTGGCTCGCCTACAACCCAAAGACTGGTACGTACAATCGAATACAAGTCAAATGGTGTAAGTCTCCAAAGACAGGAAGGGCTCAAGTAAGTCTACGATGTAGACACGGAAAATTAAGACGTACATATACAGAATCAGACGTAGACTACGTTATAGGTTATGATCAATGTACGGACACAACTTACGTATGGTCGATTAGTGAAGTATCTCACATTAAATCCGATATCACCGTCAATGAAAACGCACGTGAACGATGGGACAAACTGAGGTAATCGGGGTGTAGCGAAGCTTGGTATCGCGCCTGATTCGGATTCAGGAGATCGTGGGTTCAAATCCCGCCACCCCGACAATGGAACACCAAGTAAGTAAGAATCCATCGAGATGGGTTCTCCCCGTCCTGATAGGACTTATTACAGCTCATCTTTGGCACGCATGGGTGTTGGATCGGCACGTCGAAGCAATCAACAAGATCCGTATCGAACTGCATAAAGTGCAACAAAACTTGAAAAAGTAGGTTCCCGCACGTAGCACGGTCTGGTAGTGCATCCGGCTGATATCCGGGAGGTCGAAGGTTCAAATCCTTCCGTGCGGACTGTGAACGAAGGCGAAGTGGTCGAGCCCCCTGGCTGTGAACCAGGGCTAAGCGGGTTCAAGTCCCGTCGTTCACCCCACTCATGGTGGTCGTAGCTCAACTGGCTAGAGCGTCGGGCTGTGAACCCGAAGACGAGGAGTTCGACTCTCCCCGATCACCCCACGTCCCGGTAGCTCAGTCTCAGGTAGAGCATCCGGCTGAAACCCGGAGGTCGGCGGTTCGATTCCGCCTCGGGACACCATCCCCTGGTAGCTCATGTGGTACGAGCGTCGGACTGAAAATCCGAAGATCGTGGTTCGACTCCACGCCGGGGGACTAGCGGGCAGGGCGGGACGCGCCGCCTCGCGGTGGCGTTGGGCTTCGGCCCACCCCTGCCTGCTCCGGGCCGCTGACGGGCCCGTCCGATGACGGCGGAGAAGCGGGATGCCGCGCGCAGCACCTGGGGTCGTAGTGATAGCGGTAGCACGCCTGCATGGCATGCAGGTAGCAGGGGTTCGACTCCCCTCGGCTCCACTCAGGTAGACGGTCGGAACGTGGGGGCGGTACCTCACGCGGGGCGGCTGTAGCCGGCTGGACGAGCATCGCTCGCGTCCCGGGAGGGCTCCTGCGGCGCGGTGGGAGACCACCTGCGGGCGAGCGCGATAGCGCCGAGCGCTCGGTCCCTCACGTTCCTTTCTCAGCTCCGGTTCTCGTGAAATTTTCGACTGTCCGTCATGGACGCCAACGAACTCAAGAACCTCGCCGACGGTGTTAACGAGAGCAAGCGTGCTGAGACGGAGCGCGCGAACCTAGAGAAGGTAAACCAGGTGCTCAGGCGCTGCGAGGATGTGGCCCGCCAGGGAGGCTACAAGCTAACCTACATGGACTCCTGCCTCAACCCGCAGGTCCTTGGGAAGCTGACGGCCTCGAAGGCGAACAACGGGTTGGGGCTCGTCGTAGTGGACAAGTCGGACCGCTCGCGATCGCGCCCCCACTTCAGCTACGAGATCTCCTGGGAGGGGGCTGAGGGTAAATGAAGGTAGTACGTGGCGGCTTGACGCCACCTGACATCGCGGGGTTAGCTCATGTGGTAGAGCGCTGGTGTGACACGCCAGAGGTGGGAGGTTCAAGTCCTCCACTCCGCACCATGGGGTCGTAGTGATAGCGGTAGCACGCCTGCCTCGCACGCAGGTAGCAGGGGTTCAATTCCCCTCGACTCCACCAGACAAGTCGCCCACGAGGGCAGAAGGGAGAGACCATGCGCCACAGCATCGACAAGTTTCCCGCCTGGAAGAACGCCTCACGGCGGGAGGTCTCGACCCTGTTCGCGCCCTTCAGCCCCTACTGCCTGATGAGCCTGGCGAAGCTCTTCCGCGGTGAGGACGTGGTGGTGGGCAACTCTGCCCCCGTGCTGGCCCGACGCGACCGGCCCGGCCTGGCCCCCAAGAAGCGGGGCGGCCTGAATGAGCACGGCCGGTCCTGCTCCTGCTGCAACCCTCGCCAGGGGCGGCCCCGCAAGCCCTACGACCGGGCGCGGACCCCCAGGATCAGCGCGGACCTGGACTAGCTCAGCTCCGGCCGTGTGCGGCCTTGACACGACCCTCTGGTCCGAGGGTCTCTGTCATAGGGTGGTTGGCCCCCGCTCGGGATTCTCTGTGGCGGGAAGTTCAGAGAACCTCGGGCCGCTTCCCTTCAACCTCATGATGCCGCATCATGAGGTATGTACGAGAATACGAAGGTTAAGGGTGAGGCTGCCGAGGTCGAAGTCCTGGTAAACCTTAAACGTCGGGGTTATCGAGTTTCGGTTCCGTTTGGAGAGAACTCACCTTATGATCTTATCGTCGAGTCTCCATCTGGCATGCTGTACCGGATACAGGTACGTGCTGCGTCGTGGAAGCTGGGACACCTCGTACTATCGCTTAGGTGCGTCAGCAAGAACTACAGTCGCACCCTCGACAGGTCACGAATCGAAGCTTTCATAGTTTGGGATGGAACGACCTGCTATGTCGTACCTTGTGTTGACACACAAGGATGCGAAACGACATTCTCTCTCCGACGAGACGCAGCGAAAAACGGGCAGAAGAAAAAGACGCGGGATGCGGACACCTATGCGAATGCGTTTCACTTGATTCCATAAGGGCGTTTAGCTCAATCGGTAGAGTGATGGCCTTGCAAGCCGTCGACGGGGGTTCGATTCCCCCAACGTCCACAGGGTTTGCCGGCGACCGCGACGTCGCGACAGAGCGGTTGGGGCGTCCCGCCTAATCGTTGGGCTACAAGGCTCCTCGCCTATCGCCCCCAGGTACAGTCAGAGGTGCCCTCCCTCACCGTGATGACTGGAGACAACTTCATCCAGGTTCCCACGCTAGCCGATGCGTCAGTCGACGTAGTGGTGACGAGCCCGCCATACTGGGGACAGCGCGAGGGCCCAGGGATTGGTCAAGAGCCAGATCCCCGTGAGTACCTACGGTCGGTCGCGAGGGTCTTCGAGGTCCTGCGACCCAAGATGAAGCATCGGGGCATCCTGTGGGTGAACCTTGGGGACGCCTACAACACCCCGGTGAACTGGAGCCCTCAGAGCGCGCACAAGTACAGCACGCTTGGCCCACAGCGGGCCGGACTCCCTGCGGGGAATGCGGCCTACGTCAAGCCGCGGGGGACGCGCAGGGCCTTCGTGAAGCCCGAGGTGCCATGGCTCCGGTATGGGAGCCTCCTGGCGCTACCACATCGGCTCGTCGCCGCCCTGTGCGACTTGGGCTACCTCCTGCGAGGGGAGGTCATCTGGCGGAAGCGCAACCCACTGCCGGAGGGACGATGCCGCCGGCCGCACCGCCAGCACGAGGTGATCCTCCTACTCGCGCTCCGAGAGGACCACGAGTTCCGGGTGAGCCCTCCGGTGGGGAGCGTCTGGGAGGTGGCGAACGAACTTCCCAGAGGGGAGCGACACTACTCGCGCTTCCCCGTCGAGATCCCGCGACGGTGTATAGAGGCGTACGGGCTCGTGGGAGGTGAGGTACTGGTGCTCGACCCCTTCTCCGGGTCGGGAACGACCGGGATCGCCGCCCGGTCGCTGGGATGCTCGTTCGTAGGCGTTGAGATCGATCCTCTTCGCGCCGAAGAATCACGTAGGACACTAGGGATTACAGGCGTGTAGCTCAGCGGCAGCAGCATCGGCCTTACAAGCCGAGGGTCGAGGGTTCAACTCCCTCCGCGCCTACCACGGCCGCGTAGCTCATCTGGCAGAGCGCCTGGGTCACATCCAGGAGGTAGAGGGTTCAACTCCCTCCGTGGCTACCAAGTTCTCGGGTGTGCAGCTCGACTGGTCGAGCGGCGGCTTCATACGCCGATGGTTGAGGGTTCGAGTCCCTCCGCACCCACTCCATTCTGATGGATAGTTTCAGCGTCCGAGCCGAAAGAACTACCCCTCCTAATGGATAGTTCGACGCAGCGCGCTCAGGACGAGGCGGCGCGCGACGCGTGCGTCGGACGCTGTCGGCTTGGACCGAGAGTTCCGGCCCGGAGCGTCGAGCCACATGTCGGCCGCGCAGTGCAGGGCATCAGGCCCGTAGGTGTAGGTCGGGGTCCAGTGGGAGACCCGGAGCTTGTCGGGGTCGCCGCCCCAGGCGATGACGTCGTGCCGCAACTTCGGGTCCTGACTGGCCGCCAGAGTGATCTTGGCCCCGTGGTCCTTGGGTAGGAGGGACAGCGGCTTGTCCAGCACGATGCGCATCGCTCGACTGAACAGTTCCCGGTGTTTGTCGCTCAGGGGATTCTCAGGTGGGGGGCCACTCGATCCACCGTCCGAGTAAGGTAGGGTTCGACCGGGACGTCCGCGACGATCATGTGACACGCGCTGGTCGACATGGACCGCGGCGTTCGCCTTCTGGGGTCGTGAGTACGATGGTAGGTGACCTGGTGAGGCTTCACGTAGTCCCCGACGTCGATCTTCTGGATGACGTCGAGCGCCTGGTTCACGAAGCGGAACATCGCCGCCTCGTCTCCAAGCGCCCTGGAGACTTCAGTACCGATGCCAAGAAGGTAGCCGTCGAGAGCGTGGTTCATGACACACCTGGGAGGTGTAGCTTAGCTGGTCAAAGCAGTGGGCTCATAACCCGAAGATCGAGGGTTCAAGTCCCTCCACCTCCACCTGACGAAACCATGGCACAGCAAAACATCATATACGAGGATCAACTTCCCTGTGTGGGCTGCGGAAGTTCCGTTCCGGTCAGCCTGACGGTCGAGCTTCTTCACGGGGAGAAGAAGGACGTGGCCGCCAGGATGGGTCGCGAGTGGGAGTTGACGCTAGCTAAGCTAAGCGAGACGGGCGTACGTTGTGACGACTGCCACTCGCAGGAAGTTTGACTGAAGGTAACTGATCCTGCCGTCGAGGCTCATACGGATGGGCGCCTGCTTGGTAAGCAGGAGGCAGCGAGTTCGAGTCTCGCCGACGGCACTGACTTCGTCCCTCGAGAAGGCCCTACAAGCCGGTTGGTTCAACTCCAACCTCCCCCACTCTACGGGGGAGACGCCTCGCGGAGAGGCAGCAGACCGTAAATCTGTCACCAATGGTCTTCCCACTCGACGAAGTTTCCCGCTCCCGTAGCACAACTGGATAGTGCACAGGTCTACGAAACCTGGTTCATGGGGGTTCGAGTCCCTCCGGGAGCACTAGCTTCACCCCTCGTGTGGGCCACACACGCGACGCTATCCGGGTTCGACTCCCGGTCCCTCCTCACTGTGGGGGGATTGCCTAACGGTAAGGCAGCAGATCAACCATCTGTCGAAAGACGCAACACGGCCCACCCACTCGGTGAAGCTCACCTTCTACGAAGTGACTATGAAGTCACATCTGGTATGAAGCGCTGCGCGACATGCCAGACCCACAAACCGCTCGACGAGTTCACTCGGAACAAGACGAAGAAGGACGGCCGCAACGCCTCCTGTAAGGTCTGCCATCGAGCCTATGTGCGACGGCACTACCAGAAGAACAAGGCTTACTACGTCAGCAAGGCGCGAAAGTACCAGGCTGGCATCAAACAGATCATCCGAGAGCTAAAGACGGTCCCCTGCGCCGACTGCAAGAGGACATACGACTGGTGGGTGATGGACTTCGACCATGCACGCGGCACCAAGAAGTTCACCATATCTCGTATGCAAGGACGTGTCGGTTTACAGAACGCACTCTTCGAGATCGCGAAGTGCGACATCGTCTGCTCCAACTGCCACAGGGATCGCACGTACAAGCGGAGGATCGCCTCCAGCACCCCGTAGCTCTCGTCAAGTTCGTTCCGCCCCTCGAGCAGGTCACACAAGCGATTGCAGGTTCGACTCCTGCCTCCCCGACTTCACCGGGGAGTAGCCAAACGGTAAAGGCACTGGAACAAGGATCCATCAAAAAGCACACGGCCTACCCACTCGGCGGAACGACCCTCTCAGCTCCAGGTGCTCACGGAAACAGGAGCGCCTCCCATGCCCCCCCGACCCCCTCAGACCCTCAGCCCATCGCAGGTCACCATGCTGCGCGCGGCGAGCGCCGGCCGGGGACCGACCGACCACCTGGTGGGTCGAGGGCGCAGCTTCCATGGTGGGGCCGTGGGGACGCGGTTCTCGCTGACGCGCCGGGGCCTGCTTGACCGGCAGGGGAACATCACCGCGGCCGGCGTGGACCGGCTCAGGGAGCTCGACCTCTGGGCGCTGCGGGCGCGGGTAGCCGGCCTTGGAGCCGACGACCTCCGCGCGCTGCGCGAGTGCGTCGAGTACGCGCTCCCCCGCTTCCGTGACGCCTACACCGACCACATCCTGGAGGAAGGCGAGGAGGCCAGGCTGCGTGCCCGTCACGGGCGAGCGGAGCGTCTCCAGGCCATCCTCTTCCCCCCGAACGCTCCCGTAACCTAGCTGGACAGGGTGCTGGCCTCCGAAGCCAGATGTGGGGGTTCGAGTCCCTCCGGGAGCACAGCTTGACAAGCCATCACCTGCTTAGATACAAGACGACATGGGCCGACATCACACGAAGGATAAGGGTGATGCAGGAGTGGGGTTTGTCATCGCGGACTGTATGCGGCATGGGATCCAGATATGTCTACCGATTAGCGAGCATCTACCGTTCGACTTGATCATGGTTGACGAGACGGGGAAACTGGCCCGAACTCAGGTTAAGTATCGCGCAGCTAAGGACGGAGTCGTTGAGGTGGGCCTCCGCTCGATATGGAGCGACCGCAACGGAGTACATACGAAGACGCCTAGCTACGATCAGTTCGACGCTGTGGCCGTCTTCTGTCCCAACACGACGTGTGTGTACTACGTACTTGCTAGCGAGCTATCTGGCATACGAAGCAGCTTCGTTATCCGTCTTTCCCCTTCCGAAGATGGTCAGACCAAGAGAGTAAGGCTGGCCTCGACGTTTACGAATCCATTACGTGTATTTGCACCCGTCGCCAAATCTGGATAAGGCACGAGTCTTCTAAACTCGCATCTGTGGGTTCGATCCCCACCGGGTGCACAACCAGCGGGTAGATCGGCCCCATGAGCTCATACCTCCGGTACCTGTGCCCCAAGTGCCAGCAGCCCGTCCAGGAGGACGCCGACCACCCCGCGGTGGGGTTCTGCAACACGGACGGCTGCCAGGTCGGGGCGATCCAGACGCGCTACTGCGCGCTCGTCGACGTCACCGTCGACGGCCTGGTCCTGGAGGTCGTCTCCCCGGCCTCCCACCTGTACACGGGATGAAGAAAATCGACCAGGACGTGCGGATTCTCAGCTCGGGTCGTGCGGGTGGTTCCGACCTTCCTGTGTAAGACGCAGGGCTTCGGGAAAAACGGTGGTGCTCATCGAGCACACGGGACATCGACCCCGAACGAAGTCAGGCAGGCTTCTGTTGCTATGTCGGCAACTTGGCACCACCCGCGACGGGTGGAGGACGCGGGTTCAACTCCCGCCAGGGGCCCGATTGGGTGTAAGTCTGCGCGTGACCCTGACCTGGATGATGACGGTCACTCATCGCCAGGGCAGTGCGCGGTCCGAAGCCCAGACATCTATGGGGTCAACCCCACCATGCGGCCTGCCTCGTGCGGCCTGTCGGGGAACACCCCACCTTCTATGAGGACCCGTCCCAACGGGAGACCTACGGGACACTGCCAAGTGGATTGGTCCTCACCCTCTTGATGAGAACCCTGCCTACCCAGGTGGGGGCGGAACCGGCTCCGTTGTCCGCAATGTAAACGACCGAGCAGTTCCGTCTCATCCTCCACACAACTAGAGGGGACGCAGCGACGTCAGACACCGCGCGTCCTCCCGCGGTCGGAGCGTGCTCCGACCGTTCCGTTCCCGTAGCCAAGCGGATAAGGCTCCTGTTTCCTAAACAGGCATTCGCAGGTTCGATTCCTGCCGGGGACACGAAAGGCGAGCCGCGGTGAACCGGCCCCGTCCGAGCGCGAGTTCACGCGCGAGGGTGGCAAGCTGCGCGGACGCTTGTTTTACGGGCAGGTAGCTCTACATGAGCGGGTGCGTGGGCGGCAAGTCGCTCGACGCTGGAGCCTCAGTCCAACTCTGAGGTGACTGGTTCACCCCGGTCCCTGCCCCCCGTTTCCACGAACCGAAGGAGCCGACCGTGCGCACATAGTTGGCTCCGCGAGGTCAGACCCGTGCGTGGGTCTGACCTCGTAGGTACGCCTGCCTGGTAAGTACGCTATGCGAAACTACGTTAGTGTATGCCAGTCAAGTACACGCGCGAAGCTCTCACCAAGGTCGTAGCCTCCTCCACCAGCATCCTCCAGGTTCTCCGCAAGCTCGGTGTCAGACCAGCAGGCGGAAGCCACTCCTACATCACGGGCCTGATCAAGCGGCACGGTCTCGACACGGCCCACTTCACGGGTAAGGGTTCAAACCGAGGCACACACCATGTAGGGGGTCCAGACCGGATCCCCTGGCACGAGGTGCTCGTGCTAGATCGCCTCGGAGGTAGGAAGGAGGTCACGTCGCGTCTCCGGCGCGCAATGGTCGAGGCGGGCATCCCCTACGTCTGCAAGCTGTGCGGCAACCCGCCCGAGTGGTGCGGTAGACCACTCACCTTACAGATCGACCACATGAACGGAGACTTCCTCGACAACCGGAGAGAGAACCTCCGGTTCACCTGTCCAAACTGTCACTCCCAGACGGACAACTGGGGTAGTAAGAATCGTTATGCTCGGGTGGTGTAATGGCAGCCACGTTAGCTTGAGGTGCTAATGGTCGAAAGACCGTGCGGGTTCGACTCCCGCCCCGAGTACTCACAGTCCTTCCTGCGCAGATGCTGGAACCTTGGTAGACAACACGGCCTCAGAAACCGTGGCCCTTCGGGGCGTGGGGGTTCGACTCCCCCTCTGCGCACTCCTGCTCGTGTGGTGGAATGGCAGACACACCAGACTTAGGATCTGGCGGCCTTCGGGCCGTGAGGGTTCGACTCCCTCCACGAGTACTCTGGTCGACGAGCTACAAGCGGGAACGGCGCCTGACACCCGACGCTCGTCGACCGGTTCATGCCCAGGTGGTGGAACTTTGGTAGACACACCGGCTCGAGATGCCGGCGCTCGCGAGGGCGTGCAGGTTCGACTCCTGTCCTGGGTACCGAGGTACGAAGTATGGATCACTTATGTCGCCCACGAGCAGACCTGAGCTCGGGTGGCGGAACTAGGCAGACGCGCCGTCCTTAAAACTCGGTGCCCACGTGGCGTAGGGGTTCGATTCCCCTCCCGAGCACACCTCTTCATCTCTCGCTCTTCCAGCGCTCAACATACGCCCAGGTGGCGGAACTTCGGCAGACGCGCTCGCCTCAAAACCGAGTGTCTACGTGACGTGTGGGTTCGACTCCCTCCCTGGGCACTTTAACGGTAGACATACCGTATCAACACATCATAGACTCTACCTAATGGGACGACGACGGTTATGGACCGACGAGCAATTCGTCTCAGCAGCTCGCTCCGGCCACTCCGTGGCCTCTGTCCTACGTACTTTAGGTTTACGTCCCACAGGGGCCAACTACGAAACAGTACATAAATACCTACATAAATTAGGTTGTGATGTAGCTCATTGGACAGGGCAAGCTCATCTTCGCGGTAAGACCCACTCATGGAAAGCCAAGGAGCCCCTCGACACGATACTCGTAGACGGAAGATATGTTAATACATCTCACATTAAGAAGAGGATGGTTCGAGAGGGTATTCTCGACGAGAAATGTTACGAGTGTGGACTGACAGAATGGAGAGGAAAAGCGATCGCACTTCATCTCGAACACAAGAATGGAAAGAAGGACGACAATCGACGGGAGAATTTATGTTTATTGTGCCCTAACTGCCATTCTCAAACATCTACATACTGTGGACTAAACAAGAAGAACCTGAAAGGAGGCCCTCGATGTCGGAGACACTTGTGTTAAGCCCCAGCTACGAGTACGTCGGGAGGGTCTCCTGGGACCGCGCCATCACGCTACTCTTCCTGGGGAAGGTCGAGGTACTGGAGGAGTACGAGGATCGGGACATTCGCTCGGTGACCTTCAGCATCAAGATGCCGTCGGTGATTCGCTTCCTCCAGGCGATCCGCGGGAAGAGGCGCGCGGTGAAGTTCTCGCGAGAGAACATCTACGCCCGTGACCAGGGCCGGTGCCAGTACTGCTGGCGGAAGGTCACGCGGGACGAGTTCACCTACGACCACGTCAACCCGCGGGCCGCAGGTGGCAAGACCACCTGGGAGAACGTCGTGGCCTCGTGCATGCAGTGCAACCAGGACAAGAAGAACCGCACGCCGGCCGAGGCCGGGATGCGGCTCCGTACGACCCCAGTGCGGCCCAAGCGGCTGCCTGATGTCCGCATCACCCTCGTGTGGCGCAAGGGCATGCCGGAGTCGTGGAAGTCGTGGGTGCGCGACTTCATCTACTGGAACGGCGAGCTCGACAACGACGAGGGGGATGCCCTCGCGGGCGTCTAGTCCCGCAGGACCAGCAGGTCGAACTGCATGAGGGCCTCCCCTTCATGCAGTTCGACTTCCGTGTAGTTGCCCTCCCGCTCATACCATCCAGATTGTGGGGCGTCCTGCCCCCTTGCGCGGAACGCCGCGTCGATCACCAGACATAAACTCCGGTACTGCTGGTAGCTCTGTGGGGTGTGCTTGACGCGCACGTCGACGACGTGTCCGTACAGGTCGTTCTGTCGCGCGACGACGGAGGTGACCTCCAGGCCCTTGGAGGAGGCTTCCGACCGAATGAGGTGCTCAAGATCCGCAGCGGTAAACAGGTTCTTCATGCCTGGTAGTAGATGCGGGCCGTCACTACGGAGCTGACTTAGGAGAGCACGGAGATGCGGTCGAGTACGCGCTTCTCGTCTCCGAGCTTGACGACCTCGAAGTTGGCCTCCCCGCACCCTGTCATGGCGTCCGCGACCGACCCGAGGAAGCTGGGGAACACGAACGTGTCCCATCCCCCCAGGGCGAGGCCCGCCTCAAGTCCGACCTGAGTGATGCAGCCCTCGTCGATCCACACGAGGTTGACGCCGCGCCCCCAGTCGAACGAGTAAGCGCCCAGGAGCAGGAGGTCAACGCCCGACATCCCCTCAGGGATCGGGCTGCCACACGCCTTGAGGACGTCGGTCCAGCGGACCCCGCGCACCGTGGGGACGCGACCGGACAGGGCCGCCTGGCGGGCGCAGGCCGTCACCGTGGACTCGAAGTCCGCCTCCGAGCACAGCAGGCCGATGCGCTTCTCCTTGCGGATCGCGCTGCGCACAGATACCTGCGACCGGCGCGAGCACGCGTTCGGCGACACCCAGCCGCCGGCCGCGACCGCGCCACGGACGGCCGACCCGGAAACCCGGAGGGCCGAATGGCTGCCCTCAGGCTCCACGATCACCCACCGGTCTACGAGCCAGGAGAACCCGGTCGTCTCGGTGCGGTACCGCTCCTGCTCCCGCCACTCCTCACCGGGGCGAGCCGCCCGAACGACGACGTCACAGCGGTTCCGTACGAGCTCGTGAAGGACCCGCTGACCCTTCGCGTCGGGTGGGCGCGTCACCTTGACGGGGAGTCCCGACCCCAGGAGGCAGAAGCCGGCGAGGTCACAGCGCTGCTGCTCGGTGAGCGCGTAGGGGCGCGTGGGGTCGGTCATGATGGACAGCACGACCTCCTCAGCGATGTCGGAGGCTGCACGCACGAGCGCCTCGTGCCCGCGGGTGAAGGGGTCGCAGGAGGCGAACACGAGGGCCCGCTTGTAGTTCTTGGGGGCCGTCTTGGTGGAAAGGTCGGTCGTCATGGAGCACCTACTCGGGAAGGGTGGAGAGCCACTGGTGGAGGGCGGGGCCGCCTTGGTGCAGGCCGGAGAAGACCCAGACCATGAGCCCGACGAGCAGCGCCCGCAGGGGCTCGACGCCCGCGAAGCTCGCGGCGGCGCTGGCAGACCCGAGGATGAGGCCCTCGCGCAAGATGAGTGCAAGGCCCCTCACGGCTTCGTCTTGACCGTCAGGACGGTCCCGTCGCGGAATCGCAGCGCCTCACGAGTCGATGGGCGCTTGAAGACCTTCTCGCGGATCTCATGGATCGTCTTGCGCACCAGGGCGGCCGAGTGCGGCCGAACCGTGGGGTCCGCGCAGAGGAGGTGCGCGATGAGGTCCCGCAGGGGTTCGCAGGTGTCAGACGGAACGACCCCCGTGCAAGGGTCCCCGCCGAGCATCGCGATCATCACCTTTCCTGCGGACCAGAGATCGGACTCGCCGATCGGTGGCATGCGGGATAGGATCTCTGGCGCGATGTAGCCAGGCGACCCACCCTTCCCCACGCTGTCCCGCTTGGACCCAGCGACCGACACGGTGAAGTCGGTGAGTACCGCCCCGTGTTGTGGGACGTCGACGATGAGGTTGTCGGGCTTGACGTCCCCGTGGAAGACTCCGCACTTGTGCAGGTGACCTAGCGCCTCAAGCAGGCGATCCGCGACCCACAGGGTGTGCTCGTCATCTAGCGGCCGGCGCGCGACGAACGCGGTACGGTCGGCGTTCGGCTGAACGTCGAGGATCTTCCCGAGCGTCTGGCCTGGAGCCCAGGTGAGCACCATGAAGGGGAACCCTTCGCGGTCGACGACGTAGTCGTGCAGCGCGGGGATCGTGTAGTGGTGAGGGATGCGGGACAGGAGGCTAGCCTCCTGCAAGAAGAGCGTAGCTTCGTCTCCGTCCTTCCACTTGGACTGCTTGACCGCCACCCGGTGGCCCAGGTGTATGTGTCGCGCCTCGTAGACGCAGCCGAACGAACCCTCTCCGACGAGTTTCTTGAGGGCGTAGCTCCCCACCTGGAGGTTTGAACTTGCTGGCATGCTCACAGCACGAGCAGCCGCGCGCCCCAGGAGCTGACGGTTACAGGTCGCGCGACCTGTAACCGAGCAGGTGCAGCCCCATCACGATGCTGGCCGCCACACCCCACATCAGGGCGATCGACCCTCCTACCGACAGGTCGAAGCGCACGACGGTCGCTAGGATCCCCATCCATACGGGGATCCCTAACACCTCAGGCCAGTAGTCCGAGGGGTCCACCAGGCCCGCCAGGACCTGCAAGGGTCCTAGCAGGACACGGAGAAGCAAGCGGAACCACAGGACCGCAGAGATGACGCGGCCCACGGGGGCGCGCGAAGGCCCCCTACAGGGGAAACAGGAGATGAGAGGAGACACGGCGAAACTCGCAGAGGCAGGACGTGATGCGCAGGCGATGCTGGAGGGCGTTACGTCGGTTGTCGGGTACTACGCTCGATGAGATCGAGGAGACTTCAAAGGTCCCTTTCCCTCTGGGAACCTCTTGTTAGTTGCGAGCGGGAGGATTTGAACCTCCGACCTTCTGGGTATGAGCCAGACGAGCTACCGCTGCTCCACGCCGCAATGAGTATGATGCAGGATCGTGGTCACTTTGTCAAGCGGAGCTGAGAAAATGCGTCGCACCCGCCAGTTGATAGAACCCCTTGAGCGCCGTCCGGGCTACTGTACGTGGTGCAAGAAGCCCGTACCGCCGAGGAGACGCACCTGGTGTTCGACCGCTTGCGTGTACGAGTACCGGATCCGAGCGGATCCTCGCTTCATGCGCCGGGAGCTTCGCAAGCGAGACAAGGAGGTCTGCCAGGCGTGCGGGTTCGACTGCCGATGGCTGGCCAGCTTCCTCCGCAGGCTCGGCACGCTGGAGGTACAGGTCCACACGGAGGAGACCGCCCAGATGCTCCGCTGGACGCGCCTTCCCCCACCATCTCCCCGGCTGCCGTTCGGTCGCGAGATGACCCCGCAGATGGCCGCGTGGATAGAGGAGACGGAGCGCCTGCGTCCGCGCTGGGGGCCCGTCAATCACCGCACCACGACGGACGGGCGCATCGTCGCTCTCGACAAGAAGGAGCGGCCCTACCGAGACTGGCGCGACTGGTGGGGCTGCGAGGTGATGGGGCTCACGCGCGCGGACGCACGCAGGCGGACCTACTGGGAGGCCGACCACGTGGTGACGGTCGCCGAGGGAGGCGGGGATCTCGGGCTGGCCAATCTTCAGACCTTGTGTCTTTGGTGCCATCGCAAAAAATCTACGTCAGATTGTCGACGGATAAAGACTAAGAAACAGGTTGATAGTTAAAGATGACATCGGTAGATTACACTGATGTCGCAAGCTCCCTGGTGGATCATCTACTTCGTGCGGTCTGGACCTCCAGGAGGTCCGATCAAGATCGGAGTCACCGTCGACCTCCTGAAGAGGATAAAGCTGCTTCAGACGGGCAACCCAGAGAAGCTCGTGCTGTTGCGGGCCATCACAGGCGACGCTCTACTAGAGAGAGAACTACACGCTAGATTCAAACACATAAGAATACACGGGGAATGGTTTAAGCCTACTGATGAACTATTGTCCTTCATTGATCAAATCTCTGACGCTTGGGCGAACGACTTCAATGAATCATTAAAACGACCCTGCACTTGCGGCAGAAATCAGTACACGGTATCTCAGCTTCCTAACGAGGCGTTCGTCGCGTTGTGTCGTCGTTGTCTCATGCGTCAGAACGGGCACATGAACACGTTCCTCACTCGGTGCGCCCACCGAGAACGCCCCTATGTTCCCCCGAAGCCCTGTTCACATTGTGCGGTACCCTCGAAGCCTTTGCGTAAGGGCAGGTGTCATACGTGCCACGAATACTACCGTAGGCACGGAGTGGATCGAGACTTATCTCTACCGCGTAAGAAGATATGCGCTAACTGCAACAAAGAATGCGAACGATTATCTAGGAGTAGGTGCAGGATCTGCTACTCGTACTGGTATCAGTATGGCGTTGAGCGAGGACCCGACGACAACATCCACGCAAACAAGGGACCTGAAACCATAAGACGATACACGAGGAGACGTCTTGTGGACATCATACCAAGTGATACTTCTCACAGCTCCGGTCCTCCGTCCGTCTCCGACCCACCCGCATGCCTCACATCCTCTCTGAGCGTCCCCAACGAGGAACCCTCGACGTAGACTACGGGTTCGTTCACGACCGCGAGGGTCGCCCCACGTGGCTCGCGGTCGGCAACGCCTGCTCGCGCAACTCACGGCGCTGGTCCGCCGTGGTGACCCTGTGTGGACAGGCGGAGCTCGACAACTCCCGCGCCAACTACATCGAGGTGTGCCCGCCCCCGACCCTGATGGTCCCGCTCGACGAGATGGAGGGAGGGTCGTCGCGGCACCTCCCCATCATCCTCGCGTTCGTGCAGCACTACGTGCGCGGGGATCGCCCCCAGGTGCTCGTCCACTGCGACGCAGGGATCAAGCGAGGCCCTGCGATCGCGATCTTCCTCCTTACGGCGCACGGGTGGGAGGAGCGAGACGCAATCGAGGGGGTCCAACGCGCACGCCCCGTAGCCAGCCCCTCTCCAGCCCTCCTGAGCGAGGGTCGGGACTACCTAGAAGAGATCCTCTGCCCGTAGTTCAGCTCCGGTTAGCTCGGTCCAATCGACTATCCGGCATGAGCAAGACCTCCAAACCGGCCCGCAAGGGCAACATGAACCTCGGGTACGACGAGAACGACCCCTCTACCTGGCCGCACGACGTGCGCCTGTTCCACGAGCTTCGCTCGATGCCCGCCGATATGCTTGTGGCGATCGTCCACGGGGACGTCAAGGTGGACGATGTGGCACGCAAGATCCTCGCGGACTGTGGGCTGGACGACCAAGGCAAGTGGGTAGGTCCCGACAAGGCGGCCAAGATCCACAAGGTGACACTGTGAACCCGCTCTACGTGAACTACTGGTGCGGGTGCGACCCGCGCACCCAGACGCTTTGTCCCGAGGGGAAGCGATACGCGACCTCAACCAAGAGAGGCGTCGGCAAGGACGTGCAGCACAACTCGTGGTTGCTTGACGTCCACACTAGGGTTGCCGAGGTGTGTCTCGGTCTACGGGAGATCGAGTCCTTCCAGGACGTCCCTCAGATGCCGGCCAACCAGTACGAGATCGACGTCGAGTGGCCATACCTGGAGGAGACGGTCCAGAAGCACATCCGAGAGGACGGCCTAGACCTCCTACCTCGCTTCCAGCGAGGTCATGTGTGGTCGGAGGACCAGCAGCGGGCCTACGTGGCCAACATGCTGCACGGATGCGAGGTCGCTCGGACGATCATCTTCAACCACAGTCAGTGGGACGATCTTCCCCAGAACCCCCCGAAGGGAACGATGGTGATCGTTGACGGTCTCCAGCGACTAGAGGCCGTGCGGAAGTTCATGCGCGGCGACCTACTGGTGTTCGGTAAACGATACTGCGAGTTCAAGGGCGCACTGCGCATGCAGTATGGGCGGTTCAAGATCCGCATCACCAAGCTGCCTACCGAGGCGGCGGTCATCCGGTTCTACCTGGCCCTCAACGCGGGGGGTACACCTCACACCGAGGAGGAGATCATGCGAGTTCGTAGCCTCCTCCAGGAGGTGCAGTGATGGCGGGCGGGCCCCTCATGACGGAGCACGACCGCGAGGTGCGACGTCGCGCCATCGAGGAGGCGATCGCGGTCCTAGAACTCAACTCCCCGTTCCCCGACGCAGAAGGTCGCAGCATGATGGTGCGCACGCTTCACGACCGAACCATCGGGGAGCTCCGTAAGCTCCAGCAGGTGGCGTCGGTCGAGGAGTACATCGCTCTACCAAGCGCGGGGGACTACCGGCGCGGGTAGGTCACGCATGCACCAACTCCTGACCCCCCTCCTCGTCGCGGTTCCCGCATCCCTCGTGCTCGTGTACGCGATCCTCGCGTACGTCAACCACCGCGGCCTCACCCTCCTGGCCCGTGGGGTCGAGAGCGTTCGGTTCCCCGTACTGCGCGAGCTCCTCGACGAGGAGGTCAGGCGGGTCCGGCGCGAGGCCCTCCTGCACCCGCTACGCACCGCGTCGCGCATCAGCGACTGGCACAGGCTAGGCGTCGAGTTCTACTTCGAGTCCCTGGCGAACCGCGGGGGCCTGGAGTTCGAGGACCCCATCAACGGGACGTCTAGGGACATCTGGCTCCTGGACGCCATCGAGGCGCACAACCTCCAGTGGATCTGGCCCCAGCATCGGCCTCGGATCACCAACGCTGCCCCAGCGTCTCCGCGGGGCCGTACCGATAGGTCGCGACGAGCTGCGTGACGTAGGGGTGAGCCCGCTGGGCGGCGAAGTCGCAGAATGTGCTGAGCACCCCCCGGTCGTCGGGGGTCTTCTCTATCGCGTGGAGCAGCGCGCGTGCGTCCGTCCCGCAGACCATCACGGGGAGCCCCCTGTCCAGCGGACCCTGGGCGTTCACCTCCCATCCCGTTGGGGGCTTCCAGGTCGCACTCCACAGGACGAACCGACTCCCCTTGTTCTCTCCGGCTCGCCCGCAGTGAACAACGTGTGTCACGCATGTTGGTGGTGGAGCCGCACGCAGCTTGCGCAGCAGCAGGGTCGAGCGGACGCGCGGCACTCCGTATGCTCTCCAGGAGGCTTCCGCGTCCTCACAGACCGCCATGAACGGGGTCCAGCCCACCCCCACCGAACAGCACCCCACGAGGTCCGGTCCGTAGGGGCTCGCGTAGGCCAGCGGCTTGACCTCGTCGGCTACCGCGAGGTAGCTCGCCGATGGCCCGCTTTCATCTCCTCCGAACCAGGCGACGATTGCGCTCACCGGAACCTCACCACGAGCGGACCCTCCTACAGGAGCGTGACATACCAAGCCATAACCGACGGACTACAGGAGCGAGCTGTCCAGGGCGCGCAGGGCCTCCACGTTGGTCCGGTTGATGTACCAGGCCGGCGGCCGGCGCGCGAGCACATCCAGCAGGATGTCCTCCGCGCGCACCCGGTCGCGCGTTATGCGGTACCCGCAGTAGGCCGTCGGGCTGCGGTTGGCCCCCTGGAGGCAGTGGAACAGCACGGGTCCGCGCGTGCGGTGCTGGTCCACGAACGCCCACGCGGGCACGCACTTGGTGAGCAGCCCCTCCCCCTGGTCCTCGTGCTCCACGTGGAACATCGGGACCGACGGCATCGCGACCCGCGCGCCCACATAGCGCGCGTCCGCCTCCGAGAGGATCGAGACGACCGCCACGAAGCGCGGGTCCACCCGCGCCTCTACGGACCCCACGAAGAAGCCTGGGGCCACCTCGTGACAGGCGGGCTTGTTTGGTTGCTGGGCCGGACAGTGCGTGCGGTGGGACATCGAGAGCTTGAGCCCAAACTTGCAGTGCGGGCACACCGTGGGGGGGTAGTAGAAGGGTTCGGGTCCCTTGTCCGTGTTGGTGAGGGTCATGGTAGGGCGTATACCCGCGTCGGCGGATTCGAGCTGAAGTCAGCTCTGATCACCGTCGGTGAGGCGACTTCACACTATGACGAACAACGGCTTCACGAAGGGCACCAAGGTGCTGAGCAGGGACGGCAAGCAGGAGGGGGCGCTTACAGGGGGTCGGCGCCGCTGCCAGCTCGCCGGGTGCAACGGGATCCGAGTCGTGGTGCGGTGGGCGGACAACAAGGTGACATACCCCTGCACGAAGGGTCTGGAACCGCACGGCGAGGCCCTTCGGATCGCATAGTGATCAGCTCCGGTATTTGGATCTCTGGCGACAGGACCCCATGACCCTATACCACGTCATCCCGATCAAGAACTTCGCACGCGGCTACGACAAGTACGCGAGGAGCTATCGCAAGGCCCTCATCCCAGAGAGCCGCTACCCCGACGAGTTCTACCTCGTGCGCGAGGACGAGGTCCCGCAGGCGGTCGAGAAGGCCCGCACGCTATGCCAGCGGGTCGGGGGGTCTGTGCAGGGGGACGTCCTCGTGCTGGAGACGCAGGTCGACGAGTCGGCCACCCTACCCCACCCGCGCGGCGGGTTCGGCGTCGTGTACCCTCGTGGCGAGATCACGCTATCCTGCGTGCGCCGCACGACCTTGGACGGCCGTCGGGGCGAGGTCATCTCGGTGGAGGACGCGACTGCCTGGTCGCTTGCGGAGCACGACCTCCAGCCCTACGAGGCCCTGCGTCCACGGTCGATATCCTTCCTGCCGATCGCGCGCGGCTGCCAGGCATCGTGCAGCTTCTGCTTCTCGGAGGCGAGCGCCTCTGCCGACCAGCGACAGGCCCAGCCCGACTGGGCCCTATGGAATCGCTGGGCCGTCGAGGCGAAGATCGTTGGGGCCGAGCGGGCGGTCATTACAGGTGGTGGTGAGCCGACTCTCATGCGAGACGAGGACCTCCCGCGCCTGATCCGTATGTGTCGTCAACACTTCGACAAGGTCGTTCTCATCACCAACGGGTTCGCGCTGACTCAGCAGTCTCCGTCGTGGGCCATCGCCAAGCTCGGGGCACTCTACGGGGCGGGCCTGTCAGTCCTTTCGGTCTCGCGCCACCACATGAGCGAGGACCGCAACACCGACATCATGCTCCTGCGGACGCTGACGCCAGACCTGCTGCGCCTCGTCGTCGACCGTCGGCCCTTCTTCAAGGATCTGCGGGTGCGCCTTGTGTGCGTGCTCCAGAAGGGCGGGATCGAGACGATCGGCGATGTGGAGAGCTACGTGACCTGGGCGGCCAACCACGGTGCGGACGAGGTGTGCTTCAAGGAGCTCTACGTCTCCACGAGTCGCGAGTCCGTCTACCACTCGCGCAAAGCCAACCAGTGGAGCGCCGACCACCAGGTGCCCCTGTCTGTCGTGACCGACTGGGCGTGTGCGCTTGGCCTCCAGGCCGAGTCCCGCCTCCCCTGGGGTGCTCCCGTCTTCGCGCTCCAGCGGAACGGGCGACCCATGCGAGTCGCCGCCTACACAGAGCCCTCGCTCTACTGGGAACGCACGAGCGGCATCGCCCGAAGCTGGAACGTCATGGCCGACGGTACCTGCCTCGCCTCGCTGGAGGACTGCGCGAGCAGGCTCGACCCTCCTGGCATCCTGGCATCCCCAGAGGTGACGTCGTGACGTCCACCGAGTTCGTCGAGCGGAGTCGGTCCCTCCACCTGGACTTCAAGAGCTTCCTCGCCTGGAAGCAGGAGGCGATGACGCTCTTCCCCGAGGCGCGGGACTTCAGCGAGACGCGCATCGCGCGCACCTTCGCGAATCTGGCCCCCAAACCGTCCACGGAGAGCCGGGCAATCCACCGGTGCGACCTCTCCCGCCTGTGGCTGGAGGTCCGCCAACTCCCCGCCGAGATCGGAGTGCGAGCTCGTGTCTGTGCGGGAGTGCGGGCGGCCCTCCACGGCCTATTCGCTGGGTTCTCCCAGCAGCGGTCGCGGATCGCGATCCCCTCGGACGTCTATCCAGTCTACGAGGAGATCGCCCAGCGGATGGGCCTCGGGAGGTTCCACTTCCCTACCTTCCCCGAGCTCGAACTCCCGCGCCTGCTCGCGACCTGTTCGGGAAGCCACATCACGCACGTGCTGCTCCCCTACCCGCTCAAGCTTCACGGGCGCGCGTGGACCGACGAGGAAGTCGATACGGCAATCTCGTGGCTTCGAGAGAACTCGATGCGACGACTCCTGCTCGATGGGGTCTACTCGTTCGGCACGACCCTGGCCGATCATCGACTGCTCGCGCTACTCGACACCGACCAGGTCATCTACCTCGACTCCCTCTCGAAGGGGTGGTTGCACGAGTGGGTCATGGGTGTCACGATCCTCCCCGAGCAGGACCTCTACGCGCTGGCCCCCTGTCTCATGCCTCCCGTCGAAGTGGGACAACCAAGCGTGGCCCATTCCCTCCTCACGGAGTTCGCAAACTTTCCCCAGAAGCTCCGGGTTCACCTCGAAGCACATCGACACGCTACCGAGATGAACTTCTCTGACTGGGGGGTCCAGTCGACGGCCGAGCGGGGCTACCTCCTGCCCGTCCAGCGGAACCACCTTGACCTGCTCGTCGACAAGAACGTCGTCGCGCTGCCGGCGAGCGTCTTCGGATCAAACCGTGCCGGCTGGTCGATCGTGAGTGCCCTCTAGGCTGCGGGTCTACGCCTGACGAACCCCATGCGCCAAGAGCTTAGCTACGACTCGCGCCTGGACGGCCTCTCGCAAGCTCTCCTCTACTGCTTGTCTCGAACAGGAGGGTCTGCGCCACTCCGTCGTGGGGATTCCACGAGGATTGCCGACCAGGGTCTTGACCACCCGACCGACCCCGCTGATCTCTCGCTCGTAGTCGATCTCGCTCACCGGTGTGACGGATTTCCCGAGGACTTTAGGCACGTGGGCGACGCACACCACGGGTGTGCCGGCGGCGAGCACGAAGTCCCGCACCTTGTGAGAGACCTCCCCGTAGACGCCAGGGCGCTGGAACAGCGTGCGAAGCTGGCGGATTGCGTGCCCCTTACCCTCGGCGCTTCCGTCACTGCCCCCCAGGCCCATCTTGATCCCAAAGGGCGTCGTCTTCATGAGGTAGAACCCGATGGGACGGTTCTCCTTTCCCTTCGCGATCACCCAGACGTCGTAGTCCTGAAGTAGCTCCTCGGGGGAGGAGACTTTGACCCCGATCTCCTTGTAGGTCGCGTGGAGCATACTCCAGACGACGGCGAGGTGTTCGCGGCGGGCCGCGCCGCGAACCTCGATCTCCGCCACCGCACGCCGCCGCATCACCGTTTGTCTGCGGCCGTCTGGAACGCGCGGACCTTCTTGAGCAGCGGGGTCAACGCGCCTGGTGGGTTCGTGCTCGCCAGGGTGGTCACAGCGTTGTTCAGGTGCTCCCGAATCTCCTTCTCGATCTCCTCGGAGGCCCAGGGGAGCTTGTCGATCTCGGCGCGCTTCTTGATGGCTTCCAGTAGCTCGTCGGAGGCTCGCCTGCTGGCAAGCGAGATCCCGATCGCCTCGCGTGCCAGTGGACCCCCGTTGGTTACCCACCAGGTCGCGGGAGGAAGGCCCGTCTCCACGGTGGAGCTCGCCCTGAGATGTGCCCGCACGGGCTTGCCGCGCGCCTCGGGGTTGTACATCCAGACGGCGAGTGCCGTCACCGGCATGACTCGGTGCCACCCGTCGCGGTAGAAGCCGGGCCTGTCGTACTGGCGCTTGTAGGCGGCGATCGCCTGGGCGGGATCGTCGAACCCCACCATCACCTTGTCCTCGTCGTACTTTCCCGTGTCGGGGTCAGCCTGATGGATGACGGTCGCGATCGGAGACAGAGCGTTTGGCCCCACGTAGACGTCGAGCGGGTCTCCGTCTGAGCCCAGGGAGCCCCGAAACTCACCGTAGGGGTAGTGCATGTAGGTGCGCCATCCCTTGCCCTCACGGTAGCTGCCCGCGACGTTCTCGACGTCGATGACGAGTCCCTGGAAGTTGACGCACCCCTGGAAGGGAAACTCGTCGCGCGGCGGCGCGGAGGGGCTTGGGGGACCCACCCGCACCCGGGCAAACCGGTAGGGGACCATGAAGAACCGGCCGTCCCCGGCCGAGGCGTCCGCAACCCGGGCACGCGCTTCGCGGTCGATGGGGTCGCGCAGCCGAGAGGCCGCGCGCTCGACGTTCTCCTCGGGGATCTCGATGCCGCGGTCCTGCGCGGTGATGCCATCGTCATCTGGGTACAGGTAGGGGTGGGTACCCAGTGACCGGACCCAGCTCCCGTAGGGGACGATGCGGTTCTCCTGGTCCTTTACGGGTTCTGCACGCAGGATGAGCCCCCGCTCGTCTGCCTCAAGGGCAGACAGGGGGATCCAGATGGACCCTCCGTGACGGGCGGCCACAGCTGCCCCGCGCGCGATGAACTTCGCGCGGGCGCGAGCGGGGTCGGACGCCTTCTTGCCCTTCATCTTCTGAAAGATGCCCGTCACGTAGGCCCAGTCCTCCGCGTGCCCTTCCTCCTCGGCTCGCTGCTTGGCCTTGTCCCAGAGGTGCTCATCGCGTTGCGTCTTCACCAGGTTCGAGGGCATCCCTTACTCCGTACGTGTTCGCCTATCATAGGCGGTCACATAGGGCGGTTGAGCTAGAACCCTGGTCGCATCGCGACCCAACCAGGACCTGAGGATCAAGGTCGAGTCCTGATCGTGTTAGATGCGACCTGGAGGACCTCATGGCCGATGCCTTTCAAACGACCCTTACCCTGACGCGACAGCCGGACGGGCTCTACGCGCTCCACGCGCTCACCACGACACCAGACAGCTGCCGCATCGTGGACCCCGCAAGGCTGGGCGCGGTGTACGGGCAGCCCGTGCCGAGCGACGCCGTGGCCGTCATCCTGCCAACGCGCCGCGACCAGAACTGCACGAACAGCAACCCAGGAACCATCCAGCACCGCCTTGTCAACCTGCGGCTGCCCCCAGGCAAGACCAAGGTGGTGGCCTTCCTAGTCATCAACCCAGGTTCGACGCTCCTCACGACCGCCCTGGTGCAAGCGGGGGGAGGGGCCCCAACTCCAAACCCCGTGCCCACGCCTGTGCCCACGCCTGTGCCCACGCCTGTGCCCACGCCCCGACCGCGCGTCTCTCTGCCCTTTAACACCCCACCATGGGTCGTTGGAGGTTCGAGGACGGGAGGTCGAGTCCACCTCCCGTTCGAGATTCCGCCCTGGGTCGTGCTGTTCAGCTAGACCCGTAGGGACCCAAAGGCTTCAACCCGCCCGTCGGAGTTGAGGTGAACCTCGACTTCGCGGATCTCGTTGTCTCCGCTCGCGTTGATCAGCGGGATTCCCGGTTCACAGTAGTCTGTGTCGGCAGTGAGGTCGTAGCTGCGGTGGACGTGGCCGCACAGGTGTGCGACCACGTTTGGTCGCCAGAGCTGGCGACCGGCGTGGCGCTCGTCCCACCCCATGAAGGTGTTCTTTCGATCGTAGCGCTCCGAGCTCCCGTACAGCACCATCTCGGGCACCGGAACCGTATGGGTCACGAGGATCGTGGGGGACTTGTCGTCCTCCTCCAGGTGGCGGAGGAGGGTGCGTCGACACTCCGCGTGGAGCGCGCCGGGGTGCACTCCGACACCAACCTGCGCCCACCTGCGGGCCTCGTTGTCCATGTGGTCATGGGCGGTCTGCCCGCGCGACTGGTCCGTTGCGTGGAACAGGGTCCCATCGAACCCCGCGAAGTTTCCCACGAACCGGACCCCCTTGACCGTGAAGGGAGCCTTGTCAAGCAGGTTCGCTCCCACCTTGGAGCATGCGGCTGTCATGTGGTTCACAGCGTCCTGCATGAGGACGGGTTCGTTGGAGAAGACCGCGTCGAGGTCGTTGTTCCCCGCGACAAGCATGATGTGCTCGACCGAGGAAGCTGCCGTGAGGAGCGCATGGACCCCCTGGGCGAAGGTAGCACCCATGTCGGGCTCCACGAGGTCCCCTCCGTGGAGGAGGGCGTCGTAGCGGCCCGACATGCACAGGGACCGAAGGTCGTCGAGACGACTGAACCGGCTTCCCTTGCGCCCGAACAGGTGCCAGTCAGAGGTGAGGAGGAAGCGCAGCGTGGTTGGGCTCATGCGTCCTCCACGATCTCGGCGTCGATGACCATGGGGCCTGAGTCGCCGCCGGCCGGGAGCAGCCTCCGGCTCTGGGGCGCGCGCAGGGGTCTGGCCGCGCCCAGCACCGTGGACGCAGGGGCGAGCGAGGTGAGGACGGTGTCGACGTTGACCCGACCGTATGGATTGCCCGGCGTCAGGTGACGGCTCCTCAGGTCCGCGGTAAAGGCGTCGAACTTGCCCGCCGCGAGCGCCACGATCCCGATGATGACGTCGACGACGCGCCGTGCGTCGTCGAGGTCGACGACGCGCTCATTGCCGAGCAGCTTCTTCCACTTGTCGCGGGTCGCCTGAGTCGTGGGGTCCGACGGGTAGCTCCCGTAGGGCTTCTGGACGCACCAGACGGACCAGCCGCGAGTGCGGAGCGAGTCGACCACCTTGCGCAGCGGGGTGGGGGCCTGGAGGGTGATGCCGAGCCAGCGCATGGCGTGCTCCGGGTCGATGACCTCCGGGTACGGCTCGTCCGTCACGATGACGAACAGCTTCTGTCGGATGCTGTGAGGGAAGTTGAGCATCCGGTCCGCGTAGAGCAGGGCCATGTCGCTCGACTCGCAGTCGTTCCCTCCCCCGTCGCAGTCCTTGCGCATGTGGTGGAGGTACCCCTCGAGCTCGGGCCCCGAGCCGGGAGGAGCGACCTCGATGGTGTCGGACCGTCCATAGCGCCCATTCACGGAGGCGTCCCCGAAGCCCACGAACTGGAGCTCCAAGATCTTGCGGCCGTCGATCATGGTGACAGGAGCCGAGTCGGGGGGGTCGTTGTCGACCGTCGGGTCATGCTTGTGGCCTGACTTTCCTCCGAGGAAGTCCAAGCTCTTCAGGAACAGGAACGCGAGCCGCTTGAACAGCTCCGGTCGCCACGGCCCCACGGACCCCGTGGTGTCGATGGCAACCCCGAGGTAGTTCAGGGCCGAGATCGTATGGGGGCGTACAGTCAGGTCGACGGGAGGGTACGCGGGGCTGGGCGGCACGGGGTCGGGGTCGACTCGTCGGGAGAAGGGGGCAGGCCCCACGGTACCCGGATCCGCAGACGGCATGGATCGGGTATATGAGGTTCCGGGGGAGTAGGCGCTGTGTGCGTCGCTGAAGGCGCTGGGGGCCGCGTCGTCGCGGTCGCGAGACTCTCCCCTCCATCCAAAGTTGCCACTCATGGTGGTTCTCCTGTTTTCCTGTAGGTCTACACAGGGAGATAGGGAGCTCCAAAGGTGGAGCTGTGGTTCGACACCAGTTTCGGGGGTTTAGAGCGGAAGGAACCCTTCACAGGCCAACCAGGGTCAACTGGTTGGCCTGTGATTCATGGTGCGTTAGAACACTCATAGACCGGAGGCTAGCGTGCGCATTTTATCTACGAATCCCGCGATCGTCCCTCGGCATCGCTTGACTGAGACGGACTTTGCCACGACGCGCACGGAGATCCTTCAGATGCTCCGGCGTACCAACTACGACGTCATCCTCGTCACGGACCTACCCGAGACGCCAGCCGCTCGCGTACTCGACTGGGTGCGGGCCGCAGGATGGCGTATCCCTGCCATCCTCGTCGGAGACGTTGTTCCACAGGAGGCTGACGCGCTGGCCTGCTTGCATACGAAGGAGGCTACGACGGAGGTGCTGGAGTCCTACTTCCGCCAGGTACCGCGTAGCAGCGAGATGAGCGGCGAGTGGCCTCCTGGCAACGTGCAGGAACTCATCATCCTCACCAAGGACAGTGTGGCCGCCCAGACGCATATGGCCGCTGAGGTGTCCAACATGAGTCGTCAGATATCGGAGCTTCGCACCGGCCTGCGCGAGGACATCCGGGAGCTCGGGAGCAAGGTCGATGAGTTCCGTCACTACGCGGACAAGCAGCGGGACGCCATCGTGGCCAAGATCGGCGAGGGACCCCTGAGTCGCGTTCAGGAAGGACTCAAGTGGGTCGTGGAGCACCCCATCCTCGCGATGGCGGTGTTCCTTGCGATCCTGGTCCTCCTGGCGTCTGTCGTCGTGGGGATCAACGCCCTACAGCCGGGCAAGATGGAGATGATCAGGGACTGGTCCTCTGGGCACGGGGCCCAGAAGGCTGGCGGGCACTAGGTCGGGGGCGGGGGCGGGGGCGGAGGTACGCTCCCGCCCGAAGAGGAACTGTCCTTGGGCGGTGGGACGGAACCTCCTGATGACTTCGCGTCATCCTTCTTCGCGTCCGCATCCTCGCTCTCGCTCTCGTTGATCTGGTCGCTCATGATCGTGTCCTCCGGAGTTTGGCGAACCTCGTCGAGCAGGACCTCCACGCGCTCGATCTCTGACATGACGAGGTCCAGGGCCCGCATCGCGCTGACCCAGTTCTTGTGAACGAGCGCACCGCCCGCGGCGGCGAGGTCGCGCTTGATGACCTGCACTCGCAGGTAGGCGAGCAGCAGGTGGCTATCCTTCGAGGGAACCTCGCGAAGCGAGCTCCCCTGAGTGGAGCTGGGAAGGCGCAAGAGGATGGCCGTGAGGCGTCGCTCCGCCTCTCCGTACACACTATGGGCGTCACGCGTCGCGTGGAGCACCACCCCGTGCTGCGCGATCGCCTTCTCGTAGAGACCGACCGTCTCGTTGGCCTTTACCTCGACGGGAGACGCGGAAGTCGCGTCGATGGGGGCTTCGATGAGGCGAAGGAGCTCCTCCTCCGCGTGCTGCGCGAGGACAAGCGTGTTGCGAGGGTTGTCGGCAGGGTCGATCGTGAGGTCGGCCGGCAGGGTCAGGTCCGCGACGCGGACGTTGATGACCCTCGTGATGGTCCTGGCGATCCGGTCGATGACGGCCGCGCACGCAGCATGTCGCCGCTCGTAGTCCCGGATCATGTGCATCGCGGCGACTGGGTTCTTGTAGGCCAGCGTCTCCGCTTCCAGGAAGAACTGCGGGCCCTCCGCGAGGAAGGGGTGCTGCGAGAGCCACACCATGGGTACGTGCATCGTCTCGGTTCGACGCGACAGAGCCTCGAACTCAAGCCCAGAGCGGTGGACCTGGATGCAGGTCATGACCGAGTGGATAGCGGACTCGACGTCGGCAACACACTTGTTTGCCTCGTCATACAGCCTCGACACCTCCGCCTCTGCGTGCTCCAGGCTGAAGAAGCGCGTGCGCGTCGCCGAGCCAAACACGTGAGCGTCGTGCAGGCTCACCGACTCAGCCATGTCCACGCGGTACGTCGCGCGCAGCCTACGACCGAGGTCTGACCCGGGGCAGGACCCCGTGATGAGGGCTACGACCTTCGCGGTACGCCCTGCCAGGGGCGCGCAGGTGTGAAGGTGGGCGGACGCGGCCTTGACGTGTCGATCGGCCTGGTCGGCCTGCTTGCACGCCTCCGCGACCTGGTCATGGGCGCTCGTGGCGGTCAAGGGGAGCTGGCTGCGTACCCTCTCGATCCGTTCCTTGAGCTCCCGGACCGCCGCCGCCGCGCGGCTGAACCGCGTCTGGTAGTGGTCGAAGTCTCGAACCGACGGGTCCATCGCCTCGTTCATCGTCCCCAGACGGCGACGAGCGCGGTACCAGAGAAACACGAGGAACAGGAAAAGAGCCGCTCCGAGGGCGGACGCTGCGGCCCATCGGAACGTCTGGACGCGGCGTCGCTCCTCCTGGAGACGGACCCACAGGCGAACCTGCGACTCCACGAGGCTCTGAGCGTCTCGCATCAGGCGAGTGGATCCTGCGGTGCGTGCACTGACGGCCTGGTCCGCCGTCGCGTCGAGCATGTTGCGCTCCTCCCGACTCGCTGCGGGGTCCTGCGCGAGGAGCCTCAGCAGGGAGATCGCGCTGTCGAGGTCGGCCTCCGCGCGCGCACGGTCCAACGTCTCACGCGCCGTTGCCTCCTGCTCCGCCTCAGAGATCGCCCGTAGCGCCTGCTGCATCCCGTAGACAGGGTCGACGGGACGCTTGGAGGTCGCACGCTCGAACAGGTCGCCGGCGCCCGCGCTGGCCGGCGTCACACCAGCCGCCCGCACGGCCGCTCCGACGCCGATCGCGTAGTCGCACCTCGAGTGCTCGGGCCTCCGCACGGAGACGGAGCAGTCGTCCGACCACAGCAGCAGCATCACGGAGTGACGGTCGGGGAGCCCCTGCTGGAGCCAGGTGTCGATGAGGTCGTCGAGCGCTCGGACGGCGGGGATCCCCGCCGCGACCCCCTCCCCTCGCGCCACGATGACGTAGCTCGGTATGGACATCTTCCCCAGGGTTTCACCCAGCTTGGCGAGCCCGGCGGGGCTCATCGAGCTCGGGTGCCAGGTGTGGGGAAGGACGTACACGTGCTGGTCGGGCTGGAATCGAACCTCGACGGCCGGCGCAGCGCGGGCTGCGAGGGGTAGGCACAACCAGATCGCCAGAGCCAAAACTGTAACCCGCATGAGCACACTCCCTTTGCCGGTCGGTTCTAGGGACCCGACCAGGGTAATCTATCCTGCCCCTATGCAAGATAAGCAATCAACTATGGACCTCACCCTCGATTCTGTAGCCTCTGTAGCTTCTACAGGTAAGTCGAGCTTCGGGGAGGTATCGGATCAGATCCGAGCGGCTGTGACCTCCTGCGCGGCCTGCTCCCTGCGGTCAGGCTGCCGCGCTCCGGTCCCGTTTGACGGCCCGCTGGACGCGCCCCTTGGGGTGTTCGGGGAGGCTCCTGGTGGGGTGGAGGACGCGGAGGGGCTGCCGTTTCAGGGTCCGTCCGGCCTGCTGCTCAACCGGACGCTGGTCGCCCTGGGCTGGGCGCGGAGCCGCTGCTACGTGTCGAACGTGGTGAAGTGTCGGCCACCAGGCAACGAGAAGCCCAAGCGTCCGTTCGTCGCGAGCTGTCGACCTCACCTGGAGGCGGAGCTCGCGGCGGGACGGTTCAGGGCGATCCTGGCCCTGGGCTCCACGGCCCTGTCCGCCCTGACGGGCGAGCACGGGGCCGTGTCCGCCTTCATCCCCCGCGAGGACCTACGGGTCACGGTCGGGGGGCGGGAGGTGCCGATCGTGGCCTGCTACCACCCCTCCTACATCCTGCGCAAGCGGAGCGAGGGGGCTGACGCCTACGAGGTTGCCATGCGGGTCTTCGCGAGTCAGCTGCGGCGGGCGATTCGCCTGGCGTCCGAGGACGTCGTCGAGCATCCCGAGCGCGATCCCGAGGTCTCCCCAGAAGGAGAGCAGGGTCTCGCGCAGGGCGATGAGGTCAGTGGACGGGATGTTGAGGGTGATCCTGTCGCCCTGTAGGTCCACGGTCCCCTGGACGTAGTCGCGGCGCCCTCCGACCGCCACCTCCACCTCGATGTGCCCCGAGGGGGAGCTGGCGCGGTACACGACCTGGTCTCCAAGGCGACTCTTCCGCACGCGCACCTCCGTGCCGGGGAAGGCCCTCGCGATCTGCTCCTTGATCTCCTTGGGACTCATGGGGCTCATAGGGCGAAGGGGGGCAGGTGGATGGTGTCCCGCAGGGGGCGCTTGTCGGGCTTGATCTTGCTGTCCGACCATACCAACCGAAAGCGGTATGGTTTCTCGACGAAGAACATGTGGGAGATGACGGGCGTGGTGTCCACCTGGCAAATGGTCTTGATGGCGAGGTCTACCTGGTCCGGAACCTCGGCGAACAGCACATGGTACAGCGGGATGCGCTCCTCGTCCTCGGTCCCGATGACCTCACGCAGGTGGGCGTCGAAGCGGCTCGTCCCGACGGTGTCCCGCAGCGACACGACCACGAACTGCGGGTCCCGAGCGAAGATCCCAAGGTCGCTGGTCGCGTGGTCTGGCTGGACGCGGATCGTGTCGATCGCTGCCTGGGGCAGTCCGGCTCGACGCATCGCACCCACCAGGCGCGGCGCGTCCGCTTCGGTGACGTAGTAGAGGGGGTTTCGGGTCGGCACGCTCCTCGTCTGGTTCCCCACGATGAGGTTGGCGGTGAGGTTGAAGGCCGCCTCATGGTCTCGATGCAGGAAGACCACGACGCTCCCGCACGGGAACACGCGGTGGTCCTGCACGAGCTCCGTCGCGGACTCGTAGAACAAGGGGGCTTTACGTACCTCCCACCCTGAAGCGTCGACGGGGTGCTTGAGCAGGCGCGCCTCGGAGGGGATGAGGATCGCGGGGCTCGTCGGGGGGCCGAGCTCGATGGGGATCTCGACCCCGAACCCCTTGAGCACCTCGCCGACTTCCTGGAGCAGGCGGCTCGCGCAGTCCGCGACCCAACGGGTCGCCTCCTTGGCCGGGAACGGGGAACCCAGCTTGTGGGACACGGCCAGCAGGCTCTCCCCCGAGAGCCCCCTGCACAGCTCCACCTGCACGCGCTCCCCGTCGCTCGTGGCGCACAACCCGACGCCCGAGGAGAAGGGGAGCCAGTACACGCCCTGCTCGACTCGCCACTCGGCGATGTCGGGCATCACGGCGCTCAGCGCCGATCGGTACCAGTCCAGCACGGTCTGCAAGTCCATGCGGTAGGACCACTCGGTGACGACCCGCAGGAGCTGAGACGGTCTGGATCAGGTCGTCTCCGGGTAAGAAGGTATCGTGGCGATCCTTTACTGTCGGGCACGAGATGGGGGCTACCGCGTTGACGTCGAGGGGGACAGGTACCTCCTCCACGCTCCGGGGGGCCCGTTCGTATACACGAGCCGGCGCGCGCTCATCGCGCACGTTACGGGGCACCCCAGGGGGAGGAACTGGACGTTGTCCCGCTACTTCCGGCTGGAGGACCCGTCCCTCACGGGGGACGACGACCCGTGGGCGCTGCTCGGGGAACCCCCTCCCCGGCCGCGCGCGCCGGGGATCAACCTCGTCGACAAGCACCTCGACGTGCGCCGGATCTTCTTCCACGGCTTCCACCCGCAGCTCGCGCAGGGGCGCACGAGTGCCGTCGACCCCGAGGACTCGCTGCAAGATCTCTACGTGGCGATCCTGTCGCGCAACCGGCTCACGGGCGGCTTCGACCCGAAGCGGTCCACGATGAGTCACTACGTACACCTGGTGTCCCGTACGGTGCTCTACCAAAACCGGCGCAAGCAGAATCGCTGGAACCGCGAAGTGTTATCCACCGACGAGAGAAATCCGCAGGAGGAAGTCGCTTCTTCAGCTCCTTCGGCGCTGGACACCTCGATCGTAGAGGGTCTGGTCCACTTCCTCAAGAACGGGGAGGGGGACGAAGTAGCTCGCGCGGCTGAGCTTCTCGCTCAGGGATGCACGGAGAAGGAGGTAGCCTCCAAGCTGGGGCTGTCCTCTGGCGACACCAAGCGCCTCGTACTCCGAGTCAGGGAGCGTGCCCGCGAGTGGCTAGAAACCCGATGAGGTGACGCTATGACTCGCTCGGTCGTCCTGTACGTGCTCGTTTCGTTCCTGCTGGCCTGCTCTCGCGGTGGAGCCCCCGACACGACCGAGGCCGAACCCGAGACCACCGCCCCCGCCCCGGTCGGGGACAGCATGTACTTCCGCGTCGAGACCGCTCCGTCCCTGCCCTGCCGCCCCCTGCAAGTTCTCGGGTGCGACCTCGACGGGGACGTGAACGAGGAGACCATCGTGGTGTGCGACGACGGAACCTCCTCGATCCTCTCGGGAACGAGTGAGCGGAAGGTGCGGGGCCGGGTCCTCGCGTGCGCCGACGTGGAGGGGAACCTGAAGAACGCCCTCGTGGTCCTGTCCGAGGGTTGGCTTCAGGCAGGCCCCTACAGCATCGCGGCCCTTGTGGGCGACGGCGTGCGCGCGGCGCGGATCGACGCGGACGGCGACGCCGCCTACGAGGTCGTGCTGTGGGGCTTCGGGGCGCACCCCTTCCGGTGGTCGCCCAAGGGGAACGACCTCAAGGAGATCGCGTGGGCCGCCAGCGACTGCGTGGGGGACGGGGTGGACGTGGCGTGCGCGAGCGACGCCGACCCGCAGACGTGGAAGACCCTCTCGTCCTCGTGGGGAGAGAAGGACGTGGTGTCGAGTCAGGTGGACTTCACCCCGCTGGCCCTCCTCGACGTGAACCGTGACGGGGCGCTGGACCTCGCGGGATCGATGGGGTCAAACTTCGCGTGGGCCGGTGGCGGCAAGCGCGGGACATGGACGGCCAAGGGGTCTTGCCTGCTCGGGCTCCAGTCCGGCGTTCTGGTGGCCCCGACCGCCAAGGGTGGGTGGGGCTTGCTCCCCCAGAAGGCGGACCCGCTCCCGACGTGGGGTAGCCCGCTCGCGGACGACCCGATCGGGGCCGTCATCCTCACGCAGGGTGTTCCGCACGCGCTCGTAGCCGACCCGGTGACGTTGCGCGCGTGGTCCGTGTCGATCCTGCCGCGACCCATCCCTTGAGGGTGAGGAGCGCGGCGGGCTGGTTTCGGCGCGTCCTGACCCACTAGCGGGGTGATACATCGGGACCCTCTCAGGAGAGGAGTCCCGATGAGCAGCAGCCGTCATGCCGACCTGGCGGTCAAACCGTTCGCGGTGCGCGCGATGCTCACTGCACCTCAGAAGGAGGTGATGTATCACCTTCGAGAGAGGATCCAGCGTGAGGAAGAGGTAGAGCGTGGGTACGCCCTGGTCCCGACGGAGCAGGACGTAGTCATACGCGCGATCGCGCTGCTGTGCCGCAAGCAACGGATCTCGTGGCCCTCCGACCCGCGAAAGTCGAAGGGGAACCCTCCTCGTCGACCGGAGAAGTTCAGCGCGGACCGTCTCTACTCGGTGCGCGCCACCCTCACCGAGGGGCAGAAGACCGCGCTGGAGGCCCTGCGCGAGGCCCTCCAGAAGAGCTCGGAGAAGCGAACCGGACACGCCAACCTCCCCACAGAACAAGAGACCGTCATCCGCGCGCTGTCCGACCTGGCCCGGTCACGCCAGGTCGACTGGCCCACGCACGTGCCGACGGGCAGCCCCACCTCTCCCTCCGCCCCCGCCAAGCCCTCAACCGAGTCCCTCGCAGATCCTGCACCGATCCCTAACCGGTCCAACCCGTAGATTCCGACCGGCTCCTGCCCGAAGGTTACCTCATGACCCGCGCTGGTGCGGGCGGCCTCACGAACCGAAAAAGAACTCTCCTCGAGGGCGTTACCATGAGTGACCTTCAGTACAGCACCCAGATCGACTCTGCGCAGGCCCAGATGATGGAGCTGCGCGACCTCCGCTGCGCCGTGCACGGCAAGGCCAGCAAGGAAGACCTCATCGCGCTCCAGGGCGCGCTGTCGCACAAGGCCAACCAGGCCGAGTTCTGCGCAGTCCAGGCGCAGATCGCCGGCATCCAGGCCGAGCTTGCCCGCAAGGCGGACAAGTGCGACCTCGTCCGCACCCAGGACAGCGTCGCGGCGATCGCCAGCGGCCAGTCGGCGTTCGCCCTCAAGTACGAGGTGCAGGCGCTCTCGGGCTCGGTGCAGGGCATCACGAACAACATCGCGACCCTGGCCGGCAACGACTCGGGCTGCGAGCCCTGCTACGACAAGCGCCTGACCCACCTGGCGCGCGCGCTCGCCGCGATCCACTGCGGCATCCGCGACGACCGCGTCCGCGTCGACACGCTGATCGCGGCGGTGACCGACCCGGCCACCAAGAGCGCGCTCCAGGCGCTCGCCGACAGCGTGTTCTCGCGCTGGGATCAGATCCTCGTCCAGTTCGTCAGCATCACCGGCGGCTGCGACGGCGGCAACGGCTAGTTCGGGGCGGACACCCGCACCAGCCGAGGGGTGAGCTTGAGCTCACCCCTGACCCTGGACTCCTCAAGGCGCAGGGACCGAAAGGTCTCTGCGCCTTGTTTTTTTAGGAGGCGCGAATGCGGCTGTCCTTGTGCTGCGTGACCTTGGTCAGCACCTTGTCAGGATGTTCCTCGTCGCTCCCGACGAACCTCTGCGGGGCGAGCGGCAACTACCTGGTGTGCCCTGACGGCAGCAAGTGTGCCGAGGGCTTCTGTATCCCGCCCTGCAAGGTCGACGCGGACTGCGCGACCACGCGGTGCGAGGCGGACGGGTACTGCGCCGCCAAGACCCCGGCGGGGCCGGCGGTCCCTGGCGGCTGCTACTACCTGGACACCCAGACGATCGCGTGCGAGGTCAACACGTTCGACCCCGTCCTCAACCCGCTCGCCAACAAGTGCCCGGCCGGGTTCTCGCTCTGCGGGAGCCGGCCGCCGAGCTCGAACTTCCCGCAGATCTGCGCGATGCCGATCGGGATGGGGTTCTTCGCCTCGACCGTGCCGGGGTACGTGGTGGACGCGCCCCCCTACGACAAGGTGACCTGCACGCCCCCCGCGGGGAGCTACCTGCCGGCGCTCATCGGCTGCGGGCAGCGAGGGCTCAACAACACGCGCGTCTCGGTGCCGCTCTCGCCGGCCTGCGGGGGGTTCACGCGCGGCATGGCGTGCTTGAACATCGGGCTCGGGTGTCCGGGTTCGGACGTGCGCCAGGCGTCGGGGGACAGCCCCAGCAACGGGATTCTCTGCTGCAAGTAGGGCCGCTGGGTACGTTGCTGGGATGCCCCCCTCCTACTCCCTGCTGACGGGAAACTGCGTCGACGTGCTGCCCCAGCTTCCCGCCGACCAGCGCTTCGACCTCGTGCTCACCGACCCGCCGTACCCGGAGATCGACCGCCCCTACGGCCGGATGACCGAGGCCGACTGGCACGCGATGATGCAGACCCTGCTCCCGCTGTGCCGCGACCGCCTCACCCCCCGGGGATCGATCCTCATGGTCATCCAGCCGAACGCCGAGACGCCGGGGAAGATGCGCCTGTGGGCGCACGAGTTCGTCCTGTGGGTGGGCCGGTGGTGGAACCTCGTGCAGGACGTCTACTGGTTCAACCGAGCCGCCATGCCGACGGTCCACTCGCGGCGCACCGTGGGGCTCCTGCGGTGCGGGATGAAGTGGCTCGTGTGGGTCGGTCCCCCCGACTGCTACCGCGCGCAGGACGAGATCCTGTGGGCTCCCTCCGACCGCATCCTCCAGGTGTCGCTCGAGGACCGGAGCTTCCAGCGCCGGCCCTCTGGCCACCACGTCGTCCAGGGGCGCACGCGCGAGGCGTTCGACGAGCGCGGGGGGACCACGCCCTTCAACTGCTTCTTCGCCGCGAACACGGCCTCGCACCGGTCCTCCGGGGAGGAGGGGCACGGGGCCGGGATCCCCCGGGAGCTCTGCGACCGGCTCGTCCGCTACCTGTGCCCGCCTGGAGGGATCATTCTCGACCCGTTCTGCGGGATGGTCACCGTGGGGGCGTCGGCGGTCGAGTCGGGCCGCCGGTTCGTCGGCATCGACAAGGACCCCCAGTGGCGGGAGCCTGGGCTGCGGCTCCTCCGCGAGGCCGACAAGCAGCCCTTCCTGACGGCCTGACAGCTCCCGCGCCCTTCGACCGCGAACCTCCCCGCATGTTGTGGCCTGACCTTCCCCCACGCCCCGACCTGTTCTCGCGCAGCAGGGGCAGCTACCGCGGGGTCGGGTACGTCTGGGCCTGTCGGGACAAGCCCCTCTGCTGGAGCAGTTCCGCGACGCGGAGCCTGCTAGACGCGGTGCGGGCGCACCGCGAGACGTGCGACCTTTGCCCCGCGAAGGCGCGCAAGCCCACCGAGGAGGAGGTCCGCAGGCGCGCGGGCACGAACGAGGTACACAAGCGGGTCCCCGTCGTCCCGTACGTGGTGCCCGTGACCGAGGAGGGGCCTCCCCCCTGGGGGGTCGCCCACCTGCACGAGGCGTCGGACCCGCCCCCCAACGCGCTCGTCCTGTTCCTTCAGCAGCGTACGGCCTACGCGCTCTCGTGGCTCCAGCAGGTCCACGGGCAGCGCAGGGACCGCAACCGCGTCCTCGCCATCGTGCGCAGCACGCTGCGCGTCGAGTGGGGTGTGGAGGTCGAGGTGGCCTCCCTGCGCAAGGCCGCACGCCTCGCGCGCACCGAGCGGGTACGTCCGTGGCCCGCGGCGAGCCGAACCATCGTCCTGTCACCCTTGTACGAGGTGACGTGGAAGCACCTCCTCCTGCTCACCGTCCAGCTGAACCAGATCCTGACGGACGTCCTGTCCTGGGTGGACACCACCCTCGGCGGCGACTGGGCCTCAAGACTCCTGATCTACGCGGCCACCGAGGTCGTGATGGGGATCGCCCCGCACACTCCGGTCTGGTGGGGCCTGGTGGCGAGCGCGGGTGGCTTCTTTCCCCTCGGGTACGTGCCGGGCGCGCGTCGCATGGTGCTGATTGACGCTGCGGTGGACACCTGACGAGGTGGCGGCACTTGGCCGCCGGACGCGCGCCCTGGAGCTCTTCGGGGTCTTCGGGCAGGCCGACTGGGCTCCGAGCACCTCGCCCATCCCCTGGGACGTCCCCGTGCCCTGCGACGACCTTCCTGCGTGCATGCAGGCCATCCTGCGCGACGTCAGGGCGCACAGCGTCACGACCGTTCAACGCGCGATGCTCCACTACACCACGAGGAAGGACCCGCGCCAGGCGGTGGGGGTCGTACGCGCGACCGTGCCCTCCTGGCGACCCGGGGGGCTGTCGATCTCCGCGGTCGTGCTCCAGCGGCTTCCCGACCTCGGAGGTCCCGTGGCCTGGAGCCTCATGCGCGGGGCGCTGCGGCACCAGGCCGCCTGGTGCTGTGGGGGCGTGCAGGTGCAGTCCTGCCGCGCGGTCCTGCGGGCGCTGCACGAGGTGGGCCGGGAGGTCAGGCACGTCGTGCCCCCGCACTCCTGGTGGCTGCTGCGCGCTCCTGGGTGGGTCAGGCGCACCCTCCGACGCCTGACCGCCAGGTGGGAGGACTACTCAGCGCTGTCGGTGCTAGCGGCGGTCGCGGGGGAGCACGGGATCGACGTGTACGAGCAGGGGGTTGAAGTCCTCGCGTGGGCGGGGATGTGCGCGGCGGGGGGCTGGCCGCTCGACGAGGCCGCGCGCCTGGCGCTAGCGATCGGAAGCGGGATCGTCCCGGTCGCCAGGGTTGATGGTCAAGTCCTGTGCGTCCGACATCCGGGGGCGTAGCTTCCTCCGGAAGCTTGACCTACGGGGCACGCACGCATGCTAAGGGCGCAGGATCGTCGAGCTCACCTTGTAGGGCGAGCAGTAGACCAGCGGGAACCCGAAGGAGGCGGCGTCCGCGATCCCCTTGAGCTTGCGTGGCATCTCAGTGTCGTCGCAGAGGCGATCGATGAGGAGGAGATTGCGCCCCATTCCAGCAATCTGTGCGCAGTCGGTTCTGGAGATATGGGGGTACACGTCCGTCCCGAGTGCCACGTCCAGACCCCAACGGGCCACCTTGTCCGCGTAGCGCCCGTCATCCTCTCCGACCAGCAGGTCACATACCCCGTAGGTAGCGGCAGCGACCTCTTGGATGCGCTCAGGCTCGATGGGACCCTTCTTCGGGTGGTTGCGCGACAACTGGAGGATGCCGCGCCGGCCCGTGTGGAGGTCCACCTGGGTGCGGTTGTGCAGGTGACCGTAGTGCAGCGGCCGGAACGACCCCGAGAAGAGGTAGTGGGTCGTGGGGTCGAGCTTGGGTAGCGGGATCCACTCCGTCCCGAACGCAGGCAGGTAGGCATCCTGACCCTCGGGGGGCAGGGAGACGACGCGCTTGTAGTGGCCGCGCCACGAGATGGACTCGATCCCCCAGGCGGACCACAGACCCGAGTCGATGATCCCCTCGACGCGCTCACGCGCCCCTAGGAGGGCACGGAGCACTGCGAGCCCTGCGATCTCGGACTGCTGAGCCCGGTCGCACACCTTCTGCCCGTGCTGCCACAAGATGTGTGCCTCGATGGTGTTATGGCCGCTCGGGCCGAACCGGACCACCACGTACGCCTCGTCCCCGTGGTCACGAGTCGAGGTCACGCCGGAGAGCGTGCAGGTCACCGCGGCTCCTACGGGAAGGCCCCGCGCCTGCTCCTCCAGAGTCGCGCACGAGCTCGCGCGGACCCAAGCGGCCGAGGCCAAGAGGTGCGAGGCCGCGAAGCTCGTTGCCCCACCGACTCGAACACCATTCTCCATGCGGGTCTGCATGCGCTGGCCCACGACCTGCGTGACAGCCTCCCGACTGTAGGGAGATCCTGCGTCCATGAGGACGTTCGTGCAGCCGATCGTTCGCTGGAGGACGGCGGCAGCTTCCGCCCCACCCCCTGCGGCGTAGATGACGGTCGGAACACGCCCGTGTGCTGGGATACAGGCACGGGAAGAGTCGATCAGCTCTGATAGCGGGGTCTGGTTCATGGGGATCAATAGCTCTAACGGGTATCAGTGGAGCTGAACGATACCTAACTCTCACGCTCAGGACACCCCATCCCATGAAGAAGACCCCACCCGAACCGTCTCGGTCTCGTCTGAAGAAGGGGCTGGTTCGCTTCCTGCCTGGAAAGCGAACCGCGCAGACCCTCGTTGAGGCGGCGAACCACGTCAAGGACCGCTACATTCCTCCGCTCTTCCTCGTCGAGGGGGACGCGATCTCCGTGTTCTCTACCGCCTGCTCGGCGGATCCCGACAACGTCTACATGACTCGTACCGACGTGCCCGTCGTCAACAGCACGGGGGTTCGTGTCGCGGGGAAGGTGGACGAGCTCAGCGCAGAAATCCTCAAGACCACGCGACCCTCCGCGATCCAGTTCGACGGGAGCAAGGTGTTCATCCTCAGGGAGGACGGGGAGGTTGCGGAGGGTGTCGGAGGCGCGGGAATCACCACGAGCGATGACCCAGCCGCTCTCTGGAACGAGAGGGTCGCGCCCCTCGAGGAGGTGGGCCACCTACCCACCCCCCTGCTTCGTGGGCTCATCGACATGATGCAGCCCTTCGTGGGAGAGGACGAAACGCGCAGTCAGATCGGCTGGGCTCCCGTCGAGGTGTCTCCGGGCCTCGTGCAGGGGGTCGCAACGAACGGACACATCCTCGTGGTCCGTCGTCTGCGATCCCCCCTCATCACCGCCACCAAGGTTGAAAAGTTCGGCATCCCGCGCAAGGCCATGCGGGCGCTGACCCGGTTCCAGGAACCTACGACCTACCTGCTCAAGAACCCTGCCCGCGACAGCATGACGTGGATGGCCCGCTGCGGGGGGCAGAACGTGTTCATGTCGCACGTAGACTCGTTCCCCCCGTACGACGCCCTCCTGCCGTCAGCAACAGGGGAGTACATCGGGTTCGACATGAGCGCTCCCCTGCTCCGAAGCACGGTGGCGGAGGTCGTCACCCAGGCCGCTAAGACGGAGAAGAGCTCCGTCGTCCTCGACGTGAACAACGGGGTGCTGACGATCAACATCGGCGACACGGCACTGCGCTGGACAATCCCCATCGAGTGGACGAAGGGGGACTTGGAGCCTTTCCACTCCGTCGTGGGAGTACGCTACTTGTCGCAGGTGGTGCGATCCATCACCGAGAATGCCGTGACGACGCGCATCGAGCGCGCGTCGTCCTCCAGGTCCAACGACCCCGAGCTCAGCCCCCTGTACGTGAGGGACGTGCCCTTTGGAGACCTGTTCGACCAGGAAGACACGGACCCCAACGACGCTGTCACAGCCCTCATGCCCATGCGAGCCTAACCATGCAGAACGACAAGATCGAAACGAAACCGAAGAAAACCCTCACCGGAGAAGCAGACTTCGTGGCCGAGATGACGCGACAGCGCCTCACCGAGTGGGCCAACCGGCAGGTGTGTCGCGTGCAGCCCGTCATCCCAGACGAGGAGCGAGGATCTCCCTACCTGGACCACGCGGCCTCCAAGGGGTGGGTGACCACGCGACGTGACGCCCTGACCGCGCAGGGGTTCAAGGTGGCCGCTGCGTACCTGCGCCGCTAGGAGGTCTTTAGTCCACGTCTCACGGCGGTAGGTATCCGCAGCCCCGTAGCGGCGGCCGGGCCGACGAGGTCCGACACGTTCGCTGCGCTTGAGATGTTGTCCAGACGCTGGAGCGCGCTCGCTTCGGTCAACAGGTGCTGCGTGAGGCGCACCTCACACGCGCGCCTCACGCAGCAGTCCGAACATTCGGGATGCCCCTCCAGGAAAGCCCCGAAGCTCGGGCAGTTGCTCCGCTTGGCGAGCTCGCTGGACAACAGGGGCCCGAGGTCGGGAGCGTCGGTGTCGGGTTGTAGCTGCGCGACGACGCGCAGGTTGGGTTCTGATTGGGCCATGGACGTCTCCTAGGGGAAGGCTTCAAGCGTCTTGGGGACGTCGACGTCCTTCATGTGGGTGTTGGCGATCCCAAGCGCGATGGAGACCGCGTCAGGGGGGAGGCGATGGAACCAGGACCGCATGCCGGCGAAGATGATCTTCTTGTCTCCGGTGACCGCCGTCCAGCCGGCCACCTCGATGAGGTCTGAGATGTGGTTGAAGCACGCCACCGCGTCGCGATGGCTGAACGGCGTCTTGAGGACGCGTCCATTCTCCTTGCGCAGCGCCTTGACGAACTCTCCGAGGCGATCGACGAGCTCGGGACACTTTCCGAGGAGGTCAGGAAAGTGGCGCCGTAGAGCCTCCGCGGTGATGTTCCATTCAGGGTAGTCGAGGCGATGGAAGCACTCGAAGCGATTGAGCATCGAGATGTCCTGCGGCTGAGCCGTCACGTAGTCGACTGTCCGCTCGCCAGATCCGACGGTGTTAGCCGTCGCGATGAACTGGGTTCCGCGGAGGACGGTACGGATCTTCCCGTTCGGCATCGGCACGCGCCCAGAGATGGAGTCGATGATGGGTCGGAAGATCTCCATCTGGTCGGGGCTCGCGCGGTCCAGGTCCGATAGCAGGATGAGGTAGGGCACACGATCCACGACGCTGCCGTCCGCATCCCGAATCACGTACCCGTCGCAGATCGCGCGCAGGACCTCCCCCTCCTCCCACACGGTGGACCCGTTGTGGAAGCTGCGGCACGCGATCTTGGCTGACGAGTCGCTGTCTGGTCGAAACTCCACGAACAGGCCGGGAATACGACACAGGGCACTCACGAAGTGGATGATCGCATCCTTGCCCGAGCCCGTAGGGCCATAGACCCACGTGGTGCGACGCTTGCGGATCGAGGTCAGGATGTGCTGAACGGAGACCTTCGACGCGCCGGTGTCCGGTAAGACGTAGTCTTCTGGCGGCGGAAGGCACGCAGACAAGGGTACTCGAAGGTCGACAGGGAATTGTATCCCAGCTAGGTTGATGGACAGGGAGCCGCGGACGGCCTTGCGGGGCCTGGTCGGGTCTACCTGGGATGCAATCTTCGCCGCGAGTCTTGGAGATACCGTCGTGGCGTCTGGGTGCTGCGCGAGGTACTGGCGTACCGTCATCGCATGGCTGTGGATCAGGTGGTCGTGTAGTGCGTAGTCCTGTGGATAACCGCACTCAAGACACAATACTTGGGACACGTTCGTCATCAGAGGATGAGCTAGGCAACGACGGGAATGGGAGCTGAGCGGGTCAGTGCATGGCGCGCAGTCGGTCCGAGATGACGTTGAGGAGCACGTCTGGAACCTCTGAGAACGTCTTGACGCTCACGCCGGTCGGATGGAAGAGCTTGATCGTCTTCTCGGTACCCGCTCCGACCCCAACTCCGACGATGAGGATTCCTCGTCGCACGGTCTCCGCGACCTGGGACACGATGACGCTCTCTGTACCGCGATTAGGACACCCGTCGGTCACGACGAAGATGAAGCGGGTTGTCTCGCGACGCACGGCCATCCACTCTAGGGCCGCCTGGATGCCCTCGGCCATAGGGGTCCCTCCGTCCGCCTTGGCGGACGCGAAGCGATGCTGCACGAGGCTGAGCGGCTCCTCGAACCGCTTGTAGGCGAAGACCCGCACCCCCGACCCCGAGCGGTGACACTCGCTGGCGTTGTCCCCGAGGGGGAGCACGTCTTCTTGGTGGTACTCTTTGTCCTGAAAGCCTATCGCCGCGACGGGGTAACCCAGGTCGTCGATGGGGTCTACGATCGCTAGCATCGTCTGAACCGCCCGGCTCATCCAGTTCTCCATGGAGAACGACTGGTCCAACACGACGATGGCGGAGAAGCGAGGGTCGACGCGGTTCATGCGTCGCTTCCAGGGCCGCTGCGGGGGCTCACCGACAGAGATGGCCGCGCCGACGTCGGCGAGCATGCGCTCGGACAGGTCAACCCCGTTCTCCACCCCGTGGAGGACGCGTGTGCGCCGCATCCCCACGACGAGACGACGCAGCCCCTCCCGAAGCACCTGAGTCTCAGACGCCGCCGTGTCGCGGAGCTTGCTGATACACTCAATCGCGGCCGATCGGTCCCTCGGCTCCGGCACGACGACCTCATCGCAGCCTGGCGCGTAGGGACGATAAGCCGCCCCTACGGCAGCTTGCTCCTGCTCCTTCCATACCTCCTGCACGAAGTCGTCAAGGACGTTCGTGACCACCTGGGTAGGCGTCTCGTCTTCTTTGGTTTTCCCGAGCACCTCGGTGGCGACCTCGAATGAGGGGTCAGCTTCGGCTGGATTGCCCGCATCCGACTCGTCCTTGTCGGGGTCCTGCGGACCTCCTGCACCGGCCTCCTGCCCGGCTGCATTATCCGCCTCCTCGCCCTTCTCGCCCTTCTCGCCCTTCTCACCCTTCTCGCTCCCCGGCTGTCCCTTCCCCGGCTTCTTGTGGTTGGACTTCTGGTCTCGCTGCGTCTTGGCGGCGGCGGCAAGGGACTGAATCGCGCCAGCGACCTCATCGAGGTCTACGACGGTGCACCCTTCGGAATCACCCTCGCTAGGTTGAACTCGGGTGCTCCAGAGCGTCCCACAACTCCCGCAGGAGCAGCGTGCGCGTCGTGTTCCTCGTGCGCGGTCATCCGCCGTTGATGGAAGCAGGATGGCGCGCACGTTCGCCGACCCGCACTGTGGGCAGGTGATTGCGCCTGGCACGCCTGGCATACGTATCCCGGCCTCCCCGTCCTCGCCAAGCGCCTCAGACACGAGGGAGACGAATCGGATCGCGATGCGGAGGGGTTCGTCACAGTCGTCGACCGCGATGGTCCGCATCGACTCCGCCACCTCTCGCAGGCGGCCGTGCTCGACCATGTGGGCTACGGCGGGCCGCACCTTGCGTACCACCTCGATATACTCGGTCCGCTCGGGCACGTCCACGTCGTCGTGGCCAAGCGCTATGAGCAGGGAGGTAGCTACCTGGTAGGGGCTGATCAGCTTGTCATGCTCCGGGTTGGCGTGTGCGGTCTCAAGAGCACGCGCCTCACGGTTCCACGACCAGCGACGCAGCGCGAAGATGTAGGAGGTCGTGCCAGGGTACTCGCCCATGAGGGCGCGCTCGATCTGAGGGTCGTTGACGACGTTGGTGATGTCGAGGAGCGCGCGCTCGCAGTACCCCCAGTCAGGGACCTCGTCCCAGCGGTCTACGATGAGGTCCATCACCTCCTTGGTTGTGTACGCATGGCGTCGCGTGTAGAGGCCGTGCGCGGTCTCATGCAGCGCCCCGCCATCGGACACGACCTCCAGGTCCTGATCCCCCATGGGGGGAAGCGCCGCAAGGACGATGCAGTCCTGCCCCTGAAGCTCTAGGTTTCGGTGCAGCCGTTGCGTCTCCGCAGCCCACGAGGCCGCCTCCATCTCGCCTGGACGCTTGCCTGGGTTGAGGCGAGCCCAGGCACACACGATCCCAATGATCACGCGGTCCATCCAGGTCGCGCGATGCGCGAACTGGGTCCCCTGAACGTACACGCGTGGGGCCTGGGCCCCCAGGATGCTGTTGACGAGCGCCTGTGCTCGCGCTCGTCGTCTTGATCCCCCGAAGTGAAGGTCGTTCGCAATCATGCGGGAAAGCTGGCCAGCAGGCCAAGGTGAGAGCTGTACGCCTGTGGCCCAGCGGGCAGGTTGACAAAATATCAGCTCCGGCCCGCGCAGACCCTGCGCACAGGACGTAGAGGAGACACGGCGCATGCGAGAACACCGCCCCCCAGGTCCTATCGACGTACAGGAGGACTTCGTTCACACGAACGGTCCCCTTCTCTCGACGAGAACCAAGGAAGACGTGGACCGTGCGACCCTGTTTATCCTTCGCCATCGACGGGTGATCACCAGGATCACTACGACCTCGCTCGAAGAGTAAGGAGACCCAGCCCCCATGCGAAAACCCCTCATTCACCTGTTCTGTATCGACATGCAGAAGGACTTCTGCGACCGGAACGGCTCCCTCTACGTGCCGGGGGCCGAGGCGGACGTGGACCGCGCGGCCCTGTTCATTGACCACAACCGACAGGCCATCACCAAGATCACCGCCACGCTCGACAGCCACTACCGGCTGCACATCGGCAACCCGCTGTGGCTCGTCGACGGCGCGACCCGGTCGCATCACCCCAAGCCCTTCACGGTCATTCGTGCGGACGACGTGAAGACCGGCATCTGGACGACGACGCGTCCCGAGTTCCTGAAGTGGACGATCTACTACCTGGAAGCGCTGGAGAAGGCGGGCAAGATCCACACCATCTGGCCGCCGCACTGCTTGATCGGGACGGACGGGCACGCGCTGTCAGCGCGCCTCCAGCAGGCGATCGGCGAGTGGGAGGAGGCCCGCACCAACATCGCGCGGTGCGTCTCGAAGGGCTCCAACCCGAAGGTCGAGCACTTCAGTGGTTTCCGCTCCGAGGTCGCCGACCCCGAGGACCCCAGCACCCTCATGAACACGGACCTCGTGCGCGACATCGAGGAGGCCGACCAGGTGATCCTGTTCGGCGAGGCCACGACGCACTGCGTGCTGGAGACCGTGACGGACCTCGTCAACAACTTCTCCGACCCGCAGGCCATCCGCAAGACCACGCTGCTGCTCGACCCATGCGTGTCGAGAACAGACCCGGTACCGGTACCGGGTCTGTTCTCGACACGCATGGACAGCTTCCTCCGCGACATGAAGGCGCGAGGCATGCGGATCTGCAAGAGCACCGAAGTCACCCTGTAATCCGCGACGGCCCCGCGCGGGGCCGTCCACCCAAGGAAGGCACAGACCATCATGACGACCAGCACCCCCACGGGAAACCAGGGCGGCGAGTCCGCTGACACCATCAACCTCTCGGGCATGGGCTACCACTTCTCCGGCGCGGGCCTCTCGCTGCTACAGCACGGCGCGGACGCCTACTGCCTGGCGGTCGCGGCCATCGACGTGTCCGGATCTCAGTCGGGCGAGGAGCAGAACCTTGCCGACTGCTTCGCCAACGTCCTAGCCGCGTGCGACAAGGCCCCCAACCGCGACGCCATCCTGTTCCGCCTGACCGAGTTCAACTCGCAGGTCCGCGAGCTTCGCGGCTTCGTCCCGCCGGCCAACGCGCTGCGTCCGACCTTCACGACGGGCGGCTACACCGCGATCGGGGCGGCCTGCCTCGACGCGATCCGCAGCATCGAGACCTACGCGGAGCACCTGCTCAGCAACGGCGACTACCAGAGCAACGGGATCTTCTTCGTCCTGACCGACGGGGAGGAGACGGTCGAGTCGGCGCCCGCCGGCCTGAGCTACGACGAAGAGCTCAACTACCGCATCGACGCGGCGTCCGCGAAGGTCAAGGCGGAGATCGATCGCGTCCAGAAGAGCGAGAAGCTCAACAGCATCATCCCGATCCTCGTCGGATTCCGGCCCAACCCGGAGACCGAGGCTCGTCAGCGGCGCTTCGCGACCAACGCCGGGATGCTGTACGTCAAGCTCGCGGACGCGACCCCGCAGCGGCTGGCCAAGTTCGCGCACTTCGTCTCGCAGTCGACCTCCAGCCAGAGCCGGCAGGCGGGCTCGCGGCAGGCCGCGACCATCACGGTCCCGCAGGACCTCGACCCCACCGCCTCGCTGTCGATCTAAGGCCACCCCATGCTCACCTGCGACAGCTTCTACCGGATCGGCAGCACCCACGATGTGTGCCAGGACTACGCCCTGGCGGTCCAGCACAGGCGGGACGAGGCGAGCGCCACGCGGACCCTCGCGATCGTCGGGGACGGCTGCTCCGGGGAGCCCCACACGGACATTGGGTCGCGGCTCGTCCTGCACGGAACCGCAAACCAGTGGACCCAGGTAGACGCGCTGCTCGACCTAGAGGGTTGGGTCGAGCGGAAGAGCATCGAGGTGAGCTACGGGGTGAGCGTAGCACGAGCAGCCTGCCTGCACGTCGGGGTACCTGCCTGCGGGGTCACCGCGACCACGGTGCTCATCGAGCACCACGCGGAGGCCCCGCGGGAGGTGCGCGGGGCGATCTTCGGAGACGGAGCAATCTCGCTCCGCACGGTAGATGGGCGACTCATCGTCGTCGAGGTCGTCCCCCCCTCGACCGAGACGGGGAGCATGCCGGCCTACCCCACCTACGACCCCATCCACATCGCCCACTACCTCGACAGGACGGACCACGTTCCATCGAGGGTGCGCCTCACCTACATGGACGAGAACGGCCGAGTCGTAGCGGTCGATGACCTCGACCCCACCCTTGCGGACCAGATGAAGGTCGACGACACCTGCGTTCTACGGGTCCTACAAAGTCCCGTGCAGGAGTTCCCATGGCCACGACCGACCGTGGCGATCCGGGCTGAAGGGTTCGACCTCGTCGCGGCGTGGTCAGACGGATGTGGTACCGGGTCATGGCGGCCCAGCCCCCTGCACCCCGAGTGGTCCAGCTTCCACGACCGACCTCCGGAGGGCGTGGGGCCGCTACTGTACGACCTGTCTCGGATCGTCCGCCCGCAGGGACGATTCCTTCATCGAAGGGCCTTCCAGGCTTGCAAGAACTGGGCGCACGCGGACGACCTGTCTGGCGCGGCCATCTACATCGGAGCACCCTAGTGACGACCCACCGCGTGTACGACGACGGTACCCTCGTTCGCCTCACCGACCAGGAGCTCATCGGAGCGGGCGGTGAGGGTGCGGTGTACGCGGTGGGCCCCGTCGCGTACAAGATCTATCACGATGTGGCTCGCGCGCTGCCGGTCGCCAAGATCGTGGAGCTCAGCCGGATCTCGCACACCCACGTCAACAAGCCGGAGCGTCCCATCACCAACTCCAAGGGGGTTGTGGTGGGGTATCGCACGGCGTTCGCCTCCAACTGCAAGACGCTCTGCGAGGTCTCGACGCGAGCCTACCGAGATCGCCACGGTATGATCGGTGCCCACATGGAGGCCATCGTCGGCGACATGGAGGAGATCCTCCACAAGGTCCACGAGGCTGGCGTCGTGGTCGTAGACTTCAACGACCTCAACGTGCTCGTTCGGTCGTCGCACCGCGAGGTAGTGCTCATCGACCTCGACAGCGCCCAGACCCCCTCCTTCAACGTGACGGCCATCATGGACATCGTCCGCGACCCCGTTGCCCCGCCCGGCCGCTACAAGCCGGAGAGCGACTGGTTCGCGTTCGCGGTGCTCGCCTTCCGCGCCTTCACGGGGAGCGGACCCTACCGGGGTCACCACCCACAGGGCGGTCGGGAGCTCGACCGCAAGGACAAGGGCCAGTCGGCGTTCGACGTCGGCGCACGGCTGCCGGCCAGCGCCTTCCCGCTCGACGTGATCCCCCAGCGGTACCGCGACTGGATGCGGCTCACGCTGTCCCACAAGCTGCGCGCCGCCCCCGGATCGACGCCGATCGCCGCGATGCCCGTCCAGGTCGCCGCCTACGCGGCGCAGGGGCGTGTGCTCGTCGCGGTCGAGCTCGGGAAGGTCGCGAGCGGCCAGGTGCTGCGCGCCTGGATGGTAGGGACCAAGCTCGTGGTCCTCACCATGGAGGGCCTGTGGTACGAGGGCCGCCTCGTCAAGGGCATCCCGTCTTCCGCGCGCCTCGCGGTGCACCCGAGGTCGGGCGCGCCCCTGCTCGCGTGGGTCGAGCGCACGATCACCCCTGGTGGATCGGAGGACCGACTCGTGGTGTTCGACGCCCAGTCGGGAGCTGGCGCGGTCACGGACATCAAAGCCGACGACCTGGCCGAGGCGGGTCCCAACATCCTCGTCCGCGTAGGCGGTGGGATCCACCGCCTGAGCTGGATCGAGAAGGTCGGCGGACCTCCCATCGTGGGTCTGGACCGGGTGGCGAACTGCCTGCCGCGCGCGACCCTGCTGGGGGATGGGGCCGCGGTCATTCGGGGGCTCGGTCGCGTTGTTCTTCTCCTTCTGCCTGACGCGCAGAAGTGTATTGAGATCCCCCTGCCCGACCTCGACGACTCCCGCGTCGTGTCGGTGCGCGCGGACAAGCACGTCGCGGTGCTGGGGGTGGTGCGCAAGAAGACGGGCCAGCGCGACCTCATCCTGGTGCGCGTCAATCCAGACCAGCCGAGCCTCTATGACGTTCGCGTCATCTCCGACGCGGGCAGCGAGGCCGACCTTGTGGTCGGTGCGAGCGGAGCGGTAGCGGTCCGAACGGATGACGGCGTGCGCCTCATGTCCTCGCGTGTGGGGGCCTCGCAGGAAGCTGCCTGGGACCTCCCCCCTGGCGTACAGGGACCGCTGCTCAACCTGGGGGGTCGCGTCGCAAGCGTGCAGGGCGACCGCGTAGTTCAGCTTCGCACCGCACCCTAGTCGTCGGAGGATTCTGACTCTGAGTCGGAGGACTCAGGGTCGATCGCCGACGTCATCATCACGACGCGTCGTCGACGAGGGGCGGGCGTCCGCTTGCCTACCTCCTCTATCCGACCCGTCTCGTCGAAGCTCCCGCGCGGCGCGTTTGGGGCCTCCCCGAACCTGCGCAGCAACGAGGTGACAGTCCAGCAGGACAGGCAACGGTCCTCCAAACACGCCTCGGCCCTCACCTCGGTCCCACACGACGTGCAGGTGACAGTGCGACGTACCTTGCACGCGGGGCACAGTTGCGTGGGGTCGAACACACCCGTAGGGGCCCACGTTCCACATGCGGTGCACGGCATACGGGCCTCGCGCACGACCGGGAGGTTCCGACCAAAAGTCTGCACCGCCTTCCAGTACAGCAGGAGCGCAAGGGTTGGAGTGTCGCTGCGCATGTGGGCGACGGACCGTGTGAACTGCGCAACCCGTTGGTCAGGAGACACGACGAGGTATCCGTCCGTGTCGCCAAGACGGCAGGCGGCAGCCGCGTGAACGGCACCAGACTCGGTCTTGATGTAGTAGTAAGAGCTTTGGAGCAAGGGGGCGGCCTCTCCCGCACGTCCTACTACATCTCTGGTGATAGAGGGAGTCGGAGCTGGACGCCGGCCGCGGGTATCCTGCCAACAGGATGAGCACTCGGACAAGTCTTGTAGAGGGAATGGAGATCGTCGCGCGCGCTGTACGCACCACGTACGGACCCCAAGGAAAGCCTGCGGCGCTGGACCGAGCCGCGGGCCTCACCTTCACGCGGGACGGGTTGACGGTCGTGCGGGAGGTGCGCCCAGAGGGTCCAGCACGGCTCGGAGCGGACCTCGTGCTCGAGGCCTGCGCGCGCACCAACGAGCGCGCAGGGGACGGAACCTCGGCGACCGCCCTGCTCGCCGCCGCCGCCGCGCGCACGGCGCTCCGCCTGGTCGCAGCGGGTCACTCCCCTAGCCTCGTTGGGCGTCAGATGCGGGAGGCCGCGAGGGAGGCCGTGGACAGGGTGCGCGCTAGCGCACGGCGCGTGGACTCCTACGACCAGGTCGAAACGATCGCGCTCCGCGCGAGCGGAGGCGACCACCTGGTCGCCCAGGGAATCCGCAGGGGTCTTGAGGCGGCGGGAGAGAACGGTACCATCCTCGTTGAGGCTGGCATGGGGCGCGACGTCGAGGTGACCTTCACCGAGGGCGTCCTCCTCCGGTCGGGATCTCGGTCCCCCGAGATGATCCCTCCGGACGGAGAGCGCACGATGGAGGACCCGCTCGTTGCGGTGTGCGCGCACCCGCTCCTGTCGGAGCGAGACGTGATGAAGCTGCTGGAGGTGGCCGCCGAGCTCGGACAGACGGTCGTGGTCTTTGCCCCTCAGGTAGAGGGGCGGGCGCTCGCCACCCTGGTGCTGAACGACAAGAAGGCTGTCGTTCGGTGCGTGGCGGTCGAGGTGCCTGGCGTGGGGGAATGGAAGACGCGAGGGCTTCTGGATGTCGCGGCGGCTACGGCCGCCGAGGTGTGTGACCCCCTGCTAGGCCGGCACGCGTCGAACTGGAACCCCGAGTGGTTCGGTGTGGCTCGGCGCTGCTCGGTGACGTCCAAGAGGACGCTCGTGCGCCCAGCCATGGAGGACAGCCCGGAGCTGTTCCAGAGGCAGGCCGAGGTGCGCGCGGAGCTTGACGCGTCGAGCTCCGCGTACGACCGGGACCGACACGCGGAGCGTCTCGCCTCCTTGTCAGGAGCACTGTGTGTCCTCAAGGCTGGGGGTACGACGGAGCCCGAGGCCCGGGAGCGGCGCACGCGCGTGGAGGATGCTGTACGGGCGAGCCAGGCCGCCCTGCGAGACGGCTACGCGCTTGGTGCTGGGTGCGCGTTCCTGGCGGCTCGGCCTGTCGCAAAGACCCTCGGGGACCTTGTGGTGAACGCGGCCCTGGAGGCCCCGGGACGTGCGATCGCGGACGCTCTGGGGATCAGCTGGGACCAAGCCCAGCAGCGCATGACGGAGGTTGGCGCTTCCTGGACGGGAGAGGAAGTCCTCGACAGTGTGGCCTCTGTTACGGAGGCGATTCAGAACGGGGTCGCGGCAGCCGCGTCGGGGATCGAATGCGAACATGCCATCCAAGCGCGGCCTTCTCGGGGTAGGGTCGGGGCATGAGCGGCCAAGCCAACATCGACAAGATCATCGAGGACATCCAGCGGGACGCTGCCGCCGCCTGCGGGGTCAACGCAGCCAAGGGAACCGGGCGAAACGCGCGGACCTACCTCCAGGGAGTAGAGGACGGCGTACGTATTGCCCTGCGTGCCCTGCTCGCGCGGGCGACTGGCCGTGACGAGGTTCAACGCATATCCGCCTGACGCTTCCCCGATAGCGTGGGTATGAGACACCCCCGTACAGATGGTGTCCCGCATACGCATCGCGTTCGACCTTCACTCTCTGGAAAACGCCCTAGAGAAGGGGTTTCAGGGTCAAGCCAAGGACCACGCCGACCCCAAGGCTGCGGCTCATCAATGGGCCGCAGCGATTCGTCACGTGCTGGAGACTCGTGAGGACCCCACTGAGTGGGTGAAGGCATCCCTCCAGGTACGAAAGACGGAGAAGGAAGGGTGGCGGCACTTCCCCTACGAAGTGCAGGTGGAGTCCCACTACATGCTGCCTGCGCGCGAGGTGCTGGAGAAGGCGGGCCGCAGCGCCAAGGTTGACCCTGCTGTGGTCAAGTGGTCCGAGAAGGACACCCACGTTCTCGATGAGATCGCCAAACTGCATGGCGCCGCGTTCGCCGACGACGTGCGTTCGCCGACCGCGTGGCAGGAAGAGATCGACAACGGCGACCTCGACAAGACGCTTGACGACCACACGGTCGGCCTAGAGACGGGACCAGAGGGCTGGCGTGTGGAGGGTGTAGATCAACCTCGCGTCACGTCGTCCGCGTCGTCAGACGGTACGGTGACGACGGTACTGCGCGCGATTCTCCACCTTCAGGACCCTCCGTTCGAGACCGACGAGGATAACCCGCGTCACTACCGGGACGCAGCGGGTCCCCCCCACTTGCGCCTCGTGCGAGACGAGGAGGAAGGTCCCCGAATGAACCCGACACCCCGCAAAGAGCCTTCGGATGAGGACCGCGCGGCCCAGGCCCTGTTTGACCGGGAGGTCGTGGGGCGGACCGGTGAGGGTGAGAAGCTGCGCTGGCACGCCTACCGAGGAAACATCGAGGTCACCGAGCTTGCGGGCGCAGGGAAGCCCGGCAAGCGCCCCCGACGGGTCCGCTTGTTCCTGCCCGACCGCGCGCTCCCGAAGGCGGCCTACGTGGAGCTCGCGAAGTTCCTGCGGCTCATGCTCAGCGAGCACGCTCACTACGAGGGTGCAGTCCACTGGTTCAAGAAGTTCTACGACACCTACGGGACGCAGGTGTACGGCTGGCGCGACCCCATCGAGGAGACGGTCGTTCGTGGCGTCGACGTGGACCCCAAGTCCAGCCGGTTCAAGGCCCACTTCAACGAGGAGCGCGGTGAGGTCACCGTGTCCCCCACGAGCATCCTGTTCTCCTGGCGCAGCGGGATCAACGACCTCAAGGGAGGTCCCAACACGGGTCGGGAGACCCAGAAGGTGTATCAGTGGATCCTGGGGAACCGCGACCGCATGAAGGACCTAACCTGGCCAGAACTGTGGGGCGCCATCCACCGCGAGACGGGCGTCGCGATGAACCACCACTAGGAGTCGCGATGACGTCCAAGGCAGCAAGAGCGAACGTCGATCCGGTGCGCCAGCGCACGCAGTACTCGTGCGTAGCCGCATCCCTCGCGATGGCGCTCAAGGCGGTTGGAGTGCGGTGCGACGAGGACTCGGTCGACGAGATCCTTGGGGCCGTTCCAGGACGCGGGGCCGCGTGGGACCAGGCGATCGCCACCGCCCAGTACTTCGGAGCGCGCGTGACGCTCGTGTGCCCCTGCACGGTCGACCGAATCAAGGAGTGGACGGACCAGGGCATCCCGGTCCTCATCGCGTGGTGCCCGGAGGGGCGGCCGTGGGGGCACGCCTCCTGCGTGTTCGACGTGAGCGACGACGGGACTGTCATGGTCGCGGACCCCAACATCCCAAACCCGGAGGAGGTCGTGCGAGAGGTGCCGCGCGAGGACTTCTACCGGAAGTGGTACGAGCCGGGAGAGAAGTACCTGGTACGACGGACCGCGATGGCCGTCGAGCGCGACATCCCCCGCGGAGGGAAGGTTGCATCGACGAGGGACCTACCCAACCGGGTGGAGGTCCTGCACCTGGGGTCCGCCCCGCCGGAGGTGCTCACGCTGCTGGCCTGCCTGCCCCCTGTAGATCATGCGGGGCCCCAGCGGTGGCGCATCCTGCGCGACCCGCAGGTTGCCAAGGTGGTCCGCGACCTGCGCGCACAGCATGAGCCGGCGGCGCTGCGGGAGCTAGCGGGGACGACGCGCGACTACCTGGAGTCCCTCGTCACACACAAGACAGCCTCGCCCGCGGTGCGGGTGAGGGCCGGAGAGCAGGCGCGCGTCGCGTGGTACGTCGCCGACGAGGCCGCCCGCCTACCGAGGAGTACACGATGACCATCGCAGCCCTGACGACCGAGATCGCAACGCTCCACAAGGACCCCCGCGTCAAGACGGCGGGCCACTTTGGACCCTCATGGGCCGACGCCGTCACGCCCGAGATGTCCAACCTCGACATCGAGAACGCGCACCTCCCCCAGGCGCTACGACCCTACTTCCAGAAGCACACCATTCCCGCGAAAAACTGGGGGGCCGCAGAGGTCCTGCGGTCGAACCTGACCAGACCCCTTGTCGCGGACCTCGTCGCCGACTACCTCAACCATCCTGACACGATGTTCCGCTTGACCCAGGTGGCGTTCAAGGACTACCAGCAGCCGCTTCTTGAGCGGTGGCTTGAGGTCCGCAAGGAGGCGAGCCCAGAGAGCGGGCTTCTCGCCGCGGCGAGGCGCGCCCAGGTGTTCTTCTCTGCGGCGAACCAGGCCCGCCAGATCGCCCCGGAGGTCGAGGACGGGAAGCTAGACGACTCCACCAAGCGATGGCTCATGCCGCTCCTGCGCAAGGGTGGATACACACTCAAGACGGCCGCCCTGACCCCGGAGGACCGGGCCATTCAGGTGGTGCGAGAGCTCACCACGGACGCGATCATCCAGCGCCGCGCCGACCGGATGCCCAAGGACGCGCGTAACGCGTCCCAGCTCGAGCGGGACGCTGACGTTCGGGAAGTCATGATCGAGATGGGCAAGGACTACGTCACCGAGCCGGAGGCGCGTCGCTTCAAGGTGTCGGTGGGCAACGTGTACGACCAGGCGATCGACTTCTGGCAGGAGGCCGACATCGACGTCCAGGACAAGAAGGGGCGCGAGGTGGCCAAGAACAAGCTCTCGAACCTGTACACGGCGGCCAACCTGGTGATGAACTACCGCCACTCGCAGCTACCCGAGTGGCTACGAGTAGCGCTCGACGAGCGGGACCTGTCCCACCGCACCGCGATGGAGCACCCGAGCGAGCAGGACAAGCAGAAGTACCTCAAGGAGCACCCGAACGCCGACCCTGCGAACCACACGGTCTCGCGTCCCTCGGGGGGAGGTGGGTCCAAGGGCGAGGGGACAGGAATCGAGCACGTACGCCCCGGCACCAAGGCGTTCATGATCCACCACTCCTACGCACCCAAGACTCTCAAGGAGTTCCTGGACAAGGGGATGCCAGCTATCCAGCGGTTCGACGCCACCAAGCTCCCTACGGACCCGAAGCTCCAGGGGGTCATCCGAGAGGCCGTCAAGCTCTCCCCGCAGGGGTTCCGGAAGACCTACCGGGACGCGCTCGACTACGTGACGGACCTCCACAAGCGGAGCGAGCAGGACAAGCCAGACAGAGAAATCGCGCACGCGTTCCAGCAGGCAAACGCCCTGTTCCAGACCCTCGTGCAGGCGCAGAAGCTGCGCGACAAACCGGATGGGCGTCCCGACTGGCTGACCAAGACGGCTGAGGAGGACCCGCTCGTCGCGCTGGAGGTACTGGCTCAAGATAGCGCGGACGCCATGAGCATCCACCGCGTCATGGCCCCGCAGAAGATCCGACGCTTCTTCCACCCCAACACGCCCGAGGATGCGGGACCCCATGGGGCCGGGAACCTAGTGCCGGACCATGACCCGGTCCTGAAGGCCCTCATGGTCGACGCGCTGAAGACGCTGTCCGTGGAGGATCTCACCGACGCGTACGGGGTCGCCTTCGACTACTTCATCACCCTGAAGAACAAGGTACGTAACGAGGGGAACCCAGACCCTGAGCTCGTCCGCGCCCTCAAGCAGGCCGACGCAGTGCACCGGGCACTCTCTGGGGCGCACCTCGTCCGAAGCGCGAAGCCCGAGAAGCGTCCCGCCTGGGCCAAGGGAATCATCAGGGACTCGAAGCCCAAGGCTGGCGGGGACGACCCGCTCCTCGCGCTGGAGGAGATGGCGAAGTTCGAGGAGGGGAAGCCCGCCGACCCCACGGAGCAGATGTCCGAGGAGGACAAGGCGGAGTGGGAGAAGCAGAACGCGATCCACCGGAGCGAGTTCACGGCGCGCGTCGCCAAGAGTCTCGACCCGGAGCGTCAGCGGATCCTCGACCACCTGCGGCAGGAGCGGTGGGAGGTCGACACCGACTCCGACCCCCCGTTCGCCACGACCCCCGACGGGGTGACCCGCGTGTGGTTCGAGGCGAAGAACGTCTACATCGTGCACGGGAGGAACCCGGACGACCTCGTCCGGGACAACGCGAAGTCGATGGGCCTTGGGGACCTGGGGAAGATGTCAGGCCCCTCGTTCGTCTACGAGGTCGGGGAGTGGGTGCGCGACCTCACCAGGGACGGAGGGGTGACCCGCGACCGCGTCGAGCCCGTGTCGAGCCGGAGCGCGTCCACGCAGCCTCCGCCCGTACCCGCTGCGATCAAGGAGTTCCTCGGCCGACCGCTTCCCGCCGTCAAGAACATCACGGACAACCAGCTGCTGCGCGACAAGACGGTCCGAGGGATCATCACGGAGGCTGTAGGGATGAGCCCCACGGCGCTTCACAGCGCGTTCGCGGCTGCCTTCGAGTACAACCTGAGCCTCAGCCGGCTGAGCATGGACCTCGGGTCGGAGGACCAGGGAGTCCTCAAGAGGCTGCGCCAGGCGCACGCGCTCAAGATGGCGCTGTCGTACGCGCAGACCTACCAGAAGGGACCTGACTCCGTCCGCCCGTCGTGGCTGCGCACCTCTCTCCCGAAGACAGGGACGGATGGCGTGGACCCCACGCTCGACCCCACAGAGGAGATCAAGAAGATGCAGGAAGGACAACGCACGACGGAACCCGTCGACGAGATGGCCGCCCTCGAGGAGCTGGCGAAGTTCGAGGAGGGCAAGCCCGCTGACCCCACGCAGGACATGTCCCCCGAGGACAAGGCCGAGTGGAAGAAGCAGCACGAGATCCACAAGGACAACTTCAAGGCGGCCGGTGCCGAGATGCAGGTGGACCTCACGCCGCTCATTCTGTTTGGTTTGGAGCTCGACAAGCTCGCCGAACGCTGGAAGGCCGAGTGGCGCGCGAAGGTTATGCGAGCAGACGAGGTTCTCAAGAAAAGTTCCGATGCGGGGGAGCAGGCTCTGCACAAGATCATCGGTCGCGCGTTGGACGCACTGATTGAGGCGTCCAACGCGGGCGCGAAACTCCACCGCGCGGTTCGGATGCCGCAGCATCGGTTCGTGGCGTCCGAGGTCGCCGAGGACCCCATGGGGCCGCGCGTCGCCGCGATGGCGATCGACCTAGCGCTCATGATGGAGCGGCCGGCGCCGGTGGCGAGCGACCTCACCACGGACCGCGAGGCCGCCTCGGGGCTCTACGGCTACCCCAAGCGGGTCGAGAAGACGATCGAGACGGCGAGCAAGCGCGTCGCCAAGGCGGCGGCGCGGCTGGCGCGGGCGGCCTACGACCGGGACCCGCGGGTGCTCGCCTTCCTGCGCGCCCGTGCCCGCAAGGGGTGCCGGGCGGCGGGGCTGCTGGCCCACGAGCTTGAGGAGGCCGGTGCGCTCAACGGCAAGGGGGCCCCGCGCCGGGCCGGCGAGTCGGGTGGTCTCTACGGGTGGGGGGAACGCGCTTCGGACCTCGGGCTGCGCGCGTGTGCGGACCTCGAGCGGGAGGCTGGCACGATCGCGAGCGACCTGCTCGACAAGAAGGACGCCAGCAAGGTTGCGAGCTTCCTGCGCGAGCACGCGAGTCGCGCGGAGTGCCCGCGTGCGGCTCTGCTGGCGTACGCGATGCCTGATGAGGACGACGAGGACTAGGCGGAGGTAAGCGAGCGGACCACGTCCCCTAGCTCGCTGCGGATGCGGCGGTGGAGCACCTGGGCGCGACCGGGTTCGATGTGGAGGGAGGAGGCGGTCTCAGCGATCGAGGCCCCCTCGACGCGCGCGCGGAGGAACGCGAGGATGAGGTCGATCTCGCTGGGTGCGAAGGTCTTGCGGATGTGGACCTCTAGGCGAGACCACACCTGCTGGAAGGCGAGCGTCTCGTCAAGGTTCGGTGTGGTCGTGCCTCCGTCCGCCATTTCCGCCATGTCGACGACCGACCCCTCGTCGGATCGTACGCCGCGCCCGCGCGCGGACTTGCGCCAGGTGTTGCGGTCTCGATCCGGCCCCTCGCCGCCCTTCACCTCCTTCTCCGTGCGCGCCCCGTAGAGCTCGCGGCACACGGGTTCGGACCCAGAGTTGCGAATGTCGTTCTGTGCGCTACGCAGCGCGTACACGGCCACTTGGGACAGGGGGATCGACTGCCCCGCCTCCAGACGAGACCGGAACGCATCTCGACGAATGGCGCGGTGTAGGTACTCCTGCACATGGTCCATCGTGGTCCCGATGTAGTGAGACACCTGGCACCGCTGCCGGATCTTGCGTTCCAGGATCGGGTACAGAGCCGCCATGTGGGTGTCGAACCAGCGGGCGGTCGCGTTGCGCTCGACCTCCAGGACGGGAACGACCTCCGCGCGAACGGCCGCCAGGGCGTCGCGACCTGCATCGGTCAGCGTCCAGACGAGGGACTTCGACGAGGACCGCTCGATCCACGGGCCCCCCGGAGTCAACCGCAGGGCTCGCAGCACGCGGTCGGCCATGCGCCCTGCGGGGATCCCGGCGGACGAGATCACCCCCTGCATCTCACGGCGCGTCAGGCCCGCAGGATGGGCTGTCGTCGCCGTGAGAACCCTCGCGGAGGCGTCAGCGAGCGGGTCGGCCGTCCCTCCGATGGACACGTGGGTGCGCCCCACCCGACGCAGCGCGACCCCTCGACTCAGGCGCAGGCGCGCGACTGCATCGAAGGTCGCGCTCTCGACGCGACGCACGTCGTCGGGAGTCCGCGGGGGTCGATCTACCTCCACGAGGTCGTCGATGACCGTCAGGCCGAGGTCTGAGACGGTCAAGACGCGGGGTTCTGCGCCGGCTTCCGCCAGGTGCTGTAACCGATCGGCCAGCAAGGTGGCGCGGGGCATCTCGAAGGGGCCTAGCGGAACGGGTGGGCGACCGGTCTGGTAGATAGCCAACGCGGCACCGGCACGCGTGAGCGAAACCCCCTCCCCAGCGCGCCGCACGTACAGCTGGTCCGAGGACTCGCGGGCGATCGCTGTGGTGACCGCCCTGCGCAGCGAAGCCGCGCGCGCGCCCTGGTCTTCAACCAGGCTCAACCCCTCAGCGCGTACGTGTCGGAAAGCAGCAGCAACAGGAGATACGGTCTCCTGGGGGCACATGGACAAGGCGGCGATAGCTGGCAAGACTGAACGCGAACACTTCTTCATGGAACCTCCAGTAAACAAGCCCCCAGGGGTTCCCTGGGAGGTACCCCTGGAGCTGAGTTCCCCGCACCCCTGGCGAGGATTTGTCCGCGACGGTGTGAAGGTCCTGATTGACAGGAGATCTAATAGGGTTGCAATATCGAGGCTCCCGACCCAGGCAAGTCCACATCAATCGGTGATGGATCGCTTATCACACGAGTCTGACTAGGAGAATCTGGATGACACACCCCGTCGCTGCTCTTTGCCATCGAAGGCGCGTGGCCCACGCAGTCCTCCAAGAGGCGTCGCCAAACGCAGCCCAGTCGATGGCAGCACGCGTCGCGGCCTCCTGGGCCGTCGCGGCGTCCACCTCGATGGATGCGCGGCTTGACGCGACGCTGCGTGCGATCCTGATGGAGGGGGCGTTTGGTAAGCCGTTTGGGTCCTGGTCGAACAAGATGAACCCCATGCAGGCCGTGGAGAACGGGATCGAACCCGATGTGGCCCGCCAACTACGCGAGTCGGGGTGGTTCACTCGACCTGGGACGAGTGGGTACATCAACATGTACCGCTACCTGACGGAGGGGGCGATCCGTCTCGCCAAGCAGTACGGGATGGGGGACGCACAGGGCGAGGACGCGGTAGCGGAGCTCATGGCCAAGCCCGGCCGGCAGCCTGGTCAAGACGGGCAGGTACTGAAGTCGAACGCGCGGTCGGCTGGTGAGTTGCTGGCGAACGACCTCATGAAGGGGGAGGTGCCCGTCAGGCGTGCGTTCGCGCTGCTGACCAAGATGGTCAGGCGTCGCGTGCAGGACATCGCCAAGCAGCGTAAGCAGGATGAGACGCGACGGGAGGGTCCGTCGCGGGATGATGAGGGGAAGGAGCGTAGTCCGCTCGACCAGCTTCAGTCCGACGACGAGAAGCCGACCATCAACGAGGTCGTGCGGGCGAGCTTCCACGACCCACACGACCCGCTCGGGAAGTTCATCAGGTCGGAGATGCGTCAGACGTTTGAGGACGCCTACGGCGGACGTGCTCAGAGGCGTGCACCCAGCGAGAACGGGCGTGCGCGGGCTGAGAAGCCCCCCATGCTGCACCTGCTCGACAAGATGGAGGACCCGGAGAACCACGTCGTGGTCGACGGCCCTGACGGCCCGGTGCGTCGCCTCGTGATCCCCAAGCTGCGAGACGTTGCCGACGACCTCGGTGTGGCGCGATCGACCGTCAAGCAGCGGCATGCGCTACCGATGCTCATGAAGTTTACCGAGCGGCTGCGCACCGACCCGAAGATCAAGTCGACGATCGCCAAGGAGCTAGACCGGCGGGGCTACTCGCGGGAGGACATCCAGGAGTTCTTCGATCGTCCGAACCCGTTTGGAGTGACCAGCGTGACCCACGGCAGTCCGACGATCAAGATCGTCGATCCTCAGTACCGCGACGAGGACTAGGTCTCCCCTAACGGCCCTCCCTTCCTCCTCCCCTAGCGGCTCTCCCTTCCTCCTCCCCTAGCGGCCCTCCGGTTCTCCTCCCCTAGCGGCCCTCCTCGTAGGGCTGCTGTCGCAGCGATGACGGAAGGTGCTTCGCACCTTCACTAGGCTTCGAGACCTTCCTCCCCGCTTGATGCTTCCCTCCCTCGTACTAGATCTTGGAGGAGAGTGAGATTTATCTCACTCTCTGCACCACCACGATCACCACGATCCTCACCACCCCCACTACCTCCAACAGTAGTAGCAAGGGGCGACAGGCCGGCGATCGATCGCTTGCACCTTGTGCGTGTTCTGGGTAAGAAGGGCAGACGCGAACCGCGGGCCGTAAAAGGTCCGTAGTGCCCGGCATCCTCTTTCCCGAAGGGCGGAGAGGACCTGTCAAGACCGACCCCCAGACCACGGGGCGCGGCGACGCCGAGGGCAGCCCGAGAGGGTGCAGAAGCCGTTGAGCTGAGAGCGAGCTGCCGGTTCCCGTCCATCTGCCAACCGAATAGTCGAGGCCCGCGGCATCTCCCAGGAAGGAGATGCCGCACCGCCCTCATGGAGGGCAGACCACCCAAGCAGGTCCGAGATTGGACGGACCCCTCTGGGCGGAACATGATCGCTCCTTACGGCGTGTCCTACCTCGCCCAACCCCGCACTACCAGGGCGTTGAGCTCCAGGAGGAGGACCCAGGAGGGGAGCTCCGGCCGATTCCGTCTCTAGCGGCCGTGGTAGCGAGTTGCCCCTTCGAGGTGAGTGGAGCAAGCGTCACAGGGCTGTGGTCCAAGAGCCCGAATGGACGAACCAACACCTCCCCGTCCCCACCGCAACCACCACGATCACCACGATCCTCACCACCCCCACTACCTCCAACAGTAGTAGCAAGGAACGTGCCAACGTGGAGGCCAAGACACCATACGATCGTCTGCACGATGACCGAGCCTGTCCGCGCCGTAACGGCAAATTGACCCTGCTCCGTCCAGTGCCCGAGCCTGACGAGCTCACCACGAAGCAGTACGGGGTGTCTGACCCGCGCGGGTCAGACATGTTCTTTGACATCGCTGGTAGGGTCGCTTCTCGACGCGACCAGGTCCGACCCGATGGGTCGGACGGGTAGTCGTGCGTGATGATGGATCACACGCAGGATCGACGGGGTGCGCGCTTCGTGTTCGTGCATGGGCCTGGCGCGGAGGTGCATGTGCGTCGGTTGGTCGAGTCGAAGTACGTCGTGCGGGCCGAGGTGCGCCCAGAGGGTGGGCTCAAGGCAGAGGCTGCCCGCGACCTGGCGGACCTGTTGTCGGGGTCTCCGCCGGGGGACCGGCCGAGCGCGGTGGTGGTGGGTCCGCTGGACGACACGCTGCCTCGGGCGGGGGACGCGCTGCTCAAGGCGACCGAAGACCTGACGGGCGGGGTGTCGGTGTTCGCGTGGGCGAACGACGTCGCGTCGGTTCCTCCGGCGCTACGTTCGCGGGCGCTGGTGGCCTACGCGCCTGGACCAACGGGGCCCTCCCCGGAGGTGGAGGCGGCGGTGAGGCGGGCTATGGGAGTGGCCCGCACGGAGCCATGGGAGGTGGGGAAGATCGTAGAGGGACTGGAGCCCCGTGACCTTCTCCTGGGGGTCGCGGAGGTAGCGTGCTCTGGAGACCCGGCGGACTTGGAGGTGTGGCGGCGCGCGAGGCAAGCGCTGCGCGGGGCGCGGACGAGCCGCGTCGAGCTCCTGTGGGTTCTGGTAGGCGCATGAAGAAGCCAAGGAAGAAGGCTCCGGTCATCTCAGAGCTTGGGGACCCGCCTGACAACCTCATTCTCGTGGAGGGGATGGAGGCGGCGTTGCGCGTGCGTGCCGTCGATGGGATCGTGGCGCGGGTGCGCACTCCTTGGGTGCGTCTGGGTCCAGGGACGGCTGTAGGGACGATCGAGGAGGTCACCGCACCGGACTTCGACGGTGAGGACCGGGTGTCGCTGCACCTCACGGAGGTCGACCCGGCACCCGGGTGGGGCACACTTCAGGCGTTCGCCAAGGACGTGCGGGTGCTGCTCGTGGAGTTCCAGGGGGACGTGCCCAAGGACTCGCCGCTCGGGCGAGTCGCAGAGAAGATCCCCAAGGGGCGGAGGTTCTGCTTCCCGGCCGGGAAGCCCTGGGAGGCGCGTGCGAGGGCCGTACAGTTCGCCAAGACCGAGTTTGGGCGGCTCGGACTGCGGGATGAGGGTGCGGCGGAGGCCCTGGTGGACGGTGGGCTGGTGGATCTCGGGCGGCTCGGGATGGAGTGCCAGAAGGTCGCGTGGTACTGCGCGGCGCGCGGGCACAGGGGGGCGGGGGCGGAGGACGCGCGCGCGGTGGACCCCCTGGGAGGTCGGTCGGAGGTCGAGGACTTCGTAGGGGCCCTGGCGGATCGTGACGTCCGCCGGATCGCGCACACCCTAGCGGGGCTGCGGAGGGCGTCGCGGACCCCGCCGGTCGCGCGCGTCGCCGCGGTCGTGTCGAGGTGCGGCTACCAGTGGATGTGTGCGGCGGCCCACAAGGGGAACGACCAGGAGGTCGGAGAGGCCGTCGGTGCGCACCCCTACGTAGTGAAGATACGCGTTCGGCCCGCGGCCCTGCGATGGGGTGTCGCGGGTGGAAGAGACCTCGTCGAGGTGGCTGCGAGGGCTGACCGCGCTCTTCGGTCAGGGGCGCGCGCGCCGTGGGCTGTCTTGAGCGCGGGGATCCTTCATGCCGCAGCTCGGACCGGAGGGGCCATCTCGACCCCACCGAGATGACACCCCTGCACGTACGGGTCCGTGTACCTCGGACCCACATACAACCCTCGGTGGAGGCCGTATGGCAGGCCGGGACAGTCACCTTCGTGGTTGGGGCTGACGGACCGCGACGCGACGCGCTGCTCCTGCTGCTGGCCGCGATGCTGGAGCTTCCACACCACATCCGCAAGGTTGATCCGATGTGGATGCGCATCGCGCCCTGCGCGGTGACCGCCTACACGTACGGGAAGCTCATAGGACCAGACCTCGCGTCCGCAACGTGCTGGAAGAACCCGGCCATCGTGGAGCTTGGGGGCGCATCCGTGCGCCTGTGGGGGGTCGGGTGCGACTTCCAGCCCGACGACTCGGGTGCGCGCGGAGTCCTCTGCAACCCCGCGGGGGATCTCTTTCTGGGGGGTTGGGACTGCCCCCTCATGGGTAGTGTGTCGTCAGGTATGCTGCTCGCGCCCTCGGTGGACACGTGGGGCTCGGCTGCGAGAGAGGTCGTCTCGCGCTCGATCGCGCAAGGGTCGCGGGTCATCCTGTCAGGGCGACAGGTACCATCTTGGGTCAGGTCGATCCGCAACCTGCGGGAGGTGCTCGTTCCGTCGAGCAGCCGAATAGCTATAGCAAGGTAGAACTGTGGACAACAAACCCATCACGATCGTCGTCGATCGCGTGCAGTATCGTAAGGACGACTTCTGCGTCCTTCAGACGACCTCATCCCTTCACGGGCCCATCAGCGTGGTGGGTTCCCTGCCGTTTGGGTCCGCTCAGGTTCGAGAGGGGACCGTGCTCGCCATCCACGCGACCGAGACGATGGACCCCAAGTGGGGTCGACAGCTTCGACCCGGTCCGGTCCTGCTACCGCTCGCTGCGGATCCCAGGGTCGTGCTTCACGGGGCCGAGATCGGCTCTGAGGTCCAGTACCTTGCTATGCTGCTCGTGGCACGCCACGCGGACGCCGCGTTGCTCAGCACGGCGATCCTTCGGGGGGACCCTAAGGAGGTCGAGAAGTTGTCCGGTGTGAGCGCGAAGGTTGCGGAGCACACCGTTCGGGGGTGGCAGCGGTTCGTCACGGCCGCCAAGCTCACCGCGGCCATGCGGCGAGCGCACGTGTCCACCTCGGAGATCTGGTCCGCGATGCGGAGTGGGCTTGACCTTGGGATCGTCCTCCAGAACCCCTGGGCCCTCGCGGAGAAGCGGATCCTTTCTCTTCCGCGAGTAGATGGGCTCGCCGAGGCGCTTGGCATCACCCCTACGCCTGAGGTGCGAGCGCGCATCCTCGTGCGGGAGTTGCTCGACCGGTACGCGGACGCTGGGGACACTTGCGTCCGCGTGCAGGAGGTCGTGGCCGAGATGCTGCGCGAGATCCCCGAGTGGGACACCAAGCGTTGCGTGGAGCTCCTCCGACAGCTTCCCTCTCAGGGGATTGCAATCTTGTCTCGCCCACCAAGCGGAGAGGCTGTGGTGTACGCGCCGGTGCTCCATCACTGGGAGGTGGAGTCCGCACGACTCCTTGCGGATCGCCTCGTCACCGCGAAGCCTCACCCCGCGAGCCCAATCGGGCAGGCGATGCTGCGGATCAGCGGGAAGGCGACCTTGGAGGACGCTGCGGAGGTCCTGTCGCAGGAGCACCTGCACTTGTCACCAGCCCAGCGCGCCGGCCTGCGGGACGCGCTGGTGTGTGCGGTCTTCCTGTTGACCGGCCTTCCCGGTACGGGCAAGACCACCACGCTGCGGGCGCTCGTTGCGACCCTGCACCAGGTCGGTGCGAACGTCCTGGCGGTGGCTCCGACCGGCGTGGCGGCGCGTCGTGTGCGGCAGTTGTGTGGAGTTCCCGCGCACACCTTCCACGCAGCTTTTGGGTACCAGCCCTCCCGCAACCTTGACCGAGGAGGAGACTACGTGGGTCTGGAGGGTGGGAATCGCTCGCGCGCTGCCGACGCCTTCTCGGACGACTGGCGGCACGGGCCTACTAACCCCGTTGACGCCGACGTCCTCATTGTTGATGAGTCCTCGATGATGGACCTGTCGCTCTTCTATCGGGCGCTGGCGGCCACGCGGCCAGAGTGTCGCATCATCCTCGTGGGGGACCCCGCGCAGATCCCGTCCGTTGGACCAGGGTCCGTGCTGCGGGACCTGCTACAGGTCGATGAGGTTCCGCGGGTCCACCTCAACGGGATCTTCCGTCAGACGATGGCCAGTCCGGTGGTGCTCGCAGCCCACGCGATCTACGAGGGACGGTCTCCGGCCGTCCGGGAGGTGTTGACGCCGGAGGAGGCGCTCAACCCAGCGCAGGAGGACGACGTGTGCCTTCTGCACGCAGGATCGGACGAGGAGGCGTTGCACCTGGCCTGTGAGGTCGTCGACCCCTTGTACCGGGGTGCTAAGGGGGTCGGTGCCGTCCAGCTTCTCTCTCCTCGACACGGAGGAGAGGCTGGGGTCACGCGGTTCAACGAGGTGCTGCGGACACGCCTCAACCCCAAGGGTCCTGACGTCTCGGAGGTTAAGGTCGCGTCCGGAGTCATCCGACAGGGCGACCGAGTGATGATCGTGAAGAACGACGCAGAGCTCGGGGTCTACAACGGGGACGTGGGGGAGGTACGAGAGGCCACGACGACCGGTGGAGGGCGCATCGTTGAGGTTCGACTCGACGGGTCCCCGCCTCACATCGTGACGCTCACCAGGGACCAGCCCACTACGTACCTTCGCCTCGCCTACGCGGTCACCTACCACAAGTCGCAGGCGATGGAGTACGAGGTGGTCGTGATCGTTCTGCTCCCGTCCTTCGGAAACCAGGTGACGCGTCGTCTCCTGTACACGGCAGTGACGCGAGCCAAGAAGCGCGTAGTCATCGTTGGAACGCACGAGGCGATCGCCTCTGCGATCTATCGCACGGGGGACGACACGCGGACCACCTACCTCAAGGATCGGGTCCTCCAGCAGATCGACGCACGTCGATCGTCCGTCCTGCCTGTGGGCGGGGTAAGTCCCCCGCAGGAGGCATGCGGATGAGTCAACCAAGCAGCGACGTGAAGTCACGTCTTGTTGTACACAAGGTAACGGCCAGTCGTACCGTCGATGGGCACTTCGTCAGTCTGTCGTGTGGGACGAAGGAAGACACGGGGCTCACCATCGAGGAGGGTTGCGAGGCTCTCATGGAGGTAGGGCACGAGCTAGACAAGGTCATCCTTGAGCGAGGATTCGTCTCTCGCACGATGCCCCCAGACCTGTTGACCGCGGGTCTCAAGGGTCTCACGGAGTTGTACCGAGCTTACATGGGACGCCGACGCCAGAATCGGGCGGCGCAGAGCACCTAGCGGGGACCCTCATGTCTGACGACACGACTCTTCCCGCTCCAGAGACTCCTCTCGACAAGGCCCAGGCGCTGTTCGCTAAGGCTACGCCAGCGCCTATTAAGGCGGACCGGGAAGCCACGGAGAAGATCGTCAAGGACCTCGACGGCATGACGGTAGACCTCGACCCGGACCCCGCAGTGAGCGGAGGGGCTCCTGTGCTGCGCAGGAAGATCGCGCAGGTCGAGGCGTTCCTCTCCTCGTGTCTCGCGATGGTCAGCGCGACCCGCGTGCGGGTCCAGCACGCGCGCAGTCGGCACCGAGACCTCCAGCTTGGCCTCAAGCTCGCGACAGACCTCCTCGTGTCTAACGACCCGGAAGTAAAGAACGGGCGCAACATCGCGGATCGAAACGCGCTCGCGTCGATCAAGCTCCAGGCCGAGCACCTCATGGTGCGGGAGGCGGACGGGGACCGTACGGAGGCCGAGACGATCCTTCAGATCGCCACCGCCAAGCTCGCGCACCTCAAGGACCTGAGGATCCACCTACGCGCGCAGCTCCGGGACCTGACCGACAGCACTCCATCAGGTACTGGGGGGACTGGTTCTCACGCCTCTCGGTATCCCCTTCCACCCCCCTCTGGAAACCTCGCTGACCCAGCGGACCCTAACTACTAGGGTCGACGACAAGGGTCGTCTCAACCGCTCACCCCGCGGGTAGGGTCTTCTGCACCGCTTTCGGGCGCACCGAACCTCGTCTCAGTGACATAAACCCTTCACTGCGACCCGAGCGGGCCAGGAGACCCCATGTCTGACCTCAGCCTCACGTATGAAGTTCCCATCGAGAACACGATCACCTTCGACCAGGGCGACCGCGACCTTGACGCCTCGGGCGACCGGATCAAGTTCGAGTCAGGACGCAGCTACCGGCTCTCGTTCGTCATCTTCCCCCCGACGCCTGAGAAGCGCCCCGACTTCAAGCAGCCTCCTCGCTGGTGGCAGGCGGAGCGCTACTGGAACAGCCACATCAAGCAGTACGTCGTGTACGACGACACGCACCGTCGGTTCCTGTCCGGTACCGACAAGGCGCGTCACAGCGCGGCGACGATCGTCATCCAGTGGCCGACCGACCAGAAGGGCAAGCTCGATCCGTCCCGTATTGAGACCGACTCCAAGGTCGGGTACGTCCTGCTCGACAAGGACAAGTACGCCAACATCAAGGCCCTTCAGGACGAGTTCCCCCTCGGGGACAACGACCTCATGGTGACCTGCACGGACACCAACTTCCAGAAGATCACCGTGCGGAACACCAAGGGCAACATGTTCGAGCAGCTCGTGACCAAGGCGGCTTCGGAGCCGGGCGGGGCGGCGGCTCGCATCGTGGGTGGGATGCTCGACCGGATCAAGCGGCTCGCCCAGAAGCTGAACAACGGCGAGATCGCCCACAAGCTCACCGCTGCTGAGGTCGACGCCAAGATCCGCGGCGCGGCGGCGGGCGGCCGTGGTGGCGCGGCGGGTGCGGCGGCGGCGGCAGCGGGTGCGGTTCCCTCCTCGGAGGAGATCGACAACCTCATCGGCAGCCTCAAGTAGCTCGATGAGGGTCCTGGGTCTCGATCCCAGCCTCACCCACTTCGGCTGGGCACTAGCGGAGTGTGAGGCGGGACGAGTCCCCACCTGTCTCGATCGCGGAGAGCTACGCACGTCGTCATCGACGTTGTTCGTAGACCGCTACGTGGACCTGCGAGAGCGCCTCCGGGTGTTGGTACGTGCGCACCCGGACCTCCTCGTGTCCGCCGAGTACTCGGTATTCGGGGAGACGTACTCGGAGGGGATGTACGGGGTCTTCTTGTACATGTGCGAGGCTCTACGGCAGGAGCGGTGCCCCCTCGTGTTATGGTCGCCCCTGCACCTCAAGGCGCAGGCACGGGCCTTCCTTCGGCGTCCACCCAAGTGGTCGATGACGAAGGCTGACATGGTGGAGGCCGCCAAGCGAGACACGGGGCAGAAGCGCGGCTGGAGTGAACACCAGGCAGACGCCTGGTGGGCCGCGCGCACAGGCTGTCGATTCTGGTTGCTCCAGCGTGGTGAGGTAGCAGAGCAAGACCTCACCACGCTGGAGCGTGAGCAGTTTACCGATGTGCGAGTGCGCAAGAAGGGTGCGCTCGCCGGAACCATCGAGCGGAAGGGCGCTCTCCACAAGGAGGACAAGCGCTTCTTCCTGTGGGGAGACCATGACGAAGAAGAAGGAACGGGAGAAGGATAGCGACGAGACCCTTGCCGAGGAGCCAGAGGCCGCGATCAAGACCCATGCGCCACCCAAGCCCAAGGCAAAGTCCCCCGTCAAGCGGGACCCTGCCTTCGCGAGCGGGTTCGCGGCGGCCGGTAAGATGGTCGATAGCGTCTTCGCCAAGGCGAAGAAGCCGGCTCCCTACGTGCCGATCTCATCCCGAGAGATGAGGGAGTCGCTCCCGCACATCTCGACGGGCAGCTTCATCCTCGACTACCTCATTGGCGGGGAGCCGAACGACCTCGGGGTGCCCCCGTGTCCCGGCTGGCCGCTCGGGCGCGTCGTGCAGATCTACGGCCCGGAGTCGTGTGGCAAGACGACGTTCGCCCTCATGGCGTGCGCGGAGGCGGCCCGCAGGGGCTGGCCTTCAGTCTACATTGACTGGGAGCACGCCATCGTTCCCGACTACGCGCGTCGCCTCGGGGTGCCGATCGACGACGAGTCCCTGTTCCGTCTCTACCAGCCGAACACCCTGGAGGACGGGATCCAGATCGCGTACGTGTTCGCCAGCTTCAAGGTGCCCGTGATGGTGTTCGACTCGGTCGGGTTCGCCGTCCCGACAATCGAGCACGACCGTGCCCTCGCTGACCGCGATGGTAGTGCCGGGCAGCCAGGCATCGTGGCGCGTGCGTGGTCGCGAGAGCTTCCGCAGCTATCGGCGGAGCTCTACAACGCCAAGACGTTGCTCATCGCGATCTCGCAGCTTCGCAGCAGCATCAACGCGGGTGGTATGGGACCCGCCGACACCATTCAGGGCGGCATGGTGTGGAAGTACGTGTCGAGCCTCCGCATTCGGTTCAAGAAGATCCGCGTGGAAGAGGAGGCGCGCTTCAACCCCCTCAAGGGGATCTCGGAGAACATGACCGTGTCGACCGAGATCGAGGCGAAGATCGACAAGACGAAGATCGGGTCGAGCCAGGGCCGCAAGGCGAGCTTCATGATCAGCTTCGGGATCGGGGTCGACAACATCCGGTCGGCCTTCGACATGCTGCTGCGCAACAAGCGCATTCGACAGAACGGGGCCTTCTACGACTGGGTTTCCCCAGATGGGACGGTGGTCAAGGGCCAGGGCAAGAAGGCGTTCTTCTCCGAGATTCGAGGTAAGGGCTACGAGGCCGCCTTCTCGGCGGAGGCTCGTGGGCTCATCCAGACCGAGGTCAAGATGGCCGAAAGTGACGCGGAGGCTGCTGAGGAGGGGTCTGAGGAGGATCTCGCCGAGACGATCCGCAACCTCGACTAGGTCTCTGTCAGAGGGTTCGGGTAGCTTAGGTTAAGATGCCCGTCCGATTCCGCCTCAAGAACTTCCAAGCCTACGAGGACGCAGAGGTCGAAGTCTCCGGCCTTACGGCAGTCGCCGGCCCCAACAACGGGGGCAAGTCCGCCCTCGCTCGCGCGATTCGCGCCAGCTTCCAGAACACCCCGTCCGCCCACCTGGTTCGTCGTGGCGCTCCCCAGATGGAGGTCGAAGTCGACCTCGGGGACTCCCGCTTCACGTGGGGGAGGGACGGGGGGTCCAAGGGTCGTCCCATGTATCGTGTTGGAGGGGCAACCTTGTACCCTGGACGCGAGGTTCCTCCCCAGGTGCGTGAGGCGGGGATTCGGTCTGTGGAGGTGGGAGGGGAAGCGGTGTGGCCGCAGTTCGCGCGCCAGGGTGAGTCCGCCTTCCTGGTGGATCGCACGGGAGCCTACCTCGCGGAGGCGGTATGCGACCCCGGACGGGCGGAGCTCCTCGCGCAGGCCGCTCGACTCCTTGAGTCGGACCGTCGTAGCGTGCGGGGTCGGTTGTCTACGGCCCAGGAAGCGCTGCGAAACGCGCGAGGTTGGTTGGCCTACCTCAGCCCAGCAGAGTCGAGCGCGGAGGAGGCCACGCATGTCCCAGGGCACCTCGCACGCGTAGAGGCCCGTCTTCAGGAGGTGGAGCGCCTCCAGGGCCTGCGCGACCAGATCACCGCCCTAGCGGCCCGCGCAAGGCGGCTGGCGGGGGTGCGAGACTTGAGGCTTCCGCATGGAGACCTGTTGCGGGAGCTCGTGGCGCGTCTCGACCACCTGCGCGCCGCGCGAGATCGCCTGGGAAGATCTGCCAGGCAGTGCGAGGCGCTGAAGGTCATCACTGCCCTGCGACTCCCAGAAGGGGAGGGGCTGCGCGACAGGGTTCAGCGTCATGCGGCCGTCCTGCGCGCTCGGGACCACATCCAGCACCTTAGCGCCAAGCGAGAGGCCCAGAAGGTCCTCCAGAAGATCACGCTACCTGACGCGCAGGTCCTTCGGTCCTCCCTCGACCGTCTGCGCGTTCTTCGATCCACGAGGGACCACCTGAGGAATGCGGGCGAGCGCCTGCGAGACGCTCGTCGTGACGTGGAGGAGAGTCGTGCCGCACTCACCCTTGCGACACGGTGTCGAGACGAGGTGGTCAATGACGTGGGAGCTTGCCCGTTCTGCGGGTCTACAGCTCCGAACGAGCGGCGACCGGAGACACACTCTCATGACCCTACTACTTGCCATTATGCTGTTGATGGGGGCACAGGTCGGTAACGCTTCCCAGTACGGATTCGTTGGGGACCGCTACGACAACGTGGGCACCTTCGCCTGCAAGGATCGACTTCAGACGAAGTATGGTTCCCGCGAGTGGGAGAAGATGCGCGACAGTGGCGTCGCACACCGTACCCTTCCCTGTGGAACCCGCGTTGGGGTCTGCCTGGCCAGAACGGGTCGATGTACGGTCGCCTACGTGGTCGACAGAGGGCCGTGGGGGACGTTGAACCGCAAGGGGGTTTGGCACATGCGCACCAAGCGCCTTCCTCCAGGGGAGCGGTACCGAGGTCACCTCGACCTCCTCCCTAACGTCTACACTGCGATTGGCCTGGCCGGGATCGAGACCGTCTACTACTGGGTCCTCGCTCCGGGGAACTCCGGCCCCCCTGCCCTACTTCGCCCTCCAAGGAGGGTCGCATGAGGTCGACCGCCAAGCTGCTGGGGGTCCTGGGGACCCTCATCGTCCTGATTGCGCTCGTGAGCCCAGTCCTACAACGGGTCCAGCGCGAGCGTGAGTGGAATCGTCTACATAATGCCTGCGATGCTGGTGGCACGGTAAGCTGCGTGATTCTCACCGTCAAGGTGACGCCTGCCTGCACGAGGGACCAGGAAGCGATGGCCTGCTACCACGCTGCGCACCTGCTTGAGCGAGGGGTCGCACGTGCGCGCGAGACCTCCCGCATCACGAGCTACTACCAGATGGCGTGCCGTGCTGGAGTGCTGCGTGCCTGCGAGAGGTTGAGGCCATGAAGTAGATTCGCTCTGGGTCGTCTTCCTTCGAGGGGGTGTCAGACCGAGGGGTATAATCTCCTCGATGCACCTTCTCTGGAGAACAGACGTCCACATGCGCGACCGAGCACCTCGGGGACGCTCGGACGACTGGACGGAGACGGTCACCGACAAGCTCTGCCAGGTGGGCGAGATCGCCCGCGACATCAAGGCTACCGCCGTCCTCGACGGCGGTGACTTCTTCGACGAGAAGAACCCCGACAACAACTCGCACGACCTCGTGCGGAGGACCGCCAAGGTCCACCGCAGCTATCCCTGTCCGGTCTACGCGAACATCGGGAACCATGACGTCCGGTACGGCTCACTTGCTCACCTGGATGAGAGTCCGCTCGCCGTCTGCTTCGAGAGCGGGATCTTTCGTCCCTGCTACGGGCCGCATGAGGCCGTGCTCACCAACCCTGATGGCACCACGGTTCGGGTGGTGGGTCGTCCGTATCAGGGAGCTCGCTTCGACCCCGCCTCCCTCTACGTCCCCCCGGGACCGGAAGATCACCTGGTGGTGATGCTCCACCAGCTCGCGTCGGCGGACCCGAGCCTGGCCTTCTTCCCTGGGGAGGACGTCCTGCCTTACGGGCTTTTCCCTTCCCTATTCCCGTCGGCAAGCGTCGTGTGTGTGGGGCACTGGCACAAGGATCAGGGGGTGCGTGAGTTCGCGCCGGGCCAGTGGGTCGTCAACATCGGGTCCCTTACGCGGGGGACCCTCGCGGAGGACGACGTGCAGCGCATTCCGCAGGTTGCAGACCTGCACCTGCTGCGCGGACAGCCCGCTACTGTGCGCACCATCGCGATCGACGTCCGGTCTCCTGCGGAGGTGTTCAAGGACCGGGAGGAGGTCGCTGATCGACCCACGGTCGACGTCGCGTGTCTCGCGCAGGTGGCGACCGCGGTGGCAGAGGAGGGGAGGGACCAGACGCTGGACGCCCTGGTGCGTGCGCTCCCCAACGTGTCGCCAGAGGCGCGCGAGCGGGTACTCGACGTATTCAGGCGCTCCGAGAGCGCGAGGATGCAATCATGATCGTCTACTGGCCCAGCATGTCGTCCTGGGAGGAGTGTCCGCGACAGTACCTGTGGCGGCGTGGATTCCCTGGTATCGACGTTGGAGGTGGAGAGGGTAGGCAGAAGCCCTTTCCTGAGGGAAAGACCGACGAGCACGCGCTTGTTGGTACGGTGGTGCAGAAGGCCGTTGAGGTCTTCTACAACATGCGAGGGTGGGAGCGGGACGAGGACGACGCTCGTCAGATCCTGCGGATGGTCGCCAACGATGAGTTTGACAAGGAAGTTCGGAAGGCGTCCGAACCTCCTAAGCAGGGGCGGAAGCCGAACTTCCGGCTCGCCCCGCGAGCCGACCTAGCGGCCCTGCGCGCTGACGTCATCCGGTCCGCGCAGGGGTTCGTGGCGACCTGTCATGCGAACAAGCTCTACGGGGACGTCGCGCTGCCGGAGCACAAGCTGGCTGGCCGGCTCCGCGTGGACCCCGAGGTCGTGGTGAGCGGCCGGCTGGACCTATACCTTGTTCAGAGCACCGAGACGGGTCCGTTCGTGCTGGACGGGAAGAACGGGCGGGAGTATTGGGACGATGACGCGCGCGCGTTCCGTATGCACGTCGACGTTGACCAGCTCGTGTTCTACGCACTCGCAGTCTCCCTAGTCTATGGGCAGGTGCCCAAGCGCCTCGGGGTCGTCCCTTACCGCTACCCTGCGGGTTACGACTGGGAGGCAGAGGTGGGGTTCCTGCGTGACGTAGTTCGAGCTCCTGACGCGACAGATAGTCGCAAGCGCGCGCTCGCGGCCTATGAGGCCCGGGGTCCATCCAAGGGGATCGTGTGGTACGACTGCGACCAGGAGCGGGTCGAACAGATCGCCGCGCGGGCTATCCGGTTCGCGGACGAGATGCTACGGATCGAGCGGAAGTCTCCGCTCCCCATGCCCCCAGATACGCAGGCCGCGGTGGTGGCCGACGACTTTCCGGCCAGGGTGGGGGGGCAGTGTCGGATCTGTGACTACGAGTCAATCTGTGAGCCTCGGCAGGTGCAGCTCGCGGAACTACGAGCCAAGCGGAAGCCCGTCGTGACCGCACCCTTCGTGGCGGAGGAGAACCTCGCCCAGGAATCTGATCTGGACGGCCTCGCCGGCCTGGCGAGTTTGGTCAACCGCGCGAGCGGGTAGGAGGGGCGATGGCTGAGATCGATACACGAGCACAAGGTGTCCTGCGTCGACTAGACGAGACGAAGGCGCGCTTGTCCCGTGCGGAGGGTGCCGCGCAGGCGAGCGAGCAGGAGTGGGAGGCGGCGCGGCAGCGCGCCGTGGACCTCGGAGTAGATCCTGACCGCATCGACGAGGAGATCCAGGCGATAGAGGCGCAGATCGCGTCCGAGGTGTCTCGAATCTCAGCCCAAATCGACCACGTATCGACGACCCTCCAGTCCGTAAACCACTAGACCTCCCCGAGGTGCCTATGCAGTTCGAGTGTTCCAGGAATAACCTTCACAGCGCGCTCGTGTCGGCGTCCAAGAGCGTCGGTCCCAAGTCTGGTACGGATGACCTCTCAGGGTTCGTGCTGTTTCGAGTCAAGCGCGACGACACCCACTCCCCTGTGAGCGTGCTGTCCTTCAATCGGGTCTCCGTGTCGCAGGTCCCTATCCAGGGGGTTACCGTGCCGGAGGGCCTGAAGGACGGGTACTTCACCGCTGACGCACATGCGCTGCTCCAGTGCCTACAGGCGGTCCCCGACGGGGACGCGGTGACGTCGATCAGCTACGACGGGAAGCATAGCTCCATCACGGCGGGGCTGTGGACCAACCACCTCTCGGCCTGCAAGGCGGACCAGTGGCCCTTCTGGGACGAGCGGGTCGCGGCCTCGAAGGAGGAGGCCACCCTGGAGACGGCTCCCTTCGTGGACGCCATCACGCGGGTGTCCCTCTTTGCCAGCAAGGACGAGTCGCACGAGCCGCACAGGTGCGCTGTCTACTGCTGGGATGGACGGGTCGTGGCCAACTCGAAGCTCGCCTACGGGATCGCGATCGGGCCCTTCTCGGGGCGGTTCATCGTTCCGTCCGCGGCCATCCGACCGCTCAGCGACTTCCTGCGTTCCGGAGGCGACACCTTCACCGTCCTCAAGCACGCCAACATGACGACGTTCCGTCGTCAGGACGGGGGGATCTTTGGAGTCCTGGTGCAGCAGGGGTTCCAGAACGTCACCTCGCTCCCTGCGCTGGCGGTCGATGAGACCTCGACGAACTCCTTCACCGCGTCGCGCGACCAGGTGCGACGGGCGGTCGACTTCCTCTTTACGGCCGCTGCTCCGACGGAGAAGTTCGTTGGGTTTCAGCTCGACGTGGGGCACAAGACCGTACACCTGGCCACGCAGCTCCGAGCCACCAGCAAACCTCACTCGATCCCGGTGTCGGTCGAGGCGACGGGATCTGACGAGACGGGGCGCTTCTCCAAGGAAGCGCTCGACGCGGTCCTGTCGGTGTGGAGCGACACCAAGATCACGTTCGACCTCATCGGGAGCAAGTCGTCCACGTCCAGCCGCAAGGTCCTCATGGCCCGCGTGTCGGAGCCGCAGGACCCGGCGAAGTCTCTCCGCTACGTCTACCTCCTCAACGGCGGGATCGTCGGTTGAGCTCGCTGCGGGCCGAGGTCGCACGCCTACGGGACAGGTCCGAGCAGGTACGCGACCGCGCCCTGCGTCTCCAGGCATCGTGTACCCAGGCACGCATGACGATAGCTACCTCGATCATCGACGAGCAGGACCTGTCGCTTGAGGACGAGATCCTCACCGAAGCGATCTCGGTCGTCGCGGGTCTCACGGACGCGGAGGTGCGCAACGGGTTCTCTCTCGTGGAGAACCTGCTGCGCGAGGCGATGCGCGTGGTGTTCGCAGACCAGCAGATCGGAGTAGAGGCGCGCGTGGGGCAGGAGCGAGGCCGCATCGCGGTCGACGTGGTGACCTCCGTTCCGTGTGAGGGGGGTCGAGTCGAGGGGCAGGCGTCGGACCTGTTTGGAGGGTCCATCACGACCATCCAGGCCGTCTTCCTGCGAGTAGCCTGCATCCTGAGGCGTGGTCTTCGTCGCTTCATGGTTCTGGACGAGACTCTGGCTCCGCTTGACGAGGCGTACGCTCGCGCGTTCGCGAGCGTATTCGCGGACTTGTGCCGTCGGCTCAACTTCGACGTGCTCGTCATCACTCACTCCCACGCGTTGTGGGAGGCGAGTCCCCGGAGGTATCGCGTGCTGCGAGGAGCACGTTCCTCACGGCTCGTCCTCGATCGAGGGGTACGCTAGTCTCATGCGTCGACCCGGGGAGATTCACCAGAAGTTCAAGCAGGTGCTGTACCGGCACCGTAAGCGGGCGATTGAGGCTGTCCTCAAGCCAACACCAGAGAACTGCGCGCACAACGGGATCGCCCCGACCCATCCAGGTTGGGTTGCGTCTGGAGGGGCGAGGGGGCCTCTGGTTCAACTTCGCGTCTGTAAGAACGTCGAGGCTGGTATCGCGGGGGTCATCTGCGACTCGCACTACGCGGAGGGTCTGAGTGGTGTCTGCGCGCGCACCTGCCCACACTATCGTCCCGTCAAGACACCAGAGGACGTCAAGGAAGAGTTTCGTCAGCTCGCCAGCCAGTCGCTAGGGGATCTGGCGGCGAAGTACCCGGACCTCGCCGCGCTCGCCTGGGTCCTGAAGGATCCTGTAGAGGTTACGGAGGAGGCCGATGACGTCCAGGACGTACCCCCCAGCCAAGAGCGGTTTGACGAGCACGTCAAGCCAACCGAACTCGTCAAACCGCCCGAACCCGTCGTGGAGGCTAGGTGGCGGTACTACTGGCGAGGGTTCGTCCTGGCGCTTCAACGATTCCAGCCCCCCTGGAGGTAAGGTCGCCTCTCCCTGGGTGGCTGGTCTCTTCGTTGAGGATGGTGAGGGGGTAGAGGGGCCTCGCATGCCTCTCTGTGCCCGGCTGGACCTCAAGCGACCCGTGGGTCCTCGGTTCGTGACGGACTCAAACGGCGTCATACGACGCTTCGACAACACCGCACATGGGACCGTCGTGACCGCTGCCTTCTCCTCGCGACTCGTGAAAGAGGTGGTTCGGGACCTCCTGTGGGCTGCACATGACCTGCACGGCCGCCTCTCTCTTAAAGAGGGGATGCAGAAGCTCACGCAGGCAGCGCCCGAGGGGAGTATCGCCGAGTCCTTCGTGCGCGTCTTCGCGCGTACCGCGGTGCGGAGTCCCGTATCGGTGATGGTCGACGCGATAATCCCTGCGGGCCTCGTCGTCATCACCCCCAATACCTGCGACGTGGGTTCGATCTGGCAGCTGTGCGACCGCGTTGCTCTGGTCGTCTACGACCCAGATCGGTTCGTCGTCGCCTCCACCTAGATGTCCTGGCTCTCTGAAGCGATAGCACGCTGTGACCTTGATCCTGACGACCTCGGCTACTTGCTCGCGCGGGGTGCGCGAGAGGACCGCGTCCACGAGCTTGGGATCACGACGTGGCGTTCGCAGGTGTGCGAGGCGCGCCCGCAGGACACCGAATGGGCTCGTCTCGGCCGAGAAGGGTGTGGGTCCCGCGTCAACGGGATGTTGACCGTCCCGCTCCGATCGGCACGAGGGGTCGTGGTAGGTGCAGACTTTCGCACGACATGGGTCGACAAGAAGACCGTGTTGCGCCACTTGCTTCCCGAGGCGGCCTGGTGCCCGACGTTCGTCGGACTCACAAGCCGCGCGGCCGACCTCCTGTGGTCGGGGGCAGACCTGTGGCTCGTCGAGGGCCTGTTCGACATGTTCGCCCTCGACTGGGTCGTGGGCGACCGCGGGGTCGTTCTCGGCTGCGGCCGGGCCGCCCTGTCCCAGCAGCAGGACCTGCTTGTCCAGCGCCTGCTGTCTCCGACCGCGGCCGTGTTCGTGGTGTTCGACGAGGACGAAGCGGGGCGTAGAGGGGCCGTAGGTGGTATCGACCCCAAGACAGGCAAGTACCACAGAGGGGCCGTAGATCGCCTGCGGTCGCGTGGGGTTCGGGTGGTTGACGTGAGGTACTCCGCCAAGGACCCGGGGGCCCTGTGGGACTCAGGGGGTCGAACAGCCCTTCAGCGTGCGTTCGGGATGCACATCCTCGGGTAAAACGAGGGAAAGGAGTTCCGATGCCCAAGAAGGTCCCTGATCAGAACATCGAGAAAGTAAGCAACAAGCTCTACAAGGCTGGACCGGACGTCCACGACCTGCTGCGAGACCTCGTCAAGCAGTACCACCACGACCTGATGCACATCGTCGACCAGATCGTGGTCCTGTTCAAGGACACCGCCCCGGAGGATCGCATCGCGGTCGTCGCGAAGGCGAGCCCCAAGCTCTCCGTCCTGGCCGCCTCGCCGTGCATCTTCACGGTCGAGATTGGCTATAACCGCTGGGAGAAGCTCACCAACCTCCAGCAGATCGCGCTCATCGACCGCTGCCTCTGCGCCATGGAGTCCAAGGAGAACCCAGACGGCGGGAACTCCTACAAGGTCCTCAAGCCTGACGTGTCGTACTACCGCGATGAGGTCGCGCGTCACGGGTTCTGGATCTACTCGCCGGAGAAGCCAGACGTCTCCACGCTGGCCAGCATGATCGAGCGTGTCTTCGGGGATGACCACGGACAAGACGAAGACGAAGAGGACGACGAGCCCTAGCGGGTAGAGGCCCTCGTGGGCCTAGACAACAAGTACAGACCGACCCGCTATGAGGACGTAGCGGGACAAGAAGTCGTCAAGACGATCCTTCGCCATCTGGTGGCTGGTGGCTCTGGCCACCTCCAGAGCTACCTGTTCGGAGGCCCTTGGGGCAGCGGGAAGACCACCCTGGCGAGGATCCTCGCCCGAGCCTTGCTCTGTGCCCGCCCGGTTGGGGGGGACCCGTGCGACGCTTGTGAGTCCTGCATCGCGATGCTGTCCGATCATGGGTCGCCCGACTTCGTTGAGGTCGACGCGGCGACCCGTTCAGGAAAGGCCGACGTGATGATGCTGCTGGAAGACCTCCGGTTCGACGAGCACGCGGGGCGCCGGCGCATCTACTTGTTCGACGAGTGCCACCGGCTGTCTCCTGAGGCCGAGGACGCCCTCCTCAAGCCGATGGAGGACTGCCGGCCTGGGACGCGGGAGAAGCGTCTCGTTGTGCTGTTCTGTACCACGGAGCCCGACGAGGTCCGCCCCACCATCTTGTCTCGCTGTGCTCCTCCGTTCCGTGTGCGGTCTCCAGGGTACCGAGCGATCGCCTCTCGCCTCGCCTACATCTGTGAGACCGAGGAGATCCCGTTCGACGCTGCGGCGCTCGACCTGGTCGCGCGCGCGACGGGAGGTCACTTCCGGGACGCCATCAAGGCGATCGAAGCGACGGCGGCTTCTGGTCGTGTGTCACGGGAGGCGATAGCCTCCTACCTGGGTTCCGATGTGGGAGAGGACCTGGCGGGCCTGCTCCTCAACCTGCATGACCTGTCTGGCATGGGAAGGCGCGTGGATGCCCTCATCGAGAAGATCTCACCCTCGACCGCGTACCGGTACCTGGCGGACTTCTGCGTGGCGGCCTTCCAGGTCCACGCGGGCGGTGAAGTGCAGGAGGGGGCCTGGGAGGAGGTCACTCTGCGTCGAGTGGCTCCTCTTGGTCTGACCCTCTTGACGCTGGCGGATCGGTTTGGCTCGCGGCCCTCCAAGGTGTCGCGCGCCACCCTGTACTGCGACCTCGCTCTGGGTACGCAGACGGAGGATCGTCGCCCTGCGGCGCGCCTCACCTCCTCTCCCAGTTCGCCCCAACCTAGCAGCCCGCCACCCTCCAGCAGCGCACCCGCCGCGAGTCGCGGGGTCAACAACGGCTGGGTCCACTATCACCCGCATGCAGACCGCGCGACCCTGGCCGCGACAGTCGACCCGGTTGCGGGCTGGACCGCAGCGCAGTTCGCAGCTCGAGTGCGCGACCGGGTGCGCGACATGCGTGCAGCGCAACTTCGTTAAAGTCGCTATCTCCTTCTCCGCCCTAATCGTGTAGATTGCCCCCATCGGCTCTACGCACGATCGCAGGTCCCTCGCGTCTATGCCTCCTATGGAGGCAGGGGACAACCGCGCCCAAGCGGGTCGATCTACGTGGGTGGTATTGGAGCTGTCTCCAGAGGGGGAGGACCTTGCGGGTTCTGGGCGGCTAAGCGCGCAGATTCGGGGGGACCTCGGTGTGTCGAAGACGTACCCGATCATCGTGCCCTCGCAGGGGAGCGGATCAGCCTCTGCGTTGAGCTACGTCTTCATCCGCGGGGGGCTGTCGTCGAGTCGGTACTTTGCCCTGGAGCGGAGGGGGTACGCAGAGCGGGTGTTGTCCCGACAAGTGGGGTCTCTGCGCACGGTCTATCTGGTGGGCGGGAAAGAGGTGGAGGCGATGCTCCACACGGTAGATCACCCCCGCTCGACCCGACTACCTCGCGGGCAGGTTGTTGAGGTGGTGTCGGGGCCTTACCTGAGGGTTCGTGGGCGCGTCATGTCGGCCTTCTCTTCGCGCGAGCTGCTCCTCCAGGTGCGGACGCGCACGTTGTTGCGCTTGCTGGTCGTCAACCGCACCAACGTCTCGATGGTCGATGACCGCACCGTTCCTCCCCTCTTCGTTCCAGACCTGCGACGCTTCAAGAACAGCAAACCGAAGCCGGCAGCTCCCGTTCCGCCCGTACCTGCGGCCAAGTACGAGAGCTACAAGCAGATGTCGTTCTTTTAGGAGGTATCGTGGCGATCCGCTCGTCTGACTCTATAGAGCGCTGCTACTCGGTGGAGGATGGGTTTGCGTTGTTCGGAGACCCGTCGGATGGGGGCATGTCACCCGAGACCGAGAAGCTCGCCGCGCGCGTCATCCGACTCCTTGACCGGCTCCCTCCAGTGGAGGCGGACTGGGTGCACCTGTTCTTCTTCGACCGGTGGAGCCAGGACACGATCGCGGCCCTGTTCAACGTCAGTCAGCCGACGGTGTGCTATCGTCTCAGACGCGCTGAGCAGCGTCTTCGTTTCCTCATGTCAATCCCCGATGGGGTCGACGCGAACCGTGTATGTGAGGATGTACGCCCCCTCGTTCCCGACGAGATGGACTTGGCGATCCTCCGTCACATGTGGGACACCACGTGCCAGAGCGAGACGGGCGAGCGCTTGCGGGTCACGCAGGGCCTGGTGCGCTACAGGTTCCACAAGACGATCCGACGACTCGCTCAGTGGATTGAGAGTGAGTCTAAATCGCCCATCCTGTCCTGCGGGCGCGATGCGGTGGGTGCCTACTTGCGCGTGATGCGGCAGATCGCCGATAGTCCCAACCTCCTCAAGAGCGGGGTCTCCCCCTCCGAGGGGTTCCGAGTCGTCGCCTGGTAAGGGATTGATGGACGCGGCCCAGGCAGGATGATCGAGCTCGTCGACCGCGTGTATCGTTTTCGGTCTCGCACTGGTGCTGGGACCACCTACAGCATCGAGGTGGTCGTCGACATGTACGGGGTCGTGACAGTACGCTCGGTCAGGTCTGAGCAGTCGAACGCTGTGGGGTACGTCGACGCCTACGGGTGCGACTGCCCCACCGACCTCCCCTCCGAGCTGGCCGAGGACCTTCGTGAGGTGGTGGACGCGGCGCGCGTGCTGTCCCAGACGTACGTGGCCTGGTCCGGGCGTGTGGTGTTCCGCGGGGAGGCGTCGCAGCGCGTGGACATCACGGGCGCGCTGACCACTCCGCTCTACTTGGTGGGGGCGACCGCTGCGAACGGGGTCGCGGTCGCGGCGACCGACAGGACCCTGACGGGCTTCGTTCTTCGTCCGGTTAGCAAGCTCGGAACCCTAACCGTCCCGGTCACGGTGGACGTGATGGTCGTGGTCCCCCTGGTTCCGTCCGCCCCCCTGGCCGGCGAGCTCGTCTTTCGGTACGGAGACCCCACGACCCAGCGGGTCACCCTAACACCGCTGGCGCTGCCCGTGGGGGCCTACCGCGTGGTGGTGGATCCTGTGGGGGCGTTCCCCGTTCGAGCGACCCGAGACACCAACTACTTCGACGTGACCATCGGGGCCGCTGTTCGGCGATTCTCGGAGAGGCGCGTCCGCTACGGAGTCGTACTGCGATGAGTGACGATCCCCTACCGTTTGAGGCGGATGAGGTCCAGGTCGCGCCCGGCTTGTCCGGGGTGCGCCGCATCTACGGCGACCCTGCCACGGGGTCGCTGGTCTTCGAGGACCCCGTCCTCGGCCGTCTCCCGCTCTCTGCCCTGGGAGGAGTGCGTCCCGGTCCCACCTACTCGATCGTCGGGCAGGGCGGGGACGCGGTCGACCTGGCCGGGGGGTTCGTCCTCCTCACCGACAAGCCGTACCCGGCCGCGGGCCCGCAGTCGCTCATCCTGCTGCCTGGGGTGTCCGAAGCGCCCGCGAGGGTAATCCCGGGGCAGCGCGTCGCGGTGAGCGCGGTGGGTGCGCACGTGGTGCGGGCGAAGCCAGGGTCTGGTCTTCCTACGGTCCAGGTGAACGGGACGGCCATTCGTGCCACCTTCGTGTCCTTCGGCGGGGTCGTGTTTGGGGCAGACCCTGACGTCCCTGTCATCTCCGTTGGAGGGGAGGGGGGCCGCACAGGGCATCTTCGCCTGGTACGCTGCGAGACCCTAGAGTCTGCTCCCCCAGGTCGTGCGGCATTCCTCGTCGCCGTGCAGGCGACCGTGGAGGTCGCCTCCTGCTCGCTGGCGGGGCCCGCCCTGATCGACACGCGCGAGTCCTTCGTGACGCTGCGGGACACGCAGGTTCGTGGCAACGTGTCGGTGGTCGGTCCTGGGTCGACGCTACTGCTGGAGGGCAGCCGCGTGGACGGGACACTCATCGTGCAGGGAAACGTGCAGGTCTTTGGTTCTCGCATCACCTCGATGTACGTGATGCGCGGGTCGACCGTGTCCTTGTGCAACTCCGTCGTTAATGGGCTATCGCTGGAAGCCGGCGCGACGGTTACCTCTGAGGGGTCTCGTGTGGATGCTGTGGGGGGTGACTCCACCGCAGTCTTCGACACGGACCGCGCGAGTGGTGTGCTCTCGTTCCTGAGCGAGGCGGACAAGAGGTTCGACTTCGCGAATCCTCGGCTCGCGACCAACTACGTCGTCAACCTCACCGTCAACGATCGACCTGCTGGCGACGAGGTGCCTTGGGTGTTCGGAGCGGACGAGAAGGGGTTCACCGTTCGCTTCCTCAGCACCCAGTCGCTAGACGTCGCATGGACTCTCACAAAGAGAGGGTGACATGCCAAACCGTATTCTGCTGCCAGGACGCCCAGATCTTCGCATGGGGGTCCCGCTTCGCCTCCCGTTGACCCGCCTGCTGCCACGAACCGCTACGGTCGTTGGGCTGCGTCAGCCTGGCCGCCCCATCACGTTCCTCGAGCAGGGCCTCGTGGCAACCTTCACGGATAGTGGCCTCAAGCTCATGAACCCGCAGTTCATCGCTGGAGACCCACGATCGACTCCTCCACCTCACCTGTCGAGGCTGGCCGCCTCTGTTGCCGACGTAGTTGACCAGGGCTTCACGCTGCGCGCAGAACCTGGAGAACTCGTGCATCGGGCCACGCGCGACTTGTGGGGGTTCGAGCAGGATGACGAGGGCCGCGTGGTGCTCTGCCGCCTGTTCGACCCCGCGGGTCATCCGCTCAAGGTCTAGGAGCTTTGGCTCGTTTCTGGGCTGCCAGCTTCCTGATCGCCTCTGCGTCCTTCTCGGAAGGTACCCATACCTTCACTTCCTTCCAACCGTGGGCCATCCTGCGGGCACGTTGTCGTCTGGCTCGCTCTGCGGGAGATAACGGCATGGCCCACCATACCGCCGCTATATACCGCCCACCATTGAGGCGGAGTCCATGAAGTCACCTGACAAGCACGTAGTTGCTCGGCTCGTTGCGCAGCACCAGCAGCGCTGCTGGCGAGGCCGTGTGGCGGCGATCCTGCGTCTTTGCGACGCCCTCGAATCGGGAGATCGTCGCGGCAAGACACGTACGGCAGGTGAAGTTCGATTCATTAAGGACCGCTCGGGCGACGACAACCAGTGGGCCTGGCCGAACCAGAACCCGAGCCGTCGCGAGATCGCGACGGGCTACGCGTTCGACACCGCGAACCTCAAGCCCCTCATTCGCTGCCTGAGGTCGACCGCGATGGCGCTCGGGCACGCGCTCTCCGCGCACAACGACTTCTCCAAGCTCAAGAGCCGGCTCATCAGTCCGGACGGCAACCTTGGGGGTCGGGGATACATCCAGAAGATCCCCGACATGCGGAAGCTCTACATGAACTGCACCGAGGCGCTCTCGTCGCTTATGGACACGCTCCACGACGAGATCTACGCCCCTCACTGGCAGGACCAGGGCGAGATCAGCCCGCGTGAGCGACGGCGCGTCCGCGAGATCATGCAGGACGTCAACCACATCCGGGAGGACCCGGAGGGGTGGGCTCGCGACGAGGAGGAGAAGAGCGAAGGGGACATCGCGGACGAGGACACTGACGAAGAAGATACCGACGAAGGGGACACCCCATGAGCATTCGCGACCTACCTGGATTCCTTCACGAGACCCAGGACGACTCGTTCCTCTCCGACCCCACGCACTTCCAGCGGCAGGCGGGCCTGTCGGACCTGTCCTGGATGGACGTGCCGAGCGCGGTCGTGTTCGGGCAGCGCCGGCAGGGGGAGCCCCCGCTCGACACCGCGGCTACGCTGCGCGCCTTCTGGGACAAGAACCTGCCCCGCATGGGGCCGGTCGTCGACCCCGCGGAGTACTCCCCGGACCTGGAGACGCCAAAGAACCCCGCAGCTTTCCAGCAGGCGCTTCGTCTGGCCTCCCAGCGGATCCATTTCGGAGAGTCGGCTGAGCAGATACTCCACGACCTCGGGGAGAGGTTTGGGGCGACACGCGCCGCTTCGGTCGCCTCCGTGCTGCGAGCGGATGACGGCCTGGCGGGGCGCGTCTTCATCCGGCTGGCCGCCTTTCCAGGTGGCCTGGTCAAGTGGGCGAAGATCCTGCGGCGGCGTTGCCCGCAGGCGCGCTACGTGATCGACAAGGAGGCTCGCGCTCTCCGTAAGGCGGAGGCGGCCGGCAACATCCTCCGGGTCGTAGCAAGCGTGCCCTGGAACGAGGCGTACCGGGAGTACGCCCCGCGCCTTAGCGCGGAGGGTGCATCCCTCCCACCCGTCACGCAGGACCCCGCGCGCGCTCTCCAGGCCGCGTTCCTCTTCGTGGAGCGGGGTCGCGTTGACCCACGTGGTCGAGGACCTGTCGTCTCGATCTACCAGCGAGAGGGGAGCTCGTGGACACCCCCGCCTGCCCCCCCTCCGACTCCTGCGGCGGCCCGCCCCGACATGCGGATCCGTCGGCAGGTGGCCGCGCTTGCCGAGAACCGCATCATCGACCAGAAGACGGCGGCTACTCTCCTCTCCCAGCCCCTGCTCCGCGAGGAGGTGGTGGCGAAGGCTGTGCGCGACATCACGACGGCCGCGGCGCGAGGGACTACGTACCAGGGGGAAGGGGTCAGGCTGCGCGGGGCCTCCACGGCTCCACGCCCAGCGATGAAGCCCACGCCCGCCAGTCCGCCCCCACGGTCGAAGGCGGCTTCAACGGTTCCAGCCCCAACCGCTCCCAAGGCTCCCAAGGCGTATGAGGGCCCCGTCTACTCGGCGCTACCCATGCACACCGTGCAGGTGGAGGCTCCGGGGCCGAGTGCGGTGGAGCGCATCGCATCCACGCATGGTCTGTTTGCGGCGGACGTGCGTGCCTACCTACAGTGGGCTCGAACCGCCGTCGCTCGGGGCCTCTCGGGGTCGACCCTTGAGGCCGAGACGGCATCACGTTGGGCTCCTCGCCTCGTCCAGGCGTGTGCGCCCGTCGTTCGGTCGCTTCGAGCCGTCCATGAGGGACGGGCTGGCGTTGAGTACGTCTACGCGGACGCGCACCTCACGCCTAACAGCATCAAGGGATGCGTGGCGGAGGCGCGACGGCTGCGCGTGGTCGAGGGCCCCCGCCCTCAGGTGGTCCTGGCCAGCTCTCGCTGCGTGGGCTGCACGAACCTGGCGAACCTTCCGGGCAAGGGACCTACGTGTCTCGTGTACGGGCTCAAGGTGGCGACGGCCCCCAAGGACAAGACGTCGTGAGGTTTGGGGCTATAGTCCATGCGGCGCGCGGGCGCGTCCTTCCGAACGGCCTCCTCCTCGCGGCCGAGCACCTCGCGCTTGGTTTTGAGCGCGGGGTGACCGACCTAGTGGGTCTCCCGTCGAGCTTCGACCCCTACGTGCAGGTGGTCGTCACCTCGAATGCCTTCGACAAGGTGCGGACGTGGTTGGAGGTTGACGACCTCATACTGGCCCCTCACGTAGACTTCATCGTGGGAGCGGGTGCGACGGATACGGCTCAGAACCTCCTGAAGGCTCTGGCGTTGCGTGGGTATCGCGTCTCCGCGACGGGAACGACCCTGTTCGTTCGCGCGCGCACCCCGGAGGAGAGTCTGCGCGTCGCGGCACCGTACAACTGGGGACCTCCGTGCCTGACCGTCAACCCGTCCACGGGGGAGGCGGTCGCTCCGCCGAGTCCCCCAAAGCCTGAGGTCTTCGCGCGATGAGCAACGCAGACATCCTAACGACGCTCCCTCCAGGGACGACCCGCGTCCTCGTCATCGGGAAGGACGGCCGCCGCCAGTACAAGCCGATCGCGGAGGTGACCGAGGACGACGACATCCAGACCCGCCCGTCTGATGGTGCCGCTACCGTGTGGCTGGGGGACGGAGGGCGACCGTCCAAGACGGCCGCGACATCTGCTACCGATCAGGGGGCCGCCTATCAGATCCAGATGGGGGACCACGTGCGGAAAGACGGGATCGTCGCGATGATCCGTCGCGACCCGGACGATCCGCGCATCCTCGCGCAGGTGGCCCAGGAGATCGGTTCCGACATCGCGCGCCTCGACTTCCTGCGCAGTAAGGTCGACCCTACACGTCGGTCGGAGGCGGCCGACCTCACCGTGAAGCGCATTCGGGCGCTCGCCAACCTGCACGAGAAGCTCGCGCATCGCTTTGACCAGGTGAGCGGGGGAGCGCAGCTCGACCCCAAGTCTCCTGCGGTCAAGGAGGTGGTTCGCGCCACGCTGGAGTGTGTGCGGGAGAGCATGACGAAGGCCGGCATGCGTCAGGAGGCTGTTGACTCCATGTTCTCCATCCTTGGGCGCGCGATGTCTGACCCAAGCTGGGAGACGCAGTTGCGTGCGCGCATGCAGAAGGCCGCCCAGGGGGCTTAGTCGATGGCGCGCAAGAGCGAGTACGGGTCTCTGGTACACGACGTCCTGCACGGGCCTAAGAACCTCGCGGGGTCCCAGTCGTTCTCAGACATCATCACGTTCGTGGAGGGGCCGTTCGGGCTCGACCAGCCGCTCTATCCCGTCCAGCGGGTGATCCTCAAGGCGTACTATGGCCTCCCGCTCGACGACAACCCGTACGGAGTCGACCTCGACGCCCCCATCGACCCGAAGCACCCGGCCTACGCGGAGATCGCGGAGACGCGCCTGCGTCCGGACGACCCTGAGTACGGGACCTACCGGTACCGGGTGGTGGTCACCGACTTCCGACGCTCCAGCAAGAGTCGGCGCGTCCTCACCGAGGCAGGCTACCTGCGCATGCTCTACGAGCAGGGCCGCTGCAACATCCGGGAGGTCACCCCGGGTGTGCAGCGTCGTGAGCTGGTGCTCGCCATCGGTCGCCGCGCCGGCAAGACTCAGATGAGCGCCATCGTGACCGCCTACGAGGTGGCCCGACTCATCGCGCTAGACGACCCGCAGGTCTACTACGGCCTCCCTAAGGGGGAGGAGATCCTCCTCACTACGGTGGCTACCGGTGAGGATCAGGCGGGCATCCTCTTCAACAAGGCGAACGGCTACCTCAAGCTGCGCGACTTCTACGCCCCCTACCTCGCCAACAGCACGATGAGCTACGCGCGGCTCCAGACGCCGGCCGACATCCGGCAGTACGGGCGCTACGCGGATGACGACAAGGCGGGGGCGACCCTGAAGATCACCTTCAACCCCTGCCGCGCCAAGGGACTTCGTGGTCACGGCAACCTCGTCGTCATCCTCGACGAGGAGGCCCACTTCAACGACGGGGGTCAGTCCTCGGCGGAGGAAGTCTACCGCGCGCTGGCCCCCTCGATGTCTGCCTTCAGTCCCAAAGACCCCGTGTCGCGCCGGCCGGTCGGTCCCGTCGAAGGGCGGTTCATCCACATCTCGTCCCCGCTTGGTCGGCAGGGACACTTCTTCGAGATGTACCAGATCGCCATGCTCGGTGGGGCGGCAGCCTCCAAGATGCTGGCCATCCAGGCCCCCTCCTGGGAGGTCAATCCCACCTTGGAGGTCTCCGAGCTTGAGAAGGAGTTCGTCAAGGACGCTACAGTCTTCTTCACGGAGTATGGCGCGCAGTTCTCGGATCAAACCCGTGGGTGGATCGAGAACAAGGACGACCTGCTCAACTGCGTGCAGCCCGACCGCCGGCCCGCGGTGCGAGGCATCCCGCGACAGGAACACTACATGGGGGTCGACGTCGCCCTGTCCGGCGACGGGAGCGCGGTGGCCATAGGACACTACGACGACGAGGAGCGGATCGTCGTCGACGTCGTGGATGAGATCCGTGCGGGCGAGGGGGACTTTGCCGAGCTCAACCGTCTGGACTTCGAGCAGGTCGCCGACTGGGTGGCGAGCTACTGCGACAAGTTCCTCATCGCGCGCGGCATCGCGGACCAGTGGGCCGGCGTGCCCTTCGAGCAGGCGCTTCTACGCCGGGGGCTACGGCAGATCGAGGCGATCTTCTTCACGGGCCCGGTCTCCTCACAGGTGTACCGCAACTTCAAGGACCACCTGCTCGACCGAAAGATCGTCCTGTACGACTGGCCCCTCCCTATGGACCCTACCAAGGGGGAGCACTGCGGTTACATCCAGGAGCTCCTGGAGCTACAGCAGAAGCGTCGGTCCAAGTACATCATCGAGGTGGAAGCTCCTAAGTCGACTGGAAAGCATGACGATCAGGCCGACGCGCTTGCCCGCATGATCTGGGCCGCTTCCCAGGCCAAGAGCAAGCAACCCCGCATGGCGATGCCCGGGGTGAGGACGCTCCCGCCGGCTGGTTACGCGCGCCTGCTGCACAACCAGAATCGGCCCCACGTCTTGGGTGGAGGTCTTGACACTCTGCGCAACATGGGGATGCGCAACGCGGGACCTCGAGGTCATGGGCCTCGGGGTCTCGGGCTCGGGAGGTCCCGATGACCAAGCAAGTAGGTTCGGCGGCAGCGCGCGCCATTGGCGCGGTAGCCAAGACGTGTGGTCTCCCAGGACCAGTGGCAGATGACCTCGCTGGGCAGATTGGTCGCGTCTTTCGACACCTTGATGGATCATGGGTCGGTTTCTTCGATGGGGTTCCCAAGGACACGGGTCTGCTACGTCAGGTGGTCGTAGAGGCGATCAAGATGCAGGCCGAGGAGGAGCAAGCGGCCAAGAAACCACCCAAGGACGACTCCGACGACGACTCCGACCTACCTACCTCGGGTCCTCCTGGCCAGGAGGACGATGAGGACGAGGGTGACGATGAGGACGAGAGTGATGACGAGGACGAGGACGAGGGCGAGGGCGAGGGCGAATCCGAGGATGAGGACGAAGCCGACGACGAAGATGAGGATGAAGACGAGGATGAGGGATCTGACGAGCTAGACGATGAGGACGAGGATGAGTCGGACGAAGACGAGGTAGAGTAGCCTATGGGACGCAATCGACAGCGACGGCGTGACAAGAAGCAAGCGGCTAAGAACCCAAGACCTCAGCGAGGAAATCCCAGCTCACAGGGTCGCTCGTCGCGCAAGTCGTCGAGTAAGTCGCAGCGTCCCTCACCGCGTCAGGCGGCCAATACACCTGACGGCGTTGTGGTCGGAAAGGTCCCCTCGCGCGGTGCGGTAGGGGGGAATCCACCGGTGTCGGCGGGTCCTCCTCGGACCGTTATCCCGCGGCCGATCTTCAGTCGGCGTACGGCCGCGATGTCACAGGGTGGCGACCTCCCCTCGTCGGTCATGCTCGGGTCGGGTGGGAACTACTATAGCCCGCAGCTTTCGACGGACTTCCTAGAGCTCCCGCAGAGCCAGGAAGAGCTGCGCATGTTCTACCAGTGGTTCTACGACAACCACCCGGTGGTTGGTCAGGCGATCGACCTGCGCACCGAGATGCTGCTGTCGAAGGTGCGCCTCAAGCGTCCGGCCGCCAAGAACAAGGCGATGGCCGACGCTGCGATGCGCTTCTGTGAGCGCTGGGCGGACCGGATCAAGCTGCTGGACCGCCTCATGGTCGTGACGCACGAGATGTCCCTCTTTGGGGACTGCTACGCGTTCATCGAGGACACCACGCCGGACATGCCTCCTGATGTGGTGGGGGAGGAGGTGCTCGTCCCAGACTCTCAGACGGGCGACCTCCGCAAGGTCTGGAACCAGCGCCCTGACGCCAAGGAGCGTGAGGTCGCGTGGCTCAAGAAGAACTACAAGGGGTGGACGACGATCCGCACCTTGCCGGCTGACCGTGTCAACATGGAGGCGTACCCGCACACGGACCTGCGGACGTTCGACCTCATGCCCGACGATCGCGCGAAGGAACTCGTCGAGAAGGCCGACAACGGGGACGAGCGGGCGCGTCAGGTGGTCGCGACGATGTCGCCGGACGTCGTCGACTTCGTCCGCTCCGGGCAGCCCATCCCGCTCAACACCGATCCCTACGCGGGTTCGTTCGTCGCGTACCTCTCGCGGCGGCGCACCGACTACCAGCTCAGAGGAGCCTCGGTGCTTCAGCGCTGCCTGCGGGACCTCGTGTTCGAGGACAAGATCCGGCAGGCCCAGACGAGCATCGCGTCTCGTCACATGACTCCCTACCGCATCGTGTGGGGAGAGAACATGTCGCAGGCGCAGGTAGACGACCTGCGCGACCAGGTGGACCTGGCGCTCCAGGACCCCGACTACAGCATCGTGACCAACTTCGAGGTCCACTGGGAGGAGCGGGGCGGCGGGCAGGAGAACCGGCTCCTTGAGCTCACCTCCGAGCACGATCGCATCGACCGCCACCTGTACGCGGGTCTCGGGGTGACCGAGAGCCTGCTGTCCGGTGAGGCGAGCTACTCGGGAGATCGCATCAACCTGGAGGTCATCAACTGGCGCGACATGCTGCGACGCGAGCAGCTCTGCAACTTCGTGGACTTCCAGATCCTTGAGCCCATGTGCGCGAGGATGGGGTTCGTCGAGGAGGACGAGGACGGCAACCTACAGACCGTGTTCCCGCGCCTGTCGTTCACTCGCATCGGGATCCGTGACCACCAGGAGGTGTTCGACGCGCTCTTCAATCTTTATCAGAAGGGCAGCCTCGACGTGGAGACCATCTACGACGTGCTCGGCCTCGACGGGGACGCCATCAAGACGCGCGTCAAGCACGACCTGTTCACGGTGAACGATCCCACCTTCAACGAGCTCCCCCGCGCCATCTACGGGGCGGTCGCGCAGAAGATCGCGGAGTCTTCAGACCTCTCTGACCGCATCGCCGCATCGCTCGGGATCACCATGAAGCCTGGACCGGACCCCTCGATGAGTCGCTTCGCCAGCAAGAAGTCCAAGCGGGCCGTACGGGACGCGCAGCTCGCGTCCTTCGTGGACGCCTTGGACCACAAGCTCTCGGTGCTCGTGGAGGGTGTGGTCACGGCGGCGCTCGCCCGACAGCAGGCCCCCGCGCCTGCTGTCAGCCCGGTATAGGCGTTCTAGGTGAGTCGGTTGTATGGAGTTCGACTCGTCAGCCCGCTCCTTCTGGGCGACTCTCGACCACGCGGAGCGTGAGGACCGGGAGGCCGAGCGCAACGTCCGTCCTCCCCCCACGAAGAAGCCCCCACGTCACGACCTGCAAAGGCACAGGATGGAGGTCGACCCCGACCCAGATGTTGGGGGAGAAGACGCCGACCTGTCGCTCAACTACAAGGTCGTAGGGGCGCGGCGCGTCCAGCGAGACGAGAAGAAGAAGCGGCCGGGCGACTACTGGCAGGCGGACTCTGCCTGGGGGGTGTGGCCGCCGGACGCGGACCATCCCACCTCTGCTCCCGACGAGGAGCGTGCCAAGGCGATCGCAGATGGTGCGGAGGAGTCTGACGACGAGGATGGGGAGGAGGAGTTCGATGACGAGGAGTCCCCAGAGGACCGTGCTGAGGTCCGACAGAAGCGCCTATCCGCGATCCGCGACAGCTTCCGGGAGACCCTGAAGTCGGACCTTGGAGGAGACGACCACCCGTACGTCAAGGCCATGCTCGACCTGCCGGACGCTGAGTTTGACCAGGCGATGCAGGCGTTTGGCGATCGGGTGGGGTTCGTCGCCAAGCAGGTCGCCAAGAAGAACTTCGGGTGGGTCGCCGATGAGGTGCGCCGCGCGCAGAACAACGCGCGCGGGAAGTCGAATCCCGAGCAGCTCGGGGCCGCTGTAGCGGCCATCGCAGTCACCGACAGCTTGGTATCCAACCCGGAGCGCCTCGCGGGCGTGCCGCTTCAGAGCGACATGTCTGACAAGGCCCTAGCGGGGTCGGCGAGGGCCTCCTTCAACATCTTCAGGCAGGCAGGGAGGGAGCAGCGGCAGAAGGCGCTCAACCGCTCCGCCCTCCTGCTACAGGGGATGGCGGACGACCACCCACGCCGCGCCAACCTGGAGGCCCGCATCGACGGGCTCGCCCTTGCCTGCTACCTGGAGGGAGAGGACCCCGTCGCCTACGTCCAGCCCGTCAACGAACCAAAGCCTAAGGTCAAGAAACTCCCTAAGGGAGACCCCGCGATCCTGCCCAAGGATGATGCCGCCAAGCTGTTCCCCTTCTTGGAGCCCTCTGGGGACGATGACGAGGACGCCGACGACGTAGACCTGTCGTTCATGAGCGACAAGAAGGGGAAGGAGGTGCGGCTCCGGCCGGAGATGTCCCCCTCGTTCGGTAAGCTCGTCCAGGTGATGGCCAAGGCGGGACGGGCGGAGGCGATGCTCGTCCCGTCGGACACCTTCTTTGGTCCAGAGGGACGATCCGCAATGTCCCACGCACTGCAAGAGGCGGACAACGACGACCTCGCGGACCTCGTGAAGGACGGGCCGTTCGAGGACGTGGGAGACCTGCTGAGGACTGACGGGGGCCCGCGCCTTGGGGCAGGTCAGAAGGCCGTTCTTCGGGACGCGGTGCGTCGGATCGTCCTGGAGGACGCCACCACCGTGCAGGCGGTCCTCAACGCAACATCGAAGGGTGACGCCAAGGGGCGCAAGCGCGTGAGCGCCAAGGACTTGCGGTCGCGTGCCAACAAGAAAGCGAAGCGTGATGAGAAGATCCGGTCGGCTACCAAGGACCTGCTCTCGCACCTGCGCGCCAACCCTCCCGACGAGGGTGCGATCGAGGCCGCGACCTCTAACCTCGTCCTAGCGGGCGTGAAGTCCCTTGACGAGCTGCTACAGCAACTGTTCGACTCAGGGGAGGTAGAGCCTCTCCCCCTCGACGACCCGCACCTCGCCAAGGTGCGACATGCGGTCAAGACCGGCGACCTGTCCGTCCTGTCGAAGAAGGTCGTCGACCCTGACTCGATACAGCCCCTATCTAGGCCCCCAGCGCAGGAGGATAGTTCCATGTCCGAAGCGAAGCGTCCCGCACCCCCGACGCACACGAAGAATGCAACCCTCTCTCCCCTTATGGTTCGGGAGCGGCGCAAGCTGGCCGCGCAGCTTGACCGGTGTGTCATGGCGCTCCAGCAAAATCAGGCGGACCTGGCGATCGCGCCCGGTGCCGTTCAGGCGTTCACGCAGATCGCCGACAAGGTCGCTGACCACCTCGATGGTGGCGCTCCTGTCGCAGCCCCTGCTGCGGCAGCCCCTGCGGCAGCCCCTGCTGCGGCAGCCCCTGCGGCAGCCCCCGCCCCTGCGGCAGCTCCAGTCGCTCAGCCTCGTCAGGCCACGCAGCGCCGGCAGGCGGCCGACTGGGACCCCGAGAACATCGGGCGCGAGGTGTCTGGTCCCCTGGAGGACCTGACCCCAAACGACTCGACCTTCACGGGCGAGTTCACCATGCAGGAGAATCGCGAGCTCGGTGACGACTACGAGGCGGGCAAGCTCGACCCCGGCAAGACCACGCCGGAGCCGCGTGCACCGCGTCCCGGAGTTCAGGCATCGGTAGAGGGCCTCCGGCAGCTTGAGGCGCAGGTGCGCACGATGCGCAAGAGCATGCAGGCCGGCATCATCTCGCCGAGTGCGGAGCAGAACGCTGAGATCCAGCGGGTCGCGATGCTCGCCTCGGGAGCTCTGCGGAAGCGGGTCCAGGGCAAGTAGGGGCAGAACCCCCGATGCACCCCACCGACAAGAGGATCGCGCGTCGCCTCATAGCGTCGTGGCGTCCCCGCCGCGGCTTCGTGGACACACAGGAGCTCGCCCGCACCTACTATCCAGGTGACGTGGTGGCTACGTTCCTGGGAAACCACGACGCGGTAGGGCGGCTTCTGGCCGTCTATCCTGCGACAGGGATGGCTGACGTACAGTGGCCCCACGGGATCCAGCGCATCTCCGTTGAGGAGATCCAGCTTGTGTCTCGCAACCTGACCCCGACGATCTCGGAGTCGATGAGTCCGGTTCAGAAGGTCATGCCGATCCAGAAGCAGGCGATCTACTGGGCGGCTCCCGACCGAAAGTACCGAGCCAACGGGGACGAGCGATCTTCTGGGCACTACGCCTGTCCGCGGTGCGGAAAGCGCATGCTGGGGGCCACACACCGGCGACAGGGAGGAGCCAACATGCGCATCCTGGCGTGTTGGAAGTGTAAGTTCCTGGTCGACCCTTGCGACATCGAGGGGCACCCGTCGTTCGTGATGGCCTCCAGCGGCCGAGGGCGGTGATTCGTGGCTAAGCGTGTCTACGGGCGGGCTTGCGTCGCACACGCCAACCTGCGTACGACCGACTGGCCTGACTTCCTGGCCGATGGAGCGCGGAAGCGTAGGATCGTTGCGCGGTGTAGCTCGACGCGTCAGTCCATCGTGGATGTAGCCTCCGACATCGTCGGAGAACACTTCAACCCCGCCGAGTACGTACTCTCGCACGCGACGATCGTCGCGTCCGTCGATACTTACGAGCCCAAGAACCCAGATGTCCCTCAGGGGTCTGGGTTCCTTGGGGCGGGTCGCCTCGCCTCGTTCGACTTCCGGTCGATGCTCCACGTCCTCGGTCCGGCGGGGTTCAAGCCGAACCGTCGATACGGGGACTTTCGCATCTCCCGACCCACGCAGAAGTACATCAACGACAACAACGACGCCTTCTCGCGGGGTGTGCTCCTCAAGAGCTACCGCACGTTCGTCGGGGGTCACAACTTCATCGAGCACGTCCAGGTCGAGGCTCTGTCCAAGGGGCGGCTGCTCGACGCTGCGATCCGCAACCTCGGTCCGACCCTGTACGTAGACATCTTGGTAGCGACCTCCAGGGAGCATGAGGAGCTGTGCGCGGGCATCCTCGACGGGTCCATCGACAAGATGTCGATGGGGTGCGACGTCGTGGGCACCATCTGCTCGTGCTGCGGGCACTGGTCGGTCGACGACACGGAGCTGTGCCCCTGCGTCCGGCACTTCAAGGGCCAGATGTTCACGGACGAGGACGGGGAGCCGTCTCGTGTCGCGGAGATCTGCGGGCACGAGACGATCGACCCAACGGGTGGAGTGGTGTTCAAGGAGGCGTCTTGGGTGGAGGGGCCTGCGTTCAAGGGCGCGGTGAGCCGTGGAGTGTTGGAACCCCCTGAGGGTGGGCCTCCTGAAGGAAAGGTCGCCAAGAAGAAGGTGGTGCCAGGGTCCTGGAAGGGAGGAGCTGCCCGTACGGCCACTCGTCGAGCAGATGACGCCTCAGACTTCACGCAGGATGATTCCGGAGAAGTTGGAGAAGACGAGTCCTCCACACCCACGCAGCCCCCGGCATCCCCCCTGGACGACGCGATTGACCAGGTCCAGAACTACATCTACCAGCGAGCCGTCAGTAAGATCCGCGAGCGCATGGACGAGGGCGGCGTTCGCGACACGGTACCGGGGGCTCCTGACGACAACGACAACCTGTCCCGGCTTGGGGCCGTAGCGAGGCGTCGCCACGCGATCGCCTCCTACGCGCAGGCCGCCATGGATGACGCAGCCTTCCTTCGCGGGCTCCCGGGTCTGCTGGCGGGGCTCGGGTCCTCCATGTCCCCGCGATTCGCCACCGCGATCGGGAGGGCCGCTCCCCTGTTGCGTGCGGGGCGACGCGTCGACTTCCTGACTCGGTGTGGGATCGAGGTGGGAAGGCCCCTAACCCGAGGCGAGGCGGAGACAGCACTGCGGGTCGCGAGGCTTCTGCCAGGGTCGCGCACCCCTAAACCTCAATAGTTGCACTTTGCTCTGTCGCTCGAATGAGCGGCCGAGAGCCCGGTTGAGAGCATAAAACACGGCCCTCTCCCGATCTTAGGAGATCCAAGATGAGCATCAACGACCACAAGCCGCTTCGTACGCGGACAACCTGGAAGGCCCGGTCGGCCGCGATGAACGATCCCCCCGCGAACCCTGGCTACGAGTCGGACCTCCAGAATGAGCATCCGGCCTCGTACCCACAGCCCACAGAGGCTGACCTCGCCAAGGGCGACCCCTCTGCGTGGGCTGAGGACCAGACGCCGCCTCCCTACAAGGAAGGCAACCCGCCGGCCAATCCGGGCTACGACGAGTTCGACAAGGACCATCCCGCGATGTACTCCAAGACGCGGGAGCCCATGACGGCCTCGCGTCAGCGCGTCGCGGCGGAGAAGCTGCGGATCAAGAAGCTCGCGGTCCGCTGCACCAAGGCCGCGCGCTCCTTCCTCGGCACCAAGGCGAGCGAGGACGACGTGGTACATCTCGGGACGGTCCTCATGTCCGACCCGGACCGCCTGGCGCGCCTGGAGCAGGCGACCCCGGCCGCTACGAGCCAGCTGGCGACCAGCCAGCAGGCGTGTGGTGAGGGCGGTGTCATGGGTGACGACCTGATGGTCGATGACACGATGGACGCCGCGCCGCTCGGACCTCCCGTGGAGGACGTGGCCGACGTGGGCCTCGGCAGCTTCGATGACGGAGACGACGACCTCGACGACCTCGACGAAGGCACCCTCGATGACGGAGGCGTGTTCGGGAGTGATGACGCCATGAACAAGCAAGTGATGAGCGCGCTCAAGGACATCCAGAGCGCGGTGAAGACCCAGGGGCAGCGCCTCGCGATGATCGAGGACCGCCTCATCCCAGCGAGCGCCAAGTCGGCTGCCACCAAGGAAGCTGCGCAGCGCGCTCTCACCGCGAGCTCCGCCAAGAGCCTGTTCGCGGCCCTCGACGGGAACCGTGACGGCAAGGTGCTCGCCTCCGAGTGGAAGGGGTCGCGCATGTTGTTCGCGGCGCTCGACCGCAACGAGGACGGCGTGATCTCGGCCGAGGACCTCTACAAGGGCCTCGGGGTCCAGGCTCCGGTCGCCGGCACTCCGGCCCTCAAGCCGCAGGACGCGACGCTGGCTGCTCGCGTCGCGGAGTCCGAGGGCGAGAAGGAGGAGATGGGCGAGGACGGTGGTACGGACGACTCCGGCAAGTCGGCTGGTGACGACTCCGACCTCCCTCCGTTCATCAAGGACAAGAAGGAGGAGGACGAGGCGAACAAGGAGGCCGCCAAGGCCCCGACCGCCTCGAAGCGTCCGGCCGCGAGCGCTGCCGCCAAGAAGCCCCCCAAGGGCAAGCAGGCTGCGGAGGAGGACGACGACAAGGCGGGTGACGATGACGAGCAGACGAGCGGTATGCCGACTGCCAGCCGGACCCCCACGGCGTCCAAGCGCCCCAAGGTGAAGCAGGCCGCTGAGGGCGATGGTGCGGACGACGACAAGGACGAGGGTACGGACTCCCAGGCTGCCTCGATCCTCGCGGAGGACGAGGGAGCTGCGGAAGAGGACGAAGATGAGGGGTCGGAGCCCATGGCCTCCTCGGCGTTCTTCGACGAAGGGATCGCGCCGATGTCTGCCGCGGACCAGGCGGTGGTCGACGAAGTGTTCGGTGGCGGCCAGACCGCTGGCAACCTGCCCCTCAACCCGCAACCGCGTCGCGCCTCCAACGGGGCGAAGGCTCTCGGTGCGGCGGGCATGGCTCGCCAGGCCAGCACGGCCAAGCCGGCCGGGATGGGTGGCGGCCGTCGCCGCCCCGAAGACATGTCGGTCGACGAGCTCTCCATCCTCTGGAACTCCTAGCCCGTGAGCCCTCTGGGGCTCACGTCGGCTTCCCTCCCTGAAGTTTTTTCTCTCCTCCCCCCGTTTTCCTCAATAGCTCGTATATGTGCTCGCCCAGGTCATACGTGACCGAGGCGAGGTGCCTCGGTCGTCAGACGACCCAGAACTCTCCCGTTTGTAAACAAGGACATCAAGACGATGATCGGACAGACGTCGCAAGCGTTCCTGGGATCTGCCACCGCACTGACGGTGATCTACCGGGCAATTCAGAACGGGTTCTCCGGGCTGGCCGACGATGGCCTGACCCAGCTAAACCCGTGTGCTGTCGCGACCCCGGGCACTATCAGCCGGTACGTCAACCCCGTGAAGCGCGGTGCCCTCTCGGGCAGCGTCGCGTTCGTGCGCCCTGATGCGGGCAACGACGTCACCGGTGGACCTGGCGATCCCGACATCCAGAACAAGATCAAGCTCAACCCGGACTACTCGAACAACTACCGGCCGCTGGGGGTGTACTTCAACACCTCGACGGGCAACAACGCGTTCGACAACACCACGACGGCGGGCAGCGGGATCCTCACGTACATGAGTGGTGGTGGAACGTACAAGAACGGTCTGTACGAGACCCACCTCATCGCGGACGTCGACCCGGCCAACGCGCCGGCCAAGACGGAGATCCTGTACGTGCCGGGCGCGGAGCTCGTGTCGAGCCGCAACGGGTTCCTCATGCCGCGCGTCATCACCGGCAAGGGCGGCACCCGGTACAACGTCGAGCAGGTCGCCACGGTGACCGCGGAGAGCTACGTGCGGACCCAGGTCCCGATGGACACGGCGGCGAACCTGCTGACCATCATGCAGCGGGGCGGGCCGGCGACCACCATCGGTGTCCTCAAGATGGTGCCCGACTCCTCTCACCCGGGCCTCGTGTACGACCAGCGCATCTAACGGAAAGGAACCCCCATGAACACGCCCAACATGCAGAACGGCGCTCCCGGTTCCGATCCGGCTTCGATCGCAGCGCACAAGCAGCAGGTGATCGGACGCCTGCTCAAGACCAAGGGTGGCTTCCAGAAGCTGGCCGCCTCCATGCAGCAGCCGCTGCGTCTCAAGCGCGACTACCAGGCGGTCGGCCGCAAGGCGTTCAAGGTCGACCAGCTTCCTGACGGCGCGCTGGCCATCTACGACAAGGATCCGGAAGTAGCGGCCTTTGTCGTGGGGGAGGACGGCGAGTCGGTGCAGGCCATCATCAAGCCGCGCCGGGTCAACGTCCCCCTCATCGAGATCGCGACGGCTCCGATGATCCCGTACCAGCAGATCAAGGAGCGCCGGTACGACCTGATCGAGCGCTGCCAGGAGCTGGCCAAGGCCCAGATCATGGCGAGCGAGGACGACCGTGTGTTCGTCATCATCGACTCGACCGCCGAGGCGGGATTCGACAACATCCCCGGCCAGACCAACCCGGACATCCCGGTGGTGGCCCCGCTGTCGGGTCAGCAGATCGCGGACAGCTACGCGCTCGTCGAGCGGAACAACCTGCGGGTCGCGCACTTCTTCCTGAACGCGCGTGACTACGCGGACCTGCGAAAGTTCGGTCGGGAGATCCTCGACTTCGACACGCAGAACACGCTGCTCAACACCGGCATCCTCGGGACGATCTACGGGGCACGGATCATCGTGTCCATCATCGTCCCGGTCGGCGTCGGCTACGTGTGCTGCGAGCCGGAGTACTTCGGCCGCATCCCGGTTCGCACCGAGCTCACGGTCCTGTCGGCGGACGACCCCGTGAAGCGGCAGATCGGCTTCTCGGTCTTCGAGCAGCTCGGCTTCATCTGCCACAACCCGCTCGGCCTCTCGCGCCTCATCATCACCCGCTAGCTCTGAGCGCCGGGGGCCTCTCCGGCGCTCTCCTCCTCCGTCTCCTCCTCCGTCTCCTCCTCCTCTTCCTTCTCGTGACACCGGCAGACCTCCTGCCGGGGGTACTGCTGCTCGCACATCGGAAGCCCACACTTGGGGCAGTCTTCGTAGTTCGGGGTGTTCATGCCCTTGAGTCGATGATTCTTCGATGATCGGAGCTGGGGTTTCACGCGGGGTGTCAGCTCCGATCGAATTGGTGCGTACTCTCTAAGGCTAGCGGCCCCCGTCCTGGGGGTCATACCCCAGACCCAGAGGTACACTCCGATGCCCGAACAGACCCTTGTCCCCGTAAAGCTCCAGGACGCAGGCGGCGGCTTCCTTGCCGTGCGCGGCGTCGACGCCGACGTGAGCGTCGACGGTCCCGTGGCGCGATCCGCGCTCCGCATCACCTTCAACAACGACTCAGGCCGCGTCGCCGAGGGGGACCTGGTGTTCCCGATGCCCGCGTTCGGTGCCCTGCGGGATCTCACCGTCAAGGTGGGGAGCCGGGAGATCAAGGGGCAGTTCCGTCCGCGCGAGCGTGCGCAGGTCGAGTACAAGAAGGCCGTGGCGGCCGGGCACACCGCCATCCTCGGTGAGTCCGAGGGGGAGGACTTCGGCCGCCTGCGGGTCGCTCCCATCGAGGACAAGGAGGACGTCGAGGTCCTGGTGGTCCTGGAGAGCCCGCTCCTGCCGGTGACCGACGGATATCGGCTTGTCATCCCCACGACCTACATGCCGCGCTACGTCGAGGACCCGACCAAGCTCAAGGAAACCGAGAAGGCTGCCCTGGACCGGCCACGTCCCCTGACGCTCGCGGCTCGTGCCACCGTCAAGGTCGGGATTCGTGACGACCTGGAGGTGCGCTGCCTGAGCCACCAGGCGACCGTCGCGAAGACGCGCTGCGACGACGATGGGTCGACCGAGGTCCTGGTGGACAAGGTCGCCCTGGACCGCGACGTGGTCATCGAGATCCAGGACCGCCCGGACGGCCAGAACCCCAAGGTGTGGGTGCGGTACGACGCCACGCAGGGGCCGGACGGCAAGGGTCCCACCACGGCGGTCGCCATCCTCGCGCCGCGCTTCGCCGACGAGGGGGTGACGATCCCCCGCGAGGTCGTCTTCCTGGTCGACCGCTCCGGCTCGATGGGGGGATCCCCCATGAGGGCCGCGCAGCGCGCGGTCAAGGGGTGCCTGCGGGCGCTCGGTCCGCAGGACCGCTTCAACATCGTGGCCTTCGACGACGAGCAGGTCGCGCTCGCCCCGGCCTCCCTGCCGTTCGACGACAAGAGCCTGGCGGCTGGGGACGCGTTCGTCGACTCCATCCAGCCCGGTGGCAGCACAGAGGCGTCGGAGGCCCTGCGGGTCGTCCTCCAGAACAAGGCGATCGCCAACGTGCAGGTCAAGGAGGCTCCGCGCCCCTCGATGGATCACACGCTGCGCGTCGTGATCTTCATGACTGACGGTGACGTGAGCGGAGCCGAGGCCGTCATCAAGGCGGCGCGAGCCGACATGCACGACACCCGCATGTACGTGGTCGGCATCGGTGACTCGGTCAACCACGCCATGCTCGCGGCGATCGCCGAGGCCGGACGCGGAACCTACACCCCGATCGGAGCCGATGAGGCCATCGAGGGGGCTGTCGCAGCGATCAAGAGCGCCATCGACGCTCCGCTGCTCACCGGGGTCAAGGTGCGGGTCGAGGAGGGCGATCAGGTACGGGATGTTTCCGTCGAGTCCGTCGGGGCTCTGGACCTGTTCGCCGGCCGCCCGTTGCTGTTCGCGTTCCGTGGCGCGATCACTCCGGGTACGACCCTCATCCTGGCGGGTCAGCGGCCGGACGGGGTGGACTACAAGGTCTCCGTCCCGATCGCCATCGGCGCGCACGACGGAGCTATCGCCTCGACGGTGTGGGCGCTCCTCAAGAACCGCCGACTCACCTACCGCTTCGACGCCGCCGACAACGCCACCCTGGAGGAGCTTGGCACCACCTTCGGGGTCGTCAACTCGCAGGTTGCGCTCGTTGGTGTCCACACGGACCAGCGCAACCTCTCCGCCCCGGAGACCATCCCGGTCGTGCTCCCCATGCCCCGCAACATCGCGGAGCAGGACCAGGGAGGTGCGCTGGAGTCGATGACGCGCGGAGTGACCCTCGGGGGTTCTTCGCGCGGAGTCACGCGGGGCGCACCCGTACGCAACCTGGGGGCTGTGTCCTTCTCGGCCGGTAGCCCGAAGGGTATGGCGGTGCGGACGGCCTCGCTGAACTGTTCGGTGGACCGCAGCGACGACAGCTATGGTCACCAGACCCTGGGCTTCTCCATGGACGACCTGAGCCGTAGTGCCGCACGGCAGCCCGTGACAGAGTCTGAGCTTCGCAACCTCCTGCTGGAGCAGGGAGCAGACGGCCTGTTCGGCGGGTCCTACGCCCAGACGCTCGTGGTGGTCGCGGCGCTCACGATGCGCGGTCACACGGCCCGCTCGGGATCCTTCCGCGCCGAGATGCGCCGCACGGCCCAGACGCTCGCGTCGCGCGTCATGACGCTGAGCGGGAATGACCTCGTGTTCGCCGCGACGGCCCTCGCCATCCTGCGCGCGACCGACGGGAACTCGGCGGACCTCTCCGCGTTGCCTCGCGAGGTTGCCGTCCCGTTGACGGCGATCGCGCTCTGCGACTCGCAGGCGACCATGGACGCGATCCGCACGACGATCGCCGCGCTGAAGGATCGTCTCACCGGTAGTGCCTCGGGGATCTACGCCTCGTTCGTCCAGTCGTAGGTGCTTGCCCCGGTCGACAGGCCGGGTATAGATCACTCGCGACCACGTCCCTCGATCGGACCCAACATGCGGAGGGTTCAACTCCCTCAGACCCCGCCAACTGGGATCTACGCCTCGCGGAGAGGCAACAGACTTGTACTCTGTCAAACAATGGTCCGCTCACTCGACGTGGTCCCCCCCACGACAACGACCCGGAAGTAGCTGCCTTCGCATCTCAACCCTCCTGTTCAGCTCCGGCCACTTCGGCCCCGCCTACTAGCCCCTGCAACTCCTCGTAGACCTCACTCGTCCGTGTACGCACGGGCCCCGGAGACTCTATTCGCCATGACCACCACACAGGCTGCCTCTGAGCAGCAGAAGAGCGCCGCTGAGCGCATCATCCAGTCCCTCACCAACTTCTCCGACCACCTGTGGCACGGCCGCATCGGGATGGCGGGCCCCAACGGTAAGTGGGTGGCGCGCGGGCGCAACAAGACCGCGACCCCCATCGCGCCGGGCCTATACGAGCCCGCTGCGGTGACGCTGTACCGACAGGTCCTCGACCTGTACCGCATGGACCCCATCTACGTGGGGCAGCTTGCGAGCTTCGCGATGCGTGAGCTCGACTGGGCGGACCTCAAGGTCGTCCTGGCCGCGTTCCTGCTCGTTCAGCCGCAGGAGATCCTGCGCGACGTGGGTGAGGCGATGGTCCTCATCCACGCGGACAAGACGGTCCCCAGGGAGCGACGCCTGCGTCCCAAGGACGTGCTGCGGATTGCCAAGCTCCTGCATGCGCCGGGCATCGTGGCCATCAACCGGGAGGCTGGCTTCGGGTCGGCAGGGGCCAGCAACGCACCGCTAGGGCGTTTCCGTCAGGTGGTGACCCGCTGGTTGCTCGTGCGCGAGCGCAACACCCAGCTTCTCAAGGGGCTCGTGTCGGCGGGCTACGCCTCTACGGTTCGGAGCCTCGTGCGCTACGGGCGCTACAAGCCCGAGCAGGCGGCCTTCTTCGCGCTCGTCCGCTACGGACAGAAGCAGGCCGAGAGCGGTCACCGCGAGATGGCCATCGGAGTGAAGCTGACGACCGGCGACACGTGGGAGGGCAAGACGGAGAAGGAGATCATCTCCATCATCCAGAAGGGTGATCTCTCCTACACCGTCGCGGTCGGAAAGATTCCGTCATCCGTTGGAGTGACGCGGAACATCCTGCGCGCGCTCACGGCCAAGATGTCCGATCAGGACCTCATCATCGCGGCTCCCGCGCTGGAGGAGTCGGGTCTGCTCGACTCGGACCCGATGGTCCAGAAGCGTGTCCACGACGCCACCAAGATGGCTCGCAGCCACCGTGCGCTCACGGTCGCCAAGAACGTCCGCAGCGAGAAGGTCAAGGACCTGCTGGAGGGTGCCGCGGCGAGCGCCAACGCCAAGGCGGTCGCCGAGGCGGTTCCCGACCGACCGCTTCGCGTCATGCTGCTCGTCGATACTTCGGCGTCACAGCAGGGTGCGATCGACCGGTCCAAGGAGATCATCCCGACGCTCATCGCGGGCCTCGCGCCGGATCGTGTCCACGTGGCTGCCTTTAGCTCGGCGGGCCGCATCATCCACGCGGGGGTGGGGCCAAACGTCGGTGAGATGAGCCTCAAGCACGTCAAGGCCATGCTCTCGGCCCTCCAGTCTGGAGGCGGGACTGACCAGAAGACGGCTGTGAACGTCCTGGCGGCGGCCGGCGTGCGCAAGCAGCCGGGCGAGATCCTCATCCTTCTGGTCATCGGGGACGAGTCCGACTATGGAGATCGGGACGGTTCGTTGACCGCGGCCCTGCTGCGCAACACGGGCCTCCTGCCGGACGCGGTCGGGCTCATCTTCAACCAGGGCAACGAGTCCCGAGGTCAGGCCGTGCGTGGGACGGCCTCGCATCTCCGTGTTCCGTTCAACGACGTCGCGGTGGAGGCCCTCAAGGACACCTACCAGATCCCCCGCGTGCTGCGAGGTCTCCTCGACGCACCGGTCGTGGCAAGCGCGACCACACAGGCCCGTTTTGGCCTACTGGAGCGCATCTCGGCGGTCCCGCTGCTGGAGCCGCCCGTCGTACCCAAGCGTCGCGACATCGTTGCGACCTCGTAGGAGCCCCTCGTGAACAGGAACCCCGTCATCGCTGCCGTGCTTCCCGTCCTCCGCAGAGGATCGCGGTGGGGAGTGCGTCGCGCCGACCCCGGTGGCGGGACGGGTCGGCTTGTAGCCCTCAGGGGTGAGGTTCCGCGGGCTGGCTGGTTTCACACGACGGGGTTCGGGTCACAGGTTCGCGTGCGCGAGCCCCTGTCGGAGGAGGAGCAGGCGCGCGTCTTGGCAGCCCTACCGTCCCGTTCTGGCCACCACTGGAACGGGATGGTCGTGGACGACCGAGGCCGGGTTGAGCACCTACACTTCGCGCCGGTCGACGAGGACCTAGAGGTCGGCGCGCGTGTCGTGGGTCGATTCTGGGCCCCCTCCGTGGTGGTGTTCGACCGTGTCGACATGGACGATCAGCCTGAGATGAGCGTCCGTGAGGCTGTTCTCCAGGGGCGGGGGTTCGACGCGATCTCTGGTGTGGCTGCCTCCTTGCGACTAGCTGGTGCGCTTGCTCTGCTCTCGCGGGCGGGTCAGGCGCTATCGGTGCCGTTCTCTCCCCCTGAGGTGGCGTTGCGTCTGCGCGACGTGTCCTCTGCGGGAGATGAGGCCGCGCGACGTGTCCTGCTCGACCTTCAGGCCCTGCGGCAAGAGGCCGTGCGCTCCCTGCCTGCCGTCCCTGTCGTCCCTGTCGTCCCTGTCGTCCCTGTCGTCCCTGTCGTCCCTGTCGTCCCTATCAGGATGGGGTCTCCCGTGGTCACGCAGGGGGTCGTGCCTGCAAGGGAGGCGTGGGTCGACCGGATCGTGGGTTCTCTGTCCAGGTCGGGAGCGCAGCTTGTCAACGCGCGGCGCGCGGGTGCTGGACGCATCGAGGTCACCTGGACGTTCCGGGGAGGGACTTACCAGTCCGTCCTGGACGACAAGCACCTCAACGTGCTCGACGCTGGTGTGTGCCTCGCAGGTACGGACCGACGCTTCACCCTGGACTCTCTACCCTCCGTCATTCGGGAGGGGGAAGAGCGGGGCAAGCTCGTGGTGACTCGACACGTATCCGGGTCAGGATGGGATGACGATGACGACTAGGACCCCTGTGACCGAGTTCTTCCCCCCGCGTTTTGGGCGCTTGTTCCCTGCCCGTGAGGTGTTTGGGGTCTACGACAAGGCGGGCTGTAGCCTGCACGTCCACTACGGGGACTCCCCCGCGTTCGTGGATGGGGGTCGCACGGCCTGGGACGTCATCTGGGAGCAGCGCGACCGAGTGTTCGACATCGCGCACACGCACCCTCACGGGCCTGACACGTTCTCGTCCATCGACGAGAACTCGATGCGCGCGATCGCGACGGGCCTAGGTAGGCCCGTTCGCTTCTGGGTCCTGTCTCCTCGGGTCAGTAGGTTGCGGGTCGTGCACCCGTGCCAAGAGCCCCAGGACGCTGACGTGCTGTTCGACCCTGGGGAGGACAACGAACCCATGTGGGCTGCACGACTGCGTTGGGATTCGCGCATGCGTTCAGCTCCACCCACCATCAACCTGGCGAAGCTGCTGCGGAGGTTCTTACCGTGACGCCCACCAACCAAGTTTCCGATCCCACCAACCGAGTTTCCGATCCGACCAACCGGATCATCAACGTGACCTACATGAACCGGTCCGCTGAGATCACCGTGCCGTTCAACGGTGAGCCATCGAGCGCAGACGTCCTGGCGGCGGCCGAGGAGACCCTACGGTCGAACCCGCCTCAGTCGTTCGCGGACCTCACCATCCCGAAGGACGCGCTGCGCGGTTACACCGTGGACCCCTACTCGGGCACGGGCGTCATCTTCGTTCGTCCCTCCGCAGCGTTCGGTTAGGCCAGACGCGAGAGGCCCCATGACTCAGACCCAACAGACCCCGAGCAAGTCCATCCTCATCTGCGGGGTGGGTGCGCTCGGGTCGCACGTCGCGATGGCGCTGCGTAACCATCCGGGCGGGCTCCACCTGCTCGACATGGATCGCGTCGAGAGCAAGAACGCGCTCAATCAGGTCTATCCGAGGGGGACTGCCGGAAAGCTAAAGGCGGACACCCTCCGCCAGGTCCTGCTCTCGTGCCACGGAGTGACGGCGCGCGCCTACACGGTCGAGCTCACCGACTTCAACGCGGCCAAGATCATCACCCCAGACCTCGGTCTCGTCGTCGACTGCTTCGACAATCATGCGGCGCGCGCGCTGGCGGCGAAGCGCGCTGGGGAGGCTCACGTCCCCATCCTTCACGCGGGGATCTCGGCGGACGCTTCGGCGGGCGTTGTCTCCTGGACGTTGCCCGAGGACCAGGAGACGCCAGGCGTGGCGACCTGCACGGACCCTACCGTGCTGCCAGCCCACACGCTGGTGGCCGCGTTAGCCGCTCGGGCTGTGATGGAGTTTTTGGCTTCCGGCCAGCGCGTTGAGTATCGACTCGCGGGGAGTCGCGTCTACGCGTCTTCGCGCGCGTAGCATGTTTCTCATTCAGGTCTCAACCTCCTACTTCTCCGGGTAGACCCTCCGACGAACGGAGGAACAACTATGGCCCACGAGAAGACGAGCTTGATTCACTGGATCGTGCTGCTGGCCGCAGAGCAGTTTCGTGACCACCAGAAGGCGCACCACGTAGCCACGATCGGGGACTTCCCGGGCGTTGACGCCGCCAAGCTGGTGGACCGGCTCTACACGAGCGGTCTCATCCTGCGTCGCTACGAGACGAGCGTGGTGACGCGCCACCTGCACGACCTCGCGGTACCGGGACGCCTCATCCAGGCGCAGTCGTTCGACCGCAGCCAGCCGACGCGGTACGTCCCCACCCCGTACGCGTCCAGGCTCTACGACCAGATCGCGGCGGACAACCTGGTTTCCTACGCGCTGTCGAGGGACGGGCGCAAGAACTTGACCGAGATCCTCCTCTGGGCCTCCTACCACGCCAAGCCGGCCGATCGCACGCGGAGCACGGATGACCTCGTGCGGGACTGCGCGCTGCCCGGGGTGGATCGCCTTCAGGCCGCTCTCGACCGGCTGAAGCGCGGTGTCCGCATCCCGCTGTCGACCGAGGAAGGTGGGCTCAAGCTGATCCGTCTCAGCTCACGCGAGGTGAGCCCCGGCATGATTCAGCTTTGGGTCCGCGATGGAGAACCCCCCGCTCGGAGTTCCCACACCGAGGGCGTAGACTTCGCGCTCCCCTCGAACGATGGTCTCATCCAGGCCGCCGAGCAGATCGCGTCGGGTTCGGCCCAGTCGCGTCCCTCGGCTCTTCCGGACGTCCTTCCGGTCACGAAGGCCAGCACGCAGGAGGCTCCGCAAAACGGGGCTCTGGCTGGGGCTTCGATGCCGGAGGAGGAGGAGAAGTTCGACGTGATGCAGGAGGACTCGCAGTTTCCGCCGGGTCCGACGGAGTACGTCGAGAACTCGGACGCCCCCAGCCGCGGTACGTTCGAGATCGCGCAGCTTCCTCCCGACGTGTACGCCTTCCTGCTGCGGTCCGCGCGACGACACGGTCACACGGTCCAGGACGAGATCCGCATCGTCCTCTGCGGGCAGCAGAGGCGGTCGGACGTGCGCAACCAGCTCATGTCCGCGATCACGGCCCTCCTCATGGAGGAGTTTGGATAGGTCCGCACTGACAGCGCCTCGCGACTCGGATATGATGTGAGAAATCGCATCGCGAGGCGCAACCATGTCGAACCTGTCCCAGCAAGCCGTCCGTACCTACGTGGCGGTCGTGTCCTTCTACATCGACGGTGAGAACAAGGTATCTGTGGGTGACGAGATCGAAGTCGCCCAGGGGTCGAAGACCACTTGGGGTGGTGTCGACGTCAAGTTCGGTAACCTCCGCAAGGCCCTCAAGGCCGGCTGGGTGGTGGACGCCTCCACCACGGAGGCGGACGCTGCCAAGCGGTTCGCCGAAGAGGACCCCGAGGCTGCGGGGGACTTCCCGCACCTGACCCGTGGCAACCGCGACGCCTCCACGCTGGAGGAGAGCGACATCGAGGTCGCGACCGTGTCGTCGCGAACCGCATCGATCCGAGCCACCGACGGACATGGCGTTATCACCGACGCCGCCCGTCCCACCGCTTCCCCGCGCAAGACCGCGGCCCCCACCAAGGCTGCTACCAGCACGACTCAGCCCGTGGGGACCTCCATCAACCAGGGGCAGCGCCCTGTCAGCAAGACTCCTGGGCCGCGGCCGGTCGCGTCTCAGCGCGTGGCGGCGGAGGCCAATCGGACCGCTGCCGCGACCGCTCAGGCGGACCGCAAGAGCCGCGTCACCATCGGGTCAACCGATGGTGGCACGGTCGGCCGCGCCAAGACGCCGCTCTCGCACGAAGCCGTCCTCACCTAGCCTGCCTATCCCGCCTCCACGATCGGAGGCCGCATGTCCGATCTCATTCACTGGACGACCCTAATGCAGGCGATCTCGACCGCAAGGATCGAGGCGCATCGGCTGCGCAAGATGTTCGATGAGGTCGCCACGGCGGCTCGCGACAACAAGGAGCTCGCCGAGGAAGTCTACGGGGAGATCGGTGACACCCTGTCGGCGCTTCCCGAGCGCATCAGGGCCATGGAGGCCCCGCTCGACCGTGCCTCCTTCGTGCTCATCCACGACATGGAGTCGATGCTTCGCGCGGGCCTTCCGCTGTCCGACCTCACGATGCTCGACGAGACCGTCAAGGAGCCCGGTAAGCAGGCTTCTGCTGCGCTGCGCCTCGTACCGGGCCTCGTTTGGTCGGGGAGCCGGGTCGCGGGCATCCTTCCCGCCTGGCAGCACCTACCATCTGTTGTGCCGGCGCGCGCGCTGCAAGCGGTCCTCCTGGACAAGGCTCCACCCTTTGGGGTGCGGGTGACGGCTCGTGCCCTGCTTCCCTCCCGCGGCGCTCCCGACTGGTTCGCGGTCGTAGGGACTCTCGACCGGGGTGCCTGATGCCGATCCTCGACAAGAGGATCGAGGACGAGGTGAACGTCCGCACGGTCACCCTGCCCAACGAGGAGCCGGCCGACAAGGGGGACCGGGAGGTCGCGCCGTTTCCCGGCCCCAAGCCCCCGCGCGGTCCCGTCGGACCCACCTGGGGACCCAACCCGGCGGACAAGAAGGAGCCTAGCTGGGTGAGAACCCCGTCCGTGGACGGGGACAAGGACCGGGACCGGGAGACGGGCTGGAAGCCGCTACCCGGTTTCCCCAACCACGTCACGCTCGCGAGCACGGGGGCGATGCGAGGTAAGCCCTATCCTCCCCAGTCGGAGCGCGAGCGCAAGCAGCGCGGGGAGGCTCGCCAGCACGACAAGACGCACTACCGCAAGAACCGTCGAGAGGTCCTGCGACGGTCTAAGATCTGGTACGACAAGTACAAGCGCACCCCGATGCTCAAGAAGGACAAGAAGCGTCGACGGGACAAGCCCAAGAAGTTCGAGCGCCTTCCTGGCGGGTGGGAGAGCCACTCGGACAAGGAGAAGGCGCGGCGCAAGCAGGAGAAGCAGGCGAGCCGGCGGGTCGTCGCGCGCCTGCTGGCGAACCACGCGGTGCGCGCGATGCGCGCGGAGGTCGAGCTCGACCTCGTGGCCCGCGTGCTGGCGGCTCGACGGTTCCCCTGGTACCAGGCGGCGGCCTCTCGGAGGGAGGATGTGGACCGCGGGCAGGCCGCGTTCCTCACGGCGCGCGGTCGCGTGGGGGTGGTTCGGAGGTTCGGGGTCGGCCTGGTGACCTACGAGCTCCTGCGCGCGGGTCGCTGGCACAGCCGGCAGGCCCTGCTGTCCAGCTTCCTGCGGGAGGCCCTACCGCTGAGCGGCATGGACCTGCGGGCGATCCTGGCGGGGGTTGGGGCGCGACGCGCCGACTACTCCATGATATGGAGGCCCGACCGGTCCCAGCAGGACGCGGCCCCGGAGAACCGAAACTGGCGCGTCTACCCGGAGGAGGAGCTTCCGGCCCCCTGGACCGACCCGGGGTTCGGGGACCTTCCCGACCTCGACGGCCCCTGGCGGGTGAACCCAGAGTTCACGGACCTGCCGCACAAGCGTCCCCGCAGCGCGGCCGTGGACGGGCTGGAGGAGGCGGTCAGGAGGGTCGCTCCCGACGTGGCGCGTCGCGCGACGCGCCTGCGAGTTCGCAAGGGGCCCAAGGACTCCCGCGGGGTTCAGCGCTTCACGGTCCAGTCGTCTGGGGGGGATCCTCGCGCGGTCGAGGTGATGCGCGTGGGTCCCGCGTGGACGCGCGTGCGCTGCTCCTGTCCGGCCTGGGTGTACCAGGGGTGCGAGTACCACGCGCGACGAGGAGGGTACCTGCTCGGTCACCCGAGAGGGCCGGCGACGCCGCCTCGCGTGAGGGACCCGCAGGGTCGGCACCTCGTGTGCAAGCACGTCGTCGCGGTACTCCGCTGGCTTCGAGGGCACCACACGCCCTAGCGGTGGTCGGTAAGGACGCGCAGCCGGACGAGCGTGCGGGTCTCGATCTGACGCACTCGCTCGCGGGTGAGGTTCATCATCTCACCTGCGGCCTCCAGGGTCACTCCACCTTGGTCTGCCACGTCTAGCGAGCAGGTGGGACGGTTCTCCATGTCCTCGGGTGCGATGTCCGGGAAGTTGAACTTGATCGACCCCGTTTCAGGTCGTACGTCGAGGTACAGGTGGTGGCGGCACGCCACCCACGGGCAGGGACGCGGGCCGTCCACACAGTCTCCCCGGGTTCGGGGTCGACTCGGTAGGCCGTCCTCGCCTTCGTCCTCCTCGTCAGCAACCCCCTGCGCACCGTCGGAGGTTCCTGAGCTCTGCGCGTGCTGGAACATGGCCTGTTGTCGGTAGGGCTTCGTTCGGGCGAGCTGATATGAGTCTTTGGCCGCGTCTCGCGGTAAGGTGTGCGTATGGCGCTGTATCGTATGCGGTGTACCTCCTGTGGCTTCACCCAGGACCGGCGGATTGCCGCCACCCTCGACCCGAAGACCTTCTGCACGCTCTGCGAGCAGGAGGCGCGACCCGTCCCCCCGAAGCGGGGGCAGGAGATCGTTCGGACCGGCGACGACTGGGTTGGCAAGGGGATGGAGCTCCGCGCCCAGATGGCCCGACGCGCCGCCAGGGTCCAGCAGGACGCCCCTCACGCCCCCACGCTGCGCCCCAACGTCGAGGGCGAGGAGGTGGGGAGCTGGGCGGAGGCGGCCAGGCTCGCCGCCTCCAAGGGACTTGACCCGCGACCGTTCACCCGCATGGCGGAGGCGCAGTCGTGAGCCGCCTGGGTGGTTACAACCTCGCCCCCGAGATCCTCTTCAGGTGGCCTCGCGGGATGGACATCCTCGTGCCCAACCGGGCGGACCACGTGGCGGTGCGCCTCTGGGCGAGCGCCCGGCTGGAGGACATGTACGGGGCCCCCAAGAAGTCGGGCATCACGGGCGACCCCACCCAGCGTAGGCTCGTGGGGCAGTGCCGGACGGGGGACGTCTTCTTCACGTCGAGCCTGCGCGAGCGCGCGCAGGTCATCACGGACCGCACCACGCGGCACGCGCGCTTCATGGTGTCGATCGGGGACCTGGACCCGCCGCTGCTGGAGGACGAGGTCTGCTACCTGGCCGTCCAGCAGGTGATGCTGGACGGTCGGGAGGTGGAGGTGGGGCCGACAGGGTCCACGAGCCCCCTGCTCGGGTTCACGCTCATCGCCCCACCCGACTCGGTGTACGGGATGGACGCCCAGAACATCCACTTCCAGGGGATTGCCCCGATGGGCACGGGGGCCAAGCTCGGTGTTCCGCTGTCCGCAACGACCGACTTCTCGGGGAAGAACAGCCCACCCCCGCTGCTCATCGCGCTGCCGCACCAGTGCTCGGGGATCACCCTGCGGACCGACGTGGACGGGCTCGGCTACTCCTTCGACTGGGGGATGCCGGTCGTCGGGGTCCCGGCCGGCTCTCCGCTGGAGATCACCTCGTCGGTCAAGTACCTGCTCCTGGCCGCCCTGGGGGCCAAGGTGGTTCCGTTCGCGGCCGACACGGTCTCGTTCCTCTTCAACCGCTAGGCGTCCCGATGGGTTCTCTATGAGGTGCCCGTAGGGCAGAAAGCCCTACGAACTGGAGGACCCTGTGGAGCTCTACCTCTGCCTAACCGTTCCCGCCAAGAGTGGGACGATCTACGTGGGCGACCTGCGGGGCGACGCAGCCCGCCGCAACGGGTCGATCGACCCGCCCGCCCAGTGCCGCTACCTGCGGTACCCCGACGTCGGGTCGGTCGCCTTCTCTGTCGAGACGGGATCGACCTACCGCCCCGCGCACGGAGTCGCGGCCTACCTGGCCGCGCGCGTGCAGCCCGGGGGGAAGGCGGACAACGTCGCGACCCTGACGGTCACCGGCGTCAAGGCCGGCGACACCGTGAGCTTTGGTGCCCTCGTCCTCACCGCGGGAACCAAGGAGGATGCGGCCACCAACACCTTCAAGGACACCGCGACCGCTGGGTCTGATGACGCCTCTGCGGCATCGCTGGCCGCGGTGCTCAACGACGCAACGGTCCTGCCAATCCTGCTCATCGCGCTGGGTGTGACGCGCGCCATGGTGGCAGCCAACAAGAACGTCGTCACCATCACGACCGACCCTCCAGTCAAGGTCACCCCCATCACGGCGAGCGATCCCGCTCACGTCGTGGTGGGTGCGCTGGCTCCGCCCGCCGTCATCCCTGCGGCCGACGCCTACGACCAGGCGGCGCTAGCGATCGAGGCGTACCTTCAGGCCGCCCACGCGATGACGGTCGCGGACGTGAACGCGGCGATCGCCACCGCGCTCCCCGGGGCGGACTTCGCCACGCAGGGGGTGCTCGCCGAGCTGCTCTCGATCCTGGCGGGCCGCGCGTTTCGGCTCGACGAGGGGACGAGGCTGTTCGACACGACCACCAAGGCGTGGCTCGGGGGCCCCAGCGTCGGGACGTTCACCCGGCCGCTCCAGAGCTCGACCTACTGGATCTTCCCCGCCCACCCGGGGCCGACGACGAAGCTCACCACTCCCCCCTCGGAGGAGGGCCCAGTACGTCGGACCTTCCCCGGCAGCTTCTCGGACTCCTCGATCCTCAAGGGGCACCTGTCTCGCCTCACGGGGGGGATCGTGCTGCCTGGCCACCGGAAAGACCAGGGTCGGGTCGCCGTCGTGTATGACCAGGACGGGAACGTGGTGGCCTAGCCACCGCTACAGGAAGGACACATTCATGACCGCGCTCGCGTATCTCGTGACGACTCGCAGGGACCTGGGACCGATCTTCCCGTACCTGTTCGACCTTCGGCCGGATGGGCTGTACCGGAGCCCGTCCATCACCCCGCCAGGGCAGACCCGGCACCTGCCCGAGCCGCCCGTGGCGGCCGGGACCCCGCCGCTCACCTTCGCGATGGACGGGTCGGCGACCGCCCCCGTCGACCTGCGGGGGCTGTCGGCGTGGGCGATCGACAACATCCAGAACCAGGACGGCGGCAAGTCGCTCGCCCTGACGGACGTGCAGGCGGCGTACTTCGAGACCGCCATCCTCCAGCGGGTGGAGGCGGCGCTGCCCCTGGCCGCGGCGGACATCGACGCGGCCCTCAACAAGATTCCAGGCGTCACCGGGTCGTCGGTGTTCCCCAGCGCGACCTCCAAGTCGACCGGGTCGATCGACGGGCTGCTCCGGGTGGTCTCGGACCACACCTACCTCGTGCCGGCCGGCGCGAAGGTGGTCGAGATGAACGGGGCGTTCCCGGTCGACACGGTGACGATGAAGCACGCGCCGCTCGGTTACTTCCTCAACGGGCGGCCTGCGCCGGTCGCGGCCCCGCGCTACGGGCTGCCGCCCAAGCCGGCGCGCCCGCCGCTCACGGTCCAGCCCCCTCCGGCGGAGCAGGTGCCGCTCATCGACTGCGCCGAGCTGCGGCAGTCGATCCGCAAGGGGTGGCTGTCTCACCTGGTGGACCCGCGCTTTCGCTGGCGTCGGGGGACCTTCACCTACGGACCTGCGGGCACTGCGACCACCGTTGGTGGGAAGTCGATCCCGGGGCCCGAGGCGGGGCAGGCGGCCTTCCGCGCGCGCGCCGCCGTCGTGTACGACGCCAACGGGATGGTGATCGCGTAGCTGCGACCCTTCCGAAACCACAGAGGCCAACATGACTCCGATCGCCTATTCGATCCCGATCCGCTCCGACCTTGGGGGGCTTTCCCTCCAGGTGCTCGACCTGGTCCCGAACACCGCACTGCGGTCTACGCTCGACCCGGAGGGGCAGACCTTCTACGTGGGGGTCGGGGCAGACCAGCCAGGCCCGACCCAGACGGCTCACGGCCTGTATGTGGGGGGGTCGCGTACGACCTCTCCACTCCCTGCCATCGCCGGCTTCGACTACAACGGGGACACCACGGTGGACGCCTACGGCCCGCAGGACGTGTCGTACGGGCTCACCGCGTACCTGCTCGACTGTGCGACGGCTGACCCGGGCGGCATGTCGCGCGTGCTCACCACGACCGAGGCGACCAACCTCGCGCTGGCGATCTTCAAGTTGGCCTACAGGCGGCAATCCCTGCGGGTGGGGGACATCGAGTCCGTCGCCTTCGCGACGACCGGTGTCGTGGTGGAGTTCAAGGCGTCCACTCCGACTTCTGCGGCGTTTGGGCGCGTGGAGGACGTGATCCGGCTGCTAGCCGGGGAGACCTACGGGCTTCCGGCCGGCGTGCCGCTCCTGGGAGCAGGGGGCAAGCGGCTCACGCCCGCGCAGCGTAGGGCGGTTGCGGATGCGCTGCCTGCTGTGATCGCCCCGATGGTTTCGGGCCGGTTCCTGGACCCCCCGGAGGGTGGGTTCCGCAAGGTGCGCGAGCTCATGGTCACCGAGGCGCTGCTCGCCTCCCTCGCGGAGGGTCACCTGTCGCAGCTCAAGCCTGGAACTGAGTTCTTCGCCAAGAACCCGCGGTTCGCCTACACGGCGAGCTCCGTGCTCCCCTACGTTCCGCGGGCGGTTCAGCTTGACGGGTCGCCCGTCCCTGAGACGGGTTACACCAGCGGGGCGCTCGTCGTCTACACGGCGGACGGCGTCCCCCTGATGTAGATGGCGACCACCTTCCAGCCAGGTCAGCTGCTGGGGCGACCAGACCTCTCGATCTTCCTGGCGGACCCTAAGGGCCAGCCCTACGACCCCTACAGCGTCACCTTCGCCCTCTACTACGTGGACCCGGGACCTCCGGAGACGGAGGTGCTCGTGGGGAGTCCGACGCGAGAACCTGCGCACCCGGCGCGTGGAGAGTACTACGCTGCCATCTTGATCCCGACAGGGGCGCAGCCAGGCACGTATCGGATCCGGTGGACCCTCAAGCAGACGGCTGCCAGCCCTGAGCAGCATGTCGTGCAGGAGTTCGCCGTCGTCACGACGCCGATCATCCTGGTCTCGATGTCCCCCCTTGAGGCCCAGGCGGTCATGGAGCTTCGCATGCTGCTGCGTGACCACTGCGTGGCCGGTGAGGAGGTCGTCGAGGTCGATGCGGATGGCGTTCGCGTCCTGGTGCGCCTGGACGACCTCTACGATGTGGTGACCTCTCCCTGATCCGCATCGGGTTCCTACCGGACCCGACCCCGTACAATGTGATCCGCTCACGGTGACCTCGCGCAAGATGGGTTCTGACGCAACGTGCTGCCGCGTCTATCCTCAACCCATTCGCTTGGAGGCTCTCATGCGGTCTTACCTCTACTGCCTGTGCCGTCGCTGCGGTTACCGGTACGAGTTTCGTCTGCCCGTCATCCCCCAGTAGTCTGATGAGGGTAGAGTCGTACCATGACTCCTCCCACAACGGACCCCTCCCCGCAGGACCAAGCTCGAGGTCTGTACCCCAAGTACCAGATCTGTAAGGCGGACGGGTCTCCCGTAGACCCGTCCGCCGACTACTTCGTGCTGCGCCTGGACGGACAGGACCCGCACGCCCTCGCGTGCCGGGCAGCGGTCCTCACGTACGCGAACCACATCGAGCCTCACCTTCCCTTGGTCGCGCGCGACCTTCGCGAGAAGGTTCGTTCGCGGGATTCGTCCCGCGGCTAGACCTCTCCGGCCACTTAATCCCGCTATATCGCCCGCCTGGCAGGAGGTCTGCTGTGGCCATTGTTAATACTTACCGCCCGCCTGGCGTATACGTCACGACCGATATCGAGATCCCCGACGAGGGGTTTCCGGAGTCGGTGCGGATCCCCGCGTTCATCGGTGAGGGCACGGAGCTGCTGACGCAGACCGACCTGGAGATCGTTCGCGGCTCCTCTTCCGTGGCGGACCAGAACGTCGTGCTCGAGGACGAGCGAGGCCGCGCGGTCCGCAAGGTGATGAGCGGCGGCATCATCTCCCTCACGGACTTCGACGGGGTCATCACCAAGTTCCGCGTCCACCACTACCCGATCGTCGACGGAGCGGGTATCGGACGCCCTACTACGTCGCAGTCAGACGTTCAGGTGTTCGTCGATGGTCGGCCTGCGGTTGTGCAGTCTGTCGACGGTGTGCAGGGGATCATCGAGCTGGTGGTGGCCCCTGACCCCACCTCCACGGTGGCCTGCACCTACTACTTCAAGCGCACCGACACGCAGTTCACGGACGACCTGTCGTTCCAGGTGACCCCCGAGGCGGCGGTCATCTACGGGCTTCGCGGGATCGCGGACACGGACGCGGACAACAACCAGGGCGAGACGCTCCAGTTCATGGACGAGCAGGTCGGTCCAAGTGGTCAGGTCGTGGTGCCTGGCAACAACCGCCTGTTGCTCAACGTCGACCGTGCAGCGGTGGACATTCGCATCCCGCCCGGCCGCTACACCATGCGGCAGGCGGCCAACTCCATCTCGGCGGCGCGCGCTCAGTCGCTGCGCGCAGGTACCCTCCTCAACAACCTGGGCTTGTCCACGCTGTCCCTCACCGCAGACCACGAGCTTGAGGTGACGGGGGGGTCGGCGTGCAGCCTCCTTGGGCTTGAGCCGGGGCAGCTGTACCGGCGCCGGCGTACCTTCGTGACCAACGAGGGGCCGATCGTCGATGGCAGCAACGGTGGTGTTACGACGACCGACCCCACCAAGGTGGTCGTTCGTGTCGACGGAGAAACGATTCCTGCCGAGTCGGTCGATGGGCGGTCTCGACAGGTGACCCTGTCGATCGCGCCGCGCGCGGGGGCCAAGGTGGTCATCACCTACTGGTCGAACACCTGGCAGGACACCTACGACTACCTCGGTCATCGGGGGGTCACGCGGATCGTTCGGGTGGGGGACACTCCAGGGCGATCCGCCTACACCGACGGCGCGGACTACGTGCTCGACTCCGACCGAATCCTGTGGGGGGCCTCATGGTCGGTGCGGCCGGCGAAGCTCCCGGAAGCAGGGTATGTGGCGTTCGGTCCGGACCAGGTGGACGCCTTCATGCTGGACGACCGGGACTTCCTGGCTCCCTGCAAGCCGGTCGTGCAGAGCGTGGGGGGGCAGGTGGTGCAGAGCACTACGTCGTTCATCCACCCCCGCCTGCCTACGCTCGGCAACGGGCGCGACACGCCGCTTGGTCAGTCGCTCTTCAACCTGACGGCCAACACCCGCACGGGGACTCCATCAGACCGACCGGACCTCATCTGGGCCTACTGGGGCTACGACCCGCAGGACGCGCTGCTGCGCGGACGTCAGCGCGTCGTGCAGGCCAACGGGGCGATGTTCACCCTGGGGTCTCCGGTCCCCGTGGGGGCCAAGGTCTACGCGACCGCCTACTACAACGCGCTCTCTGACGCGGTGTACCGCCTGCGGTGCGAGCGTGCAGGGGCCTCGACGTTCGGGACCTATCGAGTCCTCGACGTGGGCGACCGGTCGCTCTTCTGCGCGATCTACGACCCTGGGTCCAAGGGGCCGGCGATCTTCGACGTGTCGCTCGAGTGGCCGGGCGGTTCCGACCTGTCCTCCGACGCGCGTTTGGAGGGTGTATCCGATCCCCTCTTCAAGGGTCCCGTCGAGGAGACCATTACGGTCCACATGGCAACGGAGCAGCCCACCTCGGCACGCTACGCGGTGTCAGGCTCCGGTCCCTACGCGCTCGTCCGCAGCTACTCGGACCGGGCGCGCATCCGCGTGAACAACGCAGACCTCATGACGGGCCTGGCGGGCATCGACCTTTCGGACCCCGCCAACCTTGCGGGCTTCACCGCGGGCTTCCCTCCCACGCTCGTGGGGGACGTGGTCAACTACACGGGCGGCAAGGGGTCGGTCGTCGGTCAGTCCTACACGATCGATCGCCCCGAGGAGCTCGTCCTTGAGATGGAGGGTGTGCAGGTCACCGCGGTGGTGCCTGCACGCCAGGGGGCGACGGTGGGTCTCGTTCGCGACGCCATCAACCTCGCCGTGTGCGGTTGGCAGGGTCAGGCTGACGGAGGCAGCGGGAACACCGTCGTTGTTCCGCTGCTGACCAGCGGCGACATGACCGACCGGTTCAAGGGCTGGGAGGTCGTGGTCGGAGACACGGCTGCGGCGGCGACGCCGGGTCAGACGCGCAAGGTCGCATCCTATGACCCTGCGACGCGCACCATCACGGTCAGCGCCCCCTGGGCCGGCGGGGCCCTCGTCAAGGGTGACCCGATCCGGCTGCGCGACCCGAGCGCGATCCCGGAGATGCGAGGCGAGACGATCTTTGACGCGTCCCTAACCATCTCTCCTGGGCAGTTCTCGCAGGTCGCGATGGCCTACGTGGGAAGCGTTACGGGAGCTACCGGCGTCGTCACGCTCGACATCCCGGCGGGCACCTACCCCACGCCGGGCGACCTGGCCTCGACGCTGGAGATTGGGCTCAACGCGGCGATCGCAGCGATCGCCACGAAGTTCGCGGGCCTGCGGGTCAGCTTCCGTGCGGACGGGGATGGCCGCCTCGTGGTGGGCCTGCGGTCTGCCGCGCTCGACTCTGCGGGAGCCCTCTCGTTCGTCGCGGCCCCCAAGGGACCGGCGGCGGACTTCTCCGTCCTGGCGGGTTTCGACACCGGCTCCGGGTTTGGTGGAGGTCAGGCGGTCCTCGTTGACGCTCCCGTCGCACATGCGTTCGGAGTAGCGCGGTCGGACGGCTCGCGGACTGCGGACCGACTCGTCATCCGGGGACGCTTGTTCCCGGGTCGGTCGGGGTCGGTGGACCCCACGGGTCAGGCGCAGCGCTCGACCCTACGGGTGCTCACGGGCTCAGCGGCCGTTCGAGTGGGAATGCTGGTGGGCGACTTCGGGGAAGGCGGGCCGCACGCGCTGGTTCGTCCCGCCTCGATCCTCATGCGGGCGAACTTTGGGGTCGGGCAGGACGGCACCACGGGAGAGCCCCTCGTCGTGTTCTACGATGGTACGGGTCAGCGCGCAGCCAACAACGAGCTGCGCTTCACCGTGGATGGGCAGTCGGTGGTGGTGCGGTTCGCCTCCAGTTCGGGCGGGACGCCTACTCCGGTGGGGCCCGCAGCGAACCCGAACAGCCTCTTCGCGCAGGTGGTGGCCGCAATGGCTGCCGTTCAGGGCACACCGTTTGGCGGCGCGGGAACCATCCTCTCCTCGGGCACGGTACGCCGTGAGGGATCCGGGATCCGGGTGACGAGCATCCGCTCGGACGAGCGATCGATCATCTCGGTTGGGGACAGCACGGCGGCCCCGACGATCGGGCTCTCTCCTGGGCAGGTGGCCGAGCGTACGCTCGTGTCGGTACGACGTCTCGTGTCAGGGCTCAACGCCTACCGCGCGACGTCCGCGACGACCTACCTGCTCCGGTTCGACGCCGCTGGTGCGGTCGGCACGTTCGGCAACGTCGCGGTCGCCTCCGTGGAGCACGACGAGGCGGGGTCGGAGTTCCTGCACCTCTCGGCGATCCCGCTCTCCTCGGCGGGTTACGGGACTTCCTCGCAGGTCGCGGTTCGCGACTCGGTCATCGCGGGGCGCGTGTCCCGCAGCTGGCTCGCCTACGGGACCGGCATCGGATCGACGGACGGCCAGGGGGACATCGGGGAGCCGAGGGTCGACGGGTTCTACGTCACCTCCGACAACCCGAACGGGTCTGGATCGGCTAACGACTCGGTCCTCAACGCAGGGGTCGGGCAGGACGGCCTGGTGGGCCAGACGTACCGCGACCGCGTGACGGGCCTTACCTTCACGCTCCTCCCCCGCGGGTGGTCGGAGAACCCAGACGGTCCGTGGCAGAGCTATCCCTCAGGGGGTGGTGCGAGCTTCAACATCCGGTCCACGCGGGTCATCACCGCTGAGGCCAACCGGGTGCGGCGCGTCATCCCGGGCCTAGAGCTCAAGGTCTCCGACACCCTGAGGGTCAAGGAGGCCGACGAGGCGGTGCTGCGCACGCTCGACCGTCGTGGGCTGGAACCCGCTGTGGGGGCGCTCTACTACGCGACGTACCAGTACCTCAAGCCGAGCTTCGCCCCTGGCCTGTTCACGCGTCAGGACGCCGTGGAGGCAGCCTACGGACCGTCTATCCCCGATAACCCGGTCTCGCTCGCCGCGTTCCTGGCGTTCCTCAACGGCGCGGCCGTCGTCGCGATCCGTCAGGTCCCGCGTGAGGGAGGGTTCACCAAGGGGTCTCTCGCCGAGTATGTTCGCGCGACCGAGGACCTGGAGTCTCCCGTCGGGGAGGTGTCGGTCGACATGATCATGCTGCTCCGCGGCGACTCGCCGGAGCTCATGCAGGTACAGACGAGCTCGAACGCCAAGATGTCGGCCTTCCGCATCAAGCAGGAGCGGACGAGCATCTTCGGGCTGTCGGCGGGGTCTGACATCGCGACGGTCAAGAACGTCGCGGGGGGGCTATTCGACGACCGGGCGCGCGTCGTGTATCCCGACGTGGCGTTCATCAACCGTGCGGACCAGAACGGGGTCACCAAGAGGTACTTCGTTGACGGTACGTTGCTCGCAGCGGCGCTGTCCGGAATCGTTACGTCTCCTCGTCAGGACGTCGCGACGCCCTGGACGGGGCGTCGCATCGCGGGGTTCGCCGGTATGGGGCGCAGGCTGTCGGAGCCGCAGGCCAACGAGGTCGCGGCGGCCGGCGTGACGGTCATCACTCCCATTCCAGGAACGCTCAAGGTTCGGCACGGGCTGACCACCAACACGTCGAACGTCCTCACCCAAGAACCGACGGTTCGGCTCATCGCCGACGAGGTGCAGCAGGAGTCGCGGGCGCTGCTCGACCCGTTCATCGGGATCAAGTACCTGCCCGGTGTTGCGGGACAGGTGGAGGGGCGACTCTCCAACTACCTGAAGTTCAAGAAGAAGTCGCAGATCATCCGCGACTACCGCGACGTCAAGGCGCTCGCTGGCGGTGACGCGGTGTCCCTCGCGGTGGCGGCCAAGTACGCTCCCGTCCTGCCCCTCTTGTACATCGACCTCAAGTACACCCTGACGACCAACCTCGACTAGCTTCCGTCCCAGTCGAGTATCCCGAGGCGCTTGTCCTCCTCCCACTGCTCGCGTGGTGAGAGCCTCTCGTAGTCGGGGTGGCGGCCTCGGGCGCGCTCCGCCTCAGGGGAAAGATCCACCGGTTTCTGGCTGTCAGTCGACTTCTTGTCTAACGTCGAGGAGGCGGGCGCGCTCATTTGGTGAGCCACTTCTGCCACAGCTTGTCCGGAGCGACCTTCTTGCTCTCAGCCTCCCGCACCTGGGCAATGAGCTTCTCGGTGTGTTTCCAGCCGAGGGCGGTTGGCTTGAGGTTCTCGGTCATGAGGTTGGCGTGGTGGACGACCTCAGCGGGGATGCCGATGTCTAGCGCGTCCGCGATCACGTGGCGACGGGACCGCCAGTGGATGTAGCCGGCGCGGGGCTTGGTCACGCCGACGCGAATGCGGACACCCTCGAAGTCCTCGTACAAAGGAGCCTCAGGAGGTCCCCCTGGAGGGGGACTTTGTACGACTTGGACGGGTGCCTGTGAAGGCGCTACCTCTGGGCGGGCCGGCTCAACCGGGGGGGTCGTCTGAGCGGGCTCCGCGGCTGGGGTGTCGGCCTCGTGGAGGCAGATGCGCACGCGCGACTCTGCTGAAGCGATCCTCGCGAGGATCGACCGGAGGTCTGCGGTGAGGGCCGCGGTCCGTGCCTGAAGGTCCTGGGGGTTCTTGGCGTCCTCATGCAGGAGGGCCACCTGCGTGAGGGCCCCATTTGCTCTGCGCCTGGCGTTGTCGAGGTCCGTTGTGGCCACCAGCAGCGCGTTCGTGTGGATCAAGCTCATCTTCATGGCGATGCTTACCCCGTTCGAGGTGTCTTGATCAGGGTCGTCACTTCATCGACCCTGATCGTTTAACGGTCGTCCAGGGTCGATGATCCCGCTTCATCCAGGTTGGTTCGCTTAGATGGCATATGTTCCCGACAGGGGAGAGGAGCTGTGCGCTAATGCCTAATCAGGACAGGAACTCGCAGAACGGCGTTCAGGGAACGTCCTACATCTACGACTTCGGTACCTCTCCCAACACGCGGACCGCGGTGTCTCAGAAGGTTCGTATCCTCGCACCCTTGTACAACGAGCAGGCAGCCCTGTCCCAGATGGGGGTTATTGGGAACTTCTCCCTCCAGGAGAGCAAGAACCTAGAGCCTGTTCGCGGGGTCGGGTTTGGAGACCGGATCGCGGAGATCGTGCCGGGCGTGACCGAGCCGATGGGGATCAGCGTAGAGCGCGCCCTGCTCTACTTGTGCAACATCTGGCAGGCGACCGGTTACGCGGCCGGCGTGGATGGTCCAGTCCGGTCGATCCGTCACCACCGGTGGCCGTTTGACATCGAGGAGCAGATGGTGTTCTCCACGCTCGTCGACGCGGACATCGGGGGTGCAAACATCGGGTATCGCGGAGGATCGGGCGGTACGGCCGGGTCGTTCGACGGTGGCGTGCGGGCCATCCAGTTTCCAGAAGTTACGCCGGACCTCGCGGGACGCCCGGGCGCGCTGCGTGGTCACTCAGCGCTCGTGACGATCTACGAGGCGTGTTACTGGTCGTCGTGGAACCGAGCCTACAGCAAGGACGCGGCGGCCATCATGGAGACGGGGGATGCTCAGTGCACCGACGTCCACGACTTCGCGTCGAGCTACGGCGAGTTCCTGGCCACGGGCAACGATCCCACCATCGGCCAGCTCGGGTCGCTGCGCTACGCTGAGGGCGGCTTCCGCGCCGCGCGGGCTGGGACGCAGATCGGCGGGGGCGGGACGCGCAACCCGTTCGCTGGGTAGCGTGGAGCGACTACTTGAATAGAGGCCCATACCATCATGAAGCGCAAGGATCTCAGGGCGCGCCTAGCGCCCTTGCGGAGCAGCAGCAAACCGTTTGTCGTGGATGCGTGCGGGGTCAAGCTGGAGATGCGCGTCCTGTCCAACGAGGACGCGCAGGCCATCCAGCAGATGGTCATCGACTACGGCAAGATGGCGGTCGACGACACCACCGAGGAGGCCGAAGAGGCTGCGGACAAGACGTATCGTCGGTTCTCCGCGGAGCTCCAGTACCACATGAAGGTCGAGACGATCGCTCGCGCGGTGGTATCGATCGACGGGATGCGGGACCTCGTAGTCACGGCCGACGACGACTCGGTAAAGGTCGAGCTGCGCGACTTTCTTCGCGAGGAGATCGCCGACTGGGACCGCCCCGTTACCGAGGAGATCTACACGGCCTATGGGCTCAAGGCACTCCGTGAGGAGATCGTCGGGGCCCTCCAAGTTCAATACGAGCCCGTCGATATGAGCCTGGAGATCTCCAGGCTGGAGAAGTTGCTGGAGCGCGCGAAGCGTGGGCAGGCCGAGCAGCAGCGTCTGCTACAGGAGCGCGTGACAGAAGCTCAGGAGCTATCCGACATCGAGAAGGCAGGGCCTTCCGCTTCGGAGGCCCCTGAGCAGGTTCCTGTGGCCCCTGAGGCCCCTGAGCAGGCTCCTGTGGACCCCGCAGTGTTCGGGGGAGCCCCGGAGCGAGCGCCCGCTCCGTCCAATCTGTCCAATCCGTCCAATCCGTCCACTGAGTTCCGAGAGTTCCGAGAGCGGATTCCGCGCGAGTCTCTGAGTGCGCCGCCTCCTGGTCAGGGGTCCAGGTCGTACCTGGACGCCCCTCCCATGCCCCTGGCGGGAGGGTCGTTCCTTGGCGACGACACTACCTCCGCGATCGAGGAAGCAGAGCGTCAGCAAGTCGCGATGCGCATGCGACGGGGGCCAAGGACCCCCATTGAGAGGGGGGCTGGGTCCATCGAGGGGGAGGATGGGTTGGCGGCCCTGCGTGGGGTTGCGATCCCCGGACCCACCATTGTACCTCCGCGGTCCAAGCCGGAGGCCCCACGAGGGGGAGGTCCCTCAACTCCTGGGGAGTTCCGGTTGCCTCCGAACCTGCCTGTCAACCAGAGGCCAGGAGACGGGGCGATAAACCCGCGGTTCCGCGGGAGGTAGTTCGTGACGGCCGAGCCCGTGGTGGTTCGATCGACCACCTACGAGCAGCGCAGCTTGCTCTACAGGGATGTCGAGCAGCTCATCTCGCCGGGCTTCATCACCTGTCGGGTGCGGGTAGGGGGGACGCACCTCACGCTGCGTACTCTCGGTGCGGGGGACGCGGTCGTGCTCAACGCGAGGGTTCCGCGTCCGGTGACGCACGGGGACGTAGAGGGGTGGCGCTGGACGCTGGCGACCGCGCTGTGGATGGTAGATGGGCACCTGCTGCGCGACGGGGATGACGAGGTTGCGTCGGACGTGTTGGCCGCTTGCCCTGACGGGGTCATCTCGTCCTTGTTCGACGTCTTCCTCCACAACCTGGTGGGGAGGCAGGACCAGGCCCGACACGCGGCCTACGTGTACGTGTACGAGGTCAACTCGCGGGACCTCTGGCGTACCTACGGGGCACGCCCCTGGGAGGTGGGTGGGGTGCCCGGATCGCAATCCGCTGCGGGAAACCCGGTACAGAACTGGTGGACCGCCTTCAATGAGGTCGAGGACATCCGGGAGGACTACGCGCGCCACTGGCGGGGTTACAAGCTCATCACCTCGGCCACGTCTCCCAAGGGGATCAAGCGGATCAACGAGAGCGACGAGCGCTCTGAGAAGAACGAGGAGCGTCGACGCCAGGACGCTCTTCATCGGTACTACTGGTACCGAGCTGGAGTCCTCCCGCTGGAGGAGTACGTCAAGGCGATGGACCAGAACCTGGGGGGGCAGTACGCCTTTCGCCTCAAGTCCGTCGATGAGCTCGATGACGACTACCGCCGCTGGGTCAAGGGGGAGGAGGACGACCACGACCGCATCATCCGTGAGTTCAAGCAGCGTGAGATGGCGCGGGTCGAGGCGTGGCACCAGGACATGATGCAGGCCCGTGCGGCGGCCGTCGCAGGCCACCAGGACTTCCAGGGGCCTGACCTGCAAAACCCGATGACACGGGATCAGCTTGGCCCCGCGGTGCGCACCTCCTTGTGGGTTCCAGACTCCCTCCGGCACCCGCGCTACGGGCAACGAGACGACACGTAGGCTATCCCAGCACCCTGAGTAAAGACTTCACATGCGTGCGCCCAGCCAGTCCAAGTCGGTCCTGAAGCTCATCGCCGACCTCGAGCTCACCGGAATCGAGGGTGTGCAGCGCAAGCTGCGTCGCGCGGCGGGGGAGTTCTCTGAGGCGATCTCCTTCGACGACAAGCAGTTCCTGGAGGGCTGGACCAAGACGCGCAGCGAGATCGGCAAGACATGGGCCAAGACGGTCCGGGAGGCGGCCGAGGCGAGCTTCTCACCGGGTGCGCTCCGCAAGGTGGTCCACCAGTACGAGGACTCGATGAAGAAGGTCGACGCCTCGCACCTCAAGGTCGAGAAGCTGGCGGCCCAGATTCGGGAGCGTCAGGCCCGGGGGCTGGAGTCGCGCGCGCTCCAGCAGGAGGCGCAGCTCGAGCGGCGGCGGCTCGCCTCTCTGCACAAAGGGTTCGACGATGAGATGAAGCACGTCCGAAACGTCGCCGAGCGGCGCAAGGACGCCGTCGAGGAGGCGGAGCGGCTCAGCAAGCGGACCTGGTCTCAGGCCGCCGAGGAGATCGGGGACTCGCTGTCGGAGCAGTTCGACCGCCTGAAGTCGGGGGACGTTGCGAGCGTCCTCAAGGCGGCCGGACGACGCCTGAACACCGCGAGCGTGCAGGCGTCGCAGAAGGCGGGGGAGGGGAAGTCGGGCAAGCTCTTCGAGGGGCTCTCTGGGGTCCTTGGCAAGCTCGGACCCGCCGTCGTGGCGATTGGCGCTGTCGTGGCGGGGGTCGCCGCCCTCGTGAAGATCATGGTCGACGCGGATGCCAAGGCCAAGGAGCTAAATCGCACCTTGCTCGACGCGGGGGTCACGGCCGGCGACCTGGCGGGGACCTACGAGAACACAGGCGATGCGATCGACCGCACGCGTCGCGCCTTCACGGCGGGGGAGGGGGCGTTCGCCTTTAACCGCATCTGGGGGACGACCGCCGAGGAGCACCTCAAGGTGCTCGGAGCCTACGCGGAGGCGGGCCTCACGATGCGTCAGCTGGCCCGCGGGGTACGGGACGTGGGCGAGGAGATGGAGCGGTATCGGGACGCGACCGCACACGCCCTGACCTTCTCGAAGCTCCTCGGGATATCGACCAACGAGGTGGCGACCGCCACCTCGGGCTACATGGAGGACCTCGGCCTGTCGCTCAAGGGTGTGCAGGACCGCTTCTCCGAGGTAGAGCTCGCCGCGCGGGAGTCGGGCTTCGGGACGAAGCGCTTCTTCAGCCTCATCCTCCAGGCGACCAGCGGGCTCACCGGCTACAACGTCCGCCTCACGCAGGCGGCCTCACTACTCAAGTCGATCGGCAAGGTGCTGGGTCCCAAGGCCGGCGGGGAACTCCTCCAGAACCTCCAGCGTGGGTTCGGGCACGAGTCCATCCAGGATCGGTATCGGCGTCTCATGGTGACCGGCAACACCACGACGAGCCGCGTCTTCAAGGCGGAGGCAGAGGCGGCCGTGTCGGAGCTGTCCAAGCGGGTCGCGGAGGCCAGTGGACCCCAGCAGGAGGCCATAAAGCGCGCGCTCGGGGTCTATGGGGTTGACCTGGCGAGCGGCAAGGGTGCGGCGCAGTTCGGCAAGCTATCGGCCGACAAGCAGGCGGACCTGCTGTTCCGGGCACAGACCGAGGGGGTGTCTGACGAGCTTGTCCGAGTGATCCGAACGGCCGTTGAGAGGTCGCGTGGGGCCTCTGGGGGCCTGGCTACTCGGGCCAACGCACTTGGTAACATCGGGGCCGGTGGGACGCTGGCGCTCAAGCTCCTAGAGGCGCAGCGCATCGTGGGGTCGCCGCTCCACCTGCTCTCCGGAGCGAAGGCGATGGGGGCCCAGAGCATCACGGGCACCTCGGGCGAGGAGTACTCCCAGCTTGTTCGGCTGAGCGAGAGCTTCGCCAAGCTCGACGAGAAGCTATCCGCCGTCCAGCGCGGAGTCCGCGCGGGCAAGCCCTACGACGAGAAGTACGCCGAGCAGCTCGCTCGGAGTCAAGGAATCTACGTCGACCGGCAGGGTAACCGTCGCAGGACCTTGGTGGAGGCGGGAAGCCGCTTCTCCTCGGGGCAGGGAGAGGTGATCGGCAACACGTTCGAGGACGTCATCACCTCGGCGGGCAAGGAGTTCGCCAAGGTGGCCGAGGAGCAGGTCCCTCGTGATGTCCAGCTCGCGCAGGAGATGGTCCATAACACGGCGGACATGACGAAGATCCTGGAGCAGGGGGTTGAGTACTGGCTGGAGCAGATCTACTCGGTCGTCCAGGGCATCTACAGCTTCTTCGGCAGCGAGAAGGAGCGCAAGAACCGCACCTCGGCGATCGAGTCCCTCACGGGCGACATCGACAAGTCCCGCGCGGACTTGCGGGCCAAGGAGAAGGAGCTCTCCGACCTAGTCGCCCGCATGAAGGGATCGCAGGGGGCAGACCGGACGGCGCTTGCCGCCCAGGTGGAGGGTAAGCGCACCGCAGTCCAGGCCCTCCAGGGACGTGTGGCGGCGCTATCGAAGATCCGCTCGAAAGTCACCGCGACGTCCGCGTCCTACAGTTGGCTGTCGGCCAAGAGTGCCCAGGAGTTCAAGAAGGAGGCTGTTGAGCAGAGCAAGCAGGACATCCTCGATGCGGCTAAGAAGGCGGGCATCACGGGTCCGGTCGACACCGTGCTTGGACAGATCGGCCTCGGGCGGGGTGGGGACATCCTTCCGCCCTCCCCTCCGACAACCTCGGTGTCCCCAGCGCTACCCTCGGCGAGCGCCTTCTTCCCCTCGCAGCCGGGGGCGCATGCGCGATCTAGGACGGTCGTCCAGAACAACCACTACTACAACAACGCGCAGGCCATCTCGACCGCCCTTCAGCGCAATACCCTGGCGATCGATGGGCAGGCTCCCTAGCTAGGGTAAGAGTCCGCATGATCACCGTACCAGGCGCGCAGGCGACGTGCGTGGCGGCGATGGCGCGGGCAACCCCAAACCCGATCATCGGGCCTGCCTCCCTCAAGACGGCTAAAGCGCTCTCGGAGGCGCTCGTCTCGTGGGCGGTTGGCAACCCGCTCAACCTTGGTCTCACCGGTACCGCGACGGGGATGCCTGGCATGGGGTCGATCGCCTTCGCGACCACAAGGATGATGGTGCCCGACAACCAGGTTCTAGCGAGGCTGGCCGCTGCGCCCTTCCTCCAGGGCCCCACCGGAACCTCTCTGGCGAGCGCCATCTCCACCTGGATATCGACGCTGTTCACTACGCAGGGGCAGTATCAGGGAGTGAGCCCACTCGTGGGGATCGGGCTCGACTCGACGAAGTTCACCACGATCAACCTCGTCACGCTGGAGAAGGAGCTCGCGGGCAAGCTCGGCGGCCCCGGGGCGTACATCACGGCGAGCGGGGTCGCCGCGGTGGTCTTCGTGGTGCTGTCCGCCGGCTCGGGAGTCGGAGTGATCAAGGGATCTGGAGGTGGTCTACCCATCACGGCTCCTACGACGAGCTTCGTGGTGTGAGCAGAGCGCAGGGGTGATGACCGGAGGAGACCGCTAAATCTCCCCTCGAACCTTACCAGGGCTCGACACCCCTGCGCTCGAAGTAGAGTGGGGACACCTGGATTCGTTGGAGCTGACATGGCCCTACTTGCCTTCTCCGAATGGACTTCTCATCCGCGCGCGCGTGCCGCGGTACACGCGGACGTGCCGCGGTGCCTGGAGGCGTGGGACAATCCGCCTCGCCTACGTGACGTGGCGGGGGACGTGTACCGGTGCCTCGCTGTCGACGACGGATACAGCCTGGGAGTCGCGGTGGTTACCGCCTCGACTGGTCGCTACGGGTGGCCCGGCGCGGAGGTGTACACGGAGCAGACCACGTCCGTGTGGGTCAAGAGCGAGCGCACGTGTTTCGCCCTCGACAAGGAGGGATGCCCGGTCGACAGGGCGCGAAGTGTTCGTGTGGTGCGCGCAGACGGCCGCACCGACATTGTTTCGGTCCTCCGCACCTGGGCCGGAACCCTGTACCTCGACGAGCGGTTTGACCCAATCCTGCCGGGCGACGTAGCGGCCTCCGTCCTGTACGTCCCGGGACCTCCGGAGGTCTACTGGACGCGCGACGAGCCTGGCCGGCGGCGTACCGGCAACTCCTCGCGAGAGGGGGTGCGCACCTTCCTCCCAGGGGGGTTCGTGCAGAAGCTCGGGCCCGCGGCTGCTGGCGCTAAGTACCCCATCCCGAACCAAGCCCCCGCATGGGCGGGGAAGTACCTCACAGGAGACCCGCAGCGCCCTGACCGCCCAGCCTTCTTCCGCGTGGGGAGCGTGCCTGGGGAGGAGTCGAGACCCGTCCTGGCGTCCACGGTTGATGACGGGACGGCTGAGGTGCTCGTGCGTGGTGCGGAGGTGCTCGTGCTGCGGGACCTCGCTCCGCACACCCTGTGGCACTGGACGTGGGACCTTGGGGTGTCGGGCTCGATCATCATCGGCGTAGACCCCATCTACCTAGCGCCCATCCCCGAGTGGTGGGAGACCCCGATCTTGCGTGTCGGAGAGGGTCGGGTCCTTCGCGTGCGCAGGTTCCTCACCGACCAGGAGGCGGCTTCGGCGACACTGCGCCTTCAGGCGGGGGAAGTGGCGGTCTCCATGAGCACGGGACTGGTGCTGTTCGCGCAACCTGACCTCGCCCGAGTGCAGGGGCGCGCGCTGCACTACCAGGGTCTCGCGCTGGGGCTCACGAGCTTTCGGCGGGCCGCGCCTGTCGTTGATGATCGTCCTGCGGGGTTCCGTGCTCCCCGCGGGTCCTCGATCCTGCCCGACCACGGGGGATTGTCGGGGTGGTACAACCTCCCGGATGGCTCCGGCAAGGACCCCGTCGACGACGGGAAGGTGCTCGTAGGGATCAAGCGATCGGGTAGCGACGGAGTAGGCAAGGCGTACGTGGTCTTCTCGGGGGGAGACGCGGCGGAGGTCAAGGACGTGGACCTCGACACGGACCTTCCGGCCCTGGCTCCCTCCGGCACAGCCGTGTACTCGCGTGAGTCGAACCGCCTCGTCCTGGATCGCACGCTCGCGGTGGGAGATCCCACGCCGCTGTACCTCCAAGCGACCTTCCCGTTGTTCCGGCAGGGAGTGTCCGGCGCGCACCTCGTCACAGCGCGCAAGGGTCCGTTCGAGGTGCGTGGGACGGAGGCCCTGTGGGTGCGCACGTCGGCTGGCGTGAGCGCGTGGACGGCCACGACGACTCCGCCAGGTTGGTACGAGGCGGGAGACCTGGCGGAGCGTATGGCGCTGGCCATGGGAGCGCGTGTTCGCGTATGGGTGGACCGCGGGGCCATCGTGGTCGAAGACCCCGACGGGCTTACGGTTGAGGTGCTGCCGGGCGAACCTGGAGGCCCCTTCGATTTCTCCGGATGCCAGGCGCTCGGGTTCGGACCTGGGTGGCGTCGAGACGCCGCGGGCAACGACTGGGTCGTGGATCCTGGTCTGGCTGCGGGGTCCCTCAAGGGCCCGTGGCCCATGGACACCGACGCGAGCGGTGACCGAGTCCTCGCTGACCCCCTCCAGGGCTTTCCGGCGCTGTCCCTCCCCGCGACGCCGTGGGACGATGACGCTCGCCTGGAGTCTGGTGACGCGGTGCACGTCGTCCCAGACGGTTCAGCCCCAGCCGTATCGGTGCGCGTGGGGACCGACGCGGTGATCGACTCCGACACCGCAACCCTCTCGTGGGTGTCTCCTTCGGAGGGGACACCCGTTCTGGGGCCTATCGTCCCAGATGACGGGGCCGTATTTCAGGGCCGCCGGGTTGAGGTTCTCGAACCCGGCGCGGACGCGTGGAGGGAGTCCGCACCGGGAGAGGTCGTGCGCGCGGGAGGTTCCCTACGACTCGCGCAGGGGTTCCCATCCCTCGCTTGGTCGGGGACCGTCGACCTCCAGGATGGAACCTTCGAGGCCCCAGCTAACCTCGATGGTGTGGACCTCGTGGAGGTGGCCGTCCAAGGCGGGAGTGGGTGGTATGCGGCATCCTGCGAGGGGACTCGCGGTGAGCTGCGCCCGCCGATCTCTGGGAACGCAGGGCTACGGGCATACCGTGTCGGGGGTTGGGCCATGCTGGGGACGTTCTCTCCCCTCGTGATGCGCGAGGATGAGGACGTCGTGGTGGTCCTGTGGACACCGGCGGAGGGGGACTTCGTGAAGACCTCGCTCGCCCGCGGGGTCGACTACTCGATCGACACTTCTACGGGCCGATTTGGCCTCGTAAGGCCCGTCGCAGCGGGGTCGCGCTTGCGCGTCACCTACTACCGCGCGAACCCTCGGGGTCAGCGGGTCGGAGTGCAGGAGACGGACTTCGCGGGCTTCCTCATCGAGAAGGCCGTGGCCAAGGAGGTCGACGGAGGGTACTTCGCGTTTGGGGCCGCGGTGGGGCAACCTCCTGTCAACTTGGAGCGCTCCGTGACCGTCCTAACCAAGGATCCTCAGGGTGTCGTGATGCCGGCGCGCGCGCCCGTCTCCTACCCACAGGACCGGCCGGGAACGGGACTCATCCGAGCTGCCGTCCCCGCGGGAACGTCCTTCCAGGTGAGCTACTGGTCGGTCGAATCCATGGGGGGCGAGGTTACGGCAGACCTGCCACGGTCTCCTGTCTACCTTCCCTGGCTGCGAGTTCCCGCCAACGCCGCGTTCATCAACCTGCGCGGTGACCGACGGGGGCAGTTCTCGCCAGGTAAGATTCTTCGGGCGGGGTCTGAGTGCTTCTGGGTTGGGGCGGTCACCTACTCACCCGCTCCGGACGACCTCACGAGCGTCGCAGTCACACCTCCGTCAGAGGCTGACGCAGGAGCCTCGCGACCCGGTGGGGACACGTTGTTCCTCGTCTCTGACAGGCCGATGCACGACGCGGGGTGGGAGTGGATAGGGGTGCAGGTCGTGGACGGCGCCGTCAAGGGGTCTGGCACCCTCCGCGTGTCTTGTCCTGTCGGCTTCCAGCCTGTCGCCGGGTCTGTGGTAGACCTCGGAGGTGCGCCGTCGGCTGTCGTGGGGGTCAAGGGGGTCGCGGAGGGTCAATACGACCTCACCCTGGCGGCTCCCCTGCGCGCCCTGGCCGCGGGGGTCAAGGAGGCGCGCATGCTGCGCGCCCCGCTCGGCCTTACAGGCATGACGACCGCTCCCGGCGTGGGGAGCGTGGCGGCGAGTCCTGGGTCTCTCAAGGTCGTGACCTTCTCACCTGGTAGCCCTGGTCATCTCAGCCCGGCCATCCAGGTGGACGAGGACACCGGAGTCCTGCTGCTCCGAGAGCCCTTGCAAGAGGGGCAGATGATCGTGGTGGAGGGTCAGCGACTTCGCCCGCCTGACGGGGCCAAGGTGCGCGTTGTGGGCCTCGTACGTCGTCAGCCTACGCCGGGAGGCGCGCTGCGAGGGCGATACTTGTCTTCCGGTCGGGACTGGTTCACTGCGACGCTACTGTCGGCTGCCGTACCTCTCCTGCCGTTGACTATCGCGACGTCACGCCGAGAGGTCGAGCTGCGGGACGCTCAGCTGCGTGGGCTGCTTCACGGAGCCACCCTGGTGGCCCATGCCCTCGGTGGAGTCGTCGAGGAGGCCACGGGAAGGAGGTTCGACATGTTGACCTTCCTCCAGGAAGCCGACGCGGGCCTCCCAACGCCTGGGTGCCTGGACGACGTGACAGGCCGGATCTGTCCGCGCGTCCTCTCCTCCGCCGACCTCCCCCACGCGCTCGTCAATGACCTGGACGACTGGGTCCAGCCCCCGTGGGGAGGGGCTGCGGAGCCCCTGTGGCGTGGGCGGGAGGCGTCGCGCGTCGCGCGAGGCCGCGTCCGATGGACCGCTGAGGTACGAACAGCACCGTCGCCGGCAGGGTGGATCCCGAGCCGGTCTGCGGTCGTGGCGATCCTTCGGCCCGACCGGCCTGTTCCTGGCGTTGAGCCCCCGCGCGTGCTCCGCGTTACTTCTGCGGGGTTCCCTGTCGAGGTGTCCGCAGACGGACGTACCTTCGTGGTGGTGTCGGGGTCGAGTCCCGCGGGACGCCTCGCACTGGCGGGACAACCCGCGTGGCTTCGGTCGGGCGACCACCTCACGCAGGTGGTCGGGTTCGGAGGGCAGCCCCTTTGCTGGGACGCTCGCATGGAGGCCGTAGAGCACGACAGTCTCTACGACGCGGAGGGCAAACCTACCGCGCTGCGTGACGCCTGGGCGGCCGGTTTCCCCCTCAGGTACCTCGCGGAGAGCTCTCGCGTCGAACTCCTCATGGCTCCCCGGTTCGTAGTGGGGGAGGCCGATGGGATCGCCGTGCGCCCGGATGGTCGCGTCGAGGTGCTGGGGGGTTCACGAGCCGCTACGTGGCTGCGGACCGGTACTCTGCTGGAAGGGGAGACGGAGGGGGGAATGGGTTTGGAAGTATCCCTGCTTCGCGGGTCTACGCTCGCAGGGGTTCCCACTTCCCGCCTGCTGCGTGCTCCTGACGTGGGGGAGGCGCACGTCGCGCCTCCGCGGGCCTCGCGCGTCGTGCTCGACTTTCCTCGCATCATTTCGGCGCAGCAGGACGAGATCGTGGTGTCGAGGTCGTCGCTTCGGTGGGACGACTTCGACGGTCACGGGTTCGTGTTCGTATCGGTACGAGACGCGCTCGATGACGGGCGGGGAGGCTGGCAGTTCACCTACGCGCAGGCGGAACCCCGCGGGGAAGTGGTCCTCCTGTCGGGGATCACGGAGTTTCGACGCGTCGACGGATCTCCTGCACAGGTCGAGGACGTTCCTGTGGGTTCCGTGGCTACGGGCGCGGGGGCGTGGGTGTTGTCTCCTCCGGCCGGCTGCGGGGGAGTCTCTGAGGTCCTCATCCAGTGCGCGTGGCCCCACAGGCCCGTGTGCGTGAACGACCCTGACCAGGTCGTGTCCGACCTGGACGCGCAGGACGTACGGTTGCGCGTCCACCTGACCGACGCGCAGTGGCGTGTGCTCTACGGCTACAACCGACCCTCCACGGTGTCCCTGTATCGCTGCTTCATTCCAGGGGTCACACTTCAAGTAACCTGGAGCCCGGACCCGCTTGGAACCCGTCCCTTGCTCGCGACCTCCGCGACCCACGTGCTTGACCGCATGGTCGAGGTAGATGCGGCGGAGGCCGCACCGAACGGAACCATTCTCCTGCGGGTCCACCCTCCCGCAGGACCCATCGAGGTCGCAGACGAGGAAGTGGCGATACCTGCACCCTACATCGCGCGCGGGAACTGGGTCGAGACGGGGGGCTGGACTGCGTGTGTCGTTCGGGTCGGGGCGCTCTCCGAGTCCCCGACCCGTGTGTGGGTTCTGCCGTTCGGTCCCCCCGACGTGTTCCTCCTCGCGCGGGGACGCGTCATGCGGGTTCTTCTGAGTCGCGCGTCGTCCCGGGCCCTCTCCATGCCGGGAGCTCTTCAGGCGATCGACGGACCCCTCGGACGCGTGTTGCCACGAGGTCGAGAGATCGCGGACTTGCTGCGCAAGGAGGCCATGAGCTTGCGCGCGGTGACCAAGCAGGCTACGGCCGCCCTGCTGTCTGCCCCGGAGGACTCTGGCGTGCTTGGCGCGCGTGCGCTGTGGCTAGAGGAGGCCGCAAGCCTCGCCCTGCAACACCTGGGCGAGCTCGACACGCAAGTGTCCGCGTGGGTTAAGGAGCGAGTCATGCTCCTCAATCGTCTCGCAGCGGAGGAGGTGTAGCGTGGCGGCTAGCTGGATTGAGTTAGGGTTCGCTCCCCCCTCGTGGGCCACGACTGCCCTGTCGGCGGTTGGGCAGGCTACGACGGCCGTAGCGACGCTCGCGGACGTGGCCGCTACGACGGCGCGTACGGCGTCGGCCTTCGCCCTGTCGGTCGAGGAGCCCACCAAGGCGATAGCCGACGCCATACGGCGGGAGGTGGACGCCCTTGCTGACGACATCCTCAAGGCCGGGGGATACACGACGGGAGACTGGGATATCGTTCGCTACCCGTTCGCGGCCCTCAAGGGGGGCTACCCCATGTTTGAGCAGCGCATGGCGGCGCGGCTTCTCGACCAGGACGACCCGACTCGACCTGCCTTCTCCCCCTCCTCCGTGGTGACGGCCGTCTTCATGTACACCGAGTCTCCTGACGCCTCGGGTCTGGAGCAGGTGGTGACCGCGATCAAGGGGCTCGCCTCTATGCTGCGGCAGCCCGTGAGGTCCGACTCGGGACCTCTTCCAGTACCTCTCGACGTCACGGTGACCCCAGAGCCTCCTGACGCGGAGGCTCCCGCGGCGTTTCGTGTTCGGTGGCGCACCTCGCAGAGCTCTCCGATTCCTCCAGGAGGGTACGTGGTATCGCTGTCCACCACGCGAGACCCGCTGCGCGCTCGGGTCTACGTGCCGAGTGCCTCCGCCCCACCGGTGGGAGATCCGCCGCAGGACACCTACCCGATCCTCGACGCAACCGGTGCGCCTGTCCAGCTGTACGGTGGAGCCGACCAGCTCCCGGGCTCCATCTCCACGGGCACCGGGGATGGGGCGGCCATCAAGGAGGATGCACTTGCGACCACGCTGCTCGCGCCAGACGGCAAGCCCCTGTCCCCTGGGGTCTTCGCGGCGCGAGGCAAGCGCGTCGGTCAGCGCCTCTTCCGCCTCACCACTCTCGTCACGACGGCCCAGTGGCCCACGGGTCACTTCTCTCTGGTGGTCAAGCGCGCGGACCTTCCTGTGGGCTGGGACGTCCCGACGCCCCCAGACAAGGGCAAGACGGCCCAGGTGCAGGTAGGTGGCGAGGCGGCGGCCTACTACGTGCGGGTCGCACCGGTCGCATCCAAGGTCGCGACCGGTGAGGTCCCCTGGGTGTACGACTTGGACGCTGCGGCCGAGCAGGCACGCATCGGAAAGACGCCAGCAGCCCCGCTTCCCGCGGGGTTGTCCCCTGACGTTCTTGGGCCGTGGAGCGCTCCTGCGGTACTCCGCATGCCAGGGCCTGGGACGGCGGGCTTCCGCGACGCGGTGACCGCCGCCCTCGCGGTCACCGTGCTCACGAGGAGCGACCTGCGGGTCGACGCCGAGGTAGCGGGCGCTTCGGCCGCTCTGATCCCCACGGGTCTGGAGTCGGTCGCGCCTCGCGTCATGGCCCTGCTCGGGCCCAAGATGGTCGCATGGTCGCTCAAGACCGGGGCGGACCCGCGGGCCTACAGGTCCGCCCTGTGGGCAGCGTGCGACCGTGTCGCCTCGGACATCGTGGCCCGCGCCGACCTCCCACCCCGAACGGCCAGTGCGCTCGCCCAGCAGGCGCTGACCCTGCGTACAGCGCGAGTCGCTGACCTGGTGCGGGAGGCGGGCGAGTCGGAGGCTGCGGCTTCCCTTCAGGCCGCAGGCTTGGGGGACGCGACCCTGCTGGACCTCCTGCGCCCTTCAAGCGCGGCGCATGAGCAGCGCGCACAAGCGTGGATCGCGGCGGGAGCGACAGGCAAGCCTCCAGACCTCACACCCACAGTCAGCATGGATCAAACCTGCGGGGTATGCCCGTCGCCCCAGTCGGCAGGCATGTCGACCGAGCTGTCGGTTCGATCCGTCTACACACCAGGTGTCGTGAGGCTGCGATCGCCCCATTTTCCGTCAGGAGAGACAAGCGCATCGTCCGAGCAGGTCGTCGAGTACGCGGACCCTACTGACGCGCCCGTCCTCGTCGCGTCGAGCTCCCCCGGTGTAGCTGCCGTCTACAAGCGCTACACGCGGGTCGACGGGTCCATCAAGGTTCCCAAGCAGGAGGCCGACCGACTCCGGAAGCTGCTCGCCACTCCTGTGTCGGTTACGGGAGCTGCCGCCCAGGCGCCGGTCCTCTCAGTCCGGTCGGACGTGGTAAGGTCGGCCGTCGTCGCCGAAGACCTCACCTTCGACCCAAAGAAGAAGGGCGGAGCGGGCCTGCTGTGTCTTAGGACGCTGCTCGCGAGCTCGCGAGGAGGTGCGATCACGAGGGAGGCCGCCGTCGTCCTGGGGGCAACCGTGCCTGTCGCCAGCCGTCCTCGCGCGTCTGGGGCCTGGTACAACGTGCGGCTGGCGGACGTTGTGCCTGGACTGGACATCGGGCTGCGCGCGGCCTCCGAGTGGCTCGGGTCGGCCTCTCGCGCGGCCACTGGTGTGGGGGAGGCGACGAAGTCCTACCTAGATGCGGCTACTCGTACGGCGGGATCGGCTCGCGACCTCTCCGATCGCCTTGGGGCCGCGGCGAGCTCCATCATCGGGGGCTCCATCCCACTGCCCAACCTCTCCGTTCTGGTCGTCTCAGGTCGAGGCACGGGCGGAGTCGTGGCCGAGCTCCTGGGGGCAGGAGGCAAGCCGCAGAGCACCCCAGGATCGTACGGAGGAGGTGCCGTGTTGCTCGTCGGTGGGGCTCCTGGCTTCCTGTTCGACCTTCTTGGCGTGTCGACAGGTTCTCCAAGCCTAGGTGGGGGTGGCCAGGAGGTTCCTGTTATCTAGTCTTGAACAGCAGGGGTTGCGGGTAGGGTGGGGCGGTCCCATCTATAGCCACAGGAGCACGCCCATGAACATCCGACCCTTGTTTGATCGCATCCTCGTCAAGCGCCTCCCAGAAGAAGACTGCACCAAGGGCGGGATCATCATCCCGTCGACTGCCCAGGAGAAGCCAACCCGTGCGACCGTCTGCGCGGTGGGCCCCGGAGCCACTTCCGAGCAGGGAACCCTGCGCCCCCTGAGCGTCAAGAAGGGCGATCAGGTCCTGTTCGGCAAGTACAACGGCACCGAGGTTCAGATCGACGGCGAGGACTACGTGATCCTCAGCGAGTCCGAGGTGCTGGCAGTCATCGAGCCTGAGTACGCGCTGGTTGGGGCGGGCATGCTGGCGGAGTCGGAACCCACGACGCCTGACCAGGCCCCGCAGGCCGAAGCTCCGCAGGCCGAAGCTCCGCAGGCCGAAGCTCCGCAGGCCGAAGCTCAGCAGGCCGACCAGGCCAGCTAACCCAACGACGAAACGAACGAACGGACGGACCGAAGGGTCCATCGAACTCACACCCGACAATAAGAGGTACGCATGTCCAAGGAGATTCTGTTCGACCAGCAGGCGCGCGAGCGCATTGGCAAGGGCGTCGACGCCCTTGCCAACGCGGTGAAGGTCACTCTCGGCCCGCGGGGTCGCAACGTCATCATCGAGAAGTCCTGGGGCTCCCCGATCGTCACCAAGGACGGTGTGACGGTCGCCAAGGAGATCGAGCTTGAGGACAAGTTCGCCAACATGGGTGCGCAGATGGTCAAGGAGGTCGCCTCCAAGACCGCCGATGTGGCTGGCGATGGCACCACCACCGCGACGGTTCTGGCTCAGGCCATCTACGCGGAGGGCAACAAGATGGTGGTCGCGGGCCACCACGCGATGGAGATCAAGCGCGGCATCGACGCTGCGGCGGAGGCTGCTGTCCAGTACATCGAGGGCATGCGGCAGGAGGTCACCGGCGACCAGGTCGCGCACGTCGGGACGATCAGCGCCAACGGCGACGCCCAGGTGGGTCAGATGCTCTCCGAGGCGATCAGCAAGGTCGGCAAGGATGGCGTCATCACGGTTGAGTCGGGCAGCTCGACGGAGACCATCCTCGACGTGGTCGAGGGTATGCAGTTCGACCGTGGCTACCTCTCGCCGTACTTCGTGACCGATCCCGACCGCATGGAGGCCGTGCTGGAGAACCCGCTCGTCCTGGTGTGTGAGCGGCGCGTGTCGCAGGTCAAGCCGCTCGTCCAGCTCCTGGAGGCGGTCGCCAAGGCGGGCCGCCCGCTGCTCGTCATCGCGGAGGACGTGGACGGGGAGGCGCTGCCGACGTTCGTGGTCAACAAGATGCGTGAGACCTTCCGCTCCTGCTGCGTGAAGGCTCCCGGGTTTGGGGACCGCCGCAAGGAGATGCTCAAGGACATCGCCATCCTCACCGGAGGTGAGGCGATCACCGAGGACCTCGGCCGCACCCTGGAGAACATCACGACCAAGGACCTCGGCGGGGCCGCGCGCGTGGTGGTGACCAAGGACACCACCACGATCGTCGGTGGGGCGGGCAAGGCCAACGAGATCCAGGCGCGCGTCGCCCAGATCCGCGCCCAGCTCGACGACTGCACGAGCGACTACGACCGTGAGAAGCTCCAGGAGCGGCTGGCCAAGCTGGTCGGTGGTGTGGCGGTGATCCGGGTCGGTGCCGCGACCGAGACCGAGATGAAGGAGAAGAAGGCGCGCGTCGAGGACGCGCTGTACGCGACCCGCGCGGCCGTCGCCGAGGGCATCGTGCCGGGTGGTGGCGTGGCTCTGCTGCGCTCACAGGTCGCGCTGGATGACCTGAACCTCCCGCCGGAGCAGATGTTCGGCGTCGCCATCGTGCGTCGCGCGCTGGAAGCCCCGATCCGCTGGATCGCCCAGAACGCCGGCCAGGAGGGCTCGATCGTGGTGTCGCGGGTCCGCGACGGAGCCGAACCGAGCTTCGGTTACAACGCCGCGACCGACACCTACGAGGACCTCGTCCAGGCGGGCGTGCTCGACCCCACCAAGGTGGTGCGGACGGCCCTCCAGAACGCCGCGTCGGTCGCGGGCCTGCTCCTGACGACCGAGTGCGCGATCGCGGACCTGCCCAAGAAGCAGGACGCGAAGGCCATGTCCGCTCCGCACGACCACATGATGTAGCCCCTCCAGACGGCCTAGAGTCGGCTCTAGGCCGTCTGCCTTCCCTACGTGACTTCCTGCACCTTGACCAGAACCTGGGCAAGCCCTTCTGCTGGGAGGCACGACTCCAAGTACACGTTTGGCTTCAGACGACCAACCCCCATGTGGGCTACGGTCGCGTCATAGTCGATCCACCCCCACACGAGGTCCCACCCGTCATGAGGCGGGACGCGTAGCGTGTGGGCTCCGTGGGCCTCGTGCGCGAGCGTCCTGAGGAAGTCTCGCAGCATGGCGGGAGTCTCCTCGCGGAACGTGGCGAAGAGGACCTTCTCGACCTCTCGGCTCAGGTGAACGTGGAGGCGGTTTCGCGTGGTTAGCGTACGGTCGGCCCACCCGATGAGGGGTGCGGCGGCGGTCGCGTACTGCTGGGCTGTCTCGTACCGGAACGCCTCTCGCAGGTTGACGGTATACAGCTTGGACAGGTCGTCGAGGTCTTCCCAGGAGTCGCTGGTGATCTTGGAGTAGGCCCGGTACCAAGCATCCTGGTCACGACCACCGGTCGACGGCATGTCCAGGAAGAGGACCCGCTTGACGCCAGGATGAAGGAACCCGAACCGAACGCGACGTCTCCAGTCCCTCCCGTACATCTGCGCCCCGATGAGGGTGCCCTTCGTGTGGGTCAGGGACAGGAACGTCCAGGCGACTCGCAGGATGACGAGCAGCGTCACGAGCGGGTTGGGGTGTTCCAGCAGGACGTCTACCTCCCAGGATAGGAGGCGGACCTTATGGTGTGTGCAGGGCATAGGTTTCTCCGTAGCCGAGAACCCTCGGCCAGATCATCTTTCCTCTAGTGGGTGCGGCTGTCACCCCATGAGATCCCGTCAGCCCACCATGGCTTGGTTGTCGGGCCTGTATGGAGCCCTCTTATGCTTGCGCACCTTCGCGACAGCGATTCCGTTGGTTCCTGACGGAGAGGACACCTCGACTCGGAGGTCGGCGTAGAAGCGTAGGGCGTTCGACCCGAAGCTGGAGTTGTCCTGCGCGCCGCGGTCCACAGACCGCGCGGAGAACACGACCGCGCATCCCGTGAGGCCCGCAGCCCTGTAGATCGCCCCCGTGGTGCGTACGGCGAGTTGGCTGCGGTACCGAACCCCCTCGTGGCTCTCTGGGTCCGAACCGTCACGTATGGGTAGGAGGTTCAGGGAGTCCACCACGACCAGTCCGACCTGTCGCGTCTGGACGATGGTGAGGGCTAGGTCGGTGGCCTCCTCCACGGAGGCGGGCTGGCACACGAGCAGGGACGTCAGGTCCACGCCGGCCGCGCGGGCCGCCGCGAGGTCGATCCCTCTTCCTCCGTCCACGTACGCGCACAGGAGGCCCTTCTGCTGGGCCTTGGCGATGAGCCCTAGGATGATCCGGGCCTGACCCTCTGCGGCCTCCCCGTACAGGTCGGTGAGCTTTCCGCGAGGGAACCCCCCAGTCGTGTTCTGGTCCAGCTCCGCGCATCCAGTGGGGATTGTCCTGAGGTTCATGCCCACTTGTCGCGCTTAGGGTGGGTTTCAGAGCTGAGCATCTCGACCCGTGCTTTGAGCCGATCCTTTAAGGATCTTTTCAGACTTTTTCCGACGGGGATGACGTTTCTCAGCTCCGCCGTGCGGGTAGACATCGACACGAGGGAAACAACCCCCTCTCCGAGGAACCAACATGCGATCCCTGATGCTGCGTAACGCGACCCCCATCCTGGCCCTGTCCCCCCTTGGCGTCTTGTCGAGTTTCTTGCGCGCCACGGAGGTCCCCATCGACGCCCCGAAGCCCGTGCCCGCCAAGGCGGACCTCGTGGCCGTCATCGACCGCTCCGGGTCGATGTGGGGTGAGATCGACTCGGTGAAGACCGGTCTGGTCAAGGTGTTGGGTGTCCACGAGGTGCTGGGCGGCAACGTCGACCTCACGCTCTCGCTTGTCTCGTACTCCAGCAACGGCGACTGCCGGAACCACTTCCAGCACATCCCCATGGACAAGGCGGTCACGGACAAGAACGTGGCGGCGCAGATCGAGTCGATTCAATCGACGGGCTGCACCGGCATGAGCCAGGCGGTCCGCATGGCGGCGACGATGAAGCGTCCCGGCCGCGTCCTGTACGTCGTCCTGATGAGCGACGGCTACTGCAACGACCCCGGCGTGCGTCAGGAGCAGACGGGTTCACAGCAGGCTGTGGACCAGATCGTCGCGGCTGGCGGTATCGTCTCGACGCTGTGCTACGGGAGCTACGCCGACTTCGCGTTCCTCAACTCGCTGGCCACGGCGGGCAAGGGCGTGTGCCTGCGCGCTGGCAGCGCCAAGGAGTTCTACGTCGCGATGGAGACGGGGGCGCGCGCCGCTGCCAACCTTCAGGCGCAGGCCATCGTGCTCAAGGCGGACGGTGCCGAGATCGTCGTCTGCGTCGACCCGAAGAGCAAGACCATCATGTCGGCCGTCGGCGGTAAGGACCTCGTGCTGGCGAGCCTGCCGAGCCCGGACGCCAAGGCGTACCGCTTCGTCAAGGCCGACCCCGGCCACGCGGGTCCCGCCTCGACCTCCGAGGAGAGCGCCCTGGCCGCCCTGCTGGCCGCCCGCGCGATGCTCGACCACGGCGACGTGTCCCGCGCCAAGGAGTTCGTGATCGGCTCGGCGGCGAGCGATGCCCGCAAGTTCTGGCGCGCACTGACGAGCGCCGAGCAGCGCGACCTGACCGCCGCGATCGACACGGTGCTGTTCGGGGACGGCCCGGTCTCGCTCGACAGCACCCTGTCGGTCATCCCGCCGGGCGCGTCCATCCTCGATGTGTTTGCGGTCATGGAGGAGTTCAAGCCGGGGACCATCCAGGTCCACCTGCCGTCGCTCAAGAGCGCCTACCAGCGGCGCACCGTGCCCCGCGTCGCGGGCAGCATCGCGGCGGACGGGACCATCACGCCGTTCCGCTACTCGCTGGAGGGTGACGGCTCCGAGTGGGCGAACGTGACGGGCATCGTGCTGTCGCGCACCTCCCCGAACGCGAGCCTCCAGACGACCATTTCCGCGTTCCTCAAGGACGAGCAGACGGGCGAGGGGGTCGACAAGATCGGCCCGGTGGACCTGTCGGGCAAGCTCAAGATGATCCGCGCCTACACCATCGTCGGCGACGGGTCGGTCCTTACCGACAAGGCTCGGTTCAAGGTCAACGACCGCCGCGCTCGCGAGGCCCTGACCGCGCTGGGCCTTCAGGTCAACCCCGAGACGTGGGAGGTCGAGGTCGAGTTCTCCAAGATGGCCGTCGCCTCCAAGGACCCCGGCGACTGCCTGCCCTCGTTGACGGACCTGAACCGCATGCTCAGTGCTTCGGCGCTCGCCAAGCTGCTCGCTGCGGTCAAGCCCGAGGGTGAGTCGGCGGAGTTCGACGCGGACACCGTGGCCAAGCTCAAGGAGTTCGGCCTGACCCCGGCGATGAACTTCAGCCCCCCGACGACCACCCCCTACGTGGATCGCAAGAAGGCGCTCGCCGATGGCACCATCGACGTTCGCATCGGCTACGAGGTCTTCGTGGGGACGCCGGCCATGCCGCAGTGCATGAAGGACCTGTACGGCGGCAACGAGTTCCTGAAGCGTCGCTTCGAGGCCAAGCTCGGCGGGGCCGAGGTGGCCAAGGAGTTCATGTCGGGTGCCCTCCTGCTCGACGGGGCGGTCTTCGCGCCCAAGGCGCTTACGGCGCGCACCAAGCTCAACGAGGCCGACGACGCCGCGTACAAGGTGAACTGCGGGGCGCTCGGCGTCTCGGAGCCCGGTGCTGAGGCTGCGTTGCTCGACGCGCTCACCTTCGCCTACGGGGACAAGGTCCAGGCGAAGGCGGCGGCTGACAAGATCGCCGAGTGCCGCACGGGCAAGCTGGACCGTGCGACCGCGATCGGTGAGATCGACAGCATCCGTCGGCGCATCGAGGGCGCGATCAGCCGCTTCTGGACCGCTCACATCTCGCCGGTCGTCATGTACACGGGCGGGACGGGCTCAGTTCCCGCCTCCATCCAGGCCAAGTCGATCGACGCGGCGAGCATCAACGGGTCGCTGTCCAAGGCGATGAAGGATGAGGGCGTGTTCTTCACCACGCCGGGCGGCCTGCTCATCACCGTCGTCGCCAGCCAGGAAGACGTGCCGACGGCCAAGACTCCGCGCGTCTAGCCTGAGAGGGGTTCTCCCCTCTCAGACCCTCTCAGCTCCCCTCCTCTCCCTCACCTCCTTTCGCTCTCGCGCATGTTCCAAACTAAGGCCGAGAGCGGCCCCTACACCCTCTGGTACCAGTTCGACGAGTTCAACATCCGGCGTCGCTTTAGTGCTGGCGAAGCGTACGCTCGCGCCTCCGCGGACCTCACGCAGGGGGCCGCACAGGTGGCCCGCTGCTACCTGGACGTGGTGGCGCGGGACGAGGCGGAGGCAACTGGGGGGGATGACTCTCCCGCCTGGACCGCCTTCAACTGGGAAGCTCCAGGGATCCTCCGGGGGTTCGAGCTCCGACGCGACCGGACGACAATCTTCCCGCGGGAGTGGGTGGCGCAGGAGGTCTTCTGGACCGTGCTGGACCGGCGCGCGCGCGGAGAGGACCGAAGGGCCTTCTACGAGTGGTTGCGCGTCGCGATCCTCGCGATCCGGTCGGAGGATCTTGACCAAGATCCCTTCGCGCGATGGTTCGGAGGGGCTGAATCCCTCCGAACCATCGTCAAGCTCCTGTGGACGCGCATGGGGGAGGTGATCAACGTCAGCGCGAGCCTATCCGCTGAGGGGAAGGGGCAAGCTCCTAACGGGCAAGCGATCGAGGTTCGCAGGGGGGACGATCCGAACAGTTTTCTGCTGGGCGGGCCTGACATCCCCTGGCGCACAGTTCCTCGCTGGGGGATCGACCTCCTCGCCTGGCAGACCCTCAGGGACCTCCTGCTGGATGCAGCGGAGTTGGCCGCGGCCAATTCCTCACCGCCGGTTCCTGCCCTACCTGAGGTTCCGCCCAAGGTTCCACCCGAGGTTCCACCTGAGGTTCCACCCGAGGTTCCAACCCCTCCAGTTTCTGTGATCTCCAGGCCGGCTCCTACGGACCTTAAACCCTGTGGGTACCGAGTGGTGTTTCCCTGCGAGATTCCAGGCACTTTCAAGGCCGTTCCGCTCAAGGCGGGGGACTACCTGGAGGCGGTTGGGATCTGTGCGACCTACAGGGGGACTGGGTCTCACGAGACGCGCGAGACGCGCATCAACGATGCGTGCCTACAGCACCTGATCTTGAACGGGTACGTGGTCCCCACGTACGCCACCCCCGAGGATTCAGCGCATGCGCAGCTGGAAGCCGCGCTCGATTAGCAGATCGCTCCGTCGGGGGTAAGATTCCCCGTGAGCTTGAGACCCTGGTCACACGTTCGTCGCATACCCAAGTCGTGGGGCACACCCGTCTCGATGTGCTGTCCCAACCCCCCAGAGAAGCGCGTCCTCCTCTCCCTGGTCCTAGACAACCTGGAGCGGGAGGAGGATGGACGCTGCGTCTTCACTCCTGTCCGCGCCGGGCACGTCGCACGCCTGCTCGGCGTGGACGGAGGGAACGGGAAGCTGCGACCCCTCGGGGTCGTGTGGGCGCGCGCCGTTCGTGCGTCCCTGATGCGCGCCGATCCCATGTGCGCGTCGAGCCGCTACCTGCTGTCCGCGAGCCTCCTTGCTCGCGACGGCCTGGCAACCCTCGCGGTGCTGGCGTCCCTCGACTCGGAGTACCGACGCGCGGGTCAGGTCGCCAAGACGGCCGCGCGTCGACTTCGGGATGTGGCCGCTCGCTGGGGGTCTCGCAAGGGGGTCCTATCCATGCGCATCCTCCAGGCGAAGGAGGAGCTCGCGCACATGTCGCGTGACGACGACCAGGCGCTCCGGCGCTTGCGCTGGCGTCTTGGGCTGCTCGAGGACCTCGGCCTCGCGCAGGCTAGGTCCTACTGCCAGCAGGTCCGCCTGCTGGATGCTGGGGTGCAGGTGGCCAAGGAGGCGGAGTTCAAGCTGGAGTTCGAGCCCCTGCCGCACCTCCGGTCAGCCCACCTGGTCCTAGCTCCTTGGCTCGCCCGCGTGCCTGCCGGCCCGTTCCAGCCCTTCTACCCAGAGGGGGGCGGCCTGCCCGCGGCCGAGCGCTCCCTGTGGGAGGGGGTCCAAGCCGTTGGAGCGGGACGGCCTGCCCCACGGTTCGATCCTGACAGCTCCCGGCTCGACTGACGCCGAGCCCGACACCATGCGGGCCGACCTATTAATCAACCCCGATCGTATGGGCACCCTGAGCTCAACGATCGGAACCCTCCTCGCCCCCAGTCGGGCCTTCTCAGCTGCTCGCTGCGACGTGTCGAGGCTCGTGCGTGAGTGGGCAACCAAGGCAGGCCCGCCGACCCCCACGAACGCTACGCGCTACGCGGCTAGGTGGGCGCGGAACGCACCCGACCTCCTCCGGGAGGGACGACGGTTCCCCGAGCTCATCCTGTCGACGGGAACCTACCTGCTGGACAACGCGGTCAATCTCCTACTTGACCAGGTGATGGAGACGGCCAATAAGACTCGCGAGCCGCTTCGTTCCGCCCTGCTTGCCGTGGTGCACAGCGGGGGAGCGGACCTGCTTGCGGATCTTGTGCGTGTCCGCATCCTGAAGCTCGACACCAAGACGGTTCACGCCTGTGAGGCTGCGCTGCGTGCGGGGCGGTTCCCCCTGCCCAGATCCCTGTGGGTGGACGCCGAGGTGGAGCTGCTCTGATGCCCAAGCCCCATCCATCATGGAGCCTGCTGCGTATCTTCACCACCACCACCACAGCCGACGAGTCCACCGTCTGGGCGCTGCCCCCGCCGCCGACTGACGTACGCTTCGTCGTCGCGACGTGGTGTAAGGCCCATCGGAGGTGGTACAACCCGAGGACCTGCTTCCGCTGCCTGTCGACCCACACGCAGGTGGGGGTCCGGGTGGGTCCCGAGGTCGTGCGGCGGGTCGTATCCGTCCAGGAGGGAATGGCGGGCGCCTCCACCATCGGCTACCTCTTGAACCTAATCGCCTCGGTGGCTCAGTGCATGCCGCAGTGGCTGCGACCCGCCTGGAAGGAGTTCTCCTCTGGGGACTCCTTGTCCAGCAGGAAAGCCGCACGCCTCCTCCGTTCCGTCAAGGGGTGCGAGGATGTGGTCCTCGCGCCTGCGACGAAGGGAGAGGATGAGTCCAGGGTCGAGACCTGGTCCTTGTCCCGTGAGGACCCCGACCCCTGGCGGGCCGCAGTCGCGCGTGGGCGCGCGCTCAACACGGTCCTGAGTCGGTTGGGCTCAGGACTTCCGGACAGTCTGTGGAGGTTCGCAGCCTCTCAGGCACGAGACGTAGTCTCCGCCTGCGGAGGGAACACCGTCGCGTTGTACCCGTACGTCGTGGCGTGCCTGGAGGACGTCCTCGACTGCGCTCTGGTCCTCCAGGCGTACGCCTGTGACGAGACGACCGTCCTCAAGCGGTTCAGCGCAGCGGCGGCGGGGTTCGTGTGGATGCACCAGACCCTGGGCCTTCCTCTCCTCGACGGTTCGATTCGGCTCCTGTCCCCGGACCAGGTCGATCAGGTCCTCGACGAGGTTGTTGGTTTTAGCCCAACGGGTCGATTTCAGACGGCCCCCCACATACAGACGTTCGGCTCCAAGCTGGATCGCGCACGACCTTTTGGAGCCGACTTCGGGATCGATCCCGACACTAAGGTTCGGTTCCCGGTCGACTTCCTCCTCGCCGCCAAGAGTCGCGAGAGCGACCCTCCGGACGATGACAGGCTAGCGGCGTTTACCATCACTGCTAACATCAAGTCGCGCGCACCCTCGCCGGGTTCGTTCCGGGTAGCACCTAACGGTGCCCTGCGTAGACTATAGGAACGGGTGGGGGAGCTCTCCGGACTGCTGTGCGCGCGACCCCGACGGGTGCGCACCGTGGGCTGGACTGCGGGTGATCCTCGTGGGGGAGGCGATCAACGTGGGGCACCGCCGCGTCCCGCAGGTGGTCCACGACCACTGGCTGAGGTCGGACGACCTCACGCGAAGGTTCGGGGCCTTTCGTCTTGGAACCGGCCGCGCTCGGCTCATACGCTGCGGGGTGCGGTGGTCCGATTCAGCGGACCTCCTGCCGCCCGGCCCCTGCGGGTGGTGGGACGCGGAGCTCGCGCGACGAGCCGCGGCTCTCTGGCTCCCCCTGTGGGTGGACCGCTTCGACCTCGTGGTCCTCGTGGGGAAGCGGGTCGCGGCAGCCGCCAAGCTCTCCGCGAGCACGGACCGCGTGCTGCTCGTAGGGCACCCCAGTGGGCGGAACCGAAAGTGGAACGACCCGGACCACCTCGCGCGCGTGAGGGAGGAGGTGCGGGCTGCGGCCTCGCACGTACAGCTCCGCCTCCGTGCGGTTCCAGGTGTCTAGGGCATGCCACGATACGCCCTCTACCTGCCCTTCTCGTTCGAGGCCAAGGACGACCGTACGGCCGCGATCGTCGCGAACCTCCTGGCGCACCGCAACGCGCTCCTCCTCAGCGAAGAGGGCCGCGTCGTTGAGACCTTGGAGGATCCTCTTCCGGTCTCCCTCCTCTCCCCCAAGGACCTCCAGGAGCGTGGGGAAGCCGTTGTGGCGGCCCTCGACACGGTCGCCTGCGGGTACGTTGGCGACCGTCCTGTCCTGGACCAGATGGTCAACCAGGCGCTCCAGCACCCTGACAGCCAGCGTGGCCCCTTCGCGCGAGTGACGGCCGTCCGCACAGCTTACCGTCGGTGGTTCCTGCGCCACGACAACCAAGTGAGCATGATCATCTACTCGCAGGTGGAGCATTTGGTCGGACGCCTCAACGACATGCTGCGCGAGGTGACCAAGGTGATCCGTGTCGAGTAGGAACCTCCCCACGATCGTTCGAGAGGCCCGAGAGGCCGCGGCCGAGCTCCAGCGGGCCACCCAGGACTTGGAGGCTTCGCTGGGCGCACTGGAGGCCGCGATCGCCACCACGATCCCAGGCATGTGGGGCAGGGTCTCCTGTGGTGTTCACCGAACGCTGGCTTTCCGTCCACAGACGGACAAGCGTTTCCGCCTGGTCGTCGAGACTGACAGGGCTCCGCGTCGCGCGACGCTCCTCGTAGAGACTAGGGGAGACCTCCTGCGGAGGGGGATCGCCGCCATCCCCGCCCTGCTGGACGCGCTCGCGGAGCAGGCCCGCGAGCAGGCCCGCGACGTGGGTGCAGGGGCCGCGGACGTGCAGATCCTGCAAAAGAACCTCGACGCGAAGACCTCAGCTCCGAAGTGATCCCTCGCATCGACCTCTAGTCAGGAGACAACGATGCGCTACTCATCCTTGAAGCCCCAAATCCTGAGCACCTTGAGCGGTCACACGACTTCCCAAGCCCTACAACCCACGGTTTCGTACGCCGGAGTGGAGGGGCGACGCGAGAAGGCGTTCGTCGACGTGAACGGCGGCACCTCCATGCTGTCTGCACGCAGTCGTCGGCGCGTCCTCAACCGGTTCATGGCCCTCCTGTCGGGCCGCTTCGTCGTGACGACGGAGCGCCGGCCGAGTGGTCAGCCCATCCTGGTGGTCCAGTGACCGCGCTGAGTTCCCGTGACCTTGCCTACCTGGAGTCTCGACGCCGCGCACGTGCGCGGCGAGCCTTTAAGCTGCGCCTCATCGTCGGTGCGTTCTTCGTGGTCGTGACGATGACCACGATCATCGGTGCCTCGACTCTCTAGCAGCAGCACTCCTGGAGGGAGGGCATGTCGTCTCGGACGTCCACGCAGGGGGTCCGTAGGGACCGCAGCCGCGTCTCGTTGTAGGTGACGGGGGGGACCTGTCGCGACAGGCGCACCAGGGTGATGTTGGCTCCCTGCGGGGGGAAGAACCCAAGCGTCGCGTCTACCACGCACAGGCTGTGCGTGGCGAAGAAGACCGGTACGCCCGCCTGTGTGGTCCTCGTGAGGACGAGGTTGGTCACCGCCTTGACGAGGTCGGGGTGCATGCTCGTCTCTAGGTCGTCGATGAGCACGATGTCGTTTGGTGTGAGGTCGACGACTGCGCGCGCGATCGCGCCGAACCGTCGTGCCCCGTCCCCATAGGGCGGCTGGAGGAGGTTCTCCAGCACGGGGTCCTGCACGCTCGTAAGGAGCTGGAGGATCTCCGCGTCGTTGTGTACCAGCGCCGTCGCCGTCACGTACCGCATGAGGCGCGGAGACACCGAGGACACGTTGACGAGCGTTTGGGTCTTCCCCGTTCCTGGGGGACCCACAATGAATGTGACTTGCGACGGACGTGCGACGAGTACGAGTGGGTCAGGTAGAGCAGGGAGCGCCATCCCGTTGAGAATGCCGGACTCACAGCTCCTTGTGTCAAGTTAGACCGTGTTGAGATCGCATGGCCGACTCAACCCCTCGCCTCACCTGCCTGCATCGCCACCACGTCGACGACCCGAACCCAGACCGGGCCTACCTCTGCGGGCACAAGCACAAGGGGGAGGAGGGTGCGCGCCGATGCGCGATGGAGCACCGGGGGATGTTCGGACGCTCCCTCGTGGACGTCTACGAGGTCTGCACGGCCTGCCAGGCCGTACCCAAGACGCGAGCCAGCTGCGCGACCTGCGCGGGGAGCGGGACGGGCAAGCACCTCGCCCGCTACGTCAACCGGACCCGCACGGGTCGGAGCTCCGCGTGGGCCACCATGGAGAAGGTCGTTCTCGACTACGGCACCCTCACGTGGGTGCAGCGCGTCGTCAACAAGGCGAGCGACAAGGGCCGAGATCTCGTCGCGTATCGGGTCAACTGGGCCCGCGACCTCACGTCGAGCCTTCTCGACCGGGTCGTCGACCCGACCGGAGTCCCAACCCCCTTCCTCGTGCGGCAGGACTACAAGGGGCGTTCTCGGCTCCTTGTGTCCGAGGACGAGGAGGCGCTCGACTGGACCTACGAGGAGCGACGCTCCTGGGAGTTGTCCGCTTGTGCCTAGAGGTCTCCGGACCCAAACAGACCGACCTCCTCTAGTAGCTCGCGCACGGTCTCCTGCGTGGTTCCGTGGAGCAACACCTTGACGCGTCCGCCAGATAGGGATTGCAGGAGATGGGCCTCCGCGACGCGATCCTCCAGCGGGTCCTCCCGCGACGCGTTCGCGCAGTCCACGTAGACCACGATGGTGCTCTTGCTGAACCGGGCCAGGTAGGCCCGCGCCCACAAGGGGTCCTTCCCCTCGCGCACGGACTCTGGAATCATGCCGACAGGGGCGAAGCGACACGCGCGCTTGGCCTTCTTGATGGGCAGTACGTCCAGGAGGGCCACCTCCAGCGGAGTGTCCGCCGAACACGGCACCACCACTGCGTGGCTCTTCGCCAGGAGGGCCTGACCCTCGGCGCTCTCGATCTCTTCGGAGAGTGCCTGGTGGTCAACAGGGTCGATCACAACTAGGGACGACAGGGACGACAGGATGGGTGGCCTGGAGAACAGGGACGATAGGATGGGTGTCATGTTCCCTAGTAGCGTTCGAGTGCTGGAACAGAGCTGTCAGACCACGAAGCCCAGCTGTCGCAGCGGGGAGGCCGCTTGAGGCTCCTTCCGAGGAGTCCGCTTGTCCCGCGTGGGGCGTAGAGCCGTCCGCACCTCCGCGATCCGCTGCGGGACGATCTCGGCGTAGTTGGGGCTGAGCTCGCAGCCCGTCCAGCACCAGCCGAGCACCTCCGCGACCCCCGCGACCGTGCCGGCGCCGACGAACGGGTCCAGCACACGGGGAGGCACCGATCCCACACCACATGCGCAGGCGGGTCGATGCCCCCTCGTGGTGCGGGTGGGTCCACCTTGCCGCCATCCCGCGCGCACCACGTTGCACTGGGTCTTGTCCATCGGACGCTCGCCGCTTGCCTCTCGGTACGTCTGTCGGTCCACTATGCGCACCCATGGGGTCCCACAGGCCGCACACACGTGCTCGGGACCGCTCAGCAGGCAGCGCTCCACCAGGAGCGGGGGCATCATGGCGAAGTGGCGAATCTTGCTCGGGTAGCTCGCGAGGAACCACACGTCCCGCTGGTTACGTCCGTCCGGGTTTCCGAGCGGCACTCCGTCGTAGCGCATCGACATCACGGGCCGGCGGTCCATGCGCCCCGTCTGGCTCTTGTCTCCGCTGAGGGACTTTCGCCGCTGGACGTACTGGAGGTTGTGGGGCTCCCGTACTGACTCCCCGTCGGAAAAGTACCTCTCCGAGCGCGTAAGCATGAGGACCGCCTCATGGGACCTCGTAGGTCTCCAGCTCCCGCGACGCAGCACCAGCCCGCCGTTTGCCCTGCACTTGTCGCACCCAGGGCAGGGGGCCCACTCGGGGGCGCTGAGGTTGACGTCGTGGCTCCAGTCGGACTGCGGACGGCCGGGGGAGCTCCGGGCTCCATACACCTGCTGGCCACGCCTTCCCGCGCGCACCTTGACGCGACACTGCTCCCAGCGCCAGCCGGTGACGCTCTCGGGGATCATGTTGCGCTTGGCCCACACGACGTCGGTGCGCAGCACCCACCCGTCCGCCTGGAGCGCCAGCGCTACCCGCCAGGGGACTCCGATGAGGTCCCCTGACTGGGGACCCTGGGGGCGACCCCCCTTTCGTCCCGCAGACTTCTGGTCCTCGTAGTGCTTGTCGCGAGACCCACTCGTGTAGGTGTCCCCCAGGTTGAGCCACAGAACTCCGTCGGGGCGGAGGACGCGCCGCACCTCGCGCATCACCTCCACCAGGTGGCCCACGTAGTGGGTGACCTCCTCCTCCTGGCCCAGCGCCGTCCTGCCCGCGGGCACGACTACTTCTGGGAGGTCTCGCATCGGGCGGTAGCGAACCTCAGGCCACTCCACTCCGTCCTCATCTCCATCGTACGCCCGGAGGCGGAAGTAGGGAGGAGAGGTGACGACCATGTGGAAGGTCCCCTCCGGCAAGGTTGGGAGGGTGGTGCGGCAGTCTCCCACAAGGAGGCCGTTGTGCGAGGGGGCTTGGGTGGTTGAAGAGATCATCGACCGATCTGAACCTGAGTCGGAAAGACCATACCCCTAGGGTCTGCGAGCAGGATGGTGCCCATGTCGTGCTCAACCTGCTCGTCCCCAACTGTTCTCGCCCCGCTGGTCCCCGCGATGGCCCCTGCCTACGTGGGTCCAGCTTACGTCCCGGCCTACGTGGCTCCGGCCTACGTGGCTCCGGCCTACGTTCCCGCAGTTCCCGTGGTGAACGTCGCGCCCTACCTGGTCGCGCCCTCCATCGCGTCCTCCTGGGCGCTCTTCCAGGCGGCCATGAACCTCGGGGCGCCGGTCGCCCTCGCTCCGGCTCCGGCCGCCAACAGCGCGTGCTGCGGGGGCTGTTCGCCCGTCGTCTACCGGGTCAAGTAGTTCGAGATCCCGGAGCGGGTCGCGCCCGATCTCGTCTCCGTTCGGAAGCTCCCCATCTTGGAGCGGGCGAGAGAGGATTGAGGTATGGGACGTAACAACTCAAATCGTGGCTGCGTGCCTTGCGAACCTCCACGTCGGAGGCGAGACGAGTGTGCGCCGTGCTACCCCGCATACCCGCCCGTCTACTGCCCACCCGTCTACTGCGAGCCGCCCCAGTGGAGTTGTCGGTGTAACCGACATCCTTGCGTCTGCGGAGGCTACGGCGCGGGGGGCCACGGGTATCCCGGTCATCCCGGTCATCCCGGTCATCCCGGTCATCCCGGCCCCTACAACTACGGGTGCCGCTGTGGGCGCACGCCGTGTGGTTGTGGGCCTACCTACGTGGAGAGGGAGCGCAACATGGGCTGTCTACCTGGGTGCCGCTGCGCGCGGTGCTACGTGCCTTGCTACGACCCGTGCCCAGGTGGCTGGTCGAACTTTCGTTCGGGGGCCTGCTGCGCACCGGTCCTGTTCGACGCGTTCCTTGGGGGTCGGAGCTACCCGATCGCTGGCGGGACCGTACGGGTGACGGTGACGACTCCGAGCGGGATCTTCGCGTCCAGCCCGAACCCCCCGATCGCCAACCAGGCCGCCCTGCTCGTGTGGCTCAACGGAGTGCTCGTCGAGGCCGCCAACGCTGGGTTCTCCTCCTTCGGCAACTTCCAGGCCGTTGGGGGCTACCTGCTGGCGGCGCGCATCGGGAACACGTGCGTCACGGGCCTCACGCCCATCCTCACCTCCTGACTTATCGTTCCGCGGGCTCGGACATCTTCTCCTTCTTCTCCTTGGGGGAAGCCTGACGAGCCCGCGGGGCGTCCTTCCTCGGTCGTCCCCGACGGGGTACCGGACTCTCCGCGGAGAGATCGATCTCCTGTACGCCGGCTCCGTGCTGGAGGCGGTCGATGACCTCCGCCGCGCACCGGTCGACGAACTGCTTCCCAGAGTCCTCACACCCCTCACGCACGACCCGCTCGACCACTTCGGTGGGGAAGTCGTCGAGGAGACGTCGCGCGATGCTCCGTCGCTGATCCTCTGTGGGGAGGGCGAAGGTGGCGCGCACGGTGACGCGCCGGCCGAACCGGGACTTCGACTTCGTGTCGAAGATCGTCGGGTCCACCTTGTGGATGTCGTTGACCGCGAGGATCGCCATGAGGCCCGAGACCTCCTGCACGCCGGATAGCGCCTGGAGGACCAGGTTGTAGGACGGGCCCTCGTCCGTGACCCGCCGGCCGTTCTCGAACACGCGGTCGAAGTCGTCGAGCAGCGCGATCGCGGGGGTCCTCTCGACCATGTCCTGCCAGCCAGACTCGAAGGACCGCGAGTTCAGGCTCGTCAGGTGGAAGACGTGGATGGGCACTCCCATCTCGTAGGCGAGGGCGCGCGCGAGGGCGGTCTTTCCGGTCCCCGGAGGCCCCTCAAACAACATCCCGCAGCGCCAGATGATGCGGCGGCGCGCGTAGTCGTCCCGCGCCTGGAACCAGGCGCGCGCGAACTGAACGGCGATCTTGGCGCTTGGGGTGAGGGCGAGGTCGTCGACTCCCTCGCAGGGCTCAGGGTCCCGCATGTCGTCGGGAGACACCCCATGCTCGTACAGGATGCGCTCTCCCTCCAGCGTCATCATCCCATCCCCATCCATCGTCTTGGCGTACTGCTTCCGTGGACGTGCCGCCCGTATGGGGTCGTCGCTGTTGTCGTCGTTGTCTTCCGCCCCCACGTGGATGACCGCGAACCGGTTGATCTCTGACGAGTGTCGCGGTGCGTGGTCGATCGCCTGCTGGGGGAAGTATTCCGTCGAGAAGAAGCCCCGCGGGAAGTAGATCTGTATCCCCTTCGCCTCGTCGATCCCGTAGCCCTCCTGGCGGACCAGCACGGGGATCGAGTTGACGATGTAGAGGGCGGGCTCCTCCGACACGTCGAGAGACCCGAAGGTGACGTCGCGCTTGAGCTTGTCGCTGTAGGTGTTCTGTGATCGAAACCTCCCGCCGCCCGACAGGAGGGGGATCTTCCGGCACTTGTCCGTCAGGTACCGGAGGAGGCCCGCGCGGGCAGGTCCGGTAAATCGCTGACACACCAGCAGCGCCTGGAGGGGCAGGGGAAGGGAGAGGGTGCTACCGTTGGTGAAGTAGCTGATCGCGTCGTGGATCCCCCCCACGCGCTGGACGGCGCGGGTGAGCAAGGACACGTCGCTCCAGCGGGCGATTTTTGGGGTGTTGTAGACGTACCTGCGTGTGCGCTTTATCACGGGCATCGTGGCCTACGATACCCAGGCGGCTCTAGGCAGTTAGGAGTCTCGTTCTCACGAGCCAGTCGTTCACCTCGACCTCGTTGGGAGGTTCGACCGGGAGCGGGGAGCCCTCACGCGCGTCTTCCAAGGCCATGAACGCGCGAGGCAGCGTACAGATCCGCCAGTAGTCCCCCTCGGACGCCTCGATCAGATCAACACCGGCGCGCTTCTTCTCGACGAGGGACTGAACCTCGTCGAACCCGTAGCGGCGCAGCAGCGTGGGGAGGTCCAGGATGATCTCCCCCGTTCGTAGCAAGTGTGCCCCGGTGAGTAGGGTGCGGAATGCGTAGAGCAGGCTCTTGACCGAGGTGCGCCCGGCCTGTTCGGCCTGGGTGCGGGCGAACCCCCGGTAGTGGTGGGCGACCCGGCGGGACAACGCTCGCCGCAGGATGCCCTGCATCTCGTCGAGCAGTCTGGAGGGGCTGAAGTACAGCCCCCCGAGCAGGCGCTCGATGTAGTTTCCGTTCCCCTGAAGCACGCCCTGGAGCACCCCGCCGAGCTCGTTGGAGGTGTAGTCGATCTTGATGCCCTCTCGCGTCGAGACGACGTTGTCGGAGGTTGGTTTCGGAGTAAGCCCGAGGAACAGGGCGGTTGGGTCCAAGTGGACTGCCTTCACGTCAACGTCCGAGTCGGGGGAAGGGAACCCATAAGCGTGCGACCCGGACAGCGCGACGACCACCGGGAGGTGGCGCGCCACCTCCTCTCGGACCAGGGCTTCCACGACCCTAGCCTGGTGGGGAGTAAGTAGCTCGTAGGCGTTGCCGCGCGTCATGCGTCCTCCTTGGCATCGTCCCACTCGAGCATCGGGGGTGGCGGGGCGTGTAGGCCAAACGCCGAGACCTCTCCGCTCACCCAGCGACGCGCGGCCTCCTGACTGATGCGGTGCAGTAGGGCGTCGGCGGCGCGCAGGTTCGGGTGCTCGGGGAGCTTGGTGTGGCGGCGGGCCTCGTCGAGCATCGGAGCGGTCTCCTCCGCGTCTTGTACCACGTCGGCGAGGTCGACCTCGCCGCGCTTGATGGACAGCAGCCGGTCTCGAAGGCTACCGGAGACCTGGAAGTTCACCTCTCCCGTCCGTAGCCACTCGGTGGCCGTCGCGATGAGTCGCAGCAGGTTGTAGGCGTTCTTCGGGCGAAGCTCTCGTGGAAGGTCGAGGTCCTTCTCCGTCGCGTGCTCCGCGAAATTCACGAGCCCCGTGAAGCTGTTCTCCGCGATGATTCCCTGGTCGTAGAGCGACCGGTAGAGGTCCTTCACGTACTGCTTGCCTTGGACGTACAGCCCGCTTGAACCCGCTGGATGATCCTCCGGGAACTCGGTGACGATGCGTTGAGCTACGTCCTCCAGCAGGAGCGAGGGTTCCGTGCGAAGCCAATCGAGGACTACTCGTCGGCGATCGATGAGTGCGATCGCCTTCTGCATCTTCTTGAGTTGTGAGAGCGCGTAGCGGCCGAAGCTCCCGTAGATGTTCGCGGACACGAACGCCTGGCGGGCGTCGAGGATCCACTGTCCCATGACGTCGATCGTTTGGACCTCACCTACGAACAGTGTCTCCAGCGTGTTGGGGTCGGCACGCAGCGCCTGCTGGATGAACTTGTGGGTCGACCAGTAGGTGCAGGTCGCGTCGATCGACCCGATCTCCTCCGGTGCGGGGACCAGGCCCGTCGTCCATAGGAATGGCGGGACGAACACACCACGTCGGTCCGTGTCGGAGTTCTCGTTCGCGAGTCCCCAGGCCCGTGAACCCACGATGGCCTCCAGCACCACGCAGGGGTGAAGGGCCGTCCAGTCGCGGTCGCGTCGGGCCGCGTAGCGCGCCTGGCCGGCGCGGCAGGGGACCACTTCGCTGCGCGAGTACCAAACCTGGCCGACCCCGACGACCTGGACCGCCACGCGATCCCCGTCGATGTGCTTGACGCGTCCGAGCGCGCCCGCCTTGACGGTGCGCTCCCCCACGACGCGATCGACCCGCGTGACGACCTCCGTACCTGGAGGCAGGGGGACGCGTAGCGGGTCGATGCCCGCCATCGACCTCATGTGTAGGGATTGTGTACTCACGAGGAACTCCTGATGAGGCGTAGTTGCGGGGGTCGAGGTGGGCTCAGCATTAGCCCTTCGGGAGGCGGGTCGACCGCCGACAGGAAGGGTCGAGGTTTCGGTTCGTGAACGGCGGCGGGCACCAGGCCCACGCTCCCGCATGTTGGGCATATCCCCGGTACCAGCAGGAACTTCTTGCACCGAGCGCAGTAGAACATGCGTTGTAGTCGGTGTTACGATCCAGACGGGAGCTGAGGGTACGACCCCTCGACGTAGAACCGGAGACTCAGCCGGCCCGCGAAGTACCCGACCAGGACCACCACGAGGGGGCTCACCTGCGCGCGGGCCCCTCCCATGAGGAGCCACAACATCCACGCGGCGGCCATCGCGCTGAGTCGTGCTCCGAACTGGTTGGGCACTCCGATCCGCTCGATCTTGATCTCCCCCACGTAGGTGATGAGGGTCATCATCATCCCCAATACGCAGAACCTCCAGTCGATGGTGTGGCCGAGCGCCCAGGCTGTCCCGTACCCCGCGAAGCCGGAGACGATTCCCTGGATGTGGCGACGAGTTGATCTCGACAGAGGAACGGAGATCATCTAGTCCCCACCGTCTGAGCAGCTTCCTCCCGTGTTGTCCTCCGAGGAGGAGGCCGAGTCGGGTTCGCTGGGCGGAGAAGCGCACACGGGCTCTGGGTCGGGGTTGCCGCCAGGAGCAGGAGTCCAATCGACCGGCTCCGTGGGGGCGTCTTGCTCCACAAGGCATGACGGCTGCGGAGGCTCGTATCCTTCGGGTGGCGCTGGTTCCTCGGGCGGGCAGACGAGCCCGCTGCCGAACGGCACGAGCGGACTGATCGAGTCCTCGATGAGAAGGCTCGCGTAGTTGACGGAGGGGTCGATCACGACCCCTGCGGCGTGGAACTCCGCCTGCACCTGCTCAGGCTGGAAACGTCCCGTCCGGACGGCCAGGAGGCAGGCCGAGCAGAGGGCTGCGGGGCGTCCTACGTCGTGGTGGGTCGGGTCGTTGCAGCTACGGAACCGCCATAGCTGGGCGTAGCGTTCGACCATGCCCGCGCCCACGTACTCCGGGGGGTCTGAGGGCGCAAAGAGTCCGCTCTGGAGGAGTGCAGCGAGCGCGGCCGTGCGTATGTCGGAGGGCTCGTTGACCTTCACCCAGAACCCATCCTGGACCTCCGCGTGCTCCATCTGCTCGGGGGTCATGTTGTGGGTCAGGGTGAACAGCGGCTCGCCTCGTGAGCTCTGCACCGCGATCGCGCTCTGACCGCTGGGGTACTGCCCCACATACAACAGGAGGTCTCCCATGAGGGACGGGATGACGAGGTTGGCTACGGCACGGAACAGGTAGGACATGGGGCCTCTCAGCGAGATAGGGCGTAGGTTTGAAGATCCGCTTCTTGCAAGATCTTGGACCGCAAGCGGACGAGGTAGTTGTCGATGATGTGGTCCACGTGCCTCAGGAGGTCGCCCTTCGTGAGGCAGCGGTCGATGAGGACTTGGAGGTCGTCTCCTGCCTCGATCTCAGGCCCGCGACCGGGGACGCGCATGACGAAGTGCTTATGGTCTGGCCGATGCCCTTCCTTCCGCATGTAGACGATGATGTCGTCTGCCTGGTTGTAGAGGGGTAGACCCTGCCGGGTGTACGACCCAGCCAACCTGATCCTCCACACCCAGCGAGTTCGCTCGTCTGTCGGAGCCTTGTCCACGAGGTAAACTCCCTCGGGAAGTTGTGCTGGTAGCGTGTCAGGGCAAGTCATGTCCCTTACTCGGGTCCTAAGGGCTCGCGGGAGCTGACGGGTGTGGGCTCAGCCCTCTCGTGCAGTATCTGCATGCTCATCGCGGCCACGGAGGCTACGAACCACGCCTCTCCCATCTTGGTGAGCCCGAAGACCACAAGCTGCATGTCATGCAGGTTGACCTGCTTGACGATGGACCAGGTGGCCATCAGGTAGACCACGAAGGCCGTCATGGTGACGTAGCGCATGCGAGGCAGGCCCGCAGACACCGTGTATGCGAGCGTGACGGCGGAGCCGATGAGCATCGCCTTCATCGTGAGGTCGATTCGGATCCCGTAGCGACCCAGTCCGTCGAGGTAGAGGATGCTCCAGTCGACCATGATGCAGAGGCCCACGAGGACCGCGATCATGGTGTGCAGTAGGAGGTTGTCCGCTGGGCGAACGGGACTCATAGGCCGCTGTCCCTTCGTATCAGGCTCTCCAGTTGAGTCGCGTAGCGCGTGCTGAGCCACTTGGCGTAGTTGACCAGGTTGTGCCGCGTGAGCATCTCCACCACGAGACCCTCCAGGTCCCCGTAGCGGTTCTGGTGGGAGGGGAAGCAGAACGCCCCAGGGAACCAGACCGAGTAGGCGGTTACCAGCTTGTCGGGCCTGATCCGCACCTGGATGGCGTCCTTCTCGTCGTAGAGGGGGTCGCCAGGCCGCACGCGGTCGCCGCGCAGGCGGTACATGAAGCGCCACGAGATCCCGTCTACGTCCGGGGGTTGTACGAGCTCCAGGTTCGACGGGATGATCCCGTCGGGAATCACGGAAGGCGTCTTCGTGTCCATTTACCACTTCCTGTGTGGGGCGACGGCCATTCGCATGCGGGCCGTAGACTCGTCGCGCGCCACCTTGACGAGGCCCCAGGTGATGAGCACACCCCCGATGAAGGCTGCGGCTACGAGGAGGATCACGATTAGCGCGCCTGCTCCGTCTGAGTCGGTGTCCCCACCGCTCGACCCACCGCTCGACCCACCCCCGCGGAACAGACCGCCCGCGCTGCGCATCGCACCGCCCAGGTGCTGCACGACCACGTAGGTGTTGTGGACCTGCGCCCAGGTGTCGTAGCCGGCGACCGCGAGGTCTGCGAGGCTCCGTGATCGCCTGTAGGCGGCCCAGGCGTCAACCGTGATCACTAGGCCCGTCCCGAGGATGGGGATCGCGATGAGGGAGAAGCACAGCGCCTCACCGCGTGCCGCGAGCTCCGGGGTGATCCAGTGCATGGAGAGCGCGACGAAGAGGTTAAACAGCGTGAGCACCATCGTGAAGCCGATCGAAGCCATGATGGTGACCGACCACGTCACCAGGTGCGCGAGTCCACCTCGCTCCTTGGACTCGGGCCAGGCGTAACCGGCACCGAGCGCGTTGAGGGTCGAGAGCACCAGGGTGATGACGATCCACAGGGCAGTCATGAGCGTTCCTTGTACCGTTGGTGGACGGCGTATGCGACGACGGCGACGAAACTAGCACACAGCGCGAACGCCACGGCCCACACTCTCGGCGTACAGGGACGGTACGTCGCGTAGACGATGAGGGCGTCTAGCGTGAGGCTGAAGGTCGAGATGAGGCCAAGCGTGATGGACAGGATTGGTCCGAGGTAGGGGCGCGCGCGGCTCCAGAAGAAGCCCATCGAGAAGACGGTGACCGCGAACATCAAGAGGCGGGCCACGAGCCCCGCCAGGTACTGGTGAGTCATGTGAGCGCGTCGTCCCCGCCGAACGGGCTGGAGCTGACTAGCGGAACAGGTACAGGGCGAGCGCGTTGAGGCAGACGTGCATCGTGTTGTCCGTGATGATGAGCAGCCAGACGGTGAGGTACTTCTCGCGGTCGGGATCGTAGCCGGTCCCCTGGCACTGCTGCCAGGGACGATTCGGGGGGACCCAGGTGGTCTTGATGCGCGCGTGCGGCATGCCGTCGATCGTAGCGCGACTGGCCTCGTGCTTGCGCTGCCAGGGGGCAAGCCAGTTCTTGGCCCACGCGACGTAGCGTGCCAGCCGGAAGCGGTCGATGACGAGGTGCGACAGCAGGATGATCGCCAGCGCAGCCGGGTGCCGCGTGACGATCAGGAAGGGCACCGTGTAGAGGGTCGCGTGCACCGCCGCGACCCAGGTACGCTTCGTCTTGTTGAGCGCCATATAATCACTTTGTAAGATGTAATCCCCCACAAGATGACACAGCAGCGCTAGGTTCAACTTCGTGGCCAAATCCATCGTCAGTTCCTTTCCAGTAATGTCCGTTTACTATCTGGTAGTGGGTGCCTTTGAGGTCCGACCAGACGCTTCGTATCCCGGCATTGCCGAAGAAAGGTCCTCGTCGTTGACAGGACCGAATTGTTGGTCCAGCTGGGTAGCGTAGAGGCATGCTGCCAGAAGCTTTCGCCGAAGACGATCAGCCAACTACGACCGATCAGCCCAGCACGGAGAACAAGCGCGTCCTCTGCCCGATCCCTCCGGGTTGGGGTGTTCAGGTCGAACGAATCCGCGGGACCTACGGAACCGTGGCTTGGAGGGGGGTCCGCATCAGTGCCAAGCTCCAATGCGGACATGGGTTCCACTTCGGGATACGTGACAAGTGCGATCCAACCCACATCGACCCAAATCCTATCGAGGAGAGGCTTCCCAACGGTGAAGTGGTGCGCTTTCTGCCTGAGGAAGCGGTGGAACTAAAGTACGACGAGGACAGCTGGCTTGCCATCCTGTGGCGTGGCTGTGTCGACCACATCCGTGATTGGCAGGCTAAGTATTGCGATTCGGAGGGCTGCTGCCTTTGTCGATCGGCCAAGAACGAAGCCGCCGACAACCCATGCAGCGCGTCTTGAGTTCCGTCTCGACGAACCAATTGGCCTCGATCTGCCTACTGCCGCAGTCGGGGCACGGTAGGTTCAACAGCTGGGTGAAGGCGTTCCAGCCAACAGGAATGCCGCACTGGCGGGCTTCGTTGTAAAGCCTCGTCAAAAACTGTTCCTCACTGACGCCGAAAGTCGGCGCCGGTGGTTTGATCTGATCGCTCATGTTTCTTCCTTTTGATTGGGTGATCGGCGGCCTGGCAGGGCCACCACCGACGCCGACTTTGGGCGCCAGCGAAGACGGCAACATGTCTATGCTGCCCGCCTGGGTTTGATGGGTGTGAGCAGGTTTCGAGGTGCCTGCTCGTCGGGCAGCAGCGCCACGACATCGTCGAGGGACCAGACGTGGTCCGTGATCCCCGCCGCCATGGCCGGCGTCACGCGCAGCGTCATGTGGATGCGGCAGAAGTTGTAGTGGAAGAAAAACAGCGCCAGCGCGTCCATATGGCGCTCCAGTTTCTTGCTGAAGGCGTTCGTCTTCCGGGTGAACCTCCTCATACCCATGCGCATGGTCAGGTTGTGCCGCTCCACGTAGGACGTGCTGACCAGCTTCTCATCGGGACTGCCCGCGACCAGTGTCTTCTGTGCGCCGCTGTACCGACCCTTTCCACTTTTTTGCTGCTTCAGAGAGCCGCCTTTGTATTCCTTCACGAGCTGCGCGAAGTCCACCTCCTCGAAGCTATCCCCGACGGCCTCAACGTATGCCTTCAGTCCGTCCGTCGTGAGCTGCACCCGGCTAGCGAGGCGACCCGCCAAGTCCCCAATGAAGGCCCTTGCGGTGTCCTCATCGCGCTTTCCAACGAGCCAGCACGGGATGAGTTTGGTCTCCGCGTCGATTGCCGTGAACGTCCAGACTTCCCCGTAGCCAAGCTGGCCCTTCTTTTCCTCGGGGACGTGTACTTCCCGGATCTGGACGAAGCTGTGCAGCTCGTCGCATTCCAATCGCTTGCAGTTGAGGTTCCGAAAGACCCGATCCTGGTATGCGTCGCAGACCGCGCCGATGTCGGCGAGCAGCTTGGCTACGGCGCGCTTGCTCACGTTGTTAATGCGCTCGGTGGAGGCCATCGAGCAACCCTCGACGAGAGTGGAGAGGATCGCGACCCTCTTTTCCCTCGACAACTTGTTCATGTCGATCATTTACGGTTCGCCTCTGACATGGACCCGAGCGAGGTTGTTAGATTTTTAGCTCGGGATGCCGTAGAGCCCACCTAAAGGGAGGGAAAGGCCCACTCGTCCATGGACGAGTGGGCGCACGGGTTAGGTCCGTAGAATTCGCTTCCGCACCCTCCATCGTCGGAGACGGAGATCAAGCACAGAAACACACTTGAAGTTTGACGGCCTCATGGTGGTAAGCCCACCTCCTCGTCGGAGGGGCCGTCTGCTCTTGACGTACATAAGCAGAGGATGTACCTCTGCCAATCAAGGCATTCAGCCCCGTGAAGGCAGGCACCGTTGGTTGTGGATCCTTGGACGGCCCTGCCTATAAACCTGAATGTCACCCGCGCTGCGGGGGTAAGGCCCAGAGAGGAAACCTGTTGGTAGCAGGTTCTTTTCTGGGTTTTGCTTTTTGGGGAGCCTCCTCTTATTTGGTACTTGAGTCAGAGAGTCCGAGACCGTAGGCACGGAGTAACCGCCCCGGACGAAATGTCACAACCTTCTTGGGGCCTGCGCCACTCTCGGTGCGCTCCAAGATATCCTCGCGCTGGAAGCCGGATTCGGTGGCGGTCGCTTCGATCCGCTCCAGGAACCGCAGCAGTGAGGTACCGTGTTCCGTGAGAACCTTCTTGAGTGCCACTCGGCGAATGGATTCCGCGTCGACAACCTTCTGAATCAGTGAACGATCTCGTTCGTCAAGCCTGGCCGCACCAGATAACCAGAGAGACCTCTCATCGGTTCCGGTAGGAACAACCTTTTGCGTTGCAGCCGCTTGAGGTTGGCCCTGGGATTGGGGCTCCCCCCTGAGCGCGGTCCCGACGGCGGATTTGGCATCCTGCCAAGCGATAGCGTCTGCGAGAGTGGTAGCGATCACACGACCATCAGGCAGTAGTTCGTAGGCCATTCTCATCTGCTCCAATCCGAAGGTCCAGGGATCCCGGAGACTTAGCGTAGGCCGGATCTTCAAGCAACTAATTTCACGCGAGATCGTCGGAGGACCCTTCTGGATACTTTGCGGATCTTTGGTGCTCCCAATTCAGGAGAAGGGCCAGACTAGGAACCGCGTCAAGAGGTGGCAAAAGATCCATCATCCGCGAGTCCGCGAGGGCAAAAATGGCCCAGCGCGGGTTCACGGGGAGCGGCGCACGCTGGGACAGAAGGTCAGCGGCTCAGGCCATTGCGGCCTGCCCCCAGCAGGTCTGATGCGTCGCTGGGTACCCAGGTCTTCCACGGGATCCGTTTGAACTCTCCCTCCCTCGGGCACTCGTACGAAAAGACCCTCACGCTCTGAAGCTTCCCGCGGAAGGAAACCGTCCTGTTTCGTATACGTCCCGCATCATCGATCCTCACGATCTCATCCCCCTCGGCAACGCCGAAGCCCTCGACCTTCGCAATGTCTGCCTTGTACGTCCAACCCAAGTACAAGGTCGCTGGGGAATCGGGCCAGACGATGGCTGTCTTCGCACCCTTGTTCCCTTCAAGTCGTGCGAACGCCAAGGACTGCCTCCATTTCTTCTTGAACGATTGTCCCTTCGTGATCTCTCCGATGGGATCTCCAGCCGCATTGAACGCAATCGTGGTCTCCCGTCGGCTCACTGGCTCCTTGGGGGTTTGCTCTGTCCAGGCATAGCTGGCCACACGACCAGCAGCATCGTAGTTCACGCTCATCCGAGCGGTGTGTCCCTCAGCGCGAGCTGCCGACACCTCAATGAGGTGCCCCGCATCGTCATAGTGGTACTGGAGGCTCGGCTCAGGGTCCCCGTGAAGTTCCACGCAGTTGTCCTCTCCCTCGCCCACGCAATACGGCTTCATGGGCCACTGGGTGGCTGCTTCGAGCCGACCCTCCTGCCCATACGACAGTTCATAGATGGTCGCTCGTCCATCAAACTCGCCGCTCGGGAGGGCGTCCTTCTTGATGATCCAGCAGGGCATGTTGGGTGGGCGACCCATAACCGACGGTGGTTTGGGTCGGGCCGGCAGCGGAGATGGGAGAACTGCAAGCGGCAGTGCGGATGCTTTTGGCTCAACAGCGGTCACTACCTGGGGTGCATCGGCACCTCCATGGCACCCCAAGGTTACGCAGAGGAGTACAAGTTTCACGACGCTACGTTGATGCTTTTCGCATGTCTCCGCGAACAGCGTTCTGCTCTCTAGCTCGGAGTTCCTCATTGCCTACCTCCTGGTTGGTTCTGGCGACGAGGAACGTCACTCATTATTGCGTATATCGCAACATCAGGATTCTTGAGCCATGGCCAGCGACGCGGAATCCTGGGCAATTACACCGAGCCGATGCCCAAGACCCAGGCCACAAACCTGCAGCTGCGACAGCGGGTGGCTCGCCGCCTCCGACACGGGCGCCTGGCCAAGAAGATGTCGCAGGAGCAGCTCGCGGAAGCGCTCGGCGTCTCGACCGAAAGCGTCTCGCGGTATGAGTGTGGGAAGCTGGCGGTATCGCTAGACCTGCTGAGCCGAGCCTCGCGTGTGCTGGGCCTCCCGCTCGAGCAGTTGGTCGGCGGAGGCCCGACGGGGCTCTCGGCAGCTGAATCGGAGCTTGTCGAGGGCTGGCGGCAGTTGGGCACCCGCGGACAGCAGGCGCTCTTGGAACTCGTTAGGTGCTGGATTGGGGCACAGGAGGGCGGACGGAAGACGGGGGAGAGTTCGCCTCAGCGGCCTCGAAAGCGGCTCGTGCAACCCGCAAGGTCGGATACGACGGCAACATGACGCGAATCTCATCCAGCCAGTACGAGATCAGCAGCCATTGAGGTTTTGCGCGTGGACGCGCGACACAGCTTCTGGTCAGCATCCAGATCGCTCTGCCCTCAACTGTCTGACCCCGTCGAAGAGCGAGCAGGCGGTAGATGCCGTCCTTGCTATGAAAAAGAGCGATCCAACGAACCGCATCACGTTCGGCGGAGTCATCAAGGTTGAAGTGGGCCAGGATTCGGGGCGGCTTCCTTGATCGGGGGCGAGTTTTTCGTCGAGAAGAAAGAGTGGGCCAAGGGGTGGAGCAGCGCATAAATTACCTCCAGTGCGCCTCGGCGGTCATTTCGCCGGGTCGCGCTAGGGCACCGACGGGGTTGCAGCCCTGTCGGTGCCCGTTCCTCTATTCTCCCGCGGGCTTGCGCAGAGTAGTTGAGCTTGGTTCGGCGTCAAAACAAAAAGTATGGGCCGAGAGAAAATCTCGTGCTCTGGCTGGGTCTGGCGAGCCTGTGCTACGGCGGTCACCGTGACCAGCGGTCGACCGAACCCACTGCATCATGGCTTCCCGGGGCGTCTCCAGCGTGTACGCCGAGAGCGCGACCTCGTCCGCGCCCACCTATCAACCGCTGCGGGGTTGGGCGTGGACACGGTGCGCGCACTTGAGGCCGCGGGGCGCGTGCCGCGGGTGGAGACGGTATGCCGCCTCGCAGATGCGTTGAAAATCAACCCTGCCTGGCTGGCCTACGGCGTCGAGCCAAGAGAAGCCATGGCGCAATCGGAGGCACTCTCGTTTGGAGAGCGGCTGATCCTGGCGCGACAAGCGCGAGGGCTGAGCCAGCGACAACTTGGAGACATGGCGGAGATGACGGGCGCATCTGTGAGCGCCCTGGAGAGGCAGGGCAATGTCCCCGATATCGGGCGGGCGGAACGCTTGGCCAAGGCGCTAGGGGTGCCTGCGGCATGGCTTGCGTTTGGGGTGGGGGAGGGGCTTGGTTAGCGGCCCTTCTTTGGAGCAGCTGTAGGGGGCTGCTCTTGAGGGGTGTCCACGTCATGGCCCTGGGGCGCTGGGACTTCATGCTTCTCAACGAAGGCATTGACCATGCGGTGGGCCAGTTGGACCTCGTCGAGGTGCTCCGGGCGTTCTGTCTTGGGTTTGCTCATCTTCGTCATGAAGCGAACCTTGCACGGCACCCCGAGCTAAGCAACCCGCGAAGCTTCTGGTCGGACCTCAAAGTCACCCACTACCGATGTACGAGGTTGTCGGGCGGTAGCCGCAGGTCATACTCCGCTATGTGAGGAGGATCGGGCAGGCCCGGAAAGATGGGGGGAGGACGTTCGGCGTACGCCGCCGCCCACACGGCCCGGCGCCATTCTAGTTCATCGGCCATACGCCCTGTGGCGCGCGCAGCGGTGCGCTGGAGCTGACCTCCACGGTCGGCTGGAGGAGCAGGTCCCCGGCCGACCGTGCGGTCTTCTCCGCGAGCGACAGGTACTCGGGGTCCACCTCCACCCCGATGGCGTCGCGCTCGGCGCGTGCCGCGGCGAGCAGGGTCGTTCCCGTGCCTACGAACGGGTCGAGCACCGTGTCGCCCCAGAAGGAGAACATGCGCACCAGGCGGTCGGCGAGCGTGAGGGGAAACGGGGCGGGGTGGTCGGGATCGGTCGCGCCTGGGATGCGCCACACCTGCTGGAACCACTCGGTGAAGTGGGCCTTCGAGATCCGGCTGCGCGCCCGCTGCTCCTCCGTGGGGGAGCGGTACCCGCCAGGCTTGCGCTGGAGGAGGATGTACTCGACGTCGCTCTTGATGATCGCGTTCGGCTCGTAGGGTTTGCCAAGGATGCCGGCCCCCTCATTCTCGTAGTCGATGTTGGCGACCTTGTACCAGAGGATGGGGTTCAGGTTGTCGAAACCCACCTCGCGGCACCGCACCACGATGTCCGCGTGGAGCGGGACCACCAGGTGGCGGCCGTGCTCCTTGCGCGCCAGGCACACGTCCCCCACCACACAGACCAGCCTCCCGCCCGGTACGAGCACCCGGAAGGCGTGCCGCCACACGAGGGCGAGCTCCGCGAGGAACCTCGCGTAGTCGTCGATGTGCCCCATCTGGCCGGGCGAGTCCCGGTACGCCTTGAGGTTCCAGTAGGGTGGGGAGGTGAGGACTAGGTGGACCGAGGCGTCTGGGACCCATGAGAGGTCCCTCGCGTCCCCCAGGCGCAGGTGGATGCGCGGAGTGCGGCTCACAACAAGCACTACCCTCCCGCGAGGAACCTGCCCGCCATGGTCCAGAACCGATGCGCGTCCTGACCCGAGTAGTCGGTCCCGCAGGCCGCGCACCAGACGTGTAGGTTGCGGTCCGTCGAGACCTGCCCGCAGGACCGTATGACAGGGACGCGGCGGCGGCGATTCACGCGCTCGCGCTCCTCGTCGGACATCGAGTACCAGCGGTCCAGCGCTGCGTTCCAGTCTCGCTGGAGCATGTCCGCGACGGCCCCGAAGAACTCGGCCTCCGCGACCGCGTGCTCCCCGCGCGGGATGAGGCGCTCAAACAGCCTTCGGGCCTGCGCGACCGCGAGCTCGGGGTCCATGGAGATCCCGTGGTGGTTCCACTTGCCCGTGTTCTCGTTCGAGTCGAGCCCCAGGTAGCGCGCGAGGCACGGGACGTCGAACCGCACGTATATCCACACGCTCGCGTACTTCCCCTGCGGCTCGACGTGGACGTTGGCCCAGCCGGCGCGCGTGAGGAGTCGCATGTAGAGGGGGTCCTGCTCATGGTGCATCTGATGCGTCACACCCCCCTCGCAGGCCATCTCGCGCAGCGTGCTGGCGAGGAGCATCGCGGTGCTGTGGGCGGGGTCCATCTTGGGGCGGCGGGTGCGGGTCTTGGTCGGCATGCCAAGTAGTCGATGTTTCGGGCTCGATCGGAGCTGACTACTTGTCGTCCTTCCACTTGCTCGTCACGTCGTTTATCCGTCGGAACAGCGTGATCCCGCGCTCCCCGAGCGCGTCTAACGGTTCGACCTCGCGTGAGTCTCCGGCGAGCCACTCGTCTAGCGTCGCAGGCCATCCCTCCCCGACGAGCATCACGTGGGGGTGCAGGGAGAGGAGCTCGCGGACCAGGGCCGTCCGATGCGTGGTGATGAACAGTCCCGTGAGGTGAGGCGGCGGGATCGTCAGGAACTTGGCAAGCTCGCGCCCCATCGACCGCGCCCAGCGGTCTGATAGGCCCGTGTCGGGCTCGTCGAGGTACACCGTGTGGGGCTTCTCGCGCTTCTGCGAGGTGCTCATCATCGACGCGATGGTGTTCGCGGAGTTGTGGCCCGTCGACTTCCAGGACTCGTCCCCGTAGACGAACCCCTTCATCCCCCACATCCCGTCCGAGCCTGCCCGCGCCTCCATGCTGAGCGGGATCGCCTCGACCTTGTGCTCCTTGGCCGCCACGGAGATGATCCGGCGCACGAAGCTCTTTCCCGTGGCGTTGTCCCCGAGCACCAGGCACAGGGGGCCTTGTCCCGCCGCGTAGCGGACGCAGAGCAGCCCCTCGTTGATGAGCCTTCGCTCTAGGGTCCACTCGATGAGGGTCGTGATGGTGGGGGTCTTGCTGGTCTGGGGAGCTTCGGCCTCTGTCGGCTTGCGCTTGCGCATGGCAGGAAGGAGCACCCACAGGCCGGACGAGAGCTGATAGTCAGCTCCGGTACTGCGGTACTCATCGACTACATGGTATGACGACCCCTAATCTTCAGCAGGCGACTCGCGAGCTCGTGAAGCTCCTCAACGCGCAGCTTGGTACGAGCTACACCGACGTGGACGCGCTGTTCTTCGAGGCGGTCATCGTTCACACGATGAAGGACGAGAAGATGCAGGAGGCCGCCATGGGCGAGAGCCGGGCGGCGTTCGCCCAGACCCTGAGCACCGAGCTTCCCCGCCTGATGCGGGAAGTCATCGACGCGCAGCAGGCGATCTTCAACCGCTATGTCGCCGACGACGCCTTCGGCCACGAGCTACGCAAGAACCTGAGCGCGGCCGTCTACGCGGCGGCGCGCTAGGCGTCCTGCTCGGACGGAGGATCTGCGCACATCTTGCGCAGGCCCCCCTTGTAGAGGGGGTCTTCCGTCTCGTAGTCTGGCCCCTCTACCTCGTCGTCCTCGTCCTCGTCCTCTTCCGTGGGGTCCCGAAGCAGGTGCGCGATCTTGGCCTGAACCTTCACGAAGTCCAGGCGCTGAAGGATCGTGTGTGACGGTAGGTACCCATCATCGTTCGCGAGGACCTTGATGGTCCCGAGGTGGACCCGCATGTGGGTCACCTCGTAGGGATAATCGTCCCTGTTGTGAACCTGCCGCACGTACTTCTCGACGAGGTCCAAGGCGTCCTCGTTCCCGTTGAGGGGAACGAAGAACCGCCAGGTCTCCCCCTCGTGGTCGTTGTGCTCGGTGAGCACGAGGCAATCGGTAAGGGCGGCTAGGCCGGGGTCTTGCGGGGGGACGAACGGCGTGACCGCTTGGGGGTCGAGCGTGTTCCCGTGGTCAGTCTCCACGAGGATCGCTTGCGCGCCGGCCCGCTTGTTCGCGAGCAGGCTGTGGACCGCAAGGGCGGCCTCCTCGGGGTCGCGCACCGAGTAGGAGTTCTCGGGGAAGCGGAGCTCCTCAGCGGAGGCGTCGGAGGCGAACAGGTGGACTCGCAGGGGTGGCCAGGGCCCCGCGTCATCCAGCATTCCCACTACCTTGGTTTCTCCTCGAAGCGGCTTCTTCTCGCTCACTTGCGCCTCCCGATGTCGGTGTTGAACGTGTCGATGAGGGAGATCATCTCCCTGACCTTTTCGGGGACTACCCGGAGGTTGTGGTCTTCCAGGGCGGTACCGACGAAGAAGTCTGTGGCCAGCGGGAGGAAGACGGGGAGGTTCCCCATCGTCATGCCGCTGGCGATCGCCAGCGGTGCGTCCTTGGGCATGAGGGAGCGGAACCACTCGATCTTCTGGGTCGTAGGAGGTTCGCCTGTCCTGGGTCCCGAGGTTGTCACCACGAACCCAGGGTGCGGGTCGGCGGCGTAGTCGTGGAGGTGTCGCTCCACGATCTCCGGGGGGTCGTGCTGTCCCTTGAACGCCAACCCCCCGTACGTGATGTACGCGCCCGTGGGCCGGACAGCGCTCGTCTGAACGGAGATACAGTCGACCCACGAGTCGCAGTTGAGTTCCTCTAACCACAGGGGTGGGGTCCCCATGAGGTGGTTCACCGTGACCTGCACGCTGCTCTTGTGAGGTATCCGACGACGTACGGACGCTGCGATCCACTGGACCTCCTCGATCGTGCAGTACTGGTCGATGAGGGCGATCGCTCGCGCGCCGGCCCCGATCGCGACCCCCGCGTCGAAGATGCCCCGCTCGTCGTCCTTGGCGTGGATCACCACGTGGAGGCGTCGTGGAGTCTTAGGGGCGAACAATGTGGTCGTCACGGACGGGGTCCCTCGTGAAGAATAGGTGGAGCAGGAGCCGCTGGAACCAGGTGCGCGCGCGCACCAGGCGCCACCCCTGCCGCTGGGCGTGCCAGGAGGGGTGGAAGACGCCCCGGTGGCACTGGAAGACGGCGAACGACTCCGGGTAGACCGGGCACGGCATGTCGTGCTCGGCGGTTGGGCCGACGAACGCTACCGTCGGCTGGAGCGGTTTGCGGTCGACGATCTTCGACCACTCGAAGACCTGCTTCTCGTCGCGGAAGTCGTAGGGGGCTTCGTCTTGATCGGCTTCGGGTCGGGTGTCGGGCATACGGGTTTGTCTTCGGGCTTAACCGGAGGGGAGCTGTTGGCGACTTCCCGACGCCTGCGGATCTCGGCCGCACGTGAGATGGCGGCGGCCGAGGTGTCGAGATGCTCAAGGACGACCTCCTCCTCCTGCACCTTCTTGACGACCCCGTACCAGCGCTCCCGGTACCGATTGCCCGACGTGGAGATGTAGTCGGCCCCAAACTCTACCGGGTCGCCGACCGCAAGCTGCTCGGTCTGGTACAGGCAGATTCCCCGGCCGCGAGGCAGGAAGCGACGGGACAATCCGCCCGGCTTGGTGGCGTCGATCCCGATGATGGCGACCCAGTTGAGTCCCCGCTTGCTGCCCTCGAACACGGGGGCCTCCAGCAGCACGCCGGGAGCGGCCTTGAGGTGGGTGACTTGCATGCCGGGTTGTTGGGTCGTGGTGCGTCGATGGAGCTGACGACTCAGCTCCGCTTCGATAAAGCCTCTCGACTGTGAGGCATGGACGCGCTAGAGAACCCCCAAACTGTCTGCGGTGAAGACCATCCATCTGACGACTTCTGCGACCAGTGTCAGGTAACGATAGGTATGCGGGAGCGATTCCTCGCGACGCCCATCTACGACGTCAACTACCTCATCGAGGCGCTACTCGAAGAGACGCCCGCCCTCGCGAACGAGATGCCTTTGCCGCAGGTACTGGAGACTTTGGGGTACTCCGTTGGAGGTTTCATGACCTTCAACCTTGATGACCTCGACGACCCCATCGACCTCGACGCCGACGACGGCCAAAACCGTGCGGGGCTGAGCTATGTGGCCTGGATGCGCGCGCTCATCGACCTGCTTGGTGCGCACGAAGTAGCCCATAGCTACTTTCGCATCGGCGAGTAGCTGGGTATCTCGTGGCGTGCCTGGCGCATCCCGCAACCTCAGGGGTAGCAGCTACAACCGCCGCGCGCGCCGCGCATGGCTCGTGGAGCAGTTCGGGCTGCCGCGCGCCGCGCCCCGCAAGGGGCAGAAGCCAGGCGAGAAGGTGTGGATCTGCTGCTTCCACTGCGGGAAGCGCATGCGGGCTGCGGGACTTCTGTGGGAAGTCGATAGGTTTCCCGTTTGCGGCCATGCAGGGGGGCGTTACGTCAGGGGTAACATCGTTCCCGCTTGTAAAGCCTGTAACAGCCGACGCTGTGCGCATCGCCCCAGGTGCAGAGAATGGCCTTGAGTTGTTACGACCCATGAGGTAGTGCTACCTCATGGGTCGTAACAACAGCTACATCGACTTGACGGGTCAGCGCTTTGGCCGGTTGACGGTCTTGGGGCGGGACGGGTTTCGTCGACGGAACCGTGGCGGGTCCATACCTCTCTGGTCGGTGCGCTGCGACTGCGGCACCGAGAAGATCGTGGTAGGAGCTAATCTACGCAGGGGGCTAACTACGTCATGTGGTTGCACTTATGCGATAAGGCATCCTCCAGGAACAAAATATGAGTATAAGATATATATAGGTATGATACAACGCTGCACTAATCCAAAATCTCCCGGATATAAGAACTACGGGGGCAAAGGGGTGAGTGTGTGTGAGCGGTGGCGGGCTAGTTTCTTGGCCTTCCTTCAAGACATGGGGCGTAGACCTTCCTCTCAATACAGCATCGACCGGATCGACTCAAGAGGGGACTACACGCCCGATAATTGCAGGTGGGCTACCTGGTTGCAACAAGGCAGAAATAAGTCTACTAATCGAATTTTGACTGTCGATGGTTTGAGTATGACGGTATCCGCCTGGTCTGAGAAGGTAAACATAAGTAAGTCAACTATCTTAATGAGGTTAAACCGGGGCTGGAGTATGGAACAAGCTGTGAAAACGCCCGTCCGTCGGGCTCCGAACTTGACGGTGTAGATCCGTCTATGGCCGAGCCTGATGTGTGAGAACCCCAGACCTGCACATCGCGCGTCAGATCGCGCGCACGCACCTCCGGCGCCACGCCTCCAGCTTCGGCCTCTCCCTCGAAGAAGCCTACAGGGTGCTTGGGCTCGCACCAGGCGCAGATGAGGCCGAGGTGAAGAGCGCGTACCGGCGGCTCGCGAGGGAGTACCACCCGGACCGCGTGGGGGACTCGCCCGAGGCCCTCCAGAAGATCAAGCTCATCAACGCGGCCCGCGCGGTCATCGAGGCCGGTGAGGACGTGGGGCGCAAGTACCAGCCCGCCTCCGAGTCCTACGACGACACCTACTGGCAGCACTTCCGCACCCAGTACGGCCCCAAGCCGAGTGGTCACTACGGGGACTCCGACCTGCGCCGGCTGGCGGAGGCCGTGCTGAACAAGGGTCTCCTCCAGGTGATGCTGCGCGCCCAGGTCCCCTGGGTGCCCGTGGACGCGGGCATCCCGCGCGGTGGAGCCTGGTCCTACTACCGCCCCTTCGGGGCCAAGACGCGCACGCAGCGCATCCCACCCGACACGACCCCAGACAAGCTCACCGACCAGATCAAGAACCTCGTTCGAGGAAAGCTGTTCGACCTGGTCATCAAGGACCGCGAGGCGTGGGTTACCTGGGAGGCGAACGACGGACGGTCCTACCAGTCGGTGAGCTTCGAGCTCGTCAAGGCTCCCGTCAAGAAGGACCCGAACGCCGGGATGACGCCCCAGCAGATCGACGAGCAGCTTCGCCGAGAGGGCCTCACGGTGGTCGCGGGCGGGACGAAGTTGTCCTACTGGGGCCCGCGCGGCCATACCCCCAAGGTGGGGATCTTCATCCGGCAGGCGGCCAAGACGCTTCGCGTCGTGTCACGACGTCAGGTTGACCACGGTTACAAGAAGGAGATCGTCGACAATCCGCTCGTCGCTGAGGTCTACTTCGGGCAGCTCAAGCCCGAGACGCTCACCAAGTGGACTGACTTCGTGAAGAGGAAGAACGCGCAGCCCGCCCAGTGACCTCAGTTCAGGTGGCTGGCGCGCTCTAGCTGCCTGGCGGAGCGGGCGAACTCCTCGAGGATGGACCCGGCCCACTTCCGCACGTGGGGAGCCACGGTGGCGTCGTCGACCAGCGCATGGGTGAGGGCGACCCAGGCCCCGGCGAACGCCCGCCCGCACTCTTCGTCGTTCAGGTTAGAGGCGGGGGCCCTGATGACGCTGAACCGCGGGCCGTGTGTCCCCTGTCGCGCGCACGCGACCACGAAGTCCCCCTCGATGGGAGGGGGAGGTCCGAGCAACCCGTCGCAGCGCACCTGGCAGGACACCTGAGGGGCTGGCGTTGGGGTCTCGGTTGAGTCTGGAGTGGAGGCCGGAGCGAGGGGGCTGCGAGTCTGCTCGACGACCTCGAGGTCCACGGAGATGAGCTTGGCGACCTGACGGACCTTCTCTGGCACGCCGGGATGCGCGGCGGCGGCCTTGACGAACACGAGGAGGGCCTGTCCCAGGACTTCCCCGAAATCTTCGTCGGACAGCTTGTGGGCACTTCCGGCAACGAGAGTGAAGGGTCCAGTGGGGTCCTGGCGTACCAGGAGGACGCCGAAGTCCCCCTGCATGTCGTAGGGGGTTCCTCCGGGCTCCTGGAGCGTTAGACGGACGTTCTGCGCTGCGGGGGTGTCGCTCATGGGGGCACAGTACCCAACCCCGCGGCCATCTAGCTGGAGAACGCCGCCTTGACCTCACTGTGCGGCAGGAGCGTCCAGGCGATCGACCCGCGACGGGTCGTCCACCCGAGGTGCCATGGGGGGTCTGATGGGTCCTGGAGCCGGTGCAGCGGTGCGCGCAGGAGGTCGATCCGTGTAGGGACGTCCCGGTCCGACGGGACGAGCAGGCGGGCCGCGGGCCATCCAGAGTCCCCTGGGTAGAAGCTGGCCGCACCGAACGGGCACGAGAGCTTGTCGGCGACGTCGTCCGGCGTCCCCTCGTACCCCAGGGGGGTTTCGGTGACCGAGTACCCCTCCAGCAGGATCGCGCGTTCCCCGTCGAGCTGCACGAGCCGTACGGCCATCTCCTGGGAGAGGTGGGTCTGGTACGCGATGATTCGTCGTGCCCAGTCTGGGAGCTTGCTGACGAGCTCCTCCCACTCGCGGGCATGGCGTATGGCGTGCGCGCGCTCCGGTTCTCCGGCGCTCTCCGCTTCACGGGCGAGAAGTTCGGTGGATTCCTCAGGACTCGTGGGGTTTACGGGGCCTAGCGCGCTCACGCCTCACTCTACCCGCCCGTCGACCTGCTCGTGTTTTCTGGCCTTACCAACTAAGTAGCCATTAGGTATCGTCTCAGCTCTCTCGGAGAACATTGTCTCGACTACTAAGTGCCACCGTGGCAGGAGAAACCTCATGCGTCTCATGGCTTCGCTCGTTAGTTTGGCTGGTCTGCTCGTAGGCTGCGCTCCACAGGTTGACGACTCGCAACCCGACGAACCCGTCACCTCGACGCTGCATGCGTCCACGTTGACGGCCGGGTGTGGCGGGTGCACGTCGACCGCCCCCTCCTACCCGAGCAACGGGTGCGGGCGGGACAAGAAGAAGCTCGTGGAGGCCCCCGTCGTGGACGGGACGGGCCGACGCCACGGAACGATCTCCCACATGTGGTCCCCGACCTGCTGGCAGGTGTGGGCGGAGTACGAGTCGATCGGGTCCACCGCGACCCCACCCCCGACGGGCCTGGTGCGCGTACAGGTCATCCAGGCGAACGCCCTCGGAATGGGGTTCGGTTGCGGCTGCTGGGCGCAGGACACGGGCTCGACCCTCACGTCCCCCATGGCGGCGATCGGCTACACCTGGGCAGGCATGGACCAGTCGCGCGTCGTAGGTTGCATCGACGGAGCTTGCGGAGGGACCACCCTCCGAACCCCAAAATAGTCAGCTCCCCGTCGGGAACCCTCAGCGCCCACCCGCTATGTACCAGTTCCAGCGTGGTGACAAGGTGATCTTCTCTGAGGCACGAATGTACCTCCTCGTCGAGGTGCTACAGGCGGTCGTAGAGGAGAAACGAGAGGCGTACACCCTGCTCGTCCTGGGGGCGCTGTCGCAGCGTGGGGGGGAGTTCGTAGGAACGCGCCTAGAGGTCAGTGCAGTCCGACCCGACCCGGTCGGGCTCTGGTACCTGCGGTCCCTCGCAGACTTCCGCAAGCAGCACGACGACCTGTCGACCCATATGGATGGCCTACTTGGTCGCTCCCTCATGCGGGTGCGCGCCTCTGAGTTCGCCCGGAAGCGTCACGCGGACGCGGGCAAGCGGTATGGAGATCGCCCCTACTGGGCGCACCTCCATGAGGTTGTCCTGCTCCTTGCGGAGCACGGGCTATTCGAGCCGCACCTGTCCGCAGGATACCTCCACGACGTGGTGGAGGACACACCGACGACCCGCGAGGAGGTACGAACCGAGTTCGGCCCCGACGTTGAGGCCCTGGTGTGGGCCGTGACCGGTCAGGGGAAGAACCGGCGCGAGCGGAGCGCTGACGCCTTCACGAAGATCCTCGCGCTGCGGGACGCCAGGCCCGACCTCGACCCTACCAGTCTCAAGCTCGCCGACCGGGTGGCCAACGTGCGCGAGTGCGTGCGCACCGGGGACCCGCGCCTCACCATGTACCGCGACGAGCAGGTGAAGTTCGCCAGCGCGCTAGCTGGGGCCGGTCATCCCGCCCTGTGGGACAAGCTGCGCGCGGCCCTCGCCTAGTGCCCTGGGTATCCTCCTCGTGGAGGACCCATGGGCCTGATCAACGACCAAGAGTTCACAAACCGCCTACGAAACATCAAGACCGTCCGCGACCTCATGCTGCTACAGGCGGACCTGCGGGACGAGATGTCCGAGCGCCTGCGGCTGCTCGCCAACCACGTCACCGCCAGCGTCGACCTCAACATCTCGGCCCCCGAGACCGAGGCCATCGAGCTCATCTCCCTGCTCCCTGTGGTGATCGAGCAGGCCGTGCCGGCGGCTCACGAGATCCACTGCAACTACGTCAGCCCAGACGACATCGAAGCCGTCATGCGGACGGTCGAGGAGCAGAACCGCTTCGTCAACGCCCTCTACATGAACGCGCGTGACTACGCGGACCTGCGCAAGTTCGGCCGCGAGGTTCTCGACTTCGAGACCCGCACCGCGATGGTTCACGCGGGCGCTTTGGTCAAGGTGTATGGGGCGCAGGTGATGGTCAACAAGGACATCCCGGCCGGCTGGATCTACGTGGTGAGCCTGCCCATCGGGGACAAGCCGCTGCTCATCCAGAAGGTCCATGTGGTCCGCGTCCCACCTTCCAAGTCGTCGGATCCGGTTTCCAAGTCGTCAGCTCCGACCTAAGACGCGCGTACATGATGGTCTCACAAGGAGATCACGTCATGGATTTTGCCTCAGCCCTCAGCATCGCGAAGGACTCGCGCGGATCAAACGAGACGGCCTACCGAGAGGCCCTTGAGTACCTCATCGACCACCGCGACGAGCTCAAGAGCCGCGTCTTCGTCCTCCTCCCCGGTGGGATGACCTCCAACACGGACCCCACCTGGAACAAGGTGCGCGAGAACACCGACTCGCGCTGCGGGTGCGGCAACGAGCGCACCCTCATGCCCCTCAACACCCGCGAGAAGTACGAGCCGGGCGAGACCCTCAAGGTCGGCTACAAGGACCAGATCCACATCCGCCCCAAGGGCAGCGACAAGGAGTCCTGCGTCGTGCGTGTGGAGGTCGTGTGCTTCCAGGACGGTCCCGAGGGCTCACCCGCACCCTCCCCCGAGGCTCCGGCTACCGAGGCTCCGGCAGCCGAGGCTCCGGCAGCCGAGGCTCCGGCCGCAGCCCCTGAGCCGCGAACCTACGGCCTGCACCTCGTGCAGGACCCGTTTGGTCCCGTGGGGATCAACGCCTTCCTCGACCTCTTGGCCCCCAAGGCGTACAAGCTCGACGGGATAGCCAAGAACATGCCCGATGGTGGTATGCACCTCACGTTCGTCAAGGATGGGCGCAAGCTGCCCATCCTCAACATCACCGAGATCGACCCGATCAAGCCGGAGATCACGATCGTGCTCGACGCGGACATGGAGGTCTTCGACCCCTCGACCGAGCCCGATCGTCACCACGTCCAGATGGCCCTGGTGACGATCGGCGGCCCGGACTCGGAGCAGTCGAGCCCACCCCAGGCGGAAGCTCAGGCTGCGGACTCTGCGGCTACTCCGATCCAGACGGAGTAGCCTGGAGCTCGTCGTGCAGGACCCGGAGCGCGGCAAGCCGGTCGTTAGCCAGCGCCTCGTCCCTCGCGCGAACCGCCTCTGGGTCGTAGGGGAGCACCGCGAAGGACCCGAGCTTGCGGCTGTAGCGCAGGCGCGGGGGTACGCGGGACCCTACGACCGCTCCGTTCACCTCAACCTCCCGCATGCCGAGCGTCCGCACCCACGCGGGGCGGTCGTCCAGCGTCAGGCGCAGGATGGTGTACTCCAGTCCACGCCTGGACACCCAGGGGTCTGTCAATCTCGTTCCCATGAGGTGAGGTCAACGGGACCCTCCCGTGTGGAGCTGCGCTAGCTACCCGTCGGGGTGTCTCGCAGGGTACGGGGGCGGAAGTTGACGACGAACCCGTTGATCCGCATGTCCTGCGCGATACGCCACTGGGCGTCCGCGGCTGGACCTGGGGGAGCGGGGTCGAACGTCACCGTGGGGGCTGCGCCCAGCGTGAGCGCTATCACGCGGTCGATGGGCTTCTTGTCCCAGTTGATCGTCGTCTTACCGAGGTTCACCGAGATGCTGAGTTCCTTGGCTGCCATGAGTCCCTCCTGATGGGAGGGGTCTCATAGGAGACCGAGGCCAACGCGGCCTACCACTCCGCGAGGAGCGTAGGTAGATCCTCGTCGGACAAGCCGCGCAGGTAGTTCGCGTTCTCCTCGACTCGCTGGATGACCCACGCGCGGAACACGTCGGCAACCTCCCCGTCCCCGCCGGCCTCTACCTGGACGACCTTGTCGGGCGTGACGCGGAGCCGTACCGAGCAGGAACCCGCCTTGACGACTACCTCGACGCACCCGTCAACCCGTTCGTACTTCACGTCTACAGACGCGTTCCCGATCATCACGGACATCTGGTCGATGATGCGACTCGCCGTGTCGATCGCCTCCATGAAGAGGCGCGCGTCCTTTGTCTCGACGCGACCGATGCTCGGCCAGGAGACTCCGCGCTCCTCCTTGGAGGACAGGCCCTGGTAGGCGGGGCGGTACATCCCCGTGACGCAGGTCGGGTGGCTGCCGAACGGGTGGACGTAGACGTGCCAGGTTCGGTAGGAGTGCTGTAGATGGATGGTGAGTGCCATACCGCCTAGTCGATAAGTTCTATGCGTACGGAGCTGACTAAGCGTCCGGGTACTTCGCCCGCAGGTGAGCGAGGAGCGCCCGCTCGGCCTGCTCCTGCGACATGTTGATCGCGCGGAGCAGGGCCCCCAGGTGAGGGCCCGCGTGGAAGCGAACCTCTCGCCCCTCTTGGGTCATCGTGTAGAGGTCCTGGCTCCGCAGGCCGTAGTTCCACGCGAGGCGGACGATTTTCTCCAGCGCGAGCGAGTGGTGGCCCTTGTGTCCGCCGAAGTACCGCTCCCCAAGCTCCTGGGAGAGCGCCCCTGTGGGTCCTGCGTCGTGGATGGCCTGAAGGAATAGGCGTGGGGTCTCCGGTAGGGTAACGCGCGCCCCGGAGCACGGGAACAGGGGCGCGTCCTCGGCCTGGATGGCCGCCCTGCGCGCGCGAACCCACCTGTCCAGGGTCGTCGCGTGGACGCCAAGGGATCGAGCCACCTTCGTCGACTCTTCCCCGCCAAGGACCCTGCGAACCGCCGCGTCGCGCTCCCCCGCCGTGGCGTGCTTCTTCGACTTTCGTGACATCGTAAGCAACGTACCCGAGGACGGGCCAGGCCCGTCCTCGGAACGATCGTCAGCGAAGGATAAGCGCGCCCGGCAAGGATCGAACTCGCGGCCTTTCGGGTCATTACTCCGAACGCTCTACCGACTGAGCTACGAGCGCACTACGCCGCCTTCACCTCCGGCTCGGGCAGCGCGTACTGGGGTAGCAGGTCCTGCACGCGCGCGAGCTGAGCCTCCTGGTCGACCTTGCCCGCCAGGTGGAGCCGGCCCCGCGCGTGCGCGGAGAGCATGCAGAGGCGCGTGGCACGATCCTTGGCGGCCTGGAGGTCGGCCCGGACTCGCCAGGTGAGGCGCGGCTGGCCACTCTCGTGGAAGATGGCCTTGAGGGCGCGGATGTCCGCAACGAGGGCGTGGATGTCGGCGCGCAGACGGGTCCTATCGATCTTCAGCATGGCTTGAGACCTTTCGTGTACTTGCGGAGCAGGCTCCGCGGCTGTGGGGGGAAACCGATCGCCATGGCCGCGCCGAGGTACGGCGCGTCAGGCTCCCGGATGAGGACGTGGGGGACTTGGAAGTAGGTGAGGCGCTCGTGCAGCTCTAGGAGCGTCCCCTCGTCAGGGACGCCGAGCACGACGGCGTAGGTACCGGAGGTGGCGGGACCACTCTCTCCGGCGGCGTGGACGCTCTGCGCGAGCTGGTGCCCGTGCGGGAGGTCCGTCCGAACGATGACGTAGTGGGTGACCGGGTCGGTCTTGGGCGGGTTAGCCGCAATGCGAGGCGCAATGGGTCATGGGAATCACCTTAACCACCAGGAGGATCCTGTCAACGACCTGGAGCTGTTAAAATCCAATCCTCGACCAGGTGCGCGGGTTCGTGCGTACCTACGAGGAGGCAGGTCAGCAGTAGACTCGCGATGAGCTGAGGCCCTGCTTAGCGCCGAAGCTCGGTGCCCGACACAGGGGGCATCCAGCGCAGGGTGCCATCAGGGGCGACGTGCCAGCCACGTCCTCGACTGAGTTCGCGGTTTCGTGCAGCTTCGCTCCGTTCACGACGCACGGCTTCCCGGTCGTGGACGTACGAGACCTCCACACCCAAGCGACGGGCGATCTGCTCCGGCGTCTTACCCTTCGCGAGGGCAAAATCCACCTCGGGACGGATCAGGTCCCACAGGTCCGCTACTCGCAGGCCCAGCGCGGAGGCCGCCGCGGCCGGCGTCGATCCGACGCGCAGCATCCGTCTAACCTCCGCGACCCGGCGGTGGTGTTCTCGCTTCTTCCTGCGCTTTACGCTGCCCATGCGTGCTTCACTACTCGGGGTCGGCGATCATCGGGGCCCAGTGGGAGACCTCCAGCGGGTCGCACAGGTAGTCGTCCCCGGTCTCGTCGTCCCAGCACTTGTGGTGCGGGTTGTAGGGGAGGATCTTCTGCTCGCCGTTGTGGAAGGCCAGCACCCAGACGTGGGAGGAGTTCGACCCCTCAGAGGGTTCGGGGAGCCGGTCCGACGTGCGCACCCAGGGGCTCGCCGGCTTCTGCTCGCCGATCATCTCGGCGACCACCTCGGCCGACTTGTCCTCCGAGTACAAGGCAGCGAAGCCCGTGCCAGACACCTCGTGGCGCACGGAGCGCTGCGGGACCGGCATCCCCTCAGGCTGCGGTAGCTCGACCTCGAAGTCAAAACTTACGTTAAAAATGTTTGGGCCAAATGTCCAAGGTACATTAGTATCGGAAAACTCATCGTGAAGGCGCGAGGCCCGAGCGTGCCGCGCACGTAGGGGCCGAAGGCGCTCCGCACGCCCACACCGAAGCGGGGCTGCTTGAGGCCCAGGATGTAGAGGGTGGTGCGGGTCTTCCCCTCGGCGGCCTTGTCCCACATGTCCTTGGCGTCCCCGAGCGCGCTCTGATACTTCGACGACTTCTCGATGGAGAGCGAGACCCCGCCGATCGAGTAGTCGAACTCGTCGGCGATCCAGTTGAGCATGACGGCGAAGAGCGCGTGGATCATCGCGCCCCACCGGATGCCAGCACGCCACCCAGGATAGCGACCCCAGACCTCGTCGATCGTCCGCACCTGGTCCGTGTTCGGCGGCACCAGCGTCCAGTCGTCGATCGCCGCCCGCAGGTAGAGCAGCAGCTCCCGGTCCTCCCAGATCTGCCCGAACACCCGGTCGAACTTCCCGACCCGCCCCTCGTGCTCGGGCGGCCGGAAATGGTAGAACTTGTCGGGTGAATTGGCCAGACCACCCAACCACCCGACAGCAAAGTTGCAGTGCGGAGGGACGGTGAGGTTGTAGACGTACTGGTCACGGTGCGACGGTTTCACCCACAGGACGCGCTGCGTGTCCAGGCGATCGTCACGGATGCGCAGCACGGTGTCTCCGCGCTTGAGGTCTGCGGCCGGGACGCGATCTGTGGGGGAGACGTAGATCTTGTGGTCGGCAGTGAGACGGCCAGGGCCTTGCTCGGTCGTCACCTCGACCATCTCGCGAGATCCGAGTGGAGTGCGTCCCACCCGAATGATGGGGCGCCACTCGATCCTCCCATCGGGTGCGATCGAGCGTATGCGCAGCTTGCCGGCATGGAAGGCGTTACGGATTCGGTTTGCGTCGGTGGGGGGGATCAAGGCCCAGTACCTCCTCGGTCCAGATCGCGAACTTCATGCCGCGGCGTGCGGCCTCCTGCTCGGCAACCTGGAGTCTCTGATGATACGGGTGATCATCGGCATAGCAGGTGAAGATGTACTTGGGCTTCACCTCGATGAGCGTTCGGGTGCCGTCGATCCAGGTGACGATGAAGTCCGGCATGATGTACTTGCCGTTCTCGAGCTCGAAGATCGGCTCGTACTCGAACGACAGGACCTGCGGGTCTGCGTCGAGCCGCTCGGCCGCTCGTCTCTCGAATGACGACCGGGTCGTGAACGATCCTCCTTTCTGGGTCGTGACGCGCTCCTTGAAGCCGTACGTCCTGTTCTGCCCCGCCTCCGTCTGGAGGTAGGTGATCTTCTTCAGGCTCATGCGGGCGCGCACCGCGGGCGTGTAGGCTGCCCGCTGCTTGGCGCGCTCCTCGTCCGAGTGGACCCTCCCCCTGTGGAAGTCGAATTTCCCCTCGGCCCACTGCTCCTTGAGCTGCTCGGTGAGCCAGGGCTTCTCCTCGCCCTTGCGGGCGGCGGCGCGCTCACGGGCGGGCTCGGAGACGTTCTTCCGGCTCGCCTCGTTCCACATCGCGCCGGTGAGCCGCTGAATGCTGCCCTGGGAG